CAGCAAGTAGTGATTGGAACACATCTTTCAACAGAAGTACAATCTTGGCAGCAGCAAGTAGTGATTGGAACACATCTTTCAACAGAAGTACAATCTTGGCAGCAGCAAGTAGTGATTGGAACACATCTTTCAACAGAAGTACATTTTTAACAACAGCAAGTGGCAACTTTTTATTACAAGGGGGTAATACATTTAACGGAGATGTATCTCTTGGTACAACAAATTCAAACAGTTTAATATTTCAAACAAATAATTTACAAAGAGCTATTATAACTAGTTCGGGCAATTTTGGGATCGGTAAATCCAACCCTTCGACAATTCTTGATGTCAATGGCACGGTTACTGCCGTGGGATTTAGCGGCCCTCTGACGGGTAACGTTACAGGAAATTTGACAGGCACAGCCAGTGACGTAGCTGACAATGCAATAACCAATCTAAAACTTGCAGACAATTCAGTAACCAGTTCAAAAATTCTCAATGGTACAATTGTCAATGCCGATATCAACGATTCCGCAGCTATTGCTGGAACGAAGATTACACCGAGTTTTGGTTCACAAGATGTAACTACAAGCGGATCGCTACGCGCATCATCCTCAGTTGATAATAATGACTTTATCAGAATACGAATGAATAGTGCAGATAATAGCTTCGGTATTATCGAAGCTATGTGGGACAATAATCCGGTTTTACCAGCAAATGTTTGCATAAATCCAAATGGGGGCAACATAGGAATTGCCACTAACAATCCTGTTGCTACTTTAGATATTAATGGATCGATTGGAGAAAGTAAAACAAACATATTAATTATATCAAACACTCTAACACTTCCTTTAAATACAGCAACCTTTTTTACTGTATCTTTAAATAATAATATTACAACAATGACATTTGTCTCTCCACCTGCTAATCCCAGAGTATATTCATTTGTGTTACAATTTACAGCCGATGGAACACCAAGAACTGTTGTATGGCCAGTGACAGTGAAATGGACTGGAGGTATAGCACCAACATTAACTTCTACAAATGGTAAAGTAGATACTTTTACATTTGTAACTCATGATGGTGGGACTAATTACTTCGGATTTATAAGCGGTCAAAACTCATAAAATATGAAATTATATTGTTACACAGAAGATGGAGAAACAGCAACTGGAGCACAACCGCTTCCGGTAAATTGGCAAAATGTTTCTAATTTTGATTTACTGGATGACCAAGATTTAAAACAATATGGGTGGTTGCCATATGTACAAGTTTCTGAAAACAAAGAAGTTTTTGTCAGTTCAACGAGAGAAATCTTGGAAGACAAAGTTGTAGAGACAGTTATTACTAGAGATAAAACACCTGAAGAAATACAAGAACAAGAACAATTCAATTTACAAAATAGATGGAATGAAATCCGCACACAAAGAAATAATTTATTAAAAGAATCTGATATATATGTTTTAGTTGACAGGTGGAATAGTATGTCTGTAGAACAACAACAAAGTTGGTCTGAATATAGACAAGCTTTGAGAAATTTGCCTCAAAGTCATACTAATCCACAAGAAATTATTTTTCCAATTAAGCCAAATTAAATATGGGATTTGTTGCAAGAAAAACTTTATTAGGCAGGGCATCTACTACACCTAGAATCAATGGTTTTCTTTATGCATGGGGAAATAATAGTTCTGGTCAAATAGGGGCACCTTTACCTGAAGCATTAAATGTTCCAGCTGAGGCTTCATGGACTGCTGTTAGTTGTGGTTCCCACACAGTAGCAATTCGTTCTGATGGTCTTTTATTTACTTGGGGAGGTAATAGTCATGGTCAATTAGGAGATGGTACTAGAGTAAATAAATCATCTCCAGTACAAATAGGAACTAGCACTTGGACTGCTGTTAGTCTTGCGAGTAAACACACATTAGCAATACGTTCTGATGGTAGTTTATTTACTTGGGGACGGAACAATTATGGTCAACTAGGTGACGGCACTACTGTAGATAAATCCTCTCCAGTGCAGATAGGATCTAGTTCTTGGACTGCTGTTAGTGGTGGTCGTTATAACACAGCAGCCATACGCACTGGTGGTAGTTTATTTATGTGGGGGCTTGGAAATAACGGTCAATTAGGAGATGGTACTACAGTATCCAAATCTTCTCCGGTACAGATAGGATCTAGTTCTTGGACTGCTGTTAGTTGTGGTAATAACATCATAGCAGCAATACGTTTTGGTGGTAGTCTATTTACTTGGGGGGGTTCCGGTGAGGGTGCATTAGGAAACGGTACTACTTTTTCTAGTTCATCTCCGGTACAGATAGGATATAGTACTTGGACTGCTGTTAGTTGTGGATCGTATCATATGGCAGCAATACGTACAGGCGGCAATTTATTTACTTGGGGATGGAACTATTTTGGTCAATTGGGAGATGGCACTAGAGTAAATAAATCTTCTCCAGTGCAGATAGGGTCTAGTAATTGGACTGCTGTTAGTGGTGGTCATCGACATACAGCAGCAATACGTTCTGATGGTAGTCTATTTACTTGGGGAGAAAATGGTGGTAAGCTAGGAGATGGTACTTCTGTAAGTAAATCATCTCCAGTGCAAATAGGAACTAGCAGTTGGACTGCTGTTAGTAGTGGCCTCAATGAAACACTTGCAATACAAACAACAGGGGCCTTACTTGGTTGGGGATGGAACGGTATAGGTGTATTAGGAGATGGTACTACAGTATCCAAATCTTCTCCAGTAGCAGTAGCTCAAATTCCTTTAAATTGGACTGCTATTAGTGCTGGTTTCAACCATGCAGCAGCAATACGTTCTGATGGTCGTTTATTTACTTGGGGACGTAATAGTTTGGGTCAACTAGGTGACGGCACTACTGTAGATAAATCCTCTCCAGTACAGATAGGATCTAGTACTTGGACAGCTGTTGATTGTAAATCTTATCAAGTGGGAGCTATACGTTCTGATGGTCGTTTATTTATGTGGGGGCGTGGAAATTACGGTGCATTGGGTGATGGTACTTATGCAAATAAATCATCTCCAGTACAAATAGGAACTAGCACTTGGACTGCTGTTAGTTGTGGTGGATCTCACACAGCAGCAATACGTTCTGATGGTCGTTTATTTACTTGGGGACGAGGTGCTAATGGTCAACTAGGTGACGGCACTACTTTAAATAAACCATCTCCAGTACAGATAGGATCTAGTTCTTGGACTGCTGTTAGTTGTAGTATTAACCACACAGTAGCCATACGTTCTGGCGGTAGTTTGTTTACCTGGGGGCGTAATAATTACGGTCAACTAGGTGACGGCACTACTGTAAACAAATCCTCTCCAGTACAGATAGGAACTAGTTCGTGGACTGCTGTTGGTTGTGGAAGTATTCACACATTAGCAATACGTTCTGATGGTCGTTTATTTACTTGGGGACGAGGTGCTAATGGTCAACTAGGTGACGGCACTACTGTAGATAAATCCTCTCCAGTACAGATAGGATCTAGTTCTTGGACTGCTGTTAGAGGTGGATTCGAACACACAGCAGCCATACGCACTGGTGGTAGTTTATTTACTTGGGGACGAAACGCTCAGGGTCAACTAGGGGATGGTACTACTGTAAACAAATCATCTCCAGTACAAATAGGATCTAGTTCATGGACAGCTGTTAGTTGTGGTAGTTACCACACAGCAGCAATACGTTCTGGTGGTAGTTTATTTACTTGGGGGCGTAATAATTACGGTCAACTAGGTGATGGTACTAAAGTGAATAAGCTATCTCCAACCTCTATTAATATAATTCAGGGTATTCCAGTACAAATAGGATCTAGTTCTTGGACTGCTGTTAGTTGTGGTGGATCTCACACAGCAGCAATACGTTCTGATGGTCGTTTATTTACTTGGGGAAGTAACATTTATGGTCAACTAGGTAATAATTCTACTGTAAATGAATCATCTCCAGTACAGATAGGATCTAGTTCATGGACAGCTGTTAGTTGTGGTTCTAACCACACATTAGCTATCCGCTCTGGTGGTAGTTTATTTACCTGGGGGAGTAACAATATTGGTCAACTAGGTGATGGCACTACTGTAAACAAATCCTCTCCAGTACAGATAGGAACTAGTTCGTGGACTGCTGTTAGTGGTGGTGGTAGTCACACAGCAGCTATACGTTCTGATGGTTTTTTATTCACTTGGGGATGGAACAGTCTTGGTCAATTAGGAAATGGTACTACGGTCTCTAGTTCATCTCCGGTACAGATAGGATCTAGTTCATGGACAGCTGTTGAATGTGGATTCGAACACACAGCAGCAATACGTTCTGGTGGTAGTTTATTTACTTGGGGACAAAACAGTCTTGGTCAATTAGGAAATGGTACTACTTTTTCTAGTTCATCTCCGGTACAGATAGGATCTAGTACTTGGACAGCTGTTAGTTGTGGTTCTAACCACACATTAGCAATACGTTCTGGTGGTAGTTTATTTGCTTGGGGGGTTAACAGTTTGGGTCAACTAGGTGATGGTAGTACTGTAGGTAAATCATCTCCAGTACAGATAGGATCTAGTACTTGGACTGCTGTTAGAGGTGGAGGACAACACACAGCAGCAATACGTTCTGGTGGTAGTTTATTCACTTGGGGATGGAACTATTTTGGTCAACTAGGGGATGGTACTAGAGTAAACAAATCCTCTCCAGTACAGATAGGAACTAGTTCGTGGACTGCTGTTAGTGGTGGTGGTAGTCACACAGCAGCTATACTCAACTAAATTATTTAATATTATTTTTTCTTGATTTAAAAGTAAAATATACTAATATAAGTATATGCATCTTATTGATCAGCAGTTAAATTTAATGGTTCGAGGCCGATTTGACGAAGCATGGAAAATAAGCGAAAAATTGGAACAATTAGATCCTGAAGATTTAAGACACAAATTCAATAGAGGTTGGTTTTTAATTAATCAAGGAAAGTTTCAAGAAGGCTTTCAAAGCTTAGAAGCAGGTAGATTTTTAAAAGTCTACGGAGACGGATATCCACCGACCACTCAACCTTTATGGAACCAACAAAATTTAAAAAACAAAACAATTATTATTAATCTGGAAGGAGGATTGGGGGATCAAATAATACATGCAAGGTTTGCTAAAGATGTTAAACAAAGAGGAGGTAAATGTATATTGTGTTGTGATGCAAGATTACATTCCATATTATCTAGAATAGAAGGTGTAGAAGGATGTATACAACTAAAAGATATACCATCAACAAAACATCATTATTGGCTTCCAGGTTTTAGTTGTGCATGGGTTTTTGGGCACACCTTTGAAACACTACCAAATGATCCATATATACAACCAAATCCGTTAAGTGTTGAACAATGGAAGAATTTAATAAATTCAAAAAAAATTAAAGTTGGTATCAGATGGTCAGGTAATACAAAATTTGAACATCAACAGTTTAGAATATTTCCACCAGAAAATTTAATTAATTTTTACAAATATAAAGACATACAATTCTATAGTTTGCAAAGAGATACAGACACAAGAGAATTACCAGAAGATATTGTTGATCTGCAATATTTGCTTATATCTATGGAAGATACGGCTGCTGCAATAGCTAATCTCGATTTGGTTATAACATCATGTACTAGTATTGCCCACCTTGCATCAGCTATGGGTAAACCGACATGGATTATTGTACCAATACTACCATATCATATTTGGGCTTATGGGGATGAAACAAGTCCTTGGTATCAAGATACAACAAGAATTTATCGACAACAAAAATTCAGCAATTGGGATAGAACATTTGTTAAACTAGAAAAAGATTTAGTTAAAAAATTTAATCTAACAACGACAAACAAAAAAGTTAAAAGATTATTACAAAACGAAAAAAATTCTTAATAGACTGAATACAAAAAAATAAAAACATGAAAAAGAAATTTAATAGACTAAACATGGGATGTGGGTTTAAAAAACTCAAAGGTTACTGGAATGTAGATGTATGTGAAAAATGTGAACCTGATGAAGTGTTTGACTTTGAAGAACTTAAATGGCCTTGGGAAGATAATAGTTTTGAGAGAATTCATGCTAACAATTGTTTAGAACACCTTGGTCAAACCCCTAAAAGTTTTCTCAATGTTATAAAAGAAATGTACAGAATTAGCAAAGATGGCTGTACATGGGATATAAATGTCCCACACCATCGTTGCGATAATTATTGGAACGACTTTACCCATGTAAGAGTCATAACCCCTGTTACATTTGCACTTTTCGATCAAGAAAAAAATACAAAATCAATTAAGCAAAATCTTAGCGATAGTGTTTTCGGTTTAACTTACGATATAGATTTAGAAGTTAAAGATGTTCAATTCCACCTGACTCATCTTTTTAATAATAGAGAAACTAACAATAACACTCATCCATCAGGTTATCGCCAATTAGATGTTGATTTAAACACTATGGCGAATGTAGCTGAATCAGTTACAATAATTGTTGAAGTACATAAACCGGGCCGAAAAAAATAAAGTTGATTTTTTTTTATTTTAGGTTAAATTATATACACATATGAAAACTTTACATTTTGTAGCAGGATTACCCAGAAGCGGTTCTACTTTTATTATTAATCTTTTAAAGCAAAATCCGAAATTGGATGGAGCAGCAGTTAGTTCATTGTGTTCTATTTTGTATCAAGCCAATATTAACTGGGATAAACTAGAAGCAAATAGAGAATATCCTAATCAAGAAGCAAAAATCAACACCCTGAAAGGAATTTTAGAAGGTTATCATAAAGGATCTAACAAAGATATTATTTTTGATAAAGACAGAATGTGGGTATCAAAAATATCTCTTCTTGAAGAACTTTTACAAAGAGAAGTTAAAATTTTATGCCCAGTGAGAAATCCTGCTGAAATTCTTTCTTCCTTTGAAAGAATATACAGGAACAATCCTTTAACCCCTACTGCACCGGAACAAGAAGGAAGACAAACTATAGCATCAAGAGCTTTATATTATTCAGGACCAGAAGGTGTATTAGGCATAAGCCACGCTTTAATTAAAGATGCTATTGTTTCTGGCTATTTGGATAGATTGTTGTTTGTTGATTATAACAAATTCTGCAATAATCCAAAAGCACAAATGAATCGCATTTACGACTTTTTTGAGTTGCCATCATTCAAGCACAATTTTCAAAAAATTGAACAAACAGAGCAGTATAATGATATTGCTACAGGTCATGTAAATTTACATAAGATTAAACCAGCAGTTGAAAAAACAACCGTAAACTGTGTGGAATATTTAGGACTTGATTTATACGAGCAGTATAATAGAGAGACATTTTGGGATGCTTGGATTTAATAACGAAAGAATCAAAAATATATATTATCGTTTAAGATAAATTTTGTGTTATTGTGTTAGAATAAATTTTATATTTAATACTATGTATAAGAAATAAGTAATAATGTGAATTCTCAAACAGTATTAATGTCATTGGCTAGTGCTTCTAGTGGCATACAATTCATTCCTATTGTTATTGGTGATGAATTTGATAACATAATAATATTTTCGCCAACTGATAATTCGCCAGTTCCTCTTACTGCCGTAACTCTTGGACAAACATTTTTCAGTCAAACAAATATTACAACGTATGCTCCATTTACTTTGACCTTAGATCCATCTGCATTGGATGTTGATAATAAAATTTATAAAATTGAATATAATTTTGGTGATGGTAATATTATTACTCAAAATTATTATTATTCAAACACAGGTGTTGATACAATGAATTTGGCTTATTCGGCGGAACCAGGCGATCCTCGAAATTACATCAAACAAAATACGTTCTTTTTATCTGATACAAATACAAAATACATAACCGTTGAAGTTAAAATATATTCACTAGGATTTAGTGATTTTAAACAATACTTTGTTAATCTTGTATTAGATCCCCCAAATTTAGATGGTAATATTTCTGAAAATAGATATTTTGAAAATCTTCATTTAATTTCTACAAGAATGTTTGGACCTGATGATAAGATATTTTATGTATTTGAAAGTGATGTTCCAAATTATCTTTTACCTGCATTGGTTAAGTGGGAAAATAAAGAAGAAAACACCAACATTAATATACAAAGTAATCAATTTCGACCATATAAATTATTACAACCTTTTGAAAAAGAAGATGTTACAAGTGTTGAAACCAAAGTACCAATTTCCTTTGTTTCTCCACAAACGCCAAACACAAATATTGCTGACATAGGAATGGATGACATATGAGTTTATATAATCAAGATCAAACAACCGGAAAACTTTGGTTAAGAAACGTTATTGGAAATATTGATAGTGCGAATAACGTTTTGTCGGCCATATATGAAAAATATTCAGAAGAAACTCAATTTTATAATGAATTAATTAATAATGAAATTTATAGATTTGATGTTTTTTATGATTGTGTTTTTATTGAAACAGAAAGTGGGTGTTTTTTTGAAAAAATAAATGTTGATGAAAATTTTTCGCTTCTTCCATATACTAAATTTTTCTTTTATAACCCAAGAAAAACAACACCCGTTGATTATTGGTTTGATGAAGTTCAAAATAAAGTGTTTTTTATTGAAATTCAATATGAATCTATTCTCAATCAAAATTTTAAATTTATATTATATTTTTATGAATTTGATTTAATAACAGGAATTACCAATTTAAAATTAAAAAATAGAATCAATTTAAAATTTAAAAATTCTGAAATTTGGTCAGATTTTACACCAGAAATTGAAAAACCAAAATTAGCATATAATATTGACACCAAAAATTATAATGTTTCCTTTGTGTTTCGCGGAAAAGAAAGAGAATTTGCTCTTTTAAGTATTATGCTTCGAAAAGAAGCAGATTTTATAGTATCAAAAATTGATGGAATTGCGCCATTTATAACATTAGATCCAGAAAATTCGACATTTTATTCAATTTTAGAGAATGATCCAGAAGCAACAAGCTTTGCAGCATAAACTATTTTCACCCAAACTTAATCTTATTTCAAGATTAAGAAATAAATATTATAAAGATGTCAAATTCTATCAATTTTTATAATGTTCCTCAGATGCATTGGTATCCTGTTGAGCTTAATTTATTAAGCCAAGAATATAACATCAAGACATATCCATTGATATTTAATAATGGTATAAAATTTCAACTTCAAGAGTGTTTAAATGATTGCAAAGACGTTTCTTTAAACAAAAAAACAGGTTTATTCTTAACCGATTTAACTAAAATAAATAATTTTTTAGATGACAATGTTGATTTTGCAGAAAAAGAACCATTAAAAACAATCTTAACACCTTTAGCAAATTTTGATTCAAAAATATTAATTAATACAACTTTATCAAGTTCAACTTTTGGTGTTGAACCTTGGAATAGATTATGTGTTTCCGAAAAAATTAATTTTACCGTTGAAGATAATTTTATTTTAAATTTTTACAATGATGGTGGAGATGGATATGTAACAATACAATCTACAACAGATGATAAATACCTTACATGGCTTGGTGGTAGCGGTCAAGGAAACATTATAATTTATCCCAAAATTTTCCCATCAATTTCTAATCAAAAATTTCGTTATTTGCTTGGAAAAGATAATATCATACTCTTTCAATATAAAGAAGAGTTTTCAGAAATTGTTTTGAATGATTCTTTAATTTTGGTGAATCAAGTTTTGAATTCTACTGCTTTTGGTTTAAGTTCATTACCAGCATTTTTTCAATCAAACATTCCACCTTCGGCAATAATTAAATTAATTTCTTATAAAAAATTAGAACCCAATAAAAAACATCTTAAGAATAGTTTTCTTGCAAAATATAAAATAGATCCTCTTACTAAAAAAAATCAATTGGACATAGACCCTGAATATGCGAACATGCCATATAGTCAAAATTATTTGGGAATTTTTCCTTATGAATATCCGTTAATATCTAATGATAAAGCATTATATCCGTTACATATACATGGACTAAAAAACTATCAAACGCCTGAGTATAACTATGCATTTTATGCCAAAAATTCAGAAATATTAGAAAATGAGTTGGGAGTAAGAAGAGACTACCATAAAATATTTTCAGGCACAAATCAAACAAACGGATTACCTCAAATATATTTAGGATATCATTCTGATACCTCTAAAATTGAATTTGAATCAGATAAAGATGTTCCATTTTATTTTGCCCCAACATCAGTTAGAAAAAAAATACAAGAATCAAGTTTAATTGAAGATGGTGCTTTGGCGGGTGAAATACCTTTTGTTTCCGATAGAATATTTTTCAAACTAGATGACTATTCACAAACAAACGTTGGTCAACCACAGCCACCATCTATAAAAAATATTAATAAAGATATAACCAATGGAACATGGTTGTGTTCTTGGCTTCATTTAAGTTCTAATGGTGAATATGTTTGGTTAGATCGTTTTTATAATACTGCATATTATACAGTAAACGAAGCCTTAACATCTAAGGTTTATTCATATAACGAAAAAATAGATCCAACTGCTCCTTTTGTTATTGATGTTCCTTCAACAATGTATCTAGAACCCGCTGGTTTGTATCGATACTTTCATGTTGGAAAAGAAACCAGAAAATCTTACCTAGAATATGTTGATGAAATCAACAATGATCCACATTTACCATTAGGTTCCAAATTTTTACACGTAGAAAAATGGAATTCAGATCCATTAACAGATGAATCAAAATATAAAAACAATGGTATTTTATATTATAATAAACCAGAAAATTTAAAAAAAGATTATATTCAACTTGACGGAACAAACCATGCCGTATTTCCAGCAAAAAGTATTTTATTGGAACAAACAAAATTAACAGCATCTTTGTGGATAAATGTTGAAGATTGGAATGCTGTTGAAGGTAATCAAATATTTGGAAATTATTATGACAGTGGTTTTGGTTTATTAAACGATTCTTCTTTAACAACTCCAATTATTACTTTAGTAAATGGTAACAACAACAAATATTACAATATAAATTATAGATTTGGTAAAATTAATGAAGTGGCAATTACTAGACCGGAAATTTTACAAAACGTAGATCCCACAATTTATGTACCCCCAACCAAAGGAAACAACCAAAATCGTTTTATTTTGAGATTACCAGATTATAGTTTTTGGGTTGTTGATGTGATAAACTATACGGCTACCAAATTTAGTATAGATGACCAAAAATTAGCTGAAATATTTTATGGAAATTATATTAATAATGTTTCTCAAATAGAGATTGATAGTCAAGAAAATATATATTTGTTTGATAATATATTAAAAAGATATGTCAAATACAACACTTATGGTGTTTATGTTAATGATGTAGAAGTTGAACCAAACATCAACAGAATTGAAATTGATTTAAATGACAACGTTATTCCAATTTATGGAACATTTTCAATAATAGATAATAAAAATACGGTTTGGCAAATTTTAGGAGGAAATCTTTATAAAGGAACAAACCCACAAGATCTTTCAACAAGTCAAATTTTTGCAAACATTGGAAATGTACAATCTTTAACATGTGATGCGGATGGCTATCTTTGGATAGCGCACGAACAAGATACAATAACAAAAATTAATACTAACGAAGAAAAAATAGAGTTTTCTATTAGAATAGGAAAATACTCATCAACACCAGTTGACCCATGTTTACGAGCAAATGGAATTGTGCGTCATATTCATTTTATAAGAGTTCCTACTGATGCAAATACAAATATTTGTTATAAAAATAAAAATATAGAAGATAGATTGGTTTTGGTGGATACCTTTGAAAGAACGTTGTATCAATTGGATACAAATGGTAATTTGTTAACAAAACTAGATATTACTGCATTGTTTGAAAAAAATGATCCGATAATATATTGTGAAGGAGACATTACGGGATATCAAAACATTCGCAAGTTTAAAACAATCAATAAAAAGTTTGCATGGAAAATTAAAATTGCTGATATTAATAGGTATGAGCCACAACTATATAGTTTAGATTATGAACTAAGTGGATTAAACGAAGGATGGCATCATTTTGTTTTAACATTTGATGGCACAGAAGGTTATATTAAAACTTATTTAGATTCAAATTTGATAAAAGAAGTTTATTTTGAGCCTAAAAAATATCAAATAAGTTATGATTTTAGAACTTCTTTATTATTGGGAATTCAAACTATAAAAAATACTAATTTAAACGATATAATTCAGATTAATGACGGTTATAAATTCAGAGGACAGATTGCAGATTTAAGACTTTATGGTAAGTCTTTAACAAATGGAATTATTGAACAAATTTATTATTCTTCTCAATATGGATCGAATGATAAAACTATGATTTGGAATATGTTAATAGGAAAAAGATCTTATGTCGAAGATGTTAAAAATTGGTTTAAAATGCAAATGCCAGGTAGCAAAAGTAAATACTACAACATCAATATACATAATTTAAACGTTTCAAATGAAGTAAAAACAATAATAGAAGAAGCTATTAAAACTAACTTATCAAAAATTGCCCCCGCAAATGCTTCACTATATAAGATAAATTGGACATAATATGGATAATACTTTTGAAAAAACAGACCAAGGCTGCAACAACATCTTTTTAATTGATGAAAGACTTTGTTTGTCAGATTCTATTGGTTTGATTAACAGTAATTTTTTAAAATTATCCGCAGCAGCCAACCAACTCATTCCTTATGCAAATCAATTTAATACACTTTATACAAACTTTGCTGCAAATAGTGCCAATTGGAATTTAGGTGCAAGCAACACAGCTAAAGGAAAAAACAAATATAATTCATATTATTCAACAATTAATAGTTTAAGTGCATCTTGGAATAAACCATTTTCAGTAATCTATCCATATATTCATTCATTAAATGATTGGAACTCAAATACAAATCAGTACCAAAATATTGTTAAAAATTGGTTAACATTAAATCATAGACCTTTAGAATTTGTTAATGATCAAATGGTTTATGTAAACGTTAATTTATACAAAATTGATACGTTTAATTATTCTTTTTCAAACAGCTTTTACGAATCTTGCCAAGTTCAAGCACCATCCTCAAGAGTGTGTTGTTCTGGCGCAGGAGGACAAATAGCTGGTGGAAATGCGGGGTGGCTTAGTAGGTTAATAAGAATAGTTGCAGGAACTACTAACAATTCATGTTCTTTAGTAATACCACATGCGGGTTGTAACATAAATTTTAATTGGAAGGGCAGAGGAAAAAGGTGCGTGAATCCTTGGGCAGAATGTGAAAGAAGAATCGTGAATAATTGTGCCACTGGAAACTGTACAAGTTATAACAAAAAAACATTATCAGTTTCTGGAACTACTCCAAATTATACTGATAGATATACTGCTAAATGTATTTTGTTAAAATTTAAAAAATTAAACAATAATGAATGGAGTCTAATACCATGAACAGTCTTTATATGTTAACAACATCAAGTTCGATAGGAAACACTCTATCTGCTTTAAATCAAAATTCTTATGAATTAGACAAATTAGTATCATCAATTCAATTAAGCGCACAAAAATTTTGGATACCGATGGCTCAATATTATGAGGAGAGAAAAACTTTCTTAAAAGAAGCAACAAAAGAAACTGCTTTAAATTTTCCAAGATGGGAAACTGCATCATCAACATTTGAAGCAAACAGTGCTAAATGGATAAAACCAATAACAGTTTTTTATCCATATACTGAGGGAGAAAATATTGCTTTATATCAACCAAATGTTATTCAAACTAGATTTAAAAATTGGTTGGATGTGTATTATCCAATTTTTAGAAAATCATCACCATTACCACATTACGTCGAAGGTCAAAGAATTATTGTGTATAGTTTTAATTTAGAAAAAAGTCAAGCAATTAACTCCACATTCACTTTAAACGATTCTACCACATGTACTTCAGCAGCAGTTAACGTGTGTGCTTATTGTTCCCAATGTTTTACAAGCTACGTGCCTTGTCAACAAGGAACTTTCTGGTGTGATGGAAGAGGGTGTTCCTATTGTCATAGGTGCGGTTCGCTAAGTTGTAATTTTTCAAAAACAAACACAACAAGTAAAACATCATATGTAAGAGCAAATATGGTTGTAAGATTAGCAAATTCTCACGAAAAATCAGAAATGAATGCATTTGTTTTTATAGTCAGAGATTGTCAATGGGTTTTTGAAAAAACATTAACACGATCATAATATGAATGAAAGAAATATAACATTTAACATAGAACCTCATGAATGTGTTGGAGACTCATTGGGAAAACACAATTTTAATTTTCTTGCATTAGATAGTTTAGTCTGTAACCTTTCTTCTTTGTTTTTTTCAACAAGCAGAGGAAACACTCCTCTTTTGTTAACATTAAGAGATTTATCTGCAAATCAAAAATCATTTAATGATAATTTGAATCAAATGACAAACACATTTCGTTTTGACCGAGCATACACAGGATTAAATTTATTGAGTTCTTATTGGGAAAGAAACGAGACAACAATTTCATATCCAAATGATAGAACGGCAGGAAACTATTTTGTTTATAATACTAACGAAACTTTTATGCCATATATGACTGCAACTTGTTTGCGTCACATAAATTTAAATTATCCTGCCTCTTCATATAAATTAAACGATTTTTTTAATGTTGTTGTTCCAGTTTATAGTAACTTAGGTAGCGATATAATATCCTACATATATACCGATTTAAATGGAAGCTCTGTAAGTACACCATCAATGCCTACCTTTTCTTTAGTAAAAGACGTTGGGGTTGGTTATGATTATCGACAAATTGATGCTTATTATTCGAAAGAAGATAATAATTTTTGGACTAATGTAATAGTTACATTTCAAAATAAAAATCGAAGAGAATGGTCATATTTTGGATTTAATAATGAGGTTGTAAAAAATACTTTAAAAGTTAATGGATCAATAGTTCCACCTATTTCTGGAGTTGATCTTAATCCATCAGGAGCAGCAACAATCGAAGTGCCTTATTATAATCCAGAAACTGGAATAGCTACTAACCTAAAGTTTGTGGAACCAAACCCACCAATAGGACAAAGAACAACCTTAACAAAAGGAGATGCAAGAAGTATAGTGTTTAATCAATATTATAACAGAGATTTATATTTTAGTACAGAAGCCATTAGTCAGGGTGGTTCTTTAACATTAACTTTCTTATCACAAGATGGAAAACTTTTCACTTACGAATATACAGAAAAAAATAGCGGTATGGCTAGAGGTACTTATCAATCAAAACAAATAGTTCTTGGTTGGAATTTAAATCAAGTTTATGCGAAAGAAGATGGTGTAACAGTAAAAACTTGGGTAATGCCAATACCTAAACATGTGGCTGTTAACTTTATCTACAGAGAATATAGAGGAATTGGACCAAAAATCGATGCATTTTTGAGAAAAACTGTTCCTATAAAATAAGTTGATTATATAAAATTCAAAAATAAATAGAGAAAATGAAAAATCCTTTTTTAAAATGTAGATATGCTCGCGGTCTAGGAGATATAATAGGGTGTACACTACACAGTAAGTTTTTAAGTTGGTTGCCTTTATTATTAACAGGACAAAAAGAACAGTGTCAAGCTTGTTCACAAAGATCACAAGCACTAAATGTTCTTTTCCCTATTCCAATTTGGCGTTTATTTTTTAAAAACCAAAAAGAATTAAATTTATCTTTAAAAAAAGATTTTGAAGATTTGGGATATGAAGTGACATATAATCCTGAAAACAATGCTTTATCAGCAAATATTCAAAAGGAAAATAGAATAGAAAATAATCAGTATTTAAATCATAATGAAGTTCCAGATGAACATAAAAAAGTTGATTTTTCAAAAACTATAAAAAATAACAATGGACAAGAATATAAATTAGTAAATTCAAATAATACAGAATTTGAAAATTATTTTATAAAAACAGAAATATATAAATTATCATGAACATTACCATCGATACCAACCAATCAACACAAATTCAAATTGTTAATAGTTTAGATACTACTAGAGAATTTGGATTATTTTTAAATAAAATTGTAAGCAGCATAAAGATGGCACATTGGTATACTCAAGATTATAATATTCATAAAATTTTAGGAAATTTATATGATAATTTAAATAATCTTTTTGACAAAATGCAAGAAGAAATTATTGGAACTTCAAAAACTTCGAATGTTTTTTTTCCTAAATTAAATTTAATTGTTGATAACATTGAAAGTTTGGAAAATTATCAAGATGATCAAAAAATTATAAACGTGTTCGATCAAACAAAAACTGTTTTAAAAAATTTGTTATGCTCTTTAGAATTTATACAGTATGTTGATACTGTTCAGTCAGGTATAAATAACACAAAAGAAGAAATTATTTCAGAGCTTAATAAGACTGAATATCTTTTATCTATGATAAAATTATAAATTATATTCTTTAAAAATATAATTTCTCATATCAATTTTTTCTTTGTTAGTTAAAAATCTTTTAAAGATAAAGATTTCCATGATTGCACATTCTGTTGGATATTGACCTCCACCATAAGAACCTATCCACAAACCACCACTATTATTAATACCAACCGAAGAATAAAGAGGAAGGTTTAAACTTTTTCCATAATCGGTAGTATTCAAATAATATTGTTTATTTATAAATGTTTCAGAGAAACCATTTCTAAATGAAAATTCAAACAAATTAACTTTATTATTGGTAAATTGTAATTCAGCAATACCATCCTTACTGTAATTTAATTTAATCGGGGTTCCGCTTATTGTTGGAGAAACAGAATCTAAATAAGAATTACCATAACCAAAAGCATTATTTCCGTATTCTGAGTACAATGAGAAGGTTTCGTTATCAAAATATTGAGCTTGATAATTCAAACCAGAAGATAAAGAAATAGATACCATTGGCTGATAGTTTTGTTGGGCAAATGTGGTACCAACATTTAAAAATTGACCTACAACGAATATAGTTAATTCGTTTTGATTTGTTAAAAGATACGGAAATAACATACTAGCATTCCCATTAAAATATAAAGCAGGTTTTCCGTTTATATAATTTGATGTCAAAATAGGTGCTTCTGTGCTAAACAGACTTTTATAAGATTCAAAGTGAGAGATTCCACCTTTTTTGTTTAACCATCTTGTAATCGGTTCTCCATTAACTGCATTAATATTTGGATTAACATTGTTTAATGTTCCAAAATCTGATTTAAACCATATATCTAAATTTGGAAGAGAACTTGGGATAGTTTGTTTATATAGACCATAATCATATCCAAACAAATCTGTTCTCCATTCTACTAATTCACCCTCGTTTACTAATAATCTTTCTTTTCTTTTCTCGTAGTTTTCTGGTGTCAATTCTTTTCTAAATGTTAATGGATATAAATCTGGTTGATTCCATGTTGGGGGTATTGGCGGCGTCCAAAATTGAAATAAATCGGTAGTTCTACTAACTCCAAACTTATGCTCTTTTTCAATTTCATATGTCGTTTGATAAGGTGTAAATTTTTGATTCTCTACTGTTTCATCTATTATACCAGATCTTTTACCTCTACCGTAAGGCTCGTACATCCATCTACTATCAATGCTTGATATTTTAGTTGGTGTTATTTGATCTTTTTTAGTTAAACCTCTGTTTCTTGGACCATATTTTCCTAAATCTAAAAACAATCTCTCTGACTTTTCATCAATCATAGAAAGATTATCATTATCAATAGTTATTGTATAACCCTTTCCTCTATAAGTACTTACACCTAATTTGTCTGGTAATAAATATTCACCAACTTGTTTTTTACTAACTGCATTTATGGGAATTGGTACTGTGGCTACCGTTGGGAAGTGGACGTTTGATAAGTTTGCATAAGGCTCATCAGGAACAATTGTAGCTGCGGTGTTATATACAACAAAAGTTTCTTCACAACGTTTATTTAAAAATAAATCTTGATTATACGTAAAAGATTTTCTTGCATAGTAATTGTAATAAGAAGGATTAAAAGAAGAATAACTTTCTAAAATAATATCACTTGGTTCCTCTGTTATTTCTGCAACGTATTCATAAGGATTATTTTTTATTAAATCTTTTAAACTTGAAAGTTCTTTTGTAAATTTAATTTTTTTCCAAGTTAAAGGAGATAACGTAACATTAAAAGTAAATGGTTGATTCCATGTTAAATTTTGATTTAAATATCTTTTGTATACAAGTTCATCACCATTTTTTAACAACATTGTTGATATTTCTGGCTGAGTAACACGAACATAATCTTTTATATAACGTGGATTTCCAGAAAATTTGTAAGTTTCTTTATTAAAATTATTTTTAGTATCTATATTAGTATAAACTTTTGCCCAAAACGGTTTTCCACCATAAAAAGGACCAACTGCCGATAAGGTAAAATAATTGTTTACATAATCCCAACCGTCCAATTTCATGTTAATTGTAAAATCTAATGCTGGTGTGGTAAAATCTTTTCCAACACCAGTACTTCGATATATAACATTACCTTGGTGTACATAGATTAGATAGTCACCAGGATTTAAAAACATATCCGATGCATCGTTAATTCCAACCCAACCGCCTTCTACGCTTCTAATTGCTTTATTCCAAGATGGTGCTAATGGAACCTGATTGTTTAATCTATATGCCACATATTCTACAAAATCTTCTGGTTTACCATCACCAGAAACCAAATATCTTTTGAGATTAAAATACAAACTTCTTCTTGATGCAAGTTTAATGCTAAATTCCTGAGATTGTGTATTATATTCACCAATGTCTGAAACATATATATCAACATTTTGTTTTTTAATTGTATCTGCTAAATCTAAAGTTCTTTTTTCCGCTTCAAATTTATCAGATTCAGATTCAAACATTTCATCAGTCGTTCCTTGTAAAATGTTTATATCACCATTTGTCAAAATTAAAATTTTCTTTTGCGCTCTGGGATTTGGAATATTAAATGCCTGTGGCTGTAATATTGGGTTAGCAATAGTGTAATTTAATTTTGAACAAAGGTTTCTAATATTTAAAAACTCTGTTTCTGTTGATGGATAATTTAAAATAAATTGAGCTAATTGTAAAGCATCGTAAACGTTTGTAAATTGTTCTTGCGGATCTTCTGGTACATTAATAGATGTTAAATAAAGATCCATCATTGCTTGATCTTTTGAAAGATATGTTAAAACCGAAGCAGTTGTTCCAAAAGTTATGAAAGATATTTGTATGTCTAATTTATTTTTTCCTAAAAAGTTTTGAATTAGTCCAACTAATATTTCTTTTACTGTTGGTAAGTCCAATAATTGTGATTTACTTTGATCTACGAGAACTACTAAATCTATCGGTTGATCGGAATATATGTATCCTAAAACTTTTTTATATGGATATTTTACAATCAAATAAGGAGATTGAGAAACATCTGTTTTATTTTTTCTAAATGAACTTCTATTATAAGTGTATCTTCTTCCTGTTTTTAAAATAAATGGTGTGTTCGTAGCATTTTTCCATTTACCTCTCCCCCACCCAATAGGTTTATCATTTAAACTTAATCCGTCTGGATTGTTTTCGTTTAATTGATAAAAAGCAAATTGAGGACTTTGTGAATAATCTAAATTTCTAGAATCTTTCCATGTGTTTATTGCAAAATCAACACCAACACCATCAGGATCTGCAAAAATAAAATCCGTCATTGCATTATAATCCGTGAAATGATCTCCAATGTGTCCTATTGGTGAAAATATAATTGATTTACAATTACATTCTTTCCAATAATCTTTTGTGAAAATTGGAGTTGTATTTAAATAATCTTGATCTCCATAATAGTTATGTGATTTTTTCCCATATGGACAGTAATCAGCATGTTCTATAAATTTTATTACTTCATCTAATCGCGTGTCTCTATCTCCCCAAACAAACGATATTTTTTCTGATGGATTAATTTTTGTGAATAAACCGAATTGGACCGGACCATCAACATATTCTGCACATTTATCTGCTGATGTAAAATAAACTTGGGTACTATCAGTGTAGTAATCCATGACATTCAACCCTTGAGTACCAAGCCAAGCAGCTTCAATGGGTTCTGATGATTTATTGCTTAATTTATAAATTACATCGGATTCTTCAAAAGTTCTTCCCGCAACTGCTCCTTGCATTGTTTTAGGTACGTTTACCTCAGATAACAGAATTGGTAAAGCAGTATCTTTTTGAATTGTAATTGGAAGATTTGGTAAATTGTTTATCTTTAAAACTGGCCAAAGAAAATTATTTATACCAGTTTCAACTGGCAAGTCTGTATTTTGAAATTTATATAAAAACGATTCTTCAATCGGTGTTCGATTTACTTCATCATAAACAGCGAGAGTTTCAGTTTGTTTTTGATATTTTGTAATAGTGTCCGCTTCATTAGAAAATAATCCAGCATAAGCTCCACTGTTTGATAAATTTGTTTGATTTAAATAGATGGGAGCAATAGAACAAAGAGGTAATCCTGTTGTGTAATAAGTTTGTAATAATTCTTTTTTAACATTTGAATCAAGCAAGTTAAATTTATCAAATATATCATCACGAACATTGTATCCTAAAAAGTTATTACCTTTTGACGATAGATTAAAACCAGGAAACGGAAAAATAAAAGTTTTTTGTGTTTGTCTTTCGATTCTAATATTCATAGAATCATCTACTTGAATTATCTTTTCACCATTAAACCAAGCACCTTCAACTACACCATTTTTTTCTGTAAAAATTAAATCTGAAACATCAAAAGCAGAACCTGCGGTTGCTCCTGATTCTAAAAAGTTAGCTTCATTTAAAGGTATTGTTTCAAACGTATTGACAAACTGCAAATTATCTAAACTCTTAGTTCCACTAGGCCATAAAAACCAACTGTTTCCTTCTGGTAATTCCAGAGTTAATCTTTCATCAGGTTGATAAACATCTTTTAATCTTACAGCCGTCAAACCATAAACATTTTCACCCAAATATTTTTGTGAAGCTTCAATTTGATTATAAATTAATGCTGATAAAGAAGATAGTGATGAAGTATCGGTTAGTGTATTGTTTTGAACAAAGCTGTAATTTGCTAATCGAAATGGAAGTTCTGAATTTAATTCCCCATCATCTTCTCTAATTTCATTTGTCACATATTCTGCAAACAATCTAGACAGAGGATTTTCTGATATTCTTGGTAGAAATCTTGTAGAAAGAATGCCTTTTATCTCATCGGAAGAAAACCCCTCAAATGGTGTTGTATTAACAAGACTTGCAACATCAACATATTCGTTAATATCAACATCTGGATCGGAATCAAAATATGTATTAGCATCATGCAATTCCTCGACTTCAATAAAAAAATTATCTTTTACTGCTGATAAGTCAGGAAATAAATTTAAAATTGGAGATGCAGGAACTTGTGTAATTGACCCTTCAGTGTTTGTGAATCCTCTTAGTATATATTCATATAAAAGTCTTTCTAAAGCATTGTTAGAACCGACTAAATTATATCTAAGTTTTGCTTCTTTAACGGCTTCTCTTTTTCTGGATAAGACTATTGATATTTCTTTTAATTTTTTGGCAAAAAACGGGATAGCAAAAATTAATTCTTCTTCGTTTTTGTAATCAATATCTGCTAAAAATTGATCTTTTTCTTTTTGACCAAAAAGAAAACTTAAGTCCTTTACAAGTTGAATATAATTTTGTTTTAAAGAATCTTTAAATTCGTTTTTTTCTAATCCTTTGGTAGCATACCAACTAATTAGATATTCATTATATTTTTGTCTAGCTATAGCAGAATTTAAAGTATCCTGATTAGCTACCCATTCCTTATAAGGTAAAGGTATATTAGTATCAAAAGAAACTGCCATAGTTTAAATATTTACTGAAAAAATACTTATATACTATGTTTTATGTTGTCTTTGGATTATTATCTTTGACTTGTTTTATAGATTTATAAAAATCAGAGTTTTGATCCAAAGTTCCTCCCGAATTAATCGTATGCCAAATCATATCTAATTGATCAGATATAGCTGGATAATCTTTCATACGACGAAATTTATACATATTTCTTTCTTGTATTTCTTTTGCTTTTAATTCTAGTTGTTCTTTTGTTACTGGAGCAACCGTTGGTTCAATCCATTCAATTTTATCATTATTAACATTGACAATTGCATTTGGAACCAATTCTTGTATGGCTTGTGCTAGTGCTATATTCATAAATTATACCATTACTTCTGTAGCAGACATTATAGTTGGCGTCATAACATATTGGTTTGATGGTGTGTAAACATAAGCTGCCCAGTAATAAGACAATCCGATATATGTGTATGCACCACCACCACTACCATTTGAAAAATAAAGAAAATATTCAATGTTATCACCAGCATTTGCTGATATGTCTTGATCCCACACATCAATGTTGATCATGTTACCAGTATATCCCCAAGAATAATCTGCTTGATGGGTTGCTAAAAAATTTACATATGGTGGAGATGTGTTGAATTGTGAATGTAAAAAGGTATCACCAACACCATTAATTCTACGCATTATTGTTACGTAAGGCCAACTAGAATAAGAACCCAACATAAAATTTGCTTTTACGTTAAAAACGCTTCCCGTTTTTTGTGCTTGAATTGGGACTGAAAAACCAGTATATACGAAATTTGTGTTATTAGTATATGCTAAAAAGTTAGCTTGACTTACATTCTGATTTAAAATAGCTCCAGCATATCCCATGTTAGAAGGAGCAATACCATCATCAGCGATTTTAATAGCATTAACTGAACCATCAGCCAACATAAGATTGTTGATGCCTTCATTTTTTACAATAATATTTAAATTACTTGCTTCTTCAAATGTTTCTAAACCACCACCAGCACTTAATGTATTGAATTGTAAAGTTGTTCCTTGTGTACCATTTACTGCATTAACAGTTCCTTTAAAAATTTTTTCACCTGCTCCCAAGTTAAATGCACTTTTTACACCAGACATTGCTTGATAAAAAGCATTACCAGCAACTTTTCGAGTTCTATTATTTCTTACAACCACAAATTGATCGTTAGATTCAACTGTGGATAATTCTATTAATTCGGGTATTCTAACACCTGCCATATTTTATATTTATACTTTAAAGTAAAATTTCAGCATCACCAGTATCAAGATTTGCTAAAATTGTTTCTAAATTAAAGGAATCACTTTCTGGCGTATATAACTTAAGTCTTGGAGTTTCTTTTGTTAAATTTATCAATGTTTCGTCAACCACTTGTAAATCTCTTTGGCATGGTTGTATTTCACCATTATATATTGGAAAAAAACCATTTTTAGTGTTTAATCCAGCCATATATGTGTAAAGAAACCTAATATTTGAATTCATCTTATAATATTTATTTGATTTGCGCTTTTTTTCATGTATTATGCTTACATGATTAATATTAAATTTTTGACACAAAAAAAAGAATTATTAGAATTTATTGAAAAGCCTTTTCCAGCCAAAAAAATTACACCCGAATGGTTAAAGAAAATGGGATCATTTCACCCATCAGATATTAAAATCGATGAAATGGGAGATCCTTTGACTACCATTAAAAAATGTATGCCCTTTAATGATGCTAGAACAGCAGGTTATTTTATTCCATTACCTTGTGATGTATATGTGGAAAGAAACCCACAATTACACATAAAGTGGTCCAGCGACCAATTTGAATTGATTGGTATGCACCATAATTGGCAATTTGATGAATACCCCATCCCAAAAGGTTATGAAACAGAAGTTGCATTTAAATGGCTTAATCCTTGGATTATAAAAACACCCAAAAATTGGTCTTGTTTATATACACACCCAATTCATTTTGATGAATTACCGTTTCAATCTTTAACTGGATTGGTTGATACTGATAAATTTCCATATCCTGTTAATTTTCCATTCTTATTAAAAGATGATTTTGAAGGACTTATACCAAAAGGAACTCCATTTATTCAAGTTATCCCATTTAAAAGAGAGAAGTTTGTTTCAACTTATTCTTATGATGATGGAAGATATCAAAAACTTTGGTTAAAAGCCAGAACAGTATTTTTTGATAGATACAAAAAATTCTTTAGAACACCCAAAGAATTTTTAGAAGGTGATGTTGAAAAACCAAAGTGTCCATTTGCTTTTTTACATAACAAAAAAGACTAAATATTAATAATGCATAAATTTGATACTGTTATTAATGAATTTTTGGGTAGTTTGGCATCTGCTGCTGGTTCGGCTTTAAAAGCCGCTGAAGACCCATCATTCTTGGGACAAACTATTAAAAACTATCAAACAGAAAAAGGAAAAAAAGAAGGTCAACCATACGGTGTAAACAATCAACCAAAACCTGGTGACATTGCCATTTATCAACAAAACCCAGAAGTTACCGCACACATTGATACAAAGGTTGCTACTGCCCCATATAAAAAAGAAAATGTAGAATTTTTAGAAGGACAGTTTCAAGTTACATTGATGACACCTGATCGTAAAACTTCACCATATTCTTTTGTTAAAACAGAAAACAATCCTGATTGGCGAATAGAAAAAGATGAAATCATTCGACGTAACGAAAGTGCTCCTCCGAAAAAACAAGATTTTGTTTTAACTGAAACTGACCCCAGAACACAAAGACCAGTTCGTCAACAGTTTAAGACAATGGTCGTTGGTAAAAGTACCAAGTTTCCAAATTGGTCAAGTTATAAAGCTTACGTTAAATCACAAAAATAGTTGATTTTTAACTTCACTATAATAAATTAAAATATGCATTCACAAATCGTTAAAATTTCTTTCGATAAACCAATCTTTGATTTTTCTAGAAGAGAAAAATTTGTTAATACTCAAATTCAAAAAAACATAGATTTGTTTAATCATAACGGATTTATTGTTTTAGAGCATAATATCTTAACTAAAAATGATTCTTATGCTTCCGTTGAATTTAAACTTAAAAGAATGGTAGGTTAATTTTTGCGCCATATCCACAAAGGCTCAACAAATATTCCTTCTTTGTGAGATTTGCTATTAATTCTTTTAGCCATCCTATAGTTTAAATTTTCTTCTTTGCTTGAATTTGGGAGACTAGATATAAAATCATTCATAGGATCGCATATACGATTGATGGTATGATTACAATACACATCACTAATATTGATTGCCAGTATACCGTTAGGTTTTAATTTATTCCAACAATCATTTAAAGTTTTAAATAAAAACTTTTCGAGCCACACATCAATTTTTTTATATCTTTTCCAACTTTGATTTTCTTCTTGTGTGTATCTTTCAACAATAAAGTATGGTGGACTTGTAAAAATAGTATCATAGTTACTTTCTAATTTTTCTACAGTTTCTTCCGCAGCACCAACAATCATTTTAATTTCTTTGTTTTGATTGAATGTTTTTATTTGTTGGTTATATCCTTCAACCAAATTTTGATTTGGATCTATACCAGTATAACTTTTGATATTTTCAGTTACCATCGCACCTGAAAGTCTATCACCCCAACCAGAACTAAAATCTAATACATTTTCTGAATTGAATATTTCATATATTGCTTTTGCAGCAGATGGACGAAATTGTGAAGCTATATACTTTCTCATAGCTATACAACTTCTTAGAATGTCTGTATTAACTTCTTTTACTTTTAATCCCCACAAAGCATTGCAAAGAGTATAAAAGAATTTTTTTTGTGTCCAATTTCGATATGGTGATGGTGAATTAATACAATCACAATGATATCTTAATTCTTGATGAAAATAATTTGATGATTTATTCCCAACATTACATGAGTCTATATACTTGGTTCCCAAATCCCACTTGTATTCATATCGAGAAAAAAGACTTGATTCTTTAATTAAGATTTTTGTGTTTAATTCCTTTAGTTTTTCAAAATCTTTCTTGCAATCTTCTTCAGAAATGTTTACCATAGGCATAGAACAATTTCTTGTTTTATTCCAAATGATTTCTTTTATTTCATCAGACGGTTTTGGATACTTTAAAAGTATATCAGACCATTCTGATTCGGTAAAAATTTGCATATACCAATTATCCACATAAACAAATGAATGTCAAAGAAATTAAAAAACTATTGACAATTTCTTTGGTATAAATAAACTAACAAACATGCCTAAAAGGAAAAAACGCAAAACACCCGTCAAACGCACCAAGGTTAAATCATACAAATATGAACAACCAGTTCATGTTGAAAAGAAATATCCTGTAGATCAGTTTGAGGATTTAAAGGGTTGGATGGAATATTATAAACAACATAATAAATTTCCATACAAACAAATTCTTTGTTGTAAATGTCACACGGGATTTGCATCGATGAAAGGACTAGGTTGGAAGAAAGCCTTTGAAAGATGTGATGGTGATGCCATGAGAGTTTTAAATGAAACCTATTGCAAAGATTGTAGGGAAGTTCAACCAAAAGAAAAGAAAGTAAAAGTTCTTACTAGGGAAGAAATGGAAGCCAGAGCAGAAGAAATTCGTCGCAATCTACCAAAGATAGATTTACACAAAGAAAGACAAGTTATTGACCTTAGAAAAGACAAAGCAGCTTGTGAGGAACACACACGATTTGCATGTATGCGCCCTGACATTTATCTTGACAATGATAAGACTTGCGACTATTGTAGTATAAACAAATGGTGTGCTTGTCCCATCAAAAAGTTTTCAAAACAATATAAAAATAAATGAACATTACTGAAAAACTGTTGATTATATTGATACTTGTAAGTGCTTTAAATTCTGTTACAATTATTTCATTAGAAAACAAATTAAAAAGTGTGGAGAAAATGGCTTCAGAATATTTTGCGCCCATTCCAGACTACGACATTCAAGGAGAACCCCAAGATGGAAGAACTAAATAAACCAGTAACAAACCCCCAAGGTCCATACAGAATTAAATTAACATATAAAGGAATCGATTGTCACATTCAGATGAAAAGCATTAGTGAGTGTGAATTTGATATTCGAGTAAAAACAAAACAAAAAATGACGGAATCTGATTTGTTTGGGCTTAAAGAATATTTGGATGCCGAAGGCTTTACTAATGAGGCTAGAAAACATAATCTTATGTGGTAAGTGATTATATGAGTGAAAAATGCTGCCAAAACAAAAAAGACTGTTGTAAGAACCAACCACAACAACAAAACTTAAACGACTATATGAAATTGGGTTTTTCTTTTTGGCTTACGCTAGTTTTTGTAGGACTAAAACTATTCGGTGCAATTGATTGGTCTTGGTTGTGGGTTCTTTCTCCACTATGGATTGGATACGGCTTTATTTTTGTTTTAATTATGAGCTATGTTTTCTTATCAGCTTTGACAAGACAAACCGCAAGACTCAAATTCAAGATTACAAAAAAACAAAAAGAAAAAGCAGAAGATTAAAGAGCAGCTTCAATACCTTGTAAATGATTTTCCCAAGCTCTTTCATGAAGAGCCAAGTATCTTTTCATTTCTCTTTCTTCTAATACAGCTTCTAAATCTTCAGGCATTTCTCTATCTAAATCTTCGGCCATAATGTTCAGATAATCATTTTTTCTTTCCTTTGACAGCTTAACAAAAGTCTTGGCTGGAATATTATAACCTGCCGAAATGTATTCGTACTGATCCATTTGACTTAAATTTAAAAACTGCTCTTCCTCAAAATATCTAGCTAATCTTTCTAGCTTTACCATCTTATTTTCTTCTTCATTTGACAATGGTTTATATTTGAAATATCCTTGTTTTCCTTTTAATTCAGGCATCCAGCTTTCAATCGTTGACCAAGGTTCAGCCGTTCTAGTACCATTTGGCGCGGGAGTTAAAGCATATTGTCCATCGCGTGTCACACCGATTGCTGTAATAACATATGGGTCATTAGCTACCGCTTCTGATCCTTTGGTTTCTTTAAATCCTGTATTTCTTTTTTTAGACCATGTGTAATAAAAAGTCCATTTTTGATACGTTCTATAACTCATGAACATATTAGTACCACCCCCAACTATTGACCATGTTGTACACCAGTTAGCGGGTCTTTTCCCATCTGGTGTTCTTACATCATTCATGTCAATCAATGCATTTCCAATGCTAATAGCTTCATTTGTGTTAGCAACATACCAAATTGCAACTTCATCGTCATTGTAAACTGGTTTTTTTGTTATGTTTACTTTGGCTCCAACATCAACCTTATCTTCACTTTCAATGTGTTGATGAAGAAATTCGGTTAATTCAACATAACTTTTATATTTTGAAACATCTTCCGATCCCTCGATGCCTTGTTCTTTTAATTCGACAAATTGTTCATAAGCATCTACAACATCTTTTGGTAAAAGAGTTCTTTTTCCATCATTTATCCATTTTGCAACAATAGAAGCTTCTATTTTGGGTGCTGCGGGATCTAATGTCAAAAGTCTATTTGCTTCTTGTCTGTCGGGTACAAATTTTAAAACTTCGACAGAATTTAAATCACGGATTGTGACTTCAAGTTTTTCCAGACTATCAAACTGGCGGGGAAAATCTTTTGTCTGAGAATTGTTTTTATTTTTAAATTTTAAAAATTGTTTATATAAAGAAATTAAATAGTTTACATCAGGATTTTGATTAGCAAAAATAACACCCAAAGCTTGAGCATCGTTCTTTTGTCCTGTTGGATCAATTGCTATGAATTGATTTATTATTTCTTCTGGAACATTTAATGTCTTGAGTTTTTCAACAACATCTTTGGCCTTTTCAACAACAAGACCATATAAACTTTCCAGTATTATTGTGTCTTTATCTCTCATTCTTGATCTTTATATTGTTCTTCTTTTTCTTCTCCAGTTTCAGGATCTAAATTAAATTCTTGACTCATTTCATCAATAATTTCTTTTACAATTTCTCTGGCTCTTGGTCCATTTGTTTCAATTTCTCTTAAATCATCGATAGGAAGACGCATCAATTGTTGATAGATATAATATTTGTGTTTAACAAAAGGTGCAGGAATTAAATCTAGAATTCTTTTAAGTTGAGCTTGAGCAAATCTTACAGTTCTTGTTTCGTCTTCAAGGCTTGCTGTTTGTTCTGCTCCTCTCAATTCGTCCATCATAGAAATATATTGCATGATACCTTTTATGATTTCATGAATAAGAAAACTGAATGTTATGCCTCTGGCTTTGATTACATATTTTCCTTCACCTTCTTCACCGCGACCACTTTCAGGCATTGCTTGTGCGCTACCCAATGCAGCTTCAGGGTTTTGTGCTGCTTGTCCTGCAAATTCAGTTGGTGTAGCATAATATAAAACCTGAACAATTGATGAGATTACACCATACATATCAGCAATTTCTGTACTCATTTGATTGAGTTCATCACGAACCAAATTGTATGAATATAAATGGTTGAAAGCTTCTCCAAATTTTAAAACATCGGCAAATTTTTTTCTTTGTTTGATTTCTTCTTCACCCATAATTTCCATTGCAAGAGCAATGTTTGTTTTTTCTTGATCAGTCAAGTCTTCACTTTCAAGAGTAGAATCTTCTTCTTCTTGTCTCATTTCTTCTTCTCTTGTTTGAGCTTCTAAATCTGTAATAGCATCTTCCAATTCTGCTCCATCAATTTTGGCATCAATTTTTAAAACACCATCATTGATTGCTTCTTTAATTGGTTTCATTTCATCCAGATCCAAAACCAATTTCACTGCTAATTCTTCAAGTCTTGGTTTGTTTTGACTTTCAATTTGTTTTATTCTTTGTAAAAGTCTAACAACTGTTTCTGTAATAGGATAATTTCCAAGTTGTTCCACATCGACGTTTGCATAGTTAGCCAAACGATCCAAGATCTTTTCATAATTTTGAGAATAAAGCATGTGCTTGTAATCCTCAACAGTTTGATCTTGAGCTAAATTACTGGGATGATAATATTTTTTTGGATATCTTTCTCCAATTTCAATATCTTCCAATAACCCATTTATTTTATTATTGTAAAATTTCATGATAATCCGTGACGTTTGTTAAATGCTTCAATCTCTCTTTGTTTTCTATTTTTACGAGCATCTGGATTTGGTTGGTGACCTGGTTTTGGTCTGCGGAATGGAGCCTTGCTTGGTTTTGTATCAGGCTTGGTTGTTGGTTTTGTATCAGGCTTGGTTGGCGTTTCGACAGGTTGTTCTTCCAAAATACGTAAAATGATTTTTTTCAGATTCATATAAGATATTTAGTGTTTTAAATGTCAAAATAAGTATAAGTATCTTGTAAATATAAAAGATATGAAATTCGATACTTTGGCTAAAAAGATTTATTTGGAAGCAAGAGGACCAGATGAACCCGAAAGAGAATTGCCAGAACGAGCAACCGCTACAGGAGAATTTAACATTGGTGCGGCTGGAGCCAGAAATATTACATTCCTTCCAAAAAAATCATCACCAGAAGAAGTTGCGGTTTCTAGAGGACGCAGTAGAGAAGTAGGTACTGATTTTAAATTGGATCAAGGTAAAAAAATTACACTTACAGGAGATTTAGATAAAAGAAAATCTATTTTATACGGGGTTGCTGCTGGTGAAGCCTTTAAAAGATTAAAAGCCCAAGATTTTACACCCAAAACCACACACGAAGCAGAATCCGTCAGAGAATTTATGGAGCGCGGTATGGACGAAAAACTCGCAGATGCTCAATATTTAATGGGAAGAGTTTTTAGAAATCTTATCAGTCTTTATGATTTAGATCAAAAAGGAGGTGAAGGTGCTGTAAAAGCAGAGAAAAAAATAAAAATTTTATCAGATGAAGGAGACGTATTAACCGTCACTACAATTCCTTTATTGGCAAAAGAAACATTAAAATTATTTAAAGATGGAATTGCCAAAGATTTAATAGAAAATCATGGCTTATCCAAAGCATTTTTAATCGATCAAAATAATATCTTATCGCCAGTTCCTCCCAGAGGAAATCAAGAAACGCCTAGTCTTTTAAGTATTCGTTTAGGTTGGAAACGTTTAATAGCAGGATTAATTCAACTCACAGGAACAAAAGGAAAAGAATTTGTTAAATGGAGTAGAACAACAAGACAAGAACAACCAAAAATCAATCTTCTTGCTTTGGATTATCGTTCAACTCCTACCAATTGGATTATTCATACTATTAAAAGAGTTAAAGATCCAGAAAAAGGAGCATATCTGCGACAACTTCATAAAACAGAAGGTGATAAACCAAGTCCTCGTTTAAAAACAGATTGGCCAAGTGAAAACGAAGGAATAAATCTTCTTCCATTAAAATTTGTTGATGGTGTTCCACAATATGGTATTCAATTAACTGAAAAAGAAATGAAACTTTCATCAGTGGCAGAAACTTTAGAATTAGTTGGTTATGATACTATTTGGGATGTTATATATGCTTGGAATAAAGGCGATGCCACATTCCAAATTCCAAATACAAACAAAACAATTAATTTAAAAAATTTAAATATTTCTAGATATAGATTATCAGAACCACCAAAGGAAAAACGTAAAACTGTAGAAAAAATTGCAAAGAATGTTGTAAGACCAGAATACAGACCGCTTCCAAAAGATTCCGATAATCAATTAGATTTAGACTTTAACCCAGAAAAAAAATGAAATCAAAAGACCAAATCAAACTAGAATCTCTTTATGAACAAGTTGTAAATGAATTGTTTACAGGTATGGGCATATCTGAATTGAAACCAAAATTAGAAGATGCTGGTTATGTTTATGATCAAGAATCCGACACGTTTAAATCTCCTGTCAGTAATCAATCTTTGAGTTTTTCTGATGCAGTTAAAGAATATGAAGAAAAAGGACAATCTGATGAAGAATCTTCAGAACAATCCTCAGAAGAAGAATTAGATACACCAATTGAAAAGAAAGCAGATGCAATGCTTTCTCAAGGCGCACCACAAGATGGTATGTCAGATCAACAAGTCAAAGTGATTGAAGATCTTTTAGACGAAAAAAATTAACTTCTTTTTTTAAACCAAGAAGAAAAACTTTCTTGAACTTCATTAGTTGACTTTTTATACTTTATAAAAGCATCAACTAATCTTTTAGAACGTTCTCCATATGGATCAGAATGAACTGCTGGCGTAGGTTCATTTATTATATCATCCATTTCGTTTGGTAAATGTTTTATTTTGTTATTTTTCAATGAATTTACAAATAATTCTATTGAATTTTTTGTTTTAATGGCTTTTAAAGTTTCTGGATCTATTTGATCAAAACTAGTTATTGCTCTTATAGTCATTAAATGATCTAAAATATCTGCACAAAAATACGACACATCTTCATCAGGTTCAGAATTCGTAAAACGAATATGTTCTTCAGAACCTATCCAAGTAAGAAGGTCCAACATATCCTTTAAAATTTTAACTGGAAAAACACTATAGTTTAATACTCCTTCTTCTTCCATTTTAAGTAATAAAAATTTAATTCTATTACCATTTGTCAAAGCTTGATAAATTTTTGATTCTATTTTATCTAACAAATTATTTTTGATAAGATCAATAATGTAAATTTGAGAAAAATTAGGATCTTCCGCAATCATTTCAATAAATGAATCAGGAACTTTTAATCCTTTTTCTTTCATTTTTAAAACAAATTGAAATATTTTTGGTTGTTTAGATTGATGAAAAGTTGAATATCCAAATCTTTCTTTTGTATCTTTTACAATATAATCAATGATAGTTTGTGGAAGTTCCAATCCCTTATCAATCAAATAGTTTGCATAATCATAGGAATATCCTCTATCTACAATTCCTTTTAAATTCTCTGGTTTGTTGGATTTTTGAATCAAATCCATTGCAATTCTATTCAGCTTTGCCATATTATTTCTTTTTAAAGAAACTGGAGAAGCTCTCGTCAAACTTATTAACCTTTCTCCAATCAGGTTTTAATACTTTTTGATCTGTTACTTTGCTTTTGATTTCTTCAGGTAATTCTTTGACATATGGAAGAATGAAGTGAGCAAACTTGTTTACTGTTTTTGAATCTCTTAAAATAATTTGAATTAATTTTCTGCTTATTTGTTTATAGCTTTTAATCAAGCCATTTTCAATTAATCTTCTAACCAAAACATAAACAGTATCACTAACTCCAATGTGGGGAGATATTTTTTCAGCCATTGCGTTCCATTGTTCCAAAGAAAGCAAACTGACATCCAAATCTTTTGCCAAAAATTCACGTATGAATTTGGTAATTGCGTTTTCATTTTTGATGATTGAATTAAACAATTCTTGATCTAATGTTGTTTCAGGATCATAGTCATACTTTTGAAGAGCATATTCAGCCGTAGTTACAGGACTATTGTAAACAATTTGCATAAATGTTTCAGGAACTTCAAGTCCTCTCATTTCCATTTTTAAAACTATTTCTAATATTTTTTCAGCAAATCCAAAATCTTGTAATTGATTATTAGCCCTTTCAGTTATTGAATCCATAACTATTTCGGGTATCGGTGTATCAGAATCTATTGCATCCGATACATATTTGATTGCCAAAGTAGTATCTTTACAAATATTTTTTATAAATCCTTCAGGAACTTCCATTCCTTTCTCATCCATTTTTTTTACCAATTCGAGCGTAGTTCTTGGTTGTCCCTTTTCGATTATCCAATCGGTAACAACAGATGGTAATTCATCCCCAAATCCTATCAAATATTTTGCATAATCATAAGCATATCCTCTTGCTACAATACCCTTTAAGTTTTCTGGTTTATTGGATTTACGAAGAGCAGCCAATATGATTCTATTCAGTTTTGCCATATTAAGAATATTTATTCAATACTCTTTGGTTTTTGTATAAAATGATTGCTGTGAACAATATTAACCCAATAAATATCACAAACTTCCAACCTTTTAAATCTTGCACAAGCAGACATTATCAGATAAGATGGGGGTTTACAAGATAAATAATATTAGCTTTTAATGAGAACCCATGACGAAAAATTGATGGAAGGTGCATATCGTAAAATATATGTAAAAGAAAATGTTTCCAGTATACAAGAACCCATTCTTATTTGGCTTACTAAAAGAATCGGAAGCAATGCACAACAAGACAATGAATATCGTCCTTTGCTTTTGAAACTTTTAAAAAAATTAATTAGTAAAGAACAAAAAAGAAAAGTCAGCAAAAATTCTTCTCCTATTGCTGCTGGTATTCCTGTAAAAATTTCTACAGCCCAAGTTCCAATCACACCTGATTCATTTCCAAAAGCATCACTTAAAAAAGAATCGTTTGAAAATCTTCTCAAAGAATCTTTGACACCTGATGAACTTGAAGAACTTTTTACGGATAGTGAAGAGTCAGAGTCGGTTCAATAAAAGCAGCTTCTGTTACATGAAGTTTGGGATAAGCAATTTCTGCAATCGATTTGGGATCATATAAAGGATAGCGAGCCACAACAAAACTTCCTTGAGCAGGATCATAAACAAAGGTCATGTTCTTGTAAACAAATACCAGAATGGCATGACCCAACAATCTTCCATTAAACTGTATACCAATCGTACGTGTCCAAATATAAGGTTCCAATCTTTCTTGAGCATCCAATAACATCTTCATATGTAAAGTATAAACCAAGCAACCATTCTCCAACTCATGAAATATCTTTTTTTCTCCTGCTTTGTAGTTGGGTAAGAATAGAAAGAAACAAGCCACCAATATTATTACTGGAAGCAATCTTAACATAAATATATTTATATGCGATCAAAGGATCAAATCATTTTGGAAGAAATTTATACAAGAGAAATCTTGAATGAAAAAAGAAAAGAAAGACTTCTTCCCATGTTTAACAAGATTATTCAAAAGTTTGCCGATCTTCCTGAAGGGTTTCCTCTTCAATACCAAGAGTCCTCGATAAAATCTGAATTTGGTGCAAAAGATAAAACCGAAGAAGAATACAAGAAAGAAATTAAAGAATACAACATTGAAGAACTAACTTTTGATTTTCAACAGTTAATAAAAAATGTTTCTGTTTTGGCAAAAAAAGAAAACTTGGTCATGATAATTTTGAAAAAAGTGGTTTTAGATATGGAAACAATGTGGAAAGACATGGAAAGATATGGGGTGGTTTTTGATAGACAATTGGATGAAGATGGACAAGAAATGACAAGTTCCAAAGAAGAGTATGAAGACTATTTAAAAAGAATTCCTCGTTCAATTTCAACGTCCATACAACACTGGCTTTCTTTACCCATACCAAAACTGCAAACTTATTTAAAAAATGTCAGTCCCAATGAACAATGGTATGTGGTGGCTCGAACTGTGGATGAAATGGAAAACGAATGGAAACAAAGTGCAGGTCAATGGATTGATGTCACCGATGATATGAAGAAAGGAAACATCAAAGAGTTTATAAATTTTGGAAACATGGGTTGGTTTACTTTAATGCGTCCCTATTGTGAACAAGAAGGAAAAGCAATGGGTCACTGTGGTAACAAAGGAGCATTTGCACACACCGATACTGTTTTGTCATTACGAGAAATGAAAAAACAAAAAGATGGAATTCTTTTGGCCAAACCTTATTTGACTTTTATTTTACAGTCAGGAGAATTTTTAGGAGAAATGAAAGGTAGAGGAAACCAAAAACCACAAGAAAAATACCACCCTTATATTCTGAGTCTTTTGACTCACAAAGAAAATGGCAAGTATCTAATCAAAGACATCGAAGGAGGTGGTTATCTTCCAGAAAAAAACTTTGATATTGAAGATTTTTCCTATGAAAACCTTGTCAAGCTGACCAACGAAAGACCATATATGGTGGCAAAAAGAATAAGAAATTATGAATCATTTTATTTAACAGATAAAAAAGAAGTTCCAGAAAAAATGATCAAGGCAGTGATGGCAAGTAAAAATAAAGATAAGGTTTTATTGGACGTTCCCCAAGCCCAAAGAGAAAAAATATTTCCTCCGACTACCTAAATCACAATACATGGGCAAACTTTTGATCCATCATGGCAACAAAAGACTTGTCCGTTTTCAATGACTTTACTTCATTTTGCAATTCTCTTAATTGCTTAACAAACTCTCGCGCCCGACAAGCACTGATACTGATACTATCCAGACCCAAACGATCTGCATATTTCAATTGAATAGCGAGCAACGGTTCGATATTATCGATTAGTTCCTTGACTTTAGTTTTCATAAAAGATGGTAGCGAAGGAGGGACTCGAACCCTCACGGCTTGCGCCGACAGATTTTAAGTCTGTTGTGTCTGCCATTTCACCACTTCGCCATATTTAAAGAGCTTACGTTAGTTTTGTTCATTCGTCAAGGGTAAATATTTTATAATAACATGTTTTTATTCCCTTTTATTAGATCTTTTTACAGAACGCCTAACGTAAAAACGACTACCACCAGACAAACTACTACAGTTACAAATGGTGTTACTACTTCTACCAAAACCGATAGTTTTGTAACTACCCTTCGTAGTCGTTATGGTTATAATTCTGTTTCTACTTCAACCAGAGTTTCTACAACCACATCAAAGGGAAATGTTTGGCAAGCACCCCCAACGACAAACAATCCTGAACCACCTAGAACTGCATCGGTGGCAACAAATTTAACACAAAGAACACGCAATTCCGCAATGGCATATGTAGAATCTGCTCCACCTAGAACAACTACTACAACCACAACCACAACCACTACTATAAAAAAGCGTCCTGTTCAACCTCGTTGGCGTTTAGTTCCTGTTGGATGGGGTAGATGGGTGTGGAGAAGATATTAAAGGATAAATAAATTATATGGCAACAATTTTTAATTTTCGTTTTTCTCCCAGAGACAGTTATAAAATGACCGTCAATAAACCGTCGAAAACCACGACCACTTCTGGAAATAAATTCACAACGGGCATTACCACAACAACAAAAGAAACGACCTCGTTTACAACAACTTTACGCCATCGTTTCGGTTACAATGCGGTGACAACAGCAACGACAACAACAACGGTTACACAGGCTCCTCCGCTCGTTAACAATGCAGCACCAGTGGCGCCCGGTGCCCCTGCAAACCTCTATCAATTGGAGAATGCATTTGCTCAACCTCCAGTTCCTCGTACCTCCACAACAGTCAGTACAACAACAACGGTTACCAAGGCAGTCAAACCTCGTTGGCGTTTATTACCCGTCAAACGTGGAAGAAGCATTAGTTGGGTTTGGAGACAAGGATAAAATAGCCCTCTTTCAAGGCTATTTATACTCAAAAAAGTGCCTAAAAATACCCAAAAAGTGGGTAAAAGTGGGGAAAAATGGGTCAAAAAACCATAAAAAATATCCATCTTTTTAAAGGTTACTCTGTAGAATAGAAAAAAAAGTCAAAATAACCCAATGCGTTTGACTTTTAATAAAAAAATGGTATAGTATGAAAAAATACTATGGATAACGAAACCAATCTTATTGAGGTTCCTCCTGACGAACAAGTACAACAGATTATCGATTCTGTAATTAATAGAATCAAACAAGACTTTCCTGATGCATTTGAAAAGGATCTCAAGTTCCAAAGCTTTCTGACCTTGGATAGCTTCAAGAACCTCTTTGAAACCCTTGCAGCAGAACTCATCGAACTTAATAAGAAAGAAGAAACCCCCTATAACCTCCGAGACATGATTACGTCTCTGTATGCAGAAGCCCATAAGAAAATCTATGGATTCAAAGGAACACCAGAAAACGAAGATCTGGCAGCAATGGCCGTAGAATATGTTCTACTCCACCTATCAGCCGAAACTCTCTTTGAAGACGAAACCTTACAAGTAGAAGAAGAACAAAAGTTCAATGAAGCCTTTCAACTCATAGAAAAAGAAATCCAATCAGAAAAAGACCAATCTATACTTGCTTCCAAGTTAGTCGATACAATACAAAAAACAGAATTCAAAAGCGAATATACCAGAGACAGACTCATATCTGAAACCGCTACCTATATAGAAGAATATTTTACAACAAATAAGATAGATGGAACAACATTCTTTGAAGAATTTCAAAAGAATTTCTTTATCAATCCAGAAGAAATAGCTTAATTTGTTTTAATAGAACATCGTGTAAAAATACAACATGGTGTAGCATTACTGCATTATATACCCTCAAAACGATAAATATATATGTGAAAAATCACATAGAAGATGATATCAAACATCTTCAAAATAAACTTAAAGAACTTTCAACCAAGTCGAAAAGATTCTTCTGTAATAAGAAAGAAGTTGAAAGAGAGTTTCTTGATATATACTTTAAACTAAAAGCTAAACAACAAGAACTCCAAGAATTGTCCAAATAAGAAAGGAGTATATTTTACCGTCCAACAATTCTTTTTATTCCCCTATGGACATACTTGGATACCTTTCATTACTCTTCTGTGTTTATCTCTGTATAAGAATATTCTTAGAGGATGAATTATAATAAGATTTCTCTATATCATATTATATATTCCCTTATATAATTCTTATTATATTATTATTAATCTTAATCTTAAAACAAAAAATATCTTATTACACTTAGTTGCAACAAGAAATTTTTGGAAAAATTTTGGGAAAAAATTTTGAAAAATCAGAGCCAATGCTCAATACAAGAAAATATGTTATTGATAATTGGTTTTCATATAGGTTGTAATTAACTTGGAAATCTCTTGACCAAAGATTGTTTCAAACGATTGTTTGAATCCCCCGAAATACTTCTTCCCCATGTTTATGAATGTATCAGGTCTTAGGGGACTTGGCAATGTTTTTTTTAAATATTCACAAGAAAGTATGAATCTTATTTTCTTGTCGGCGCAAGACGCCGAAATTCTATTTGAAAATCATGAAACATATTTTCTTGTTGGAAAAAACCGTTACGAAAAGTACGAAAAAATCCTTTGACAGGTAAGATCTTTTCTTGTAGCTTTGTTTTCATGGACCAAGAACCTGTCTTTGTACTAGCTCAGAACATCAATACCATTAATAGCCTTAAGGGATGGATATATAATCCGCCTGTATTCTTTGTACTATTTGCATGGGTGATGGCAACTATTGTCAGTGTTAAGATTATGGATACAAAACCTTTTAAATGGGTTTTAGTCTTGACAGTTCTTCTTATTATCTTTAGAGTATTACCCATGCATAACACAACACCTGTAATGACTGAGGAACAAATTACTCAAGTTGCTACTCAAGTGGCGAATATGAATGTTACGAACAGTGTGCCCTTGCCTTCTGTTGTGCCTGTGGCAACACCTGTCAGGGTGGCTACTCCTAACCAAACACCATCAGCACAATTGATTAATAACTAATATGAAAAAAGGATTTCAATTTATGAGTGAATATGCAGACGAAGAATATGGATGGGAACCCAAGCCTCATGTGAACATTCATGGAGAATGGGTTCCTATGGATGATGTCCAATTCGAGAACATTGAAGAGGATATGCTCGGAAGGGATACTGTAACTGTAACCTATAATGGAGAAAGGTTCAAATCTTTGATCACTCTGCGTTAATGCAACATGGTGTAAAAATAACACTTGATGTTACCTCAAAACGTGATATAATGTATTAATATGAATAGTGGATTCTGGTGGAACAAAAACTGTATGAAGGCAGATGATAGTTTCTGGCCTCATCTTTCTAAAGATTCAAGAAAGCAAATGCTTGGAACTTATGATGAATTTCTTCGTACTCAAAAGAAAATGAAGAGAGTAAAGATTTCTGATGAAGAGGAAGGAGGTGAAGAATAAATGACAAAGGAAGTTCGCTATAACTTGGTTGATTTTACTGATGGTGAGATCAATCGTAATACGCCTAGAGATATCAAGATGGAAGTTCTGTCCGAATATATCAACCCTGAGAAATATGCTTTCTTGGGCTTCGATAACAACGGCTCCATCCTCCGTCTCCGTCCTCGCTTTCACAACGTTCGTGATCGCAAGGGCCGCTTTGCAGTTCGCCGCAAGAAGTAATTTGGGCTGAATCAGGGCGACCATAGGGGTCGTAAAAAACACAAAAGGTCCTGTGAGTTAATTCTCGCAGGACCTTTCTTTTTTGTCAAGGATATTTTTTGATAGAGGGTTATCGTGAAACTTATTTTCTTGTTGGAGGGCATTCAAACGAACGTTTTTTTACAGAGATGGACAGAGATGACGACAAGAAAACATGAATCTTATTTTCTTGTCGATTTCGCCCACCCTGAAAAAACCTGTTGACCCCTGAATGTACACCTGATATTAATGGTGACGATGAAAACACCAACCACACAAGAAGCCAAAGAGATGATTCTCTGGCTCTGGAACAAGGACACTCTCATCGATGAGTTTCCTGAAACCGAAATCCGCCGCAAAGAAGTCCGAGCGGCTCTTATTCAATGGGCCAAAAATTCCATTGACACCGAAACCACCAGCCACTAAAACACCACCATGACAACTAACGAACTCGTCCGTCATATCTTCTTCAAACTCGATGAGGAAGAGAATGGTTACAATGTTCCCAAGATGCAACGATTCGAAGACGGGATCGTTTGTGTCTTCGGAAAAAAAGTCTTGACCATTTCCGTGTCAGACATTACTGATGCATACAAACAATAAACCCAATATGAAAAAACTAAACAAAGAACAAAGGAAGGCTCAACGCCTTCGTCGCAAGTTGGACAACTACATCACCGAGTTGCATAAACTCTACAAGGCACACCTTGAGGAACTTAATGCTCTCTCCGTCGATCTTTCTCGTTTCGAGAATGGTCATGAACCTCTACCCCGCTAATCTTATGCATCAATACAAAGTCCACCTGCCCCAACGAAACAACTGGGATGAAGACTGTGACATGATGGAGTCTTTCTATCTATCAGGCATCAACAGCAAACCTTACTACGACGAAGAAGACAATCTTCCTTCGTCGCTCGATGACATTCCGATTAACATAGAAGGAAGCGAAACGGAATGAAGAAGCTCACCCTCGTTCTTTCTTTGTTCTGGGCAACCTTGTTCTGGGTCTTGCTCGTCTATCTGATCTTCAACTTGATTGGTTGTGCGCCGAAAGAACCTTGGTGGAAGAAACACGGCTACGATCCTAAACAACAAATTGATCTGACCTTGGTTCCCGACATCATCCCATAGAATTCCTCTCGCGCAAACAAAGGCCACTGTCGAAAGATGGTGGCCTTTTTTGTTTTTACCATGTGGGCCTTGTGGTCCCTGTGGTCCGGTTAACCCCTTACAAGAAAACATGAATCTTATTTTCTTGTTGAATGCACCCACGGGCAAAAAAAGTTCTTGCCACGGGCGCGGGAATTTGTCATGCTCTCCCCATGTTCAAAAGAACCTACACCTACCATTACATCGAGGCTGACAAAAACCATCCTCATCAATTTGAAAAAAAATTTAAAAAAATCCTTGACACTTTGCTGAATCCTGATTATGTTCGCGCTGTTGAAAAGATTGCAAAGATTTATTCCAAGCAAAATTATCTTTACAACTAACCACCAACCAACTAACCTAAAACCACAATGAAACTAAGCACCACCACCAACACCATCGAACGTATCGGAAACGTGTCCAACGAGGCGCAATTCCGTATGAAAACAAGTCAGAAGGCATTTCAAATCCTCTCTGACCTCTACTCCGACAAACCTCTCGCCATCGTGCGTGAGTTGGGTTGCAACGCCGCTGACAGTATGACTGCTGCTGGCAAAGCCGACCAACCCTTCCACATTCATCTTCCGAACACCTTGGAACCTTGGCTTGCCATTGAAGATTTCGGGACGGGTATCTCGCATGATGACATCTACGAGATTTACACTGTCTATTTTGCTTCGACCAAGACCAACAGCAACAGTCAGATCGGTTGCTTGGGATTGGGTAGCAAGTCTCCTTTCTGCTATACCGATAACTTCTCCGTGACTTCTACTCACAATGGAGTTCGTCGTATCTACAATGCTTACTTCAACGAGGAAGGCACTCCTGCAATCGCACTCATGTCAACCGAGAATCATTCTGGTTCCAATGGTGTGAAGATTCAAATTCCTGTGAAGTCCACAGACTTCCAAGACTTCCTTGTTGCTACGCAAAAAGCCTTCCGCTTCTTCGACGTTAAGCCAACGATCAGTGGCGGCAAGTTGGATTGGGGCGTGGAAACTCCGTTGTTCAAATCGGACGATTGGGCTTTCTTTGAGAAGATGGCAGACCGCTATCATGGTCAATCCTTCGCCATCATGGGTGGCGTGACCTATCCTATCGACACCTATCAAGTGCGCGATGAAGAAGGCGAGTATCAGCAAATGCTTCGCAACGGATTGGTCTTGAAGTTCGCTATGGGTGAGTTGGACTTCACTCCTGCAAGGGATGCTCTGTCCTATACGCCTATGACAATCAAGGCAGTTCATGACAAACTTGCCAAGGTCAAGAAAGAGTTGCCTGTCAAGGTGACTGAAATGATCGACAGCAAAGAGACGTTGCTTGAAGCTATCCGCGCCACGTTGTTCTTCATCGACAAGTTCTACTTCCTCAACGTCAATCGTATCGGCGTGAAGAAAGATGAAATGAAGATCACTTGGAAAGGTATCGACATTACCGAACCTACTGGCTTTTTCAAAAAGCTCGCGCCTGACATGGAGTTGTTCAGCAAACGTAGTTGGCATCGTCGCAAGATCAGTGTCAGCACTCAACCACAATTCGGTAGCGACATCGAATGGTTCCGTAATGACGTTGTTCGTGGTGGCGAGCGTCGAGTTCGTGGATACGTTTCTTCCAGTGGCAAGACTGTCATGGTTTTCAATCAGACCGATTATGACAATCTTCTCAAAAACAAGTTCACATCCGATATGTTCAAAGCGGTATCTTCGTTGCCTTCTCCTACTGCTCAACGCAAAGTGCGTAGCAATGGAACAGTTGTGCAAAAAGCCAAGGAAGATATTACTACCTATACCTTCGGGGAAATGCACAAAGAGAAGTGGGAGAGTGAAGTGATCGAACCTTCCGACACTCTGCCTAAATACTACTTTGTCAAAGAGACTGATGGTTGGGGATTGAAGCTCAAGCTCAACGGCATCCGAGTTCTTTCTACCAAGGGAGAGTTGGCAAACATCCTCGCCGCTTTCGGTATCTCGCGTGATGAAGTCTGCATGGTTTCGTCGCGTGAGGAAAAGAAAGTTCTCCAACGTGGAGGATGCGAGAATCTTGCAACGTGGTGGAACGCTAACATCAAAGTCGAGTTCGATGCCGATGAGTTGAAAACTCTTGAAGAATACGAGTTCTATCACATGGACAAGATCACAAGTCATAAGAAGTTCAAAGACCTTGACGATTCCAATTCCATCAAAGTCGCGCTCAACACGCTCAAGACTTTGAAAGCAAAGTATGTCAAACTCAAAGACATCACTCATTCCTTGGAAAACTTCAAGAGTGGAAAGAAAGTCAAGTTCCCTCTTAATGAAGCGGAAGCGATTGTGTTTGACTTCATCCGTAATTGCGGTCACTACGATTGCGACAAGTATCTGGTGCTTGCCAAGGCACTTGAAAAATAATTGAAAAATTCCATTGACAAATAACAACAAACCATATAACCTAATAAACGATATGAATAAGCATACCACAGCAGTTACTATCACAGGCAACGGCAAGATCGCCGCTGTCATCGACGGCACGGCATACTCCGTGGAAACCGATCACCCGAACCATGCCAAGGCACTTGACGCTATTCGCAATAGCGATTGGGAAACCTTCTTGGATTGTGTTGACCTCTCTCGCAAGGTTCGTGACTACGTTCACAACACCAACGTCGAGATTAAGGATGGCATGATCGTGTTCGATGGTGAATCTGTTCACAACACCTTGACCAAACGAGTCATTAGCTTCATGCAACAAGACTTGCCTTTCAAGCCTATGCTCAACTTCCTCTGCAATCTCATGGACAATCCTTCCAAGAGAGCGGTTGACGAGTTGTATGACTTCCTTGAAGCAGGTGAGTTGCCCATCACTGAAGATGGTCACTTCCTCGCCTTCAAGAATGTCAAAGCAGACTACAAGGACATTTACTCTGGCAAGTTTGACAATGCGGTTGGTGCTATCTGTGAAATGAAGCGCAACCAAGTTGACGAGGACAAAGATCGCACTTGCAGTTACGGATTGCACTTCTGCTCTATTGCGTATCTCCCTCACTTCCGAGATTGTAATGGTGGTAAGACCATGATCGTGAAGATCAATCCCAAGGACGTTGTTGCTATTCCCGCCGATTACAACAACACCAAAGGACGCACTTGCCGCTACGAAGTTGTTGGTGAATACACCGAAAACTGGCGCGAGAAGTTGGGTCGCAACGAAAGCGGTTGGGACGCTCCACTCTACTCATCCGATGGTGGGGAGTATGAGGACGAGGATTCCGATTGGAATGATTGCTGCGATGATGGCAATTGCTACTGCAACGAAGATGATCAATCCTATGATGATCACTTGGATGAAGTCAGCAACGGATACTCTCCCGATGTTTATGGAGTCAAACCCACTGGTCAAAAGTTCTACAACCTCCGTGGGGATGATGGGAAGTTCCAAAAGAAGAATGTGTAGGGTTAGTGTTATTGCATTGTGGTGTGGTTGCTGAAAGGCAAAGGGGGAGGGAAGTCTGGGCTTCTCTCCCCCAACACCATGAATCATATTTTCTTGTTAAGTATTTTCATGCGTCTGTAGCTCAGTGGATAGAGCAACTGCCTTCTAAGCAGTGGGTCGCAGGTTCGATCCCTGCCAGACGCGCATCAGGGATGGTAGCTCAAAGGTAGAGCAGTGCCCTTTTAAGGCATTGGTTGTGAGTTCGATCCTCACCCATCCCATTCAACCCGTCAATCGACGGGTTTTTTTGTATCTTCCCGAAGTCAATTTCGGGAACATCACGAAACAAATTTCAGGATCATCGAGCCGAACAAGAAAAGATGAATCATATTTTCTTGTAGAGTGTTGTGGTATGGTCAAATATTTATCGAAAACGTTTGACACTTTGCCAGCTTTATGCTTTAATCTTTCTTGTAATGAAGAAATTCATGCTACCAATAAGTGTTGTGTTGGAATATTTCGTCAGTTTGACGGAACGATTCCTCCACAGGAAACAAAAGCCATCTTTCATGGCTCTTAGCGTGGTGGAGTTCACCCAAGAAAATTGGCTTGACGGAGTTGTTCGTCAAGGTAGAATTCTTGATCACCTCTACTACTACAACCAAAACAACTAAACAGAAAGAGAAGATGAAACATATACCAACATTGTCGATTGTATTCTTTAAAGATACAGGTCTTTACGGATACGAGTATGACGATATCAACGGCCTTACTCAAACTGAGTATGGTTACCTCTCAGTGGATGCTGCCCTTGGCGATGCATTCAAACGCCTCAAGACTTTCACAGTCTTGGAGGATGTCGAAACCAAGTAAGAATAAATCCAAATGAAAAAGAATGGTCTTCTTACTCAAGAAGAACGTCAGGATTATGGGAAAGGGTTTGGAAGCAAACCCAATTTCCTCGAAGCTCTTTTCGCTCTTCAGCAAACGTATCCAGAGTGTTACATCGAGGCATGGACACCTGAAGACTACGAAGCCAAGGCTGGTCGTGAAATCACAATCCGTGAGGCTATGATTGTTTCCAATTACCTCTACAACTATGTGGATGCTAACAAAGGAACGACTTGGAATAAGATCGAAAAATATGTGAAGAAAACTCTTGACGATCATAGCGACCTTGAATAGGCTGCAATCGTTATGAACCGCTACAACATCAAAGTCACGATCAGTCTGAACGTCCTCGCGGAAAATTCGAACGATGTTCTTGACTGTGTGAATGAACTCGACTACAACTTCCTCGAAACAACTGGTAAATGTTTTCTCGAACGCTTCGAGATGGCAGATACTGAAATCATGGAAGTTCAACCACTAACCAAAAAAGAAATGAAGGAGATTAAAAGTTATGCCTAACTATTGCACAAACGTTCTCATGCTGAATGAGGATAGTAACGATTCAATCTGGGATGTCCTCAGAGATTACATTTCCAATGGAAGATTGGACTTCGAGTTGATTCGTCCGATGCCTGATGAATTGCGCGGAACCACATCTCCAACACCAAAAGACACTGATCCTGCTACCAAGGAAGCACTCATACAAAAGTATGGCGCGGATAACTGGTGGGATTGGTGTGTGCAAAACTGGGGAACCAAATGGAACTGCGACATGGATGCGGAGAAAAATCAAAGCAAACATTGCATGACAATGGATACTGCATGGAGTCCTCCGATTCCGATTGTGGCGCAACTCTCAAAGCTAACTGGTCGGGAGTTTCGCTTGACCTATATTGAAGAAGGGGTGGACTTCTGCGGAGAATACTTCAGCTATCCAAACTGGTTGAAGAATCACGACCATGAACACTCTCCGATCAGTAGCGCACCCAAGAAACTTCAAAAGGAACTCGTTAGTGAATGGACATGGTAACCTTATGAAAAAAACAATTCAAGAAAAAATAAACGAAGCCTACGAAGAACTTAGAGAAATTGCGCTCGAACTTGCTGATGACTTAGAAATCTCCCAAGAAATTGATGGCAACTATGCTTGCTTCATCGACAAGGAAATCTATACAACATTCCAGAAGATGAATGAGAAGATCAACAAGCTCCACGACAAACAGAAAGAGCAAGATGCCAAACAATTGAAATTCGCACTCAAGCGATGAAAAAGAAAAAAGATCAAAAGACTCCTACCGATATTTTAAATTGGTGCGAGAGTCAAGAAGAAAAAACTAAAAAAACAATTGATCATCTATTGGATCATGAAGATTGGCAGGATGAAAAAACAAAAAAAGCCTTGACGATTGCTTCACAAATCCTTAAAAGTATAGATGAACTGAAACAAGCAACCTTAGATATCATCATTAAATGAAACTTATTTTCTTGTAATGAAAACCATGACTAAAAACCTCACACGAAAACTTTTTAATCTGCCGACAAAAAATGTTCGTAGGCAGATGAAGAAGGCAACCAAAAAATATCTTGTGGTCAACGATCACAATCCACATGATGTTTTTGAAATCGAAGCAACCAATCCTAACACCGCTGCTCATGCTGCCCTCACGCATCTTGGCTGGTGGTTGGCCGAGGATCAATACATCCGCTAACATGATTACAAAAGACAAACGTGGTAACAATGTTGCTGTTGGTAATGTTGTGAAACTTGGCAGGAAAAAAGATCGTTATCGCATTATCAAAATCATTCAAGTGGATAGTGGGGTTGAGGGAGAAACTTATCCTATTTTTGAATTGCTTTCACTCGAACCTCAAACTATCTTCCGTGGCGAACACCAAATCGAACTATCATACTAACATGAAAAAGAACCAACTGATGAACCGAGTGATTGACTATGCTCTCTGCTACCTCAATTCCAATTGGGATGATTGGGTCGAAGAAGACTTGGGATTGTCAAATGAACAATTTCAAAAAATTATCCAACAGTTTCAAAAAAGTCTTGACGAGAAACCAACCAGCGTCTAACCTTATTACGTCATGAAAAAACCAAACACCACAAAACTCAAAGCTATGGCTCGCAATATCAAGCAAAGGATCATTGCTCGCCAAATCAAACACCTCAATCGTAGTGCCATGTCTGGTGATTACGAACTCCTCAAGATGCATAGCAACGACCTCACGGATGTTCTGTTCATCTGTGGACAAATCCTCAATGGCAATTACATAATTGCTCTTGATACTTGGGGTGACTTGGACACTCAAATCCGAGACATCTTTTCCATTCGCTTTATCAATATCCTTGAAAAAGCGGCTGACTACGAATACCATTTCAACGCACTCTAACAATATGCTTGTAATCTTTCTTGCAATCATTATACTCTGTTACTACGAAAAGCACGGATCACTTTAATATTATGGGATATACACACTACTGGAACTTCGATCCTAACAAGATCGAGAACACCGAAACGCTTCGCAAGAAGTTTAAACGAGCCAGCAAGCAAATTAAATCATTTGCAAACTGGTTGCCTAACAAAGGGATCAAGATCTGCGGTGGACTTGGAGATGGTAAACCTATCTTCAACGAAACCGAAATCTGGTTCAATGGAGATGGATCAGAGAAACTCGATCATGAAACGTTTAACCTTCATTGGTCGCGTCCTACTACTCATGGTAGACACAGCGACTTCTGCAAGACCGCCCGTAAACCTTACGATCTCTTGGTCTGCTTTGCTCTTCTCACATTTGCTGAGATCTTCCCAGAAGCATTCGAGTTCTCCTCCGATGGAGACATGGAAGATACTGAGTGGCAAGAAGGCGTAGAGTATTATGAATTGTATACAGGTAAGACCGCCAAGATTCCTCAAAGCATGATGAAACAAGCAGCTTAACAACTCTGGGGTGGTAGCTCAATGGTTAGAGCAGTCGGCTCATAATCGATTGGTTGGGGGTTCGAATCCCTCCCGCCCCACAAATATTATGACAAAAAAAGAAAAACAAATGGAGAAGTACATCAAGGATCTTTGCCGCGATGCAGATGTTGAATACGATCCTGAATTCGGATCTCACATGGACGATGAAAAACTTAACGAACTACTACGACAAGATATCCAAAAACAATTGGACTACATGGTTCAAGAGGGTTTTTGTGAACAAGTGGGAGATAAATACATCTGTAGGGAAAACCCTACTGATCTTTAGTATTATTATCTTTTCGGCTGTATGTGCAATCATCGTCATTACATATCTGGGGGTCAGTGCAGTGGTGCGCTGGTTGGGTGATGACTGATAGCATTTTCGCCCGAACACAAATTACGGAATTAAAAAGCAATGAAGTTCAACGCATCTTTATCCTCTCGCCTTAAGGCGTAATCAAAATGCGCCGTGGCGAAAGGTTTTATGAAAGCAAAACTGAAACAAAACATAACGAGAAGATTGGATCAAGTAGTTCTTCTTCTCAGTAACCCTAACTATGATCCTATCAGGGATGGCTTCTTCCTCCCATTCTTCAGGGCATTCTTTCTCAATAAGATTGTTTATAAATAAACTCTTGTTACAATGCAACACTGTGTTAGAATGCAACATGGTGTCGCATACCCGCACGTAGCGCATACGTGCGCGTAGGCATACGCTATAGAAAAATACAACAATGATATCAACCGCTCTATCAGATCAAATGGTGTTTCAAACCTTTACGATGGTAAAGGCAAAGAACAACAAGACTTCACCATTCAAAGTTGATGGTTTGATTTGTTTTGGAAAACTCATTCATGAATCCAAGACAGCCAAATACTACAAGTATGCAAATGGTGTCGTGCAAAAGAAATACAAAGTCAAAGATCAAACAGCACTCAATACCAAGAAAGTAACAGTCAGCAATGATAGGGAAGGAGAGCTTTTGATTGAAACCATGCTTAAACCTATGGGAATCAAACGCAGACTCTATCGTGTCCCCAATGATGGACTTCCATACAGCGCAAAAGGCAACTTTACCCGCAATGGAAACATTCCAAAGCACAGAGCCAAGATCATTGACGTATATTTGCAATGAAATCCATGAATGAATATCGAAAACATGGAATGAAATCCAATTCTCATTTAAAGCGGAATTGAGTTTCAAGAAACTTATTTTCTTGTTTGAGGTGCTATTGATGTGAAAGTCGCCTCTCATGAAACTTATTTTCTTGTAAATCCCACTCTCCCGTAAAAAGTCCTTGTCTGGGTTCATGATTCGGTTATTCTAAGGACGCTTCGGAGGCCCCGTTAAGCCATCGAAAGATGGTTGAGCTACGGAGAAGGGTGAGTGGGAATAAAACACCACTCACCCTTCAATTTTTAGTCCGTGTAGTGAAAAAGGACATCACACAGATCCCCGAAATCTGAATTCCAGCTTCGATTGCTGGCACGGACATTTTTAGCCCATCTCTTAAAAGGGATGGGCTTCTTCTTTTTCCGCAGAAATGTTCGAGGCGGAACGGCTGTGTTCGAGCATCAAAAGAAAAGGTGAATCATATTTTCTTGTTGTGTTCGAGATTCAGGAAAAAAGTTCTTGTGAACTCGAACCTATCAGGTAATCTCATCAACGGGCTGACTCATCCCCGAAGGGTGAGAGTTGCAACAGACAAAAATAGAGGAATTAACCTCCAGCCCAAAACTTTCTTTGACAATTTGAGTGCGTGGTGAAAACCTCGTTATGAATAGTGCTAAAAAATAACTCGCCCATAATTATACACCGACAGGATTAGGCGAAAGTCGGGGAAGCAATAATCCACGTTAGCACACGCACTCAACATCGCACCTTTAGCCAAGTGGTAAGGCAGGAGTCTGCAAAACTCCCATCGTTGGTTCAAATCCAACAAGGTGCTTGACATTAAACCAAACAACTGATAGAAATAAAAACTCATGAAAAAAGAATCACGAATATCTTATGGCATAGATACCACAGCAATGTTCTGCAAAGATGAAAAAGGAAGAACATTGCGCGTTGGAGATAGTATCTTCACTCGCGGTGGTGCTACTGGTTTCAAAATAAACAAAATCATTTTTAGCGAAGGAAAACCTATGCTGGAATTGATTAGACCATCTTATCGTTTGGCATCTGAATGTCGATTGGACACTGGAAAAGAAAACTCTTGACACTTCCAAGCAAACCAACTAAACATACACACTCATGAAAACACCATTACTATTCAAAGAAACAGATGCCTACATCTTGATGGCACTCACCTTCATCCTTGGAATCATCCTCACGTTCCTTGCTTGCATGATCTTTATGGCCGCGCCATTGAAGAAACAAGCAGTCGAGCGCGGATTTGCGGAATGGCAAGTCACGGACACTTCCATCGGTGCAACCAAATTCGTGTGGAAAGATAACAATCTTGCTCGCTTCTCATTCTAATGAAAAAAGAAACTGACAGCAAAATGGTCATGGTTCACAATGACCAACTCAAGAGTCTTATCACAATTGCATCGGAAGCATTGAATTGTTTGAATGAATATGCGGGTGATGATTCCGAAACTTACCAACATCTTAAAAAACAATTTGAAAAGTGGAATCGCTATGATTACAAATAATTTTTAGGATTGGTGTAGTCATAACAAAAGAAAGGCACAGGCGAAAGTCTGTGCCTTTTTTCTTTTCCCCGTATGAGAAGTCGTTCGCATAGGGCAACCCAGAACACAAGAAAAGATGAATCATATTTTCTTGTAGTGTTCGAGATTCAGGAAAAAAAGTCCTTGTCAGGTTCGAGGTAATTGCTTACTCTTTGCGCGTTATGAAATTCACCACCATCACACAAGCAACCGCAATCGTTCACACACTATCCGCACCGAGCAAGATGCCTGGTCATGCTTATTCAATCCCTGCCTTTCGTTGCAAGGTCGGTTCTTTGCTTCGCAAGATCAAGGGAAGCATTTGCTCCAAGTGCTATGCTCTCAAGGGTCGTTACATTTTCCAAAACGTCATTGATGCTATGGAAAAACGTTTTCAGTCTTTGACTAATCCTCTGTGGGTTGATGCCATGACATTCCTTATCAATAAAAAGGAAAAGAGTGGATTCTTTCGCTGGCATGACAGCGGAGATTTACAAGACATCGACCACCTGCAAAAGATTGTGCAAGTTGCAAAGAATCTTCCGTCAATCAAATTCTGGCTTCCCACCAGAGAATACGGCATCGTCTCTGACTACATCGCAAAGGTTGAAAATTCTTTTCCCGACAACCTCTGTGTTCGTCTCTCTGCCTATATGCTTGATGGTAAAACTCCCGATTCCGTCGCGCAACGCTTGGGGGTTCAAGTGAGCGGTGTATCCAAGGATGGATATACTTGCCCCGCTTCCAAGCAAAACAATATCTGTGGAGATTGTCGAGCTTGTTGGGACAGGTCGGTTTATTGCATTAGCTACAAGCAACACTGACGAATAGAAAATCCCTTCTCAAAGCCCTCTGTCGAAAGACAGGGGGTTTTTTCTTTTGTATATACTGACATCAACTTTACTTGATATTTTCAGGAGATAAAGAAAAGATGAATCATATTTTCTTGTCGTGTTCGAGGTTCAGGAAAAAAAGTTCTTGCCATAGTTCTTTTAAAATGATTCAATGTCCGTGTTATGAAAACACCTAAAGAAAACTCTGATTGTCCCAAGTGCAAAGTTGGCAAACTCGTATCTGTCATCGACAAACAACAGATCATCTCAATGGGGGAAGTCATTGAAGTCCCATCATTCGGGTTCTACGAGTGCAGTCGTTGCCGCCGCACTACCTTGATTGCCAAGGAAATTCAAAAGGCGATGCAGTATCTGGACTATTATCATTACAACTACAGCAACGAACCCTTCGAGCTTTACCCAGTAAAGACGAGTAAATTTGCAACAGTGTGTTAGAATGCAACATGGTGTCGCATACCCGCAGGTGACGCATATACGTATACGCGCACACGCGATTAGATAATCCAGAAACTTATTTTCTTGTAAGCGAAAAATTAAATAAAATGAAAACGAAACTTAAACTACCAGAAACTCAAATTGCAAAGTTCGTTCCAATATCAGATATCATTCCCAAAGATTGGCATGGCTGGTTCTATGATGTGATTAGCCGAGATGCACCCTTCAATTGGGGAGACAACAATAGAACGCTCATAGATGCAATCTCCTTTGGACACCATGCGGAAGATGTATTGGACATGGAAGAGTCCTTTGGAGACAATACTGAAGAGAATGGAAATATCAAAGGCCGCGAAGAGTTCTTCGATATTCTCAATGCATTGGCAAAGAAGAATATCTATGTAGATTTAGAAAATTAGTAGATAGGTGTGTTGTGTGTTGGGGTGGTGGTTGAAAAACCATCACCCCTTTTTTTGTAGTTGAATATCAATAGGTTATATCCAATAACCTATATTTAATAACCCAAACTCATTAGGATGTGAGAATTGGGAAACTTATTTTCTTGTTTGATCTTCTCCTCGCCAGGAATTCCGCGACATCTGATAAAACAAAATCGTCTTCTTCGCCTGGACAATTTTCAGGATCAAAAGAAAGCATGAATCTTATTTTCTTGTAGAGTGTTCCCACGGGAAAAAAATCCGTTGCATCGGCTGTGCCTTCTGCTATTGTTGGCCTTGTCGAAAGACACAAACACAAACAAACAACCAAACAAAATAGACAAAAGTTATGGCTAACATCAAAATCAATGCCCTCGATATCTTGAGGGAATCCACCACGAACGGATGCAAATTCATCTCGTTCCTCTACATGACCAAAGGCACGGGCGAAACCTCGCGTTACACGCTTAACTTTGGTATCGACTACAAGGCAGCTTGCGAAGCGGACAAAATCGCTCTGGAAGCCTATCAGCCGAGCAACGACATTGAAGCCGAAGCCAAGGGGCAAATGCTTCAGTCGCTCACCGAAACGCTCACCCAAGGCGTGAGCAGCAGCTACACGCAAAAAGATACGTTCGATAACATCGGCAAAGGTATTCGCCAACACAAGGAAACTGGTGAAATCTACCTCTACGGATTCGTCCAACAAAAGGAGCAAGTTGCTCCTCCGACAAATCCGAAGAAGCCTGTCAACAGCCGTCCTCTGACTCTGGCAAAGCGTGACATTGAAAAGGCTCTGGAGTTTAAGCGCAACAAATTCGGTCAATTCATCCTTACCCCCGAAAACATCGCAGGTGTTAAGGTCTGCGGCGATCTGATCGAATTGCACTAAACCCTCCCGCTCAAACCAACCCGCTCCCGAAAGGGGGCGGGTTTTTTGTTTGAGTTACACTTTCTCTCTGTCCGAAATCATTTGGTTCGATTCCACCTCTCAAAAGAAAGCATGAATCTTATTTTCTTGTAGACTCGAACCTCCCGTAAAAAATTCCTTTTCCCTCGATCAGTCCCATCTACACTCGCAGACGTTATGACTAATTCAATTCCATCCACACTCAAGCTGGAAGATATTCAAGGTATCGCAGACTTGACGGCAAAGTTTCTCAACCTGTCGATTCGTCCTCGCGCAATCATCAAGGACACTCGCAACGGCAAAGCTTACACCCACAAGGGTTGGTTCTCTCTGCCAAAATGGGCTTGGAATCGTGGGGATCGTTACGTCACCTACTACGTTGTCCATGAGGTTTGTCACTTCTATGCAGGTGGCATTGATCATGGAACCCTGTTCAAGAAGGTAGAGGACAAGGCTCTTGCTTACTGGGGAATCTACATCAAACGAAACAAAGTATACCCCAAGAAAATCTTCAATGGGCCTTGTCAAAACGACCCGATTGATTGCTGACAAGTCTGGTGTTGTTGTGATCAACCCATCGTCCGAAAGGGCGGTGGGTTTTTTCTTTCATACCAACACACACACATCAAACACAGATTTCACGGGCACACAAAAAAGGATGAATCTTATTTTCTTGTAGAGTGTCCCCAACGGGCAAAAAACTTCTTCCCTTCCTGACCATTCCACATACACTCATCCTCGTTATGGGAACACGACTATATCCAATCACCAACGACCACAGCATCCTTGAGGCACTCGCAGAAGTGCCAAAGGGAACAATGGAGCGTCTCACGAAGATGCAAGCCAACCACAAGGAACTCCTCGATGCCGCCCGTTCGCGTGGCGAGGGTATCTACGATCTGGAGCACGAACTCTGGTGCGAGATCAACGACAATCCCGACATGGGGCCAATGGACAACTTCCACACTTTCGGGTGGGGCAAGCTCCGTAGTGGAGTCTACGAACTCCTTGAGGCCAACCCCGACAAGTGGGAAGGCGAAACCTACAGCGGCTCCTGCACGGACGCAGACCTCTGTGCCCAAATGCTCTTGGCGCAAGGGGTGGTTACCTCCGTCTCACCAAGCGATATCGGCGGCTTGGCTTGGGGCTAAACCAACCCAACTCACACGAACCCTCACGGAGAAATCCGTGGGGGTTTTTTCTTTCCCTGATCGAACCTCGAAGCAGATCCTGAACTTCGAGCATCAAAAGAATTGAAGAATCTTATTTTCTTGTTGTTTCGAGATTCAGGAAAAAAGTCCTTCCCATCCTGATCGAACCAACTATAGTGATTATCGTTATGAGAAAAAACACCACACCCGATATGCTGAACCCCAACACCATCCTGTTCAACATCGCATCCCGCACCTGTATGAAGCTCTCTCCCAAAAAGGAGGAGAGGGTTCTTGGTTACATCTATAACGTCATGAACGGTGACGGACTCTACGACAATGCCAGCAAGGAGGTAATCCTTGAGGCATACATTGACCAAGAGAGCGGTGGTCGCCCAGACGTAACATGGGCGCACCTCATCGCTGAAGCCTTGGACGATATCCAAGGCACAGGCGTCCTCCAAGAATTCCGCCTGTAGCCTTCAACCACTCACAAGACCCATCGCTCGAAAGGGCGGTGGGTTTTTTTGTGCCTACACCACAGGACCACCTGCAACCCAGAACAAAAGAAAGAGTGAATCATATTTTCTTGTAAAGTATCCCCACCAGAAAAAAACCTTTGACCCCTGATCGTTTCTATCTATACTCATCATCGTTATGAGAAACCAAAACATCACACCAAGCACATCAGTTTCTGATCTCATTCATATGATGGCAAACGCAGCCACCACCGGAGCAACCTGTGGAGGTCACACCAAGTCCCGAATGAACTGGAAGTTCTTCGAGGAATACAAGGAGGAACTTGAAAACTCTGGGGGAGTTGCTCCTTCGATGGACGAACTCTACGACCTCGGAATCTTCAACGGAAAGGGGGCATGGTAATGAGAGCCACCGAATTCAGATGCAAGGGTCACCATTTCCGTGTGGAAGAATCCTTCTGTGGTGATACCCCAAACAATAACGTCTGGGTATTGAACAGAGCAAAGACCAACTGGGATTGGAAGCTGCTCACCAACTACGACTACGATCATCTTGTTCGTAGACTCAAACGAGTAGGCATCGACTACTTCAAAGACTGATCATCTTCAACCTCCGATCACAACCCACTGCTGGCAACGGCAGTGGGTTTTTTCTTTCCCACATCTGTCCAGCCCGTCACCTGCGCTCACAAGAAAATATGATTCATCTCTTCTTGTTGTCCCAGTTGAACAGTGGTTCTAACCCACCCACCAGTTCTTATGACAACCAAAGGTTCCCATCAGTAGAACAATCTATTCTTTATGACACTCGCGGCGGTTGTCCACCAACCACTCATCATCTATCATTGATACTGTTATGAAATCATCACACAGCAAACGAGTCGGTAACCTCATCAACAAAGCACTCCTCTCTGGACTCTTCTGGAACAAGGAGACAACCATCGGAGGTATACTCTACCCTCACGATAAGACCATGCCACCCTTGGCTTGGCACCGTTCAGATAGAGGCTTCCATCCTACGAGGAGATACCTAAAGAAGTTTGGGATCACCCCATAGACTTCCACCTCGAAGTCAGACCCACTGCTCGCAAGGGCAGTGGGTTTTTCTTTGCACTCGTTCCACTTCGAACCACCTTCTCTTCTCAAAGACGTTTTAAAAAAATCGTGTTTCCTGAAAACACGTTTCATTCGAAGACCCCCTCTGCAAAAATATCTCTATGACAAACATTGTGTCATAGGTGTCATAGGGGGCAATGCCCCCCTGTATATAGGGGTAGGGTATATAAGGTACCTTACCTATAGCTTATTGAGAATGGTTCTCATTTACTATTTAAAATCAGTTCGTAAATCTTTTTGGGGAACAAAGAAGGCAGGTTCTCCATTATTGGGATTTCGGACATATTTTTTATCCAGAGCATCATCTCCTTTGATATATCCCTTTACTGTGTAATTGGGCATATTACCTGTAATAAGGACAAAGTTTTGATTGAGTTTACCTTTGTCTTTTTTTCTAATGATTAGGCATCCATGATCAATATTGGTATATCTTACTTGCCAATTGGTTCCTACATCGGGAGCACTGAAGGTATTGACCGATCCTACCCATTCTTCTCCAATGTATTTGGCAAAGGCTAATTCGGCTCCTGCTGCTTCGATGTCATTAGACCACCAGTTTCCACCTATGGGTGGTCCATGATGGCTCAAGTCTCGGAGTTCTCGGAATAGATTGGTGAGTCTTCTTTTGACTCCCATGATAGCTGCTTGTTCTGCTTCTTCTTTGGTAAGGGTTATTTTCATTTAGAATTTGAGTGCCATCTGGTATTCTTTTTTCTTTTCTTTTTTAACCTTTGCTATAGTTTTATCAAACATTGGATCGTTTGTATCATACAGTTTTCCAATTTCTGGTTTATGATTTTTGGGAAATCTTCTCCATATATGATTTGCATATATTTTTGATCTTTTATTGACACACCTGTAAACCAATTTTGAATTGTAACCATTTGAGGTTAAATCAAACATTCCTTCGTAAAAGTTTAAGAGGTATCCTTCTTTGTCGAATTTTCCGATAAGTCCCTTGAACTTCAAACTTTTTCTTCCCATGACTCCTACTTTGTTAGTTCCCTTTTTTCTTTCCAGTTCATTGTGTTCTTGGGGAGTCAGATATTGCAGGTTATAGTATGCATTGTTGGTTTTATCTGGACTTCTATGATGGACATGGTAGTTGCTATAATCTTCTCTGTAATCAAAGGTTATTTTTACCAATCTATGAACCAAAAATGATTTGTGTCCTTTGTTGTAGAATTTAACTTCGTGATATCCTAGTCTGTTGATATGTCCATACAATTTTTTCTTATCTTCTCGACGGCGGATATTTCCTTTGTTTGATACTTCGTATAAATGTTTAAATTCTTCTAAGAAGACAGGTTTCCAAATTTCGTTAATAGTTTCCATATTATTTAATATACCAAAAAATTTTCTAAAAGCAATATAAATAATAAGGCGAATGAACTTTTCCGATTTTGTCAGTAAAAAGTATGAGGGTGCCGGGTTTTTATTTTTGACACCAGACAATCAAACCTTGTTACTACAAAAGCATAACAAGAAATGGAGTTTGGTTGGAGGTCATTCGGAAAAAGGAGAAACTCCTTATCAAACAGCCCAAAGAGAATGTAAGGAAGAGATTGGTTTTCTTCCCAAGGGGGAAGTTGTGAACATGATCAAATATACAAAAAGAGAGACAAAGGGTTCTTGTTTCTCATTCATCATGAGAATTTCGGAACCCTTTGTCCCTAGTTTATCTTTCGAACACGCTGATTATAAATGGATACCCCTTAAAAGGATGTCCGAATATAATTTATCAAAGGCTGTTCGTGACCTATACCCTCTTCTTAAGAAGAATTAGGCTTGGTCTTGGGAAACAACTGGAGCAGCAGCTTGTTCAGCAGGAACCTTAACCACATCGATGTGGGAGAAGGTTCTGTTGCCTTGGTGAACAACTACAGGGAGCAAGGTGACACCGTGTTCCTTGAGGACTGCTTCGATTGCTTCTTTGGCAGCTTTGATTTCGTTTTCGAGTTGGTTGTTTTCTGTACTCATAGAGTAATAAATTTACACTAAATTATATATTTGTCAAACATTTATTTTAGGGTAAATATAAAATACACATGAAAAAAATTTCCTTTAAAGAATATCTTTTGGAAAAGAAGAAAAGAAAAAAGAAATATAAGAGTAAAAAAAGGGGAACCTATATGGTTGGACCAATTGGCTTTTATCATACTTTTCCATCGGAAACCAATGCAGGAGATGGGTCAGGAGTAAATTAATATATGAGAAACAAAGATGCAATGTTATTGGAAACCTGTTACAACAAGGTCAAAGGATTGGTCAAAGAAGGAGTTGAAGACATGGAATTTATTTCTCCTGTTGATGTCGATTATATCGATACCGATAGCCAAGAAGTAAAAGATCTTTCCCATCTCAATGTTCAAAATGACAGCATTGTGATTGACAAAAAAAATGATGAAGTAACCATCAAATACAAGATTGAAATAGAATACCGCAAATACGGCATTAAGAATATGTATGCCTATGGTTTTAAACTCTTGCCTTTCAAGTTCACGGTAATGGACGAAGAGTTCGAAGAAAAGGTAATCAAAGAAATGCCTGAAACAGATTTATCAGATGCCCAATTTGAAACATCACATCTGGAAGGTAAACAATTTTATCCCACAAGTATAAAACTTTTCGTGGATAAAGATTTGAATATCGTTCCAGAAAAGTGTATTGTAGAATTTTAATTGACAATTTCTGAATCCATAGTAAAGTATGGACATGAACATTTTTTCCAAAATCTATAACAAATTCAAATGTGCTTCCGATAAAACTTTGATCGAAGCCGATTACTATAATGGTTCAGAAAATGATATCGAAAATATTTTGTTGGAACTGAGAAAATTAGTCAATCCCAGTATTTGTCCTTGCAAGGTTGGTGCTGTCCGTGACCGTATCAACTTTTTGATTTCCGAAGGTTTACAAATTGCCAACTTTTATGATGCTCAACCTGTGAGTAACAAGGTCGATGAAGAAGAATTGGAAGAGTTCTTCAATAAAAAAATCAAAACAAAAAAACCAACCAAGAAAAAATCCAATGGCAGGAAAGGGCGATAAACCTCGTAATTGTTTTTCCAATCAATTCAAAAGTAATTTTGATTTGATTGTTTGGAAAAAGAAAAAAACAAAAAAATCAGTGAGTAAAGAAAGTTCTAAAACTCTCAAGAGACAAACTATCGTCTATTAGTTTTGCTTTGTAGTCAAAAATTTTCCCCAAATAACCGGAGTTTCTCAGTACCTTAAAAGCTAAATTTCCAACTGAATATTCTCCTTCTTTTTGAAGTCCGTCTACTCTCATTTTTTTAATTTCTTTTTTGAGACTTTCAACATCATCCAAACTTCTTTTTTGGGTAACAACCAAATCTATTTTTTGTTTGAACTTATCAGCTTTTTTAATGACATCAGGGTCTTTAACTGTGCGAGTTACTTTGGTAGGTTGAATAACCCAATTGTCTTTGAGCAAATCATAAATTCCTTTACCCTTTAATTTGGTTTCTTTGTCTTTCATGTTAACTTCGACTTTGTAACCTTTGATAAAAATGTTATGTTCTTTATTGAAAAGTTTTGATTTCAATTCCAAATATTCTTCCACAGGCTCGTCACAAATTTTTTCTTTTACATCAATGATAATATGCAAATCAACATCACTGGTTGGTGTCCATTTGTAGGTGGCCAAAGATCCTGTAAAATAAATGTCTTTAATTTCCACCATATCTTCCAAGTCTTTTGTTACCCAATCAGCAATTTCCAAAAGTTTTCTTTTTATTGATGGAATTATTTTTTCGTTTTTGGTCCAGATTAAATCGTTTAAAGAATTCATTGATTATTTTAAAATTGTGTGTATATTTATTTACATGACTGATCAAGAAAAAAAAGAACTTAAAAAACAAATGGATCTAGAAATCAAAGAAGGAATTAAAAAAATGTTAGCTGAAGCAGAGGTTATCAGAAAAAATTTACAAAAAGAAGGATCTGATAGTAAATAATTGTAAGTATAAAAAATAACACCACATGTTGTTAACAAAATATATAGCATTTTCTACTTTTGTTGTCGGGTTTGCCAGTTTGGTTGTTGAAAAAGTAACCGAAGGACAATCATTATGGTGGCCGTTTGTTCTCTTGAGTGGAAGTGTTTTGTTTATGTTGTTTATCTATCATTTTTTCATTTACTGTGCATGTAATGCTGCGGAACGATTCAATCTTATAGAAAAAAAGAATGATTAAATTGGATGAGTATGTTGTTCTAGAGAACAACATTTTTTATTTTGACTTGGAAGAATACAATCAAGCAAATTCAGATTTGCCGATTGATGAAACTGACAGTATTCGTTTTCAATATGAAAACCAAAAATACATGGGTAAAGTTTTCAGTTGTGGTAGTTTGAAAAATAAAATTTTTACCATTCAAGTAATCAAAAAAATTGACAAATAAGCGAATATATTATACAATGTTTTTGTATGTTGAAATATACCGCTCTTAATTATGATGATGTTTATTTGATTCCAAAATATTCTGAACTGGAATCGAGAAAACTTGCTGACACTTCAATTCAATTGGGTAATCATAAATTTAAATTACCAGTTGTTCCATCAAACATGAAGACAGTAATTCATGCTGACTGGTGTAAATGGTTGAGCGACAACGGTTACTTTTATATGATGCACCGTTTTGATTCGGTGACAGTTCCTTTTGTCAAAAAAGCAAACGAAGAAGGTTATAAATTTGTCAGTATCAGTACAGGCGTAAACCAAGACTCCGAAGATGAACTTGTTGAAATTCACAAGAATGGTTGGAGATTAGATTACATTACGATTGATGTTGCTCATGGACATCATATCAAAGTTAAAAAAACGATTGATAAAATTCGTAATATTTTTCCCAATGTTTTTATTATTGCAGGAAACGTAACAACACCAAGTGGTGTCCGTTATTTGGAGGATGCTGGAGCAGATGCTACTCGCATTGGCATTGGACCTGGCAAGGCTTGCACGACAAAATTCCAAACAGGCTTTCATGTTCCCATGTTTACTGCGCTCATTGAATGTGCAAAGTTTGCTAATAAACCAATGTTTGGTGATGGTGGAATCAATCATTATGGAGATATTGCCAAGGCATTAGTTGCTGGTGCAGATTGGGTTATGGCAGGATCTATGTTTGCTGCCTGTGATGATTCCCCTGCATTGGTTGTGAATGGTAGAAAAGTTTATTATGGATCTGCCAGTGCTTACAACAAAGGACATGATAACCATATCGAAGGAACAATCTTGGATTTGGAGCCTCATAAATCTTTGGAAGAAAGATTGCGTGAAATGACCCAAGCACTCCAAAGCTCTATCAGTTATGCGGGTGGAAAAGATTTGAGTTGTTTTAATCAAACTGAATATATTAGTATCAAATAATATAAGTATATGTGAATGGCATATACTCTTTCTAATGTTTTATCAACTGAACCGTTTAATTGTAATGTAGGTTATAACAATTCTTGGATTGAGGTAAAAAATGATGCAAATAGAGATTTGTTTGCACAAGCATCTTATATCACAAACTTTGATGATTTTACAGTAGCACTTTCTGCTGGAAATGTTGATATCGGTGCAGTCGAAATCAAAGATTGGAATTCAAATTTAAGAGCCGATGTAACAACATCTGATGGATTAAACGCATTAAGAGTTTTATCCCAAGATTTAGAATCTTCTGTTGATGATATCACCATTGGTGATAAAAATGGAAATCTTGCATACGTTACCAATAGTGCATTAAATGTATTTGTAACCAATGGTATTAGTGCAGTTTCTCTTACAAATCAATTAACAGGTATTACTGTTTTAAATCCAATTACAGCAGTTAATGCTAATATAACAAACACAGTAGCAATTAGTACAACTCAAACTTTACCTATTTCTGGTTCAGTTACTGTTTTAAATCCCGTTACACAAGTTACTACATCCCAAGAACCTACTCAACTTGATGCCTTTGGAAGATTAAGAACATCTTCTCCCATGACTTTATTTGATTCAAGTCATAGATATAGAGATAATAATTTATGGTCTACATTATCAGCAAATAATGGTTCGGTTTCATTCAACGAATTACAGGGATTAATGGAGTTAAATGTCACCAATACGTCAGGGGCTAGTGCAATAAGAGAAACAACAAAAGTGTTTTCCTATCAACCGGGTAAGTCATTGTTAGTCATGAACACCTTTGTCATGGCTCCTTCTACAAATAATTTAAGACAAAGAGTAGGTTATTTTGGACAAGATAATGGTATCTATTTTCAACTAGATGATGGTGTAATGAGCTTTGTTGAAAGAACTTTAGTTAACGGTTCTCCTTCTTCAGAAACTATAGTACCTAAATCAGCTTGGAATGGTGACAGATTAGATGGAACTGGACCTTCTGGATTTACTTTAGATATTACAAAAGCACAAATTTTGTGGATGGATATTGAATGGCTTGGTTTAGGAACGGTAAGAACTGGGTTTGTTATCGATGGTAAATTTATTGTTTGTCATTCATTTCACCATGCTAACAGAATTGCTTCAACTTATATTACTACAGCATCTTTGCCTCTGAGATATGAGATTGTTAATAAAGGAACTACAACAGGTGGTACTAAAACACTAAAACAAGTATGTTCCACTGTAATATCAGAAGGTGGTTATGAATTGAGAGGTTTGCAACAGGCAGTATCTATTCCAATTAATGCAGCAAGAACCTTTGCGGCTACAAATACATATTATCCGATAATTTCAATTAAATTAAAAACAACTCCAGATAGACTCGATGCAATTATTATTTTAACGGCTTTATCAATTTTAGGAAAAGGAAATAACATCAACTACAACTGGCAAGTAAAAGCAAGCGGAGATACATCAGGAGGAAGTTGGGTTGATGCTGGAGTTGATAGTGCAGTGCAATATAATATTACAGGAACAAGCTATGCGGGTGGAAGAATTTTAGCAAGTGGTTTCATAAATGCTTCTAATCAAGGTTCTCCGAATTTGGATATTCTTAAAGAAGCTTTGTTTAAATTTCAATTAGAACGAAACAATTTAACGAAGACTCCTTTTGAATTAACTTTGGTTGCTGCATCAGATGCCACTAATAATGCTGGTATGTTTGCTTCAATGGATTGGGAAGAGATTAGTAGATAATTTACTTTTTTATGATTCTCTGTTTATCAGATATTCATTTAGGAAGTCCAATATGTCAGGCAGAATTGACATTAAAAATATTAGAAGATTGCGAGTACGATAAACTTATAATTTGTGGTGATCTTTTAGATTCTTATAACATTCATAGACTTTGTAAAAAACAATGGAAAGTTTTATCTGCCTTGAGGAAAATATCCAAAACTAAAGAGTGCATTTTCATTAAAGGAAATCACGATAAAAGTTTGGAAACCGTAAGTGCTTTGCTTGGTTTTGATTTTAAATTGGAACACATTGAAAAGATTGGTGGTAAAAAGTTTTATTTTGTTCATGGGGATAAATGGGATTATATAATTCAATTAAGACCATTGTTAACTGAAATCGCATCGGGAATTTATTATTTTTTACAAAAAATAGATAAGACCCAAAAGTTTACAAGAAAATTAAAAAAGAAAATTAAAACTTGGAGATCATCTGCTGATAAAGTTATGGAAAGAGTAGCTAATCACGGAAAAGATTTAAATTGTGATGTGGTTGTATTTGGACATACCCACATGCCAGAGCATAAAAACGTCAATGGAATAGAATGTGTTAATTTAGGTTCTCAGTGTGATCTACCAGTTACATACTGTAAAATAAGTAATAAAGGTAACATAACTTTAAAAAGTTTAGATAAATAGTAATAGTTATGTTCGTAGGTATTTTAGCTTTAACCGCATTTATTATTGCTGGTGTGGCAGCATATTTTTCTGTTTATGGTATTGCTACACTCTATGCAGGAGCATTTATTTCTGTTCTTGTCATGGCAGGAGCTTTGGAAGTCGGTAAGCTTGTAGCAACAAGTTTTCTTTACCGATACTGGCACAAGACTAATCTGTTGTTAAAAACTTATATTCTTGTTGCCATTTTAACTCTGATGGGAATTACATCAATGGGTATATTTGGATTTTTGACATCAGCTTATCAAACAAGTCTTATAGAATATTCTCAAGCAGAAACACAACAAGAATTTTTGGTATCGCAAAAAGCGATACTTGAAAAAGAATTAGAGTCTTTGGCAATGCGTGTTGATACCTTAAATCAATCTCGTCTCTCTCAAGAACAAAGACTCCCATCAATGTCTCGTAGATCAGCAGCACCTGTTTATGAAGATATTAAAAAGTCTGGAGAAGAAATTACACAATCTAAAGGAAGAATGAATCAAATATTTGAAGAAATAAAAGCCCTTGATTTACAAACACTGGAAGCACAAAAACAAAGTGGTAAACAAAAAGATATTGGAACACTCAAATATGCAGCAGAACTTTTTGGAACAGATATCAATACAATTGTTAAGTGGTTCACACTTGCTATTATTGTTGTATTCGATCCTTTGGCTATTGCTTTAGTTTTAGCTTATAACATAGCAGCAAATAAAAAATTTGATGAAGAGGAAATTGTAGTCGAAGATGAAGAAAAAGAAGTTAAATTAATAAGAAAAATTAAAGAAAAAATTTTACCATCAACAGCAAAATATAGAAACTAATATGAAATATAGTAAAAATAGAAAATATAGAGATCAAGAAGTTATTCTTGAAAAAGAAATTAAAACAGTTAAAAAGAAAATTAAAAAGAAGACTTCTGTTTTAGATAAAGTTAAAAACTTTTTTAAAAAACTTTGGAAATAATTTTGAAAGTGGAGGTGAGGAGAGTTGAACTCCTGTCCAAATAATCTAGGCTAAAAGGTCTACATGTTTGAGTGTCTTTAGCATTTCAGCCACCATACGGTAACGGAGACTTTAGGCTGCATAGTGACACTAACTGAGTTTATAGTCTGCCTGTAGACATTATCGCAATCTACATACGGTTGATATTTTGTTGTTACGTTAGAACTACCAACAATCTAACAACCTCTGCTATCAATGATTCTTTAGAGGATCCAGAATCAAGGTTCTTAGGCGGCTAAGAGCATCTCTTCATCCGCATATGAGGCGAGAACCTCATCAGCGTTGTTGAAAATACTCTCGGCTTCTGCCAAGAGATCAGAAGTGAAATCTTCTGCATTTAGTTTTTTAATCGATTTTTTACGAGGCCATCGATTAACCTCGACATGCACTTTTAGTTTCAACTATCTGTCGAAACCAGTACACCCCCAAATTTTCAAAGAACAGATCTATTTAGTCAACCTTCAAAGTTTTACCCAATGAATTGATTGTGGCTTTTTTATTGGTAACCTTAACCAATTCAACGCCTGTGCTATCTTCAGAATAATTGACAATACAAAAACCATTTTGCCAATTTGCGCCTTTAACATAGGTAGGATTCAGTTTACATGCACATCCGATTTCATGGTTCTCAATAATTTCCATTGGACGAGAACCAATCTTTGGAATGGTTTGATATGTTGATCCCAAACGATGAGTATGGCTTGTAATAGTAGAAGCAAAATGTTTTTCAAAATTACCTCTAGCAGAGAAGCCACCATGCTTACGAACAATATCACCATGATAAACAAACACGTTATTTGGCAACTCTACCAAAGAATCCATATCATCTGTAGCATCTACTAAACGAATTCTTGACCAATCAGCTTGAGGATGGAACACCTTCGTATATGAGAGATTCTCTGCAATTTGTGGAAGCTCTAAAAGTTGTTTGATATCATCACTGGCAGAAATGTATCTCCACCAACGACCTTCGATACCATTACCTGAATGGTTTCCATTCGTTTCAAGAATCTCTGCTTTAAATGGTTCTGTAATATCATGAAGAATTTTGAGAAATTTATGATAAGCCTCAATTTCATCATTGATACTATGACCATGACGAGCATCTTTAGAATACTTGCTAATAGAAAGAAGATCAACCGTATCACCATTAAGAATAATTCTTTCTGGTTTCATTTCTTCGACAGCTTGAAGAAAGATGTTGATCGTATCCCAACACTCAAAACCAAAGTGAGTGTCACCAATAATCATTGTTGATTTGTTGGCAACCGAATATGTTTTAGGTTTTACTGGAGCAGGATATTGGACGTATTTAACATTTTCCAAAAACTCTTTCAAACGTTCTTGGCGGAAATCATTTTTGGTCATTCCTGCAAGATAAGGAGTTTCAAAAGATTCCGTAGTTTCTTCTTCAGTAATAATATTGATTGGGTTGTCATTCTCATCAAAAGAATTTTGAACTGTTGTCTTAACAGTAGTATTGCGGCGGCGACCTGTAACCCAATCGTGAATGGTTGATCTTGGAACGCCTAACAGTTCAGAAATTTCTGTTTTGGTTTTACCTCTTCCGTGAAGCTGTAAAACTTTTTTACGTTTAATATTTCGATCTGAATTTATATTCATATTGCCAATATTAAGCTACTGTGGTATATTTGTCAAATCTTTTTTGTGAATAAATATATGATGGAAGAACAAGAATACTTTCAACTGAATGAAAAACTGAAAGAAGAACTGGTTTTAAAATACGAAGCATTTGAAGTTAAAACTATTTTTTATCCTAATGGTTTTAGTATTGTACCATATCCTTTTTATGAATCAATTGCTAGATGGCATAAAGATGTAGATGAGAAAATAATAGCAAGAGGAATGGCTAAAATTTGGAAATATCAAAAAAAGATAAACGATTTGTGTGAAATGTCTGATCCTGTGTTTGAAACTAGCTACGGCCATCCACAAATCGTCTGGGCTATATTTCCTGACAATATTGACACTCCAAATTGATAATTATTAATATCTCCAATGGAATCATATACACACCGAAGATCAGCAGATAAAAGCGATGCTAAAGTTAATATAATTGAATTTTTAAACCAATTTGAAGTAAAACACAGAGCATTTATCAGTTTAATTTTAAGACCGCTGTTTATGCTTTTGATGTTTTTATCTGTAGGATATTATACAATGTGGCTTTCATCAACATACGTTAAACAAACTCAATTTGGTCAATATATCGAAAAACAAGACGTAGAAGACGCAAAACAAGATGAATTAGCCAAAACACGATTTGAAGTAGTACAAACTAAATTGGATGCAATCATCAATCAACAAACAATATACACTGAACAATTAAAATCTGTAAATCAACTGATGGTTAATCAACAAAAAGATGTTGATGATTTAAATGAAAGAGTTACATATATAGAGAGAAATATTAGAAATTATTATTCTGAACCAAATACACCATGAAATATGATTTATTAGTATCAAGTTATCTTGATAAACTTGGAAAACCAAAATATAAAAATTCGTATGTTATATCTTACGATCAAAAAAGATATACTTTAAGTGCCAATACACCAAAACAAGCAATGGCATTTATTGGTAGAAAAATTGCGGAAAAAATGAATTATAAAAATCCTGCGATTGTTATTTCAAAAGTTTTACAAAATGCAAAAGTTGTTGAAGAAAAACCTAACCCAGAGACAAAACCAATTGTTAATGAAGAAAAAGCCAAACGTGACCGTTGCTTGCGAAGGGCGGATAGCGTCTACGGTAAAAAAACAAGTGCCTATAAATCTGGCGCGGTAGTCAAGTGTCGCCAAGGTAAAATCTGGAAAAAGAAAAAATGAATTTAAAACAATTAATTTTAGATGTAATTGAAGAAGGTTTTCAAAAAGAAAAAAAAGAAGGATTGCATGGTTGGTTTTCTAGAAATAAAGGAAAGGGTTGGGTGGATTGTAAAACAGGAAAAACGTGCGGAAGACAAAAAGGAGAAAAAAGAAAAGGGTATCCTGCTTGCCGTCCAACCAAATCTATGTGCAATTCTCGTAAAAGACACAAGAAAGGTTCTAAAAGAATTTCTTGGAAAAAAGGAGATAAGGCATCTTAAAAAGTATAAGTATTCATACAATGAAAACAAAAGACCAAATGCTTTTAGAACAAGCTTATAATAAAATTTTAAATGAAATAAGCGGTTTCGATGAAGATGATAGTGCTTCTGATGCACAACAAAACGCACCACAAGATTTAAAAGAAATCGAACAAGATTTGATGAGTGGTGAGTTTGGTGCTGCTTATGGAAAGTTAGAAAAACTTTTAAAATCATTGGAACCATTGGTTGGTGACATGTTCACTAAAGAAGAACCAAAAGGACCAAACTCTGAAGAATTCTTAAAACAAAGAATGAGTTTGAAGTTTGACGAAGAAGATAATCAAAACAACTAAGATTTTCTTTTATGTCTGATCTTTCATTTAAAGATTATTTTCTTTTAAAGGAAGCTTTAGAATTTAAAAATGGTGGGTTTAGAATAACAGCCGATGATGGTGTTAATATAACTCTTGTTCAGCTTTTTAAAGATTTAAAAAATAACTGGAAAGAGCTTGCAAAATTTATTATACAAAATATAAAGTCTCATCATTTTAGTCCTTTAGTTATTATTATATCAATGGCGTTGGCTGGAATAAACACACAAGATTTTATCAATAAAAATCCTGAAGTTTTAAATTATGGAATAAGTCAAAAACTTATCGATAAAGTTGCCATTTTTTTAGATAAAAATCCCGAAGCTTTAAAATTATTTCAAAAATGAAATCTTATAAGCAAGGTGTTGTAAACACAGACGATCATCCAATTTTAAGAAAAACTCAATTAGTGAGTATAATTTCCGAAGAAGATGATTTTTATATTGTTAAACCATTAATATCTTGTTTTGAACAAAAAATTTTAAAAAAAGATTTAATTGTTAATTGACATCAACCGATGTTTAAGGTAAGTTTATAGTATATTAAATGCCTGGTTAGTTTAATGGTAAAACGGTTGATTTGTAATCATCTGACACCAGTTCGATTCTGGTACTGGGCTTTTTAAATTGCGGGATAGCAGTTCTGGTGAACTCAAGTGTCTCATAAGCACTTTTAGGTGGGTTCGATTCCCACTCCCGCTACCAACTTATGTATGTACCATCTAAGCATTTTGAAAACCCTGAACAAGAAATAGTTTGTCTTTTAACAGGAGAATCTTATGTTTATTTAGAAGGCGATGATTTATCTCTAATAGATCCAAAATATCATGAAGGATCTATAACAGAGCTACCAAAAAGATTTTTTCAACATCCTACTGGTATTTCAAAAGGAAATGGACAAGTTAGAATTTTAATGCCCAAGATCCAATAATGTGACGAAATCTTAACTTGTTAGTTGGCACAAATGGTGCTAAATAAATGTGTGAAAGGAGGTATACATGGAAAAACATTATCAAACACACCAATTGGGGATTGTTTTTGGTCCTTATGGTTCAGTTGGATATGTAGGAACAATACAGCGAGAAGATTTGAAAGAAATCGCTCAGATTTTTTTCGGATTGTTTCGTTGGGTTAAAACAACTTTAGCTTCATTGTTCTAATCATAAACACAACCCCTCTCGAAAGAGAGGGGTTTTTTATTTGACTTTTAAAATATTTTTAGTATATTCTTATTATGGACATCACATTTTTACTTCTTCGTTGGTTGGCAATTTTTACTGGATATTTTTTAATTGGATTAAGTATTGGTGCAGTATTATCTTTCATTTGGATTTCTTGGCGAGAAAAAAGAGCCAATAAACAATTCATGAAAGAAATTCTAAGTAAAAGAAAATAATTTTTATGTCGCCATCGTCTAACGGTTAGGACACATGGTTTTCATCCATGTAATCGGAGTTCGATTCTCCGTGGCGATGCTTTTGCGGAATTAGTTTAATGGTAAAACTGGACTCTTCCAAAGTCAGGACGAGGGTTCGATTCCCTCATTCCGCACCACTTGACTTCTTTGTTTTGAAAATAAATTAATCATATGATTAATGCAGAAGTAAGAATACCAAAACGAGGAGATGCAAAACTTAATTTAGATAGAGCACTTCAAAGACTAAAAACAAAATTAATGATCGAAGGAACTATGGATACTGTTCGATCAAAAAGAGCTTTTGAAACACCTAAAGAAAGAAGTGAAAGAAAACTTAAACAAAGATTAAAAATGATCAAGAAAAAATCTTTGACAAAAAGTAGATAAACGTCTATAAATGATAATGTGAAAACATTAATCATTCACCCAAAAGATACAAGTACTGTTTTTTTAGAACCAATCTACGAAAAGATTGATAACAAAACAGTTATCCAAAAAGATTGTTCCTTTGAACAACTTATTAATCTCATTGAAACACACGATAGAATTATGATGATGGGTCATGGTTCTCCTGATGGATTATTTTCTATTGGTAATTTTGATGAGGGGTATGTTATTGATAAAAATATTGTGGATTTTTTAAAAAAGAAAAAAGAATGTTTTTATCTTTGGTGCAACGCTGATAAATTTGTTGAAAAATATCAATTGAATGGATTTTATTCAGGAATGTTTATTTCCGAAGTTAATGAGGCAAATTTTTGTAATGTGAATACCGATCAAAAATTGGTTAATGAATCAAATTATTCTTTTTCTAAAATTGTTTCTAAATGGGCAAATTATGATATGAAAAACTTGTATGATAATGTAAAGATGGAATATAGCAAACTTGCAGAGTTTAATAATGTAGCTCTTTATAATTTAAAAAGACTTTATTATCAAACTAGCATAAATATTATTTGACAAAAGGAAAGATCTTTGATATGTTAGTAATACGATTTGGTGGCAGTTATAACCAAATCAGGATAAAAATTTTTGCTTGTTGGTGAGTTGGGGTTTTTATCTGAGCTAGGGGAGCCAAGCTGCGGTAAGCTATGATCCTATGCATTTATACAATACAAGCTATGGACGAAGTTGTGTTCTGCGGATTGCGGAGCCTTCGTTGAGTAGTGGGACAAATTCTAGAATAAAACCCACTAAACACCAATTCGGGTTAATCTTGTAAGAGGAGCCGACTTTCCGTGGTTGTATAAACATGGCTGAGATTAGTCCTGAATCGTCGCGGGTAAACGATTCACATTTTCAGTAAATATTATTGTTATTTTTCTCGCGGAAACTTAGAGGTTTTTGCGAAAGGAGATAACAATGACATTAATAATAGGAACAATAGTCTTAGCATTTAACATTAAACTTGCATGTTTAGGTTATTTGGTAATGATTACAGAAATGTTTGGCAGACACACTCGATAATGAATGATTCTGACTAACGTTTTTGAAACAAGGGTAGAGAAATCTACCCTTGTTTTTTTATAACTTAATGATATATTGTTTACATGGGTGCGATGGCTGAGTGGTCTAAAGCAGGAGTTTACTAAACTCTCGAAGTTTAATCGCTTCCGTGGGTTCGAATCCTACTCGCACCGTTTTTTATGGAAATAACAGAATACGATCCGTTTAAAAAATCAATTGTTCCTTATGGCTTAGATAGGGGTGCTCCTAAATTTGATATAATTGAAACAAAAACTAAAAAAGATCAGCACTACAATCTTGCAGTGCAACAAGCACAAAAAGAATTTGAAAATCTTAAACAAATAGCTGATGTAATTAATAAACAAGCTCAACAAATAAAAGAGCGTTTAGAAATTACAGAACTTGTATATAACGCCGAACGTACCTTTACCCCTGTTGTTGGAGCCAACTACTGGCTTATAAAAGATACAAAAAAAAATAATATAAAAATTGTTGTTTTGGGTCCGAAAGAATGGGCTACAAAACATCCAGAAAATTATGAATATATTTCAGAAGTTCAATTTTTAGCTAATGGACTTTGGGAAAAGTTGTGATAATATATCAATATGAAAAAGTATGCTATACATATTAAATTCAAAGGACGTAATTTTAAATTAAACATTTTACCAAAAGATGATGATAGATTTGATTTGGAAATGGAATTTAAAGGTTCTCTATCTGGAGAAGATTTTCAAGATTTAAGAAAATATCTTGTTGATGAAGGATATGTAGATGCTGCCAGAAGTTGGATAGAAGGAGATAGTTATCTGGCAAATTAATTTTTGGGTAGATGGCTGAGTTGGTCTAAGGCGTCCGACTTGAAATCGGAAGTGGGGGAAACTTCACCGTGGGTTCGAATCCTACTCTACCCGCCATTTAAGGAGTCATAGCTCAATTGGTCAGAGCACCGCCCTGTCACGGCGGGGGTTGCGAGTTCGAGCCTCGTTGACTCCGTTTTTGAATAAGTATAACATATGTTTGAAAGCGGAAACTCATTTGAAGATAAAACATCTGATGCTTTTATAAATGAAGCAATAAAAGAAACGTTAGATAATTTAAAAATTAACCCACCAAAATTCCAAGCGGTTTTTGATGACGGTTCAACTGTAGATTTTGAAATTTACGAAGAAGCTATGGGTTTTTTACATAAAAACCCAAACTGTAAAGTATTTGTAAAATGAAATTTAAAATTTATTTTGAATCAAAAAATTTTAATTTAAATGTTTATTATAAACTTTTAAATAATTTTTTGAATTCACAAAAAAACTGGAACTTAAAAAAAATTGAAAATGATCCATATAACCAAATGGAAATTGTTGATGAGAATGGAAAAAGGTATGGGAAAATTGAAAGAGATTATGATCCTGAAACAAAAACATTATATTTAAATCATATCGGTGTGGGGTTTGATGAAAACGGTCAAAGAATGAAAGGTTTGGGGTTGGTTGATTTAATTTATAATTTTGAAAAACAAATCGTGCAAATGTATGGAATTGAAAACGTTTGCACAGAACCAGTAAATGATATTACAGATAAAAAATTCAAAGAAATATACCAAGATTACAAAATAGAGCAAAAAGACAATTATATTTGCGCCTCGATTAAATAAGTATAAGATATGAGAAAAGATGATATTAGCATTAACGAAGCTTACTTAAAAGTTTATCAAAATTTAGAAGAAGGCATGTTTGATGTCGCTAAAGCCAAAATTGGTGGTGCAATTAAAGGTATTGCGCCTGGTAAAAGATTAGGCGCAATGGCAGCAAAAGGATTAGGAAAAGCTGCTGGTATGCTGAGTCCAACAGCAGGAAAAATGTTACAACAAACAGGTGAGCGTTTACAAAAATCTGCATCAGAAGCTGGTATGGCTGGTAAAATAAACTCAATCATGAAATCTCATACAGGCAGCATTCAAAAGATTGCTCAAGAAGTCATTAATGATTTAAACAAATTAGATTTAAATCCTGAAAATCTTACAGCCGAACAATTTGCTTCCCAAATAACACAAGATTTCACATCTTATTTAAGCTCACAGCTTCCAGAATCGCAAGTTGATGTTTCTGGTATTGGAATTGGATCAACAGTTAAAGATAAAGAAGGAAACGCTTATCGTTATACTTCTCCTTCAGAAGTTGATCCAGCAACAGGCAAACTTAAACCAGCAACTGATAGTGCCAACAAAGAAGGTGCTAAATGGTATGAACTGAGTGGTGGTGGCAAATCAGCATATGAGATTGCTGGGGACAGCGATGAAATGCAAAAGAAAATTTCTATTGCTTTCAAAAAACAAGGCCAATCTCAGCCAGAAACACCAGAAGAAGAAAAACCAAAAATGCCCGAATTTTAATTTATCTTGCTTTCTTTGATTTTTCTAGTAAGATAATAATATCGGGATGTGGCTCAATTTGGTAGAGCATCTGCTTTGGGAGCAGAGGGTTGCAGGTTCAAATCCTGTCATCCCGACCATTTATTCTTGACAATATTTTGTTTTTATAATATTGTCTATGGATGAAAAATGAAGTTATTTATGATTTAAGAACTTAAAAATGTAACAAAATCTATGTTAATAAAACATTACATCAAAGAAATAAACTCTGATATTTTTGCGGTTGTTATTAAAAACAAATATGATCGTGCCATGCTTTTTTGTCGCGCCCAAGAATATTATGAAAGTCCAAGTCCTAAGTTTCGTGGAAAACAATTTTCTATTTGGGACTATATGAAATGGTATGATGAACAACATGGAAGAGGATTTAGTTATGCAAATGATTGGTCTGGTTTCAACATTCCTTTGAGACAAATAAACGATTGTTATAACAAATTAAACAAGATAGAGTCTCCTTATGATAAACTAATGTATGATATTTTGGCTGTTTTGAATTTAAAATATCTTGCGACAAATGAATCATACGTGATTGGTTGTGGTGACACAAAAGGTGATATCTTTAAACATGAAGTCTGTCATGGTCTTTATTACACCAATAAAGAATACAAAAAGAAAATGGATGCTTTGACTAAAGGACTTCCAAAAAAATATTACGAAGCATTCAAAAAAAATATTTTAAAAATGGGATATGCCGCAAAAGTCGTTGATGATGAGATACAAGCATATCTTCAATATGGATATGAAAATGAAGATTTTGGAAAAGGGGTTGACATTAGTGTTCGTATCGAATATAGTAGTCTTTATAAACAACAATCAAAATTATGAAAGCAAAACATCAATTCAAATATACATACGACGAATTTTGTGAAAACTTTTCACCAGTTGAAGTCATTTTTGATATACCAACAGGAGAAGTAACTATTACTCAAATGCTTTGGAATTTTGAGTGTTACTTGAAAGCTTGTGGCTTTGTCTTTGATGGACATTTGGAAGTTGTACCAGAAAGTGGTTATGATGTCATCGATGATACAGACTATTGTTGTATGGGTGATACTGATGGTTTAGAAGATGAACAATATATTATACCTCCAACAGTTAAATCTCCTTCTTATTGGGATAATCAACCGTCAAGCATTTGTTCTTCTGATAAACACAACATAACAGCGGAAGATCCTAAAAAGTTTTTTCCTCAACATGATAGCGGTCTTTCTACTACTTCTAGTTCTTTAGATAATGAGTGGACTAAAGCAGAAAAGAAACTCAAAGAATGGAATGAGGGAATTGCTAAACTTGATAACGAACAAAAAGAGAAAGCTAATGAAGATGCTCGTAAAATGTCTGATCTTCATTACGAAGCCACAAAAGAAGTGGTTAAGAATAAATGGGTTCATGGTATGTGCAATCCACCTTCACCTGATTGGAAAAAGAATAAATGAAGAAACCTACACAAAAACAAAAGATCGAAATGTATGAAAAATTCTTACATAAGATCAATATGTGTGTAATGTGTTGTAATGATACAGGAGTTAGAGAACTTGTACACAATGCAGATGATTGGTCTTATATGCATCGTGTAGGAAACGGAGAACCATCTGAAAGAGAACAACAAAGATTGATTACAAAAGCATTTTGGCAACTTTGCGATACTCCAGAATCAGATAAAGAAGTCGAAGAAAGACAAAGAATATATACTGAAAAGAAAAAAGAAAGAGAAGAAGCTGCTATAAATTTATGAAAAAGAAAAATAATAAATTCCAATACAAACCATATCCATCAACGGATGTAAGATCACCATATTATGATTCAAAATCAACAATTACGGAGGAACATTACACACTAGACGGAGATCATCCCGAAGATCGAATCTATAGAGATAAAGAATTTATCAACAGACTTCAATCACATATTGATATAGTATATGATATTTTAGCTATGGACTTAAAACTTAACGAAAAGGGCAAAGAATGGCTTTTTGATTTTGTTTATAACGAAGAAGAAAATATTGAGTTTGAAGACTTCTTGGCAAAGTATAAGGTCAAGTATAAAGATCTAGTTACTTCAAATAGCTGGTATTATAATCAATAAAATATGATAACAAAACTAGTAGCATTATTCGCAATAGTCACCGCATCTATTGGATTGAGTGTAGCAACTCTCATTTATGGATGGGGATTAGAACCTAAAAGCTGGACCGCAATTATATTCTTTGGTATAGTTGGTCAAGTTATTGTAAGCAGTCTTTATAGAAAAATTATGGAAGATGACAAATGAAATACAGAATTAAAGAAGAAATAAAGATGGGTAAACATTACTTTTACCCTCAATATAAAAAATTCCTATTCTGGAAGAATATGACTGAACGTGATGTTAAGGATGTAGTTGTATACCCTCACCTAAAAGGAGCTAAAGATCATATTGAAATCTTTAAAGAGAGACTAAACAAGAAAAAGAAGCTTGATAGTTACAAACAAGTATTGTATCATTCCTATATATCATAGATGAAATATAAATTTGTAGAAACTCAAGGTTGCACGGCATTTGGCTTCACTGTCAATGATGAAGACCTTGCTAATGTTTCCAAAGAGAAACAAAAAGAAATTATTGATTATCTTTGTGAAAAAATGAAAGAAGAAATTGATAAAGGAACTGTTTTGTTTTCAGATATTGTTGGAGTTTTTCAAGAAACGGATCATGGTTCTGAAAAAGAACCTTGCGATCAATGCTATGATACTGTAAGCTGGACTATATGGGAGATTTAACTATGAATACAAATGAATATGTAAAAATTCTAGAAGAAGAATGTGGCAAAAACCAAGCACACAAGAAAAAAAGTATCAAAAAAAGTACAGGTATAAATGCTCTTTACATACCAGAAAAACCAAAGCCAGATTACAGTTGGACGATTAAAGATCGTTTAAAAAATACTTTTATAATTCTTAATAACCGTTGGGTGTTTTTGAAAAACTACAACCCTCTGGATTTTAGATCTTATGAAGAAGAATATAACCCATATGGGTTTGATAAGATATATACTAAATTTCACAGAACATCGACTCCATTAACTCGTTTTAAACTTTTTTGGGGTGAATTTGAAACTACTTTAAAAAATATTAAAGATGGTTTTTTATATACCCCACTCGCTGTTAAACATTATCAAAAAAATAAAGAAAGAATATCTTGGTTTGAAGAAAATCTTTCAAAGATGTTTGCCGATAAGTTAGATGTTGATGTCAGAAAAGTATTGCATAAACATGGGTATGATCTTGACGGACAAGGTAGAATTTGTTATAAAGTAAAAGAATGAAAATTATAATTTTATCTTTACTTTTAACTGGATGCACAACGCTTACAGATAAAATGGTAAAACCAGCTATTAATGAAGATAACTATTGGAAAACTCCTTGTATTTGGGATGGAACTATTTTAAAAAAACCTTGGCTCAAAAAAGATATAACTACAAATGAGCGATAAATTAAAACAAATTATGGAAGAAATCAGTAAATTAACAATTACTGAACTTAATGAACTTATTAAAAGTTTAGAACCTATCTTTACACCAGAAAATAAAACAGATGAACACGGAAATAATTGACGAACAATATAAAACACATCTTGTTAAAGAGTATGAGCGTCTTAAAGATGAAGTTGAATTATACAAAAAAGTTAATCTTAGTTTAAGGAAAGAACTTACGATGTGTGAAAAACTTATTGAATTAAACATAAAAGATCTTTGGAACATAGCCGATCAAAGAGATTGGTATTATGAAGAATATCAAAAATTAAAAAGAAAAGAGGAGCTTAAACAAGCTGCTTGGAGAAGAAAATAGATTGAATGGATTTATTATTTGTTTACGGTACTTTAATAGAAAATAAAAAAACAAAAATACATAAACTTTTAAACAAAAATAGTTTGTATATATCTAAAGCTGTTTTTCAAGGTAAACTTTATGATACAGGAAAATATCCAGCAGCAATAAAATCTAATAAAAAAAATGACATGGTTATCGGAAATATAATAAAAATATTAGATTTAGAAATATTAAAAAAAATAGACGAATATGAAGGATTAGAGTATAAAAGAAATATAACGACATTAGTAGCTAATAAAAAAAATATAAAAGCTTGGATTTATCTTTATTGTAAATCGATTGAGAAACATAAAAGAATAATATCGGGTAATTGGTTAAAATATAAAAAAATAGATTGACTGATTAAATATATCTGGTAAATTAGATATAGTTCTTTGAAAAATTTAAAAAAGTTTAATGTTGGCTAGTCGAACCAGCATTAAAAATCCTGATGCGAAACCCATCAGGTAACAAGGTATGCAACTCTACCTCTCTATACAACGGATACGTGTCCGTGTTCTGATCAGACATATAGAGTCCCATAGTGGATAACTTAAAAGTGAAAAAAAAGAGTGTAGGTTCTGGGTAAACCGAAGCTAGATTGGCTAAAACCCTTGTCCCGAAAGGGGTAAAGGTTCTGTGTTCTGATTCTAAGCATTATGGCCCAATCGAACAACGATTGGCTTAGATAATGCCAGCAGATTAAGGCGCAACTTAATCGTCAGTCTGGTCCTGTTTGCGACAAAAACACCAATTTTTATAATCCGAGAATCCTAACGAGATTCTAGTCAGTACCCACTGATGAATAGAAGCTGTTCGTTACAGTAATAAGGGGGATGGTTGCCGTGACTCGCATACGGTGTGCGTAAGTTGACTCGTCTGAAAAGATAGGGAGTCCGTGCTTGATTCCGAAAGGAAAATGATGGTATGTAAAGACAGCCGAAATTTTTTAATTCTTTTATAATTTAATTCCTTGGTGGGCTAACGGTAAGCCAACAAACTGTTAATTTGTTCATCATGCTGGTTCGAATCCAGCCCAAGGAGCTTTTATTAAATGTATAAAAATGGTGTTATACTAAGCCAAACCATTATATAAAATGTTACATATAATATGTAAGTATTATATATGAGTATAAATGCAGATCGTGTTAAAGCTTGGAGAAAAGATACTAAAAATTTAATTGTTGAAGGGTTTGGAGGAAAATGTTGTATATGTGGTTATGATAAATGTGAAGAAGCTTTTGATATACACCATATAGATCCTACTCAAAAGACATTATCTTTTGGAGGAATAAGAGCTAATCCTAAACAATGGAAAATTTTATTAAAAGAGTTAGAAAATTGCGTTTTATTGTGTGCTAACTGTCACAGAGAATATCATGCAGGTAAAACTAACATCCCAAAAAATATTCCAAAATTTGTAGATTTAAAAGAAAAAAGAAAAATAAAAACATATTGTCCAATTTGTAATAAGCAAAAAGCAAATTATCTTATAACTTGTTCAAAAACTTGTGCTGCAAAAAGAAAATCTCAAATCGAATGGGATAATTTTGATTTATATGATTTACACGTAATTCAAAAATTAAGTAATCTTAAAATAGGAAAAATAGTTGGTGCTTCTGATGTTGCAGTTATAAAAAGATTAAAAAAATTAAAAATTTATCAACTTCAAAATAATTAGTGTATAATTACTATTATGAAAAAACTATTATATACTATTATCTTTGTTAGTATTTGTTTACTTGTTTCTGGATGTTATAGCACAAAATCTATGGGCGATTCAGAAAAAGCAGACAAATATCTTTTTATCTATTAACTTAAATTATTTTTGATTACAACTATCTAAAAGTTCTTTATAAACTCTGTTTATATTTTCCATAGCTTGACAGAGCATAGATATGGAACTTGGATGATTAATAGCATTAGAATATTCTTTTATTTCTTCAGCATTTGCTGAAATGGTCATTCTTAATCTAATTTCTTTAGGTGATATAGAATTTTTTTTATTTGAGTCGCAACAAGAAGCAACTGTTTCATATAATTTTTCTAAACTGGTTTGGTCTTTTTTCGCCATAATAATATTTATACAATTAAATCACTAACAATCAAAATTAGAGTTTTTGCTCTTGTTTCAAATTCTTCATCAGCACAAGGAGTTTCCAGTGTGCAATATGGAATGTTTCTTCTTCTCAATGCACGTTCTAAAGTTCCCTTATATGGTTGCTGACCATTTGAAATAACACCTTGATCTGTAACATCCCCATGTGCTTTTACTGCCAGTTGGATTTTACTTTTCATTAAAGCACCTTTTACCTTGTCTTCAATTTCTGGAGAACAATAAGCATAAACTCCATCTACTTCATCATCTTCGTGTAAAGAAATAACAAGTGTTGGATTCAGTTCTTCAATTTTAGAAAGAAGTCTGTCTTGTAAATCGTTTTGATCATCAGTGTCAAAATGACGATTGGGATCTTTTCCATTCAATCTTCTTTTCTTAGTTTTATTTAAATTAGAATAAACCTTGACGTTTGGGAGATTTTTAAAATAGTTTGCAGCAATATTTCCAGCAGGTTCATCACCATGCAAACCACTAACAATCACAAAAACGTTTGGGTTTAAAAGATTTTCTACTAATGCGTCAAATTTCACTTTAATACTTATTTTCTTATAGACAAAAAGCCAAGTTGTGATAAAATAAAAAAAATGAAAAAGTACTGCATATTTCCTGATGAAACTAAAATAGAACTTCATTCAATTTTAGATGTAACAGATACACAAACATATATCTGTTATTATGATGAAAATCTTCCACAAACACTTTGGGTTCCGAATGATTTTTTGAGCAATGATTAAACACGTTGATGTTATTGTCGGTCTTGCTTGGGGGGATGAAGGCAAGGGTAAAATTTCAAGTGCAATGGCCAAAGACTATGATATGGTCTGTCGTTGGAATGGTGGACCAAATGCTGGTCATACTGTTTATTTGGATGGGAAAAAATACAAAACCCATCTGATTCCTTCTGGTGTTTTTCATGGAAAGAAATCTGTTATCGGTCCAAACTGTGTTCTGAATATTGAGAAGTTTTTCAAAGAAATTGAATATCTAAAAGAAAATGGATTCGATACATCTTTGGTAAAAGTTCATCCAAATACTCATGTGATTACGGATGCACACATTGAATATGATCTGAAACATTTGAAACCAAAACTTGGAACTACAGGTCAAGGTATTGCTCCTTGTTATGCAGACAAAGCAAATCGTGTTGGTATTCAGGTTAGTAAAGCAAACTTCAATCCCTTAAAAGATTTTATTTGGGATGGAAAATTAGAAGGAAAAATTCTTTGTGAAGGTGCTCAAAGTATTTGGTTGGATATCAACTACGGTGATTATCCTTATGTGACAAGCTCTGAAACATTTCCTCACAATGCTTGTTCGCTTGGATTTTCACCCAAGAAAATTCGTGATATTATTGGTGTCGCTAAAATCTATGATACCAAAAGTGGAGTTGATCCGTTGTTTCCAGAATGTCTTTGGAGTGATGTAAAACTAAACAAGTTAATTGAACTTGGTCAAGAATTTGGTTCTACTACAGGAAGAAAAAGACTTGTGAATTGGTTGAATTTTGGAAGATTAAACAATGCTATTAATCTTTCAGGTTCAACCAAAGTAATCATCAATAAGTGTGATGTTTTTGAAAAAGTTGGAATCTTCCGAATTAATAATTTTTACGAAACATCTTTGGAAACAAATTCTTTTGATCAGTTAAAAGACATCATTAAAAAGTCTTTGGTAAATCAAAACATCAATGGATTAAAACCAAATAATATTATTTTTTCTGGTGATCAGACGAATATTTAAATTAATCTTCAAAAAAACTTCCGTGCATATCCCATGCTATTTTGTCTAGTGCTGTTGAATCCATTTTTATAAAACTAGTGTTTTTTAACAAATCAACTAAAAGCTTTTGAATTAACTCAAACTCATTGTCTAAATTTTCATAGGGAGATAATGAATATTTTTTAGAGTAATATTCTAAGACATTAGGATTTTTAAATGCTCTATCAATAAATTTATCTAAAAGTTTTTTTGCAATTACATCCAGATTATCGCCTTCTTCGGTAAGAAAATTTTGATATCCGAACATAACAGATGGATTTAAAACGGCTTCGTTAGAATCGTTTTCTTCCTCACGATCATCTTGCTGTGTATATAAGTTCGACTTATCGAGTTTATCTAAATTTCCTGCCGACATTTTCATATCCGAATCGGGTAATTCTTCGTTTGTATTAACAACTTCTTTTAAAACTTTTTGATAAGCATCTTCTAATAAAATTTGATCTTTGCTTTTCATTATGATATATTTACTCCAAATTTAATCAATTTAATATGATAAATATGAATATAGTGAACGTGGCAGATACTTCTTTATATAAAGAATTCTTAGCAATGAGAGAAGAAGTCATGAAACACAAGTGGTATGAATCCGAAAAAGCTGGATATGATATCGGCTTCGCAAGAGCAGTGATTGATTGGACAATGAGGTTTAAAACTCAGTGGATTAAAAATAGAAAAAAAAAAATTAAGATTCTTTGTATCTAGGTGAATGGGAAAGATCAATTATAATTTCTCGCATTTTATCAAATTTTTGATATAATGGCTTGAGATCTTCAGAAGTAAAAGCATCTTTTAAGTTTTGATCGTTTAAAAGAGACTCTACTGTATTTAAAGCTTTAAAAAAAGCTTCTTTAGCAAGTCTTTTTGATCTAGCTTTTCTTAAAAAATAATCGGAACTATATTCTTTTAATATTTCATTTTCATATGCTTCGGATAACATATTTAAATCTTTTCTATTCATTATTTAATATTTACAAAAAATACTTGTATCTTTTTAAAAATATGCCATAATTATATTCTATGGTTAAAACATATATCAAACTAATGGTAGTTGGAATTATTGCATTGACTTCTACAGTCATGGCTGGTTCTGACTTGAAATCAAGCAAAGAAGTCGTTGTAGATTCTTGCCGCTTTCGCAGCAATGAACTCCAATTAGACCTCTTTGGTTCTGGTGCGTTCTATAAGCAAGGTAAACCTGCTTGGGGTGGTGGCGTTGGTGTCAACTACTTCTTCCTCAAGTATGTTGGACTTGGCGTAGAACAAACCTTGGTTGGTCGTGAAGATGTTGCTGAATGGGGAACATTCGGTAACTTGTTTCTTCGCTATCCAATCTGTTCTTGGAACGTAGCACCTTATGCCGTTGCTGGTCTTGGTGCTCTCTACGGACAAACCAAAGCAATCCTTGCTGGAACTGTTGGTGGCGGTCTTGAGTATCGCATCACTGACAATATTGGCATCTTTGCAGATGCTCGTTGGCTTTACAATGCCAACGTCAGCAACAGTGGAGCAGTTGTTGCTCGCACTGGTATCAAATTTGCTTTTTAATTAAAGTAAATCATGGCTCGTAGTGTAACGGTAACACCAGAGAATTTGGATCTCTTATTCATAGTTCGAATCTATGCGAGCCAGTTTTGGGTAAGCGGTAACGTTGGAGAGTTACTTCAGACTGTAAATCTGACGCCATTGGCTTAGTAGGTTCGAATCCTTCCTTACCCATTTTCTTTGAAATTTTAGCTGGATTAGTGTAACTGGAAGCACCGACAGTTTTATAAACTGTGTGCCCTAGATGAGGGCCGAGCGCGGGTTCAATTCCCGCATCCAGCATTTTTCGCACAGTTAGCTCAGTGGTATGTTTAAATTCTTAATCCTATATCTTTTCTTATATGTGGATCTTTTAGAATTTTTTCTGTTTCTGCTACAATAAGTGTCTGTCTGTGAATGACAATTTGGACAAAGCAATCTAATATTATTAGGATAGTTATTATCGGAATTACCATCAATATGATCTAAATGTAATGATATGTCTTTATTTTTCCAATTTGATATTTCACAAACCTCACATTTATATCCTCTTTTAAATTGTAAAAATTTTTTTAAAGTAGCAGCTTGTGAACATTTATTAGATTCTATTTTAGGAATAGTTATATTGTTAAATGTATAGTTTCCTTGACAAGTATTGTTACAATACTTTCCAAAACTTTTACTTTCATCGTATTTTATTTCTTTTTTACAGTTTAAACAAAAAGAAGTTTTCATATATCATATTTATCCGAGCTATTATACATAAATAAGAGGTCGGATAAATAAAATATAGTTGATTAATAAGATATTTTAATATAATATATAAATATGGGAGGTTGTTGTAATGGTAGCGATTCGCATTTACACTGCGACAGCAAAGGTTCGATTCCTTTACCTCCTACCATTTGGGGGATTAGTTAAGTGGTATAACTCCTGATTTGCATTCAGGTGTCACCAGTTCGACTCTGGTATCCTCCACTTTTTTCTTGTCATTATTTAAACATCTGCTAGACTTAAAAATATGAATTCTTATATCACCGAATTTTTTGGAATATTGATGATGCTTAGTTTTATGCTTTGTTATATTCCACAAATTGTTAAAATTTATAAAAACAAATCATCAGAAGATGTTTCTCTGATGTTAATTTTAATGTCTATTGTTGGTTATATCTCAGGGATGATTTATATGTTTTTAACTGCTTTTGGTCTTTGGTGGTTTTTAAATTATTGTGTGGGTTTGATCATGTGTTCTATACTTGTTTATGCATGGTTTAAATTTAAAAAAGATAAAGATTACGATTCTTATTAAAAATGAAAAAAGTAATCACTGTAGATTTTGATGATACTTTAGCTGCTACAGAAGATGGTGCTTGGTATAGCACAAGCTTGGTGCCGATTCCAAGAATTCTAAATTTTGTTAAACAAAAACATAAAGAAGGATACGAAATCCATATTGTAACTTTTAGAAATTGGCAAAACAAAGCAGACGTTGAAAGGTTTTGTCAAATACACAAACTACCAATTTCATCTATTGTCTGCACAGAAGGAACAAACAAAGTTCCCTTTTTAAAGAAACTTAATAGTGAACTTCATGTTGATGATAGTGTAGAAGTTTGTACGCTATGTATAATGGCAAAAATTGATATTTTGCTTGTTGATTGGGGACAAGATGAACACAACACTACTGCTAAATTTATGCCAAAAATTTAAACAAAAGATACCATATCAAGAAAGCTAATATATAGTATCTCACAAAAATATTTATTTGCATTTGCCAATTAAAGTGTTATATTTTTAGTACTATGATTAAAACTGTACAAAAGAAAGAAGAGTTCTTCATCGAATTTACAGATGAAGAAATGAATGAATTGGGGTTTAAACCTAATACAAAATTCACAGTAGAATTAAGTGAAGACAAAAGTGGTTTAAAGTTAATTCCCCACGAAGAAATTGATATCGATCTTAATGAATTTTCAAAAGAAGATTTAATTAATATTATTGTTGCTGCAAATAAGGTAGATATGACTTTTGAAGATTTTGTTGTTGACTCTTTGACAAAATTCTGTGAAGCTCATAAAGAAGAAGAAGACTAAAATATGTTAGTAGTCAAAAACAAATTGGCTCCTAGTTCTATACATGGATTGGGTGTTTTTGCGGAAGAATTTATTCCTTCTGGTTCGGTTATATGGAAATGGTATAATGGTATAGATGGTAAAACAACTATTGAAACTATAAAATCTTTACCAATAGCTTGTCGGGATTTTTTTAAAGTTTATGGTTGGTCTGAAAATGGTATATACAAATATTGTATAGATAATCAAAAATATATAAATCATTCCGATACACCGAATTGTATTCTTATTGATGGTGGAAATACAGGAATAGCAAATAAAAATATTGACGTTGGAGAAGAAATCACAGAAGATTATAAATCATTCGTTGATAATTTTGATATAAAAGATTTTAAATAATTATGAAAGGTTTATTTTACGGTTCTGTTCGCCAAGAAGCAAAAAACCACGAAATTTTATTCTGGGGTTGCTTGCACTGGCATCACAATCCAAAGTGGGATATCCCCATTTGGAAACGTAGAGGATTTGAGTCCGTACAAGAACACGACGAAGCTATTGTTTTAAATTGGAATAGTAAAGCAACAGATAAAACAATTGGATTTATTCTTGGTGACACCATGTTTGGATATGGTGGTCAAGAAGAATTCACGAAACTCATGCGCCGTTTAAAGTTTCAGCGTTTGTTTATCATGTCTGGTAATCACACGGCAGGATGGAAACAATCATTTGAAAGTATCAAAGATAATACACTTTATATTGATGGATATCATAAAGAAGTAATATTTGTTCCAAATTATTTGGAAGCATATATTAACGGTCAGCCTATTGTCATGTGCCACTATCCAATTTTGTCTTGGAACGGAGCAGGAAAAGGTTCGTGGATGCTTTTTAGTCATGTTCATGGTTCACTTGTAAACAGTGAGCTTGGACGTATGTATTTGAAAGATGGAGGTTGTAACTTGGAAGTTTCCGTAGAAGCAACAAAATTTCCTTTGACTTATGGTGAAATTGGTGCTATTATGAAAACTAAATCTAAATTTAAAACAGATCATCATGACGAAAAGGCATCGACCCCATTTAGTTATTAATATGATAATATACATAGGAAAAACAACAATTTATTTTGCTACAAATGTAAAATTTTTAAAATTTGCTTGGTTTCCAAGATGTTCTTACTTTGATGGCGGTTCTTATTTCAAATTAAGTTTTTATTGGTTTCAATCTTTGATTGAGTTTTCCAGAACAAAAAAAAATAAATGTGTTTACAAAAAAATTTCTTTTGAAGAAATGGAAGAAATTTTGAAAAAAGATTTTGAAAAAGAAAAACAAAAAAATGAAAGGATTCTGTTAAATGAATAAAGAATTAGAATTAAAGTTGGTAGAAAAATATCCTAAAATTCTTTTTGATTATGGTGGAGATATGAAAAAAACTTGTATGCATTGGGGAATGGAATGTTGTGATGGATGGTACGATCTTTTAGACGAATTATTGGCTAAACTTGATTATATATCTAAACATTCGGGTGTTCAGGTTGTAGCAGATCAAATTAAAGAAAAATTTGGAACATTAAGATTTTATTACTCAACGATTATTAAAACCGATTTTAACGTAGAACCTGTTGTTGATAAAATAATTTCAGATGTTGTTAATGCTGCTGAACGTCAATCAGCTTATGTTTGTGAAAAATCTGGTAAAAGGGGTGTAACTTGTTCTAGTGTGGGTTGGTTGAGAACTCTATGTAAAGAAGAGGCAGATAAAGACGGCTATATCCCAATCAATCCACGCGATGCAAAATATTGGGATGAACTAAATAGTAAAAAGAATGATAAAGATCATTAATATTATAGTTTGTGTACTTTTAACATCATGCACTTATAATGATATGAGAAAGTTGTTTATTGATAGACCAGATTCTTATACTAAATTTTCTGGTAATTTTAATTACACCAAAGAACAAACTGAAAAAGCTAAAAATCAAATTGGTGTAAATTTCAAAAAACCATTGCACGAAACTAAAGATAAAAAAAAGCTTTATTACGTTGGTGGTAGCGTATATCACAACTATGATTATTTTAACAGGTCTTATCATGTTAACGGGTTTGGACAATTAGGAATGGAGTTTTAATATGGGATTATTTGATACATTTTATTTTAAAAATTACAAACTGAAAAGAAGTATTTTACCTAAAAACTTGGGTGAGTTGACTTTGAAAGAAATTCAAGACGCTCAATATCAAACAAAAGATTTGGGTCAAACATTTACTGGTCACTTTTATCTAAAAAAACATAAAAATTCTTATCGTCTTTTCAAACACGATATTGAATACATTTTTGTCGAGGGCGACCAAAAAGGAAAATCTATTATGGATCGTCTCGGTCACATGGAAGAAGTATCTTCGCAAGAGCTTTTAATTGACAATATCGGAACAAACACCATTAATGTTTATGAGTTTTTTTCCAAAGAAAACCATGATTATTGGGTTGAATTTGGTTTGGTCTTTTTAGAAAATAAACTTTGGAAAGTTAAGTTAAACGAATTTCGAGAAGAAAAAAACGATGATAAAAAATCTTTTGATTTGGAATATAATGAAAAAATGCGTAAGTCGGCAGAATTTTATAAAAGTCCTTTGGGAAAATTTATCCATTTACTCCGAAGAGCATATCTAAAAACCATTTGGAGGGTTCAGCTTTTCATTGGAAACATTTTTATTAAAATTGGAAACGCAATTAAAATGTGGCAACTTCTATGAAATTTATAGAAATTCTTCTTCAAAACAGTACAGTTAAAGAAGCCAAGCTTTACACAGCAGCAAAAAAAGCTAGTTTAAAACCAGATACTGGTGTAACTATTATTAATCAAGCTGCTTATCATGTTATTAAAGATTGTGCATCGATTACATATAGATACCTTCCAATCTATATTTGGGGTCAGTATCAAGATCCGTTTCAAGCATTAAAAGGAAAATTTACAAAAAAGGACATTCAAGATTTTTTAACCGTTGCTAACTCTGATTTCGTTTACCATCAATTACTTTCTTTAATTTTAGATAAGGTTGGTAAAGATTCAGAACCACAAGAACAAAAACCAGTAGTTTCAAATTATGCATCAAGCGATGATCCGTATGGTGATTATGGATCATCTGCATATGAGGAAGTTTCTCAAATATCTACACCAATAAATGTTTCAACATTAGATTTGCTTTGTAACGCTTTTAACGTAACTAGTTAACAATGATGTTAGAATTTAAAAACCCAATACCAGTTGTTACCCCTATGGGTGGTGCTTATGCTATATATGTAGCTAACGGTGGAACTTTTGAAAATGATATTTGGACCGTTGTAATGGAAAATGGTGGAAATATCTTGCATTTTAGATCGGATCAGATTAGAATATACCAAAATGCTACTTTTGATATAAAAAAATCTGATCCATTATGATTAATATATCTAAAATAAAAAACAAGTTAACCTTTACAGAAAGAGACATTTTTATTTGCTCGACAAAAAAAAGATTTCTTTCAAAGAAAACTGCGTTTGAAAAAAATACAAGATCATATAAATGTCCAATTTGCTTTTGTTGGCATAGGGCTACAAAATCAAACAAAAAAGATCCTCTTAAAGATTTTTTTAGAACATACAGAATAAAATGAAAACTTTAGTTATACCAGATGTCCACCAAAGGATCGAATCGGTCAAATCAATTTTAGACGCTGAAAAAGACTACGATGAAGTAGTTTTTCTCGGTGATTGGGTTGATTCTTTTTATGAGCCACCGAAAGTTGCTGGTTTTGAACAAACTTGCGAATACTTAAAATATCTTGTTTTGGAACATCCTAACAAAGATAAATTTGTTTTTTTAATTGGAAATCACGATTTAAGTTATATTTACGAAAATAAAAATTTTTCACCTAATCCAATTTCAAAAACTTTAAAATATTATTGTTCTGGTTTTACAATTTCTAAAGCCAGAAAATTTCGTCGTGTGTTTTTTGATCATGGTTTAAAAGATGATTTCTTTTTTACACATTTTAAATTTGCACATCAAACACAAGGATGGACTTTATCTCATGCGGGAATTTCAATTAAGTTTTTTCCTTATGGTTATACTATGGATCGTTTTGTAAACGAACTTCTCCCTGATGTTTGGAAAAATTTTAGAAATTTAGAATATAATCATAACGAGATCATTTCCGCTGCTGGTTATCATCGCGGAGGAAGCCATCCAGTAGGTGGTGTTATATGGCACGATTGGAGAGCAGAATTCCATCCTATTTTAGAAACTGGTAAACAAATTGTTGGTCACACAACAATCAAAGATCCTGAATGTATTCACATGAATACACCCTTAGAATGTTGGAATTTAGATACAGAAAAAGACTACGGGGTTATTATTGATGGGCGTTTAATAACCAAAAAAATACCAATCCAAAAATCAGTTTATAATAAACTATCAAGTAGGGTTAGTAATTTATCAAATTATGGTGGAATAGCTTAACAGTTAAGTATTATCATGACTGTTAAAGAATTAATAAATCGATTACAACAAATCAGTAATCAAGAAATGAAAGTTGTTGTGGATGGCTATGAAGATGGCTTTGATGATATCAAAGACCCAAAATTTATTGTTGCTTATGAGCAAATAGATCGTGATTGGTATAACGGAAAATATGAACAAAGTTCTTCTGGACAAGGTGGCAATCTTATGCTACTCTTGCCTAGATGAAAAGAAAAGTTTTATATCTCATAACAGGACCGTCTGGTGCTGGTAAAACTACTCGCGCTAAAGAATTGATGCGCGAAAAGGACATTAAGCATCATTACGAAGCAGATATGCTTATGATTGATCGTAATGGTGATTACGCATTTAATCCTAGAAAATTAAAAGAATGTCACAATTGGTGTCAGAAAGCAACCGAAAGAGCTATGCTTCTCGGTGAAGCTGTTATTATTTCCAATACCATGACAATGCAATGGGAAGTTAAACCGTATATTGAAATGGCAAGACATCACGGCTATCATGTCATTATTGAACATTTGACCACAGAATACAAAAACATTCATGATGTTCCACAGGAAATTGTGGAAAAAATGAAATCGAGGAGAGAATTTTTTAAATTGGAGGATTTTGAATAATATGAGCATAGAAAAAATTATAGCAAGAGATCATAAACTTAGTGAAGATTATCTTAAAGAAGCCAAACTTAATACTTGGCAAAAATTAAATTTTCATATCCGTTCTTGGACAAATAACAAATTTGGCGTCTGGGATATTTGGGATATTGTTCCTTATGGTTGGCAAAGATTTTATTACGACAAAATCAAAACCATTTTTAAACCACATCACTCTAGACTTCGTAAAGCTATTCCTCGTCAATGGTGGGATCTTAGTGGTCTGATTGTTGAGATTAATTTTGAAATCATTAAATCCTTTTACGAAGATGAATACTCAAAGGGAATTGTTGATTGGGACGCTGATGAACACCACAAAAAATTTGCTGAATGGTTGGAAGCATCTTACAAATACATCACTGTGGAACGCCAAGAATTCGAAAAACAAAAAGATGCTGCATATCCAAAAACAGATAATTTTTCTGATTGGTTTGGAGAAGAAAAAACTGATAAAAATGGCGTTGTTACTCGCACTATGAAAACTTGTGAAGAACGCTATGGAAAATCATATGAAGAGGTTTATGCTGAAGTTAATAGACTTGAAGCTCTTATTGATAAAACTGACACAGAAATATTAACAGAACTCATTAAAAAAAGAGATTATTTTTGGACATAATATCATGGCTAGATATGAAAATTTTATAATGACGGAAGACTTTTTGGATTCTAACCCAAAGGCCATTTTTGTATTTGGTGATAATACAATTCATCAAGGTTATTGTGGTGCAGCAATATTGAGAGATCACCAACAATCATATGGTTTTATTACAAAAAAATATCCTGATAATGAAGATGAATCTTTCTATCAACCCAAAGAGTATGCTGGTATATTTTTTGATGAGCTTGTAAACCTAAGAGAAAAAATTAAAGAAGAGCCATTTAAAACTTTTTATATTTCTCAACTAGGTGGTGGTTTAGCAAACAAATATCATATTTGGGAAAAAATTATTAAAAATGGATTAGAAAAAAACTTGCAAGAATTTCCTAATGTGGTATTCTTATGGGAACAATAACATGATTTACGGATTTAATTTAACTACGGAATATGCTTTAGATTTTGGTCTTTTTTATAAAGTTAGAAATTTTAAAGATGGTATTACTTTTTTTGAGTTTTTATTAAATTTAGACCTTTATAAAAGAGATCATAACCCTCAAATTCGATTTAATTTGGTTATATGTAATTTTACTATTTTTGATATTACATTGTATAATGTAAGGCACTATGACTCTTATCTGTGATAAACCTTCTGTTGAAGATGGGTTTGGTATATACGAACATAACTTTTGTGGTATACCTTCATATTTGATTATTCCTGCAATTGATGCGAAATGGAATAAAACCAATTTACATTACCGATCTTTAATTATAAGCAAAGAGACATCAGAAGTTCTTTCGAGTGGTTGGCCGAAATTTTTTAATTGTGGTGAAAAACCAGATTGTTATCCTGATCCAAACAAATATGATGATTGGAACATACAAGAAAAACTTGATGGTTCATTGTTGATTGCAGACTATGTTAATGGAAAATTTAATATGCGAACTCGCGGAACAGCTTCGTATATAAAACAAAACAATTTTTCTGATTTTGAACTTTTAAAAGATTATCATCCAAATATTATTTCTTTCTTAGAGCAAAACAATCATTTATCTTTACTTTTAGAAATTATTACACCAAACAATGTTATCGTTATTAGAACACCAATGGTTCAATTTTACTTGCTTGGTGCAATCGATAAAACAACTTTAAAACCGTTGCCTTTAAAAAAGGTTGAAAACATTTCTCAAGAATTAAAAATTCCAATGCCTGAAGTTTACTCTTTTGATAGTCTTGAAGAAACCGTTAAAACAGTTAAAGAATGGAAGGGCAAAGAAGGAATTGTTATATCATATAACAACAATCAAAATAGAATTAAAATTAAATCTGATTGGTATTGTTGGATTCATAAAATTAAATCCAAATTAAATTCTGAATCAAATTTAATTGAATTTTATGTGAATGAAGGTCTTCCATCATACAAAAAATTTTACAATATTATTAAAACTAATTTTGATTGGGAGCTTGCTGAACAAATGACAGGGGATATCTCAAAAATGGTAGAATGTGGAAAAAAAGTAAAAAAAGCTATCAAAGGAATGGGATTTTTTGTTGATATTATTAAACATTATCCCACAAGAAAAGAACAAGCTCAACAAATAATGTCATCATATGGAGAAAATCAAAGTAATAAGACGGGAATGATTTTTAATTTATTGGATGGTAAAAGTTTAACTAACGAACAACTAATCAAACTAATGCATCAAAATTTATGAAAAAAATAAAAATTATAGCACACATTAAAGAAAACTATCCAGAAGCTCAAATATTATTGGCAGATGGTTTTGAAAACGCATTTTTAGGTATAGGTCAACAATTTAATACTTTTTTTTCAGTTTATGATAAAAACAAGTGTATCAAAATTTTAACAAAAAATATGAGCTATGAAGAAGCTATAGAATATTTTGAATATAATGTTTTGGGTGCATATGTGGGAGAAAATACTCCAATTTTTATTGACAATTTTGACAGTTACTGATAGGATAAAGAAATGAAAATAGTAACTCTTTCATCTCATGCACTACTTCCTAAAAAAGGTTCTGTAAATGCAGCAGGATATGATCTTTATTCTATTGAAACTGGTGTAATAAAACCTAAAGAAAGACGATTAATACCAACTGGAATAGCTCTAGCAATTCCTTCTGGATATTATGGAAGAATTGCTCCAAGATCTGGATTGGCTTTTAAACATGGAATTGATGTAATGGCTGGCGTTATTGATTCAGATTATCGTGGAGAAGTTGGAGTAATACTTTATAACTCTGATAGCTTTAATGATTTTATTTTTAATATTGGAGATAAAATAGCACAAATTATTTTTGAAAAACATTATGATTTTGTTTTTAATGAAGTTTTTCAAATTAAAGATTTAAATGAAACACAAAGAGGAAGTGGTGGATTTGGTTCTACTGGAGTTTAATGAATATTTTTATTTTAGACGAGCATCCTGCTACCGCAGCAAGATATCACTGTGATAAACACATACCTAAAATGTGTGTTGAGTTATATCAGCAATTAGGTTCTGCTGTTATTCGTCATGGTGCTACACCTGCCCAAATGCCTTTGACATCCAAAGGAACACCATTAAAGGGTGGTTATCACAATCATCCTTGCACTCGTTGGTGTGGCGATAGCAGAATCAATTTTATGTGGGCAATGACACATGCTTTGGCTTTGTGTGAGGAATATACCAGAAGATATTCTAAGATTCATAGCTGTGAAGCTGGTCTTAAACATTTAGCTGATATGCAACATATGATCGAAGGCGAACAAGTTACTCCGTTTGCTCAAGCAATGCCTGATCAATATAAATCACACGATGCTGTCTATTCTTATAGACAATATTATATCCATGAAAAGAAAAACTTTGCCAAATGGGAAAAATTAAATAACATTCCCGAATGGTGGATACTATGAATACAAAAATTACAAAACTAATTGCAGATGTTTCTAAAAAATGTATTGAAAATAAAATAAACTTTCGTTTGGAATATGCAGAACAAGTGGATACTAACAACATTCCATGTAGTGGTTTTTTTGATGAAAAAAGTTTAGTCGTTGCCACAAAAAAGAAAACAGTCCAAGATTGGTTGGATATCTTAATTCATGAGTCGTGTCATTTAGATCAGTTTATTGAAAAATCTTCTGTTTGGGTTCCAGATGATTTGGGATTGTATGTTGTTGAGGATTGGATTAGCGAAAAACGTAAAAAGTTTAATTTGAGTAAAGTTACTGAAGCATTTCAAAACACAATTCTTCTTGAATTAGATTGTGAAAAAAGAACTGTCAAAAAAATTAAAAAATATAAACTTAATTTTAACATAGATTTGTATATCCAAAAAGCTAATGCTTATTTGTATGGTTATGGTGTTTCTTATAAGAAAAAAGTATGGCCAAATAGACCCTATGAAAAAGCTTTTATTATTAATAAAATGCCAAAAAAGTTTTTGAAAAAAGAAGAGTACTTTAATATTCCAGACCACATACTAAGTCTTTATAAGTATTCTTATGAAAAAAATACTTAAACCATCGGAATTAGAAGATGCTGTATATTACTCTGATTTTAGTGGAAAAATATTAAACGAACAACCTCCGATAGAGATTAATATTGACTTTAATTATGGGTCAAAGTATGATGGATGTAAGTTAGAATTACATTTGGATGATGAAGATTTTGACCAGCTTTTAAGCTTTTTAAAAACCAAATTATCTGAAAATTTTAAACATAATTATGAGCAGTTTAAATAAAGACATTGTATTGGTTTTAAACAAAAATTGGCAAGCTATTAATATCAGTACACCAGCCGATGCATTATCCATGATGTATTCGAATACTGCTACTGGATTAGATATTCGTGGAAAGGACGATATGGTTCCTTTAACTTGGAAACAATGGGTCGATTTATCATGTTCCGAAGACGATCATTTTGTAAAAACGATTCAGGGTAATGTAAAAATTCCTAAAATTATTATTTTGTGCAGATATGATAAAGTTCCTAAAAAACGTCCTAAAATAACTCGTAAGGGTATTTGGATTAGAGATCAGGGGATTTGTCAATATACTGGTAAAAAAATAAATCCAAACGAAGGAAATATAGATCATGTAATTCCAAAAAGCAGGGGCGGTGCTACTGATTGGACTAACTGCGTTTTAGCACATAAAAAAGTAAATGCTAAAAAAGCAGATAGAACACCAGAAGAAGCTGGACTGAAATTAATTCGTCAACCGTATGTTCCGAAAGAACTTCCAGTTTCTTTTTATCTTACAAACAAATATAACATCCAAGAATGGGAATTGTTTTTGAATTCTAAATCATGAGATCATCTTGGCCAAAACATGCAATGGAACTTGCAAAGGTTGCTATGCTCAGATCCGAAGATCCCCATAAAAAAGTGGGTGCTTGTGTTCTGGGACATAACAACGAAGTTTTAGCTGTTGCTTATAATGGTTTAGCCAGTGGTGTAAACGTTCACAATAGCTTTTGGAAAGATAGAGACGAGCGTAGACCTTATATGATTCATGCTGAAACAAATTGTTTGGCAAGAATTCGTCAAGGCGAAGGGAAGTTAATAGCTTGTACTTTGCTACCTTGTTCCAATTGCGCTATTAACATTGTGGCTCATGGAATTAAAGAAGTGTTCTTTAATGAAATGTACAGCAGAGATTACAAGGCTGTGGAAATTTTTAGTTTTTATGGCGTTAAGTGCCATCAACTTGATTAAAGTTCGTATGCCTCTTTTGCCAATCTATAATCGATTGGTTCAGCCATAGAATATTCTTTGACTGCTTTCTCTATACTTTCTTTGACAGTTAGAAGTCCTAATCCAATACTTTCAATTTTATCCGTATTTAAAATACAATTACTTCTACCAACTTTAAATTTGGCATCAGGAATAGAAACAAAATTCCACTTTGGATTTTCGAATCCATAAGACTTTAAAATTTCAACAACTTCTTTGGCTTCAATACTACCTTTATTGGTAACATTATAAACTCCTAAAGGTCTATTTTTTTCAATGAACTTGTAAACAAAATTTACAAGATCATCAACATTAGTAATAGAATTTTGTTGGCTGATTAAATTGTCATAATTTAATAATTTCCAAAGATAATTTTTAGATTCAGGAACGCCATTAAACGGTATACGAATTCTGAAAATATATCTTTCCAAATGTTCGCTCAACTTTTCAAAAGCATCTTTTGTTTTTGAATAAAAAGAACTTTGATTACTATCTGCTCCAAAATTTGGGAGATCGTCTTCTGTGTATTGTTGTGAATACCCATCATAAATACAACCAGATCCAATATGAATAATTGGAATTCTGAGACGGTTGGCGACTTTAGTGATATATAAAGGTACTGTTACGTTATAATGGTAACAATTTTCTTTATCGGTTTCACATGCTTCAACATTGGGTCTACCAGTATAACCAGAACAATTTATAATCCAATCAAAATTTGCTTTTGGATAGTCTGATTCTCTATGTAAAAATTTTACAAATGTATCAGGATCTTCATAATTCAAATCAGATTTACTAATATGAACTATGTTATGTTTTTCATTAGCTTTTGCTAAATAATTTCCAATATATCCCTTTCCAAGTATTAATACTTTCATATTATTTGATTGGACATGCACCGCCTTCACATTCCAAACCTTGAATAGCATCTTCTCCCATATCAGAAGATTTCATTGTTTGAATTGGTTTAACTTTAGCTTTATTTTTTTCGTATGTTTCACCATTAATTTCTTCGTATGGTGCTTGTTTGAATCCGTGATTTTGTCTCAACAAAAAGCTTACAGATTTAATTGAATTTTGATAATTTTCTTCTAACCATTTTTTAAGCTCTGGAAGTTCTTCTTCCGAGTAATATGCGGTAACACTAACTGCATTATCTGACCAAATAGTTTGAAGTTTTTTAACTGTTTCCAGTTGTTTGATAACTCCCATATCTGCTGCAAAAATTGCACCATCTGGTGTTTCGCACGGAAACTCAATAACAACGGTATCATGATTTTCTGAGCCATCAAAATTGATGACATATTCGGTATGATATCCCATATCTCTGCAATATTGAACTAATGGATCATTACTTGCCATACGAACACGACGAGTATAATATTTTGAATAAGCGGGGTGGATTCCTGGTGTAGCACCACCAAGAAGACTTAATGTTCCACTAGGCTTAATTGTTGTAAGTTTAATACTACGAGGCCATCCTTTTTGTTTACTCCACTCTTTATCAAATTTTCTCAATTCTTTATAACAATCGTCAAGCCAATCGACTTTATCTAATGCTTGACAAACACCAGTTACTCCCAAACCAAGACGCATGTTCTTGTGAACAATTTTATTTGTTTCATCGTGAATGAATGGAAGTGCAGCGATTGCTTTTTGTGTTTTATAAAGCAATCTGGCACAATCAACCAATTCTTCTTTGTTTGAAATATTATTCAAATAAAGTTCTGAGAGATTGCAACACTCATAAGAGGCAAGACTAATTTCACCACATGGGTTTGTACCAACTACATTGTCTTCATCGGTTGGATAAAGACTAGAATCCTTCATTGGACCATCTTTAATTCTTCCATATTTTTGAGAAAGAGGAAGGTTAAAGAAACCATAAGGTTCGCCTTTTGCAAAACCAGTTTCTTTATCTGTTGTATAACCATTTTGCCAGATCTCGTTTGAGATGTGGGAAAAGTCATCAGCATAAATCGTGTTGTTAGACATTGCTCTCCAGTTAGGAATATTTCCCAATGACCAATTTTTGGCGCGTAAAAAGAGATAATCATCAGGATCTCCTATAGCAATTTGGGCAGAGCGACGAACATTACCAGAAACAACAATACTTCCAATAATATTACAAATATCTAATACATCGATAGAACGAAGCTTTTTGCCTTCTCTTGTTTGAAAGATTTTTGCAATTTTGTCAATACCTTCGATTAATATTCCTGCTCCGCTTGCTTGTCCACCGAAACCTTGAATCTTTTCACCTGCACCACGAATAAGGATTGTAGAATAATTAAAAGATTTTCCTGTTACATAAAATGCATGAAGAACTCGATCTAAAAGTTCGATCCAGCCTTCACGACTATCTGGAATAATAAACTTTGCATCTTTTGTACATTCATGTGTAATCGTTACACCTTTTTTAATTTTAGGAAGTTCGTGAATATCTTCTCTACGAATAGAAAATCCGACACCACCACCAAGCATTAAATTTTCAAATAAAAACAAAAATGCTTTTGGTTCATTCATAGACACATTCCAACAATTCAATAAAGAATTTGCTCCAAAACGCTCAACTGTGTTTGTTCCTAATTGCCAAAGCATTCTTCCTGCATAGTTGCAACGCAAGTTGAAAATATGATCAAACAGTCTTTCGGCTTCTTCTTGTGTATAATCTGCACCTAGTTTTTGTGCTCCGTTGATACAACGTTGAATTGTTTCATGCCACTCTTCTTTTTGTCCATCGTCTTTTAAACGAGCATATGTTCTTTTATAAACAATATAACCAAGTCCATTGAAACCCCAATTAGTTTTTTTGTTAGAATATTTTTTAACAAACGAATCCGAAATAATTTTTTCCATATTTTTAATTAGATAATTTTTACAATAATCAATATATCATTTTTTAATCTTTTTGTAAATTTTTTTCTTTTTCTTTTTTCGTTTTGCAAGTTTTTTTAACTCTCCTTGATATATTTTGATAGCTAAATATTTTAAAAATTTTGTTATATCTAAAACAGACAAAGTATTCATTAATCTAGATTCAGTATATAAAACTTGGGTTTCGCACCAATCTGGATACAAATAATGAACACATTCATGATAAGCAGTTGATATTAAATTTGTTCTTGGATCTATTTCAATATCTGTCCAATTACAAGAACCATCAAACCCTCTCATTTTTTTAAAAATAAAAAAAGTTGGAGGTTTTCTTCTGATCAAATTTAAACATCTATTATGAATTTGAGTCAATTGTCTTTTGGTCAGCTTTTTCATCTTTATACTTATCGCTATGGATTTGGACGATTTTCGTATGTGGGTTAATGGCTATATTCAATATTACTAAAAAAATATAAGTTGCGAGCCAATTATTAAATGTGTATAACATGTTCATATTGAACAGTGTATTTAAACTCCACATAAACAAAATAGGCCCAAAAATCAAATATACTAAGATTAATAGTAACGCAAAAATATATTTCATGAGTTGAATTATGAGCTTTTTTGAGGGAAAGTCAATTTATTTGTTTGCTTTTATCTTCAAAACTGCTAAACTACTTGCATGATTTCTTTAAAAGTAAAAAGTGTCTTTTCAATACCCAAAGATAAAGAATTTTATAAACCTGAAATGGGTAACGAGTTTCCCCTTAAAACATTTATTACAAATCATTATGGTTATGCTCCTTGTTTTTATAATCTCGAAACTGTTTTTAGTTCTGGTGTGTTAGATTATTTGTTTGAGCATGGTCAACTTATTAATTTTTACAATACAGGCAAATTAGAAAGCATCTTAGTTGGAGAAATCGAAAAAACACACGGAGGGTTTTTTCTTTTTAAATACAAAGACATTTTTGTTAAATTAAATATTAAAAATTTCAACAGTGAATTTTTTGACGATGATTTAGAATTTCTTTCACGCATTCAAATTAAAGATAAAAAGAAAGACACTAAAACTTTTACACTATCTATTATAGGACCAGCAAACTTGAAAGAATACCCACTAAAAGATTTTGCTCAGTTTGCTCTTAACGATGCTCAAGAAGTTAAAGTTCACTTGTTTATCAAAAATCAATATGGTGACTACAACTTTGAACCTATTGCGATTAATCTTCCAGATAATCTTGATCTAGAATCAAACTATGGAAAAAATTTTATTGATGTTGACAAAAAAATCAAAGAAAGATTGGAAGAAAAACCCAACGGTTTATTCATGTTTCATGGTTTGCCAGGTACCGGAAAAACAACTTATATCAAATATTTGGCAGGGCAAGTTAAAAGAGACTTTATTTATATCCCAACAACAATGATCGAATATTTTACTTCCGATCCTAATTGTTTACACACTCTCATCCAAAAACCAAATTCTGTTATTATTTTGGAAGATGCAGAAAAAGCAATTTTAAAAAGACTTGGAGATGGCATGGATTCATCAGCAGTATCTTCACTTTTAAATCTTTCAGATGGAATTTTAAGCGATATTCTTAAAACATCTGTTATTGTAACTTATAATTGTCCAAAACAAGATGTTGATGATGCATTGAAAAGAAAAGGAAGATTACAAATGGATTATGAATTTACAGCATTGAGTGAAGAAGATGCAAAAAAATTAGCAAAAAAATTAAAATATTCTAAAAAGACTATTGATGAAAAAATTAATAAACCAATGACATTAAGCGAAATTTATAATATTGAAAAAGAAACTGAATTTTATGGAGATACCAAAAAAGAAAATCAAAAACAAATTGGATTTGGGGTTTGACGATTTAATTTTATTGGAAGAATCTTTTTCTCATATAAAGTTCTTTGATAAAAATCACACTTATACAATTAATAATAAACCAGCAAAAGAATCTGTTTCTGGTTTATTGAAAAATTTTGAAAAACCTTTTGAATCTGAAAAAATTGCAGGTTTTGTTGCGACAAGAGATCAAAAATCAGTAGAACAAGTTTTATCTGAATGGGAATTTGCAAAAAATTATTCATGTCATAAGGGATCAGAATTTCATTTATTTGTTGAAAATTATTTTAATAGAAAACAAATCACGATAGATTCAAAATCTTTAAAATTATTTTTTGATTCTAATCAAAGTTTTTATGATAACCAATCAACCGAAAAATACTATAAAGAGTTAGCACATTTAATAAAAAATTTTTTAAATTTTTATGATTGGTGGAAAAAAGATCATGTATTAATTAAATCTGAGTTTGTTGTTGGTGATGAAGAAAATGGTATTTGCGGAACTATCGACAACCTTTCTTATAATAAGAAAACAAAAGAATTAGTTATTTTTGATTATAAAACTAATAAAGAAATTAAAAAAAGAAATCCAAGAGATGAAACATTTTTAAAACCAATCCAATATTTGTCTCATTGTGAATACATAAAATACAGCCTTCAATTAAATTTATATCAATATATAATTGAAAAAAATTCACCATTCAAAGTTCCAAAGTCATATATTGTTTGGGTGGCTGATAAAGAAAACTATGAATTGATGCAAACGTTACAACTTCAAAAAGAAGCAAAAATGTTAATAGAATACTATAAATAGTATTAATGAGATCAAAAGACCAAATTTTACTAGAAAATGCATATTCAAGCATTTTATCAAAAGACAACGATATTGAAATGGGTATGCCAGAAGAAAACCCTGAAGCTCCTTTTTCGTGTGATCATTTAGCAGAAAGAGAAGAAGAGGCTATGGCAAAATCTAATCTTTATGCTATCTGTAAACACGCAAAATCTCTTTTAGACTCATTGGAGTCTGGCGCACATTTAGAACCTTGGCAATTAGAAAAAATTGCAATTGTAAATGATAACATTCAAAGTGTTTCTCAAGTAGCAGAGTATGAAGCTGGTGCTCAATCTGAAGAATTTGATATCAATGATATTGATAGTATGGATAAACCAGAAAGTATCCAAAGAGAATCAAAAGAAACTAAAGAAAAGGGAAATCCTTGGGCAATATGTAACAAATCAACAGGTGGTAAAAAAGAAAACCCAGAAAAATTTGAAAAATGTGTCAAAGGGGTAAAGAAAAAAACTGGTTATAAAAAGAAATAATTTTATAGAAATGGGAACAAACCAAGATAAATAATATTACAACTATGAATGATCCATTAGCAAACGCATACTTAAAAATCCTTGAGGAAGGTGTTCCTTCAAGCGAAGTAAAAGGTACAACAACTAAACCAAGCGATGCTCCTTACGGAGACAAGAAAAATAATCTTGTTAAAAAAGTTTCGCCAAAATCAGCAACCGAAAATGCTGACAGTGAAATGGATGATGTTGAAGAAGCTCCAGCCGAATTAACATCAAATGGATCAGACGGAGAAGCTAAAAAATTAGGAGAAGCATCCAATCCTTTTGATGCTCTCTTTAATAAAATTTTAGAAGAAGAAGAAGCATTCAATTTCTCAACTGAAGACAATTCTTTGGAACCAGATTCATCATTTGATATGAATACAAATGATGATGGTCTTGATGAATTTGATGATGAAACAGAAGAAACAGAAGGCGAAGAAGTAACACTCACACTAAGTCGTGAATTAGCTGAAAAACTTCACGAAGCTTTGATGGGAGTTCTCGAAAATTCCGAAGAAGAATCAGAAGATTTGGGTGAAGAAGGTGAAGAAGGTGAAGAAGGTGAAGAAGGTGAAGAAATCGAAGAAACTGAAGAAGTTAAAGAAGAAGCAGTAGATGCTGAAGTCGTAGGACATGCTTTAGTTGATTCTGAAAAACTCAATAAAGGTTTGAACAGTCATTCAAACAAAGTTGTAAAGGGAGCAGTTCCTGTTACAAGTAAATCAGCCGAAACACCACAAACAGGAAAAGGTTGTGATGGAGAATTAAAATCACATTCAACAGAACCAGCAGTAAAAAAACTTCAAAGTAAAAAAGATAATGTTGGTGGAGTAACTGTTGGAAAAACATTGTTTGACAATTAATTAAAATATTAAAATAAAGTTAAAAACCCCGCAATCGCGGGGTTTTTTCTTTGTAAGTACTAGTAATGGATTTTAAATCATACTACTCTTTGAATAAACAAGAAAAGGATTTGCTTAGTCCTAATACAGGGTCACACCATCATCAATCTTTAAACAGATTGGTAGGATCTGGATTAAATCGCAAACACGCTAACTTTGTTGCTCGTAAAGAAACTGAAAAAGAACACCTTCATCCCAAAGTTACCAGTTGTTATAAAAACAAAAAAGATGAAAACTTAACACCATTTGAAGCAAAAGACATTATGAATAAATTTGGTTTATATCCAACTGATGAAGAACCAAAAAAAGCAATTAAACAATTGGGAGTTTATTTATACAAGACCGGACCAGATACATATATTTTAAAATATATGGGACAATAAAATGGAAAAGCTAAGATTTTTAGATAAAAGACTTAACGGCAACGAAAGAAGAAACTTTGATCGTTGGTGGTATGAACAAATTGGTATATATGGACAAGGTGTAACATATTACACAAACCAAACAACTTTAAGTAGTGCATATCATCTTTATGGTGAAAACCCTAGTGCTGGTTTTGGAAATCCAAACGATATGGTAGTCATGTTAAATTTAAATAATGATTCATATCTTCTTTCAAAATTTGGAATTGTTGCAGATAGTGATGTAACTGGAGTTATACACCCAAAACACTTTACAGCGGTGTATGGATTATCTTCTGAACCAAAAATGGGGGATTTGATGAGGTTGACGGAATTTGGTGCTGACAGAATCAACTATCCAAAAAGAGGCGCAACAATATATGAAATAACCGAAGTTGTTGATGAGTTTCAATTTAATCCTCTTGGTGGTCATTACGTTTGGTTTTTCAAAGCGAAACGTTATGATTATAGTTATGAAACTGGAAGTCCAGGACCAGGACAAGGTAATAACGGTCTAGATGATAATGATACAATCGAACAGGCTTCTCTAAACAACTTCAACTACATTGATGATAATACTTGTAGTAATACTTCTGTTTATGGTGAATATTAATATTTTTCGTAATTGAAGTTCTTTTCTGAAAAATCATCATAACAAACATCTATTTGATATTCATCCCTTAGAATTTTTCTTAAAAAAATATTTTCCGTTGCTTCCATATATTTGTAAACTTCTAGTGGTTTAATTTCAATCTTGGAAAATGGGATATTTTTTTCTTGGGCTTTATCAGCTATAATGTTTACTGCTTCGTATAAAGACATCCATTTGGCCCAAGTAGAAGCTTCTTGATGTACTACTTCAAACTTTTTTTGTTTATTTTTTTTCATATATTTAAGAAACTTTTTTATCATCAACTAAAGGAACTCCTGTTACACTCGGAATGTTTAATGGTTCTGTTACTCTTGCAACAACAAATTGAATATTAACAGAATTTTTCTTTTTACAAGAAGCGCAATCAAATTCTACTTTTTCGTTTTCATCTGGTAAAAACGTCATGATATTTTTAGAATTACAATATGCACATTCTAATATTGTGGACAATGGTTCTAATTTTTCTAATTGTTTTTGTTTAGTTTTCTCAACAAAATAGTTGTTAATAATATTGGCTAAAAAAGAAAAGGTAACATATTGAAAAACAAACATTAACAAAAAAGATCCCCAAAAACTAACACCAAATAAATAAAAACCAAATGCACCCAAAGAAGAAATAGAAAATACAAGTGCTGTTGAAAATAAAGCTTTTTTCATTTATACTAAGTTAACAAATTATAAACAGTTTGTCAACTTAAAAATCAAGGTAATTGAATTTGGATTGTGTTTCCTTGAATTGGAGAAGAGTTTATTGGTATATCTTTTGGAACAAAAACTGGATTCTGTGATGGTTGTTGCTCTGCCATATTAGTTATTTCACCTATTTTTAACCCCACATCTTTAATCAAAGAAATGGCTTTTTTTGATTTTCCATATAGCTGAATTAAATCACTTTTTTGTTCTGGTGTTAATGTTGGGTTATTTTTAATGCATTGTGCAATTTTAGACATACCCGTCATTAAATAAACAAAACTGTCTGAGAGATCATCCACAATCGTTTGTAATGGCCAAGGGAAAGCAACTGATGCGTCTGGTGGTGGTGTTGTTAAATTATCAGTTGGAAAGTTTCTTTGGTTTTGATAATTATAGCCGTCTTTAGTTGGTATAGGAGCAAAGTCTTTTCTTGGTGGTGCATTGTATGCTGGATACTGTGCAGGACCCCTATCATAGACTTCTTCTATAATTTTTTCCAAATTCATTTACTTGACTACACCAACCTTCGATAAATTGCCACATCTAGCACAAACCCATTTACATTCTTTTACTACTTGTTTGTCTTGTGGGTTTGTTTTTTCGGTGATTTTACCATGAATTGATGCGCCACAAAAATGACAAGCAATTGGTCTGTTTTCAACCGTCATATAATGGGTGTTGTTGTTCATGTTATATTTACTTAGTATTCGAAGGTTTCCAAGTGTTCTTTTCGTTTTCTAATTTTTCAACAACAAATTTAACAAATTCAGATCTTACAATATCTTCTTTTGTAAATTGAAACCTATGAATACCGAATTTTTTAGATTCTTCACAAGTAAAAAGATCACAAATTTTTGAAAAACCACCTGCTTTATTTTCTGGTAAATCTGATTGCATGGGGTCACCACAAAAGATTATTTTGGAAAATTCTCCCATTCTGGTAATTGTCGTAATAAGTTCACGAAAACTAATATTTTGACATTCATCTACAATAATACATTTAGTAGCCCAGTGCAAACCTCGAATATAATTTACTGGTGTCGCATTAAATCTTTCATCATTTCTTAATCTGTTGATTGATGCTTTATCTAAAAGTTCTTCGAGTTTTTCCATGAAAGGTACCATGTATGCTTCAAACTTCTCATCAATAGTTCCTGGTAAATATCCGATTTTACTATCTGCGCTTTCTACTGCGCTTCTTACAAAGATTATGTCAGATATTTTTTTATTTCTTAAAAGATGAAGTGCGGCATAAACAGCAGTAATTGTTTTTGATACACCTGCTGGTCCTTCTACAAACACACATCTAGTATTTTTATCTAAAAGAATTTCAATTAATTCTTTTTGTTTTTTAGTCCAAGGAAGTTCTTTGATAAAGAAATCAAATGCAACCTTGTCTCTTTGATAAACATAAGGAGACGTATCCTTGGAAGTTTCCATGTTTTTTTCCAACGAAGACTCTTTACGACGAGTTTTCTTTTTAGTCATGATTTTTTAAAAATTAATTAAAACGGAGCACTGTAAGTTAATGAATCTGGTTTAGTATCTTTTTTAACTTCTGTTTGATTGTTTGTTGTTTTTGGCGGGAGATTTTTTGACATTAAAACTTTTATAAGTTTTTCTTTTCTTGCATTATCCATTTGGTCAAAGTTTAAATTTTCTAATTGTTTTATCAGATCATCAGATTCTTCTTCTGAAACGTTTTCATCTTCAGTTGCCGATGTAAGAGGTTCTAATGCTGCTTGTAATCCTTCTTTTTCTCTTTGACCAAGCATTCTACCTAATGGTTCAAACTTCTTTTTTAAAGTTTCTTGGTCTAAAGTAGCTACAGTTTCTAAAAATATTTTTTCAAATCTAGTGTTCATAATTTTAATTACCAATCTTTACAAGCTTGATATCTTGGTGTTCCAGGTTTAGCACTAGAACATTTATGTCTAGCACGAAATGATTTTTTGCGTTTTGTGTTTCCTGATTTACCTGTTACGCGAACTCCTTTTTGGCCCCAATGTATTCTTTTATATCCACCTTTAGGATTTTTAACACATTTCATCCATTTTTTACCTTTTGAAGTAGAAGACGTTTTTCCTGTTACCTTTGTACAGTTGGATTCTGTAAGTATTGTTGATACAAGTAAATCAAACTTATTCATAATATTACTTATTCAAAGACAACACTAAAACAAATTAATAAAAATTGGTAAAAATAAAGATAAATAGTATTATAAAATATGGCAACAAGAACAATAGCATCACCTGGTGTACAAATAAATGAAATTGATCTCAGTATTATTTCCAGACCAATCGGTTTAACAGACGTATTCATTACTGGATTTGCTGATCAAGGCCCAACTGAAGATTTTGTTAGTATTGGAAGTCTTTCTGAATTTGAACAAGTTTATGGAAGTCCAAAAAATGCAGCAGAAAGATATCTTTATCATTCTGCAAAACAAATTTTATTAAATTCACCTGCTAACCTTTTAGTTTCCAGAATGCCTTATGGATCTGGTGGTGGTGAAGGGTACTCCAATCAATATAGTGCTTTGGTATTTCCTATCAGAAACCAAGGTGTGGGTAGTAATATATTTGGGGTAACTACTATTACAGTTCAAACAAATGGAAGTGGGTTTACAACAATTCCAAGTATTGAAATTGTTGGTGGTGGACCAAATGGAACAAACCCACCAATAAAAGCTACAGCAAGAGCAGTGATGGGTCTTTTTAGTGGTCTTTCGGGTGTGGCAGCAATTGAAATTACTAATCCTGGATATGGGTATGTTACAGCACCATCCGTTCAAATAATAGGCGGAACTCCATCTATCGCCGCAGTTGCTAATGCAACTATTTCATTAATTGGACAGGTTACAAATAACTATGAAACAAGTTTAAGTTATGTTTTAGAAGAACCGATTTCAATGCTTCTCACAGAAGAGCAATATGAAAAACTTGTACAAAATGATATTCGTTGGTTTTCTTCATATAGTCCAACAATTAATGGATTCGATGAAATTGGTAAAGCTGGTTTAATTATTCTAAATAATTCCAAAACAACAGTCAATAATTTATATGAAGGATATTATATCAGTATTGCTGATAATTCAGAAGTAAATCCTGCAACCGATTATACGGCTGTAACTGGTGTTAAATCTGTTAATACAATTAATAACAATCAAACACAATCTTATATTTCTATTCCACAAACAAGATTAAATTTTAGCTTGACACAATCATACTCTTCATTTGGAGGAACCAGTATTTCACAAACAATTGAAAATTATCCAATTGGATATGATTTTGGAACAAGATCGTTTAATGATAGTTTATTAATTACTTTATTCAAAATTAATTCGAATCAATATGGTCAAGATACTGTAACTTTAGATTATAGTGTTGCCGAAGGATTTGCTGGATCTCTTTATTCAAAGAGAACTCAGAATAATCCTGGTGGCGGAACACCAGATAGCTTTTATATTGATACTGTAATCAATAACTCTTCAAATAATTTGAAAGTTTTCACAAATCCATATATTTCCACAAGAGGATCTTGGATTTCTGATGATGGTAATCCTACTAAATCAATTAGAGTTTCTGGTGCTGCTAAAAATCTTTATTCAATAGGTGTTTATACATCTGATACAGATTTTTCAGCTAAAGAAGTAGGAAACGTTCCTCTTAAATTACAACGCATTTTAAGAAAAATCGAAAATGATGATGAGATGAACATCGATGTTGTAGCTGAATGTGGTTTATCAACCATATGGGCTGGTGCTAGAATGCGCTCATTAGATCCTACTATTGAAGATACTAGAACAATATTTGATGAGACATATAATGTAAACATTAGTACCATTAAATCTACTAATGGTTCAGCACCAACTGGTACTTTATATCAGTCTTATATTGATGTTGTTAATCAGTTCGTAGTTTTAGCAGATAAAACCAAAAAAGATCATGTGTTTATTGCTGATCCTTTAAGATATATATTTGTTCAAGGTGAAAACTCAAAAACAAGCGAAAAACAAAATTACATATTCTCAACAGACATTTATTGGCCTCTAAAAAATATTTTTAGTTCTGTACAAAGTAGTTATGTAGCTGCTTATGGAAACTGGCTTAAAACAAATGATATAGTAACAAATAAACAAGTTTGGGTTCCAAACTCTGGATATATTGCTGCTGTTTTTGCTGAAACATCACAGGCAGCATTCCCTTGGTCTGCACCTGCTGGTTTTAATAGAGGTACATTAAATAATGTAACAGATATCGGTGTTAATCCAACACAGAAACAAAGAGATCTATTGTATAAAATGAATGTCAATCCTATTGCATTTTTCTCAAATGACGGATATGTCATTTATGGACAAAAAACAATGTATCGTAAACCATCTGCATTTGACAGAGTTAACGTTCGTAGATTGTTCCTTACACTTGAAAAAGAAACACAAGCATTGCTTAAATACTTTGTGTTTGAACCAAATACTTTTGCTACACGCAACAGATTAAAGGGTGCATTGATTCCTACATTTGACAAAGCAAAATTAAACGATGGTCTTTATGATTATCAATTAATTTGTGATGAAAGAAACAATACAGCAGATGTAATCGACAATAACGAATTAAAAATTTCGATTTACATTAAACCAGTAAGAACTGCTGAATTTGTATTAGCAGACTTCATCGCCACAAGAACAGGAATTGATTTCGCTGAACTTAATGGTTAATCAAAAATATAGAATAAGGAGATAAATATAATATATGGCAGGATTACTCGAACAACAAGGAATTGAAAACTTCTACGATAGTGCAATTGCTAATGATTTTGCGCGTCAGAATTTATTCAGAGTCGTATCTCTCGGAGGAGTTAGATTCACAACAGACGAATTGGTTTATGTAACCAGTACAACATTGCCAGGACGCGCAATAACAAACGTTCAGGTCCCATTTATGGGATTGGTATTTAACGTTCCTGGAACAGCTAACTACCCAAACAGTAGTGGTTGGCAGGTAACGTTTAGAGTTCCTCAAAGTTTATCAATTAGAAGAAAATTTGAAGAATGGACACAACAAGTGTTCAATGATGAAGATAGTACGGGTGCGTATGACATTCCAAGTAAAGATGCTTCAAATCAAGTTATATTAACATTAATTGATAAACAAGGAAACCCTCTTCGCACTTACACCTTATTCGGTGCTTATTGCCAAGCTGTAGGAGATTTAACAGTAAACTTAACAAGTGCTGGAGAAATCCTCGAACAACAAGCAACGTTGGCTTATCAATATTGGAGATTATCTCGATAATATTATAATCCGCCATAAATAGTATTATGGCAGTACTACCAGCAATAGCGGCTAATAACCGTAGTCCATATTCTTATTATTTAGATCTTTTAGGAAGTTGGCCTACTGGAATAGCTTTAGCTAGTCAGTGGTTGATTTATTTTGATTTTAGTTCAGTAAATGCACTTAGAAATAATTTTCAACAAAGACTTACAAATCGAGAAAGTGGAACGGCATGGTCTTTAAACGAAAACGTTACTAAAACACTATTAGATGGAAAGTACCAATATACCACAAATATAATGACGGGTTGTGTGTTTGCTAGACAAGTTACTCTTCCTAGTGAAACTATAAATGGTGGAAATGAAGGATTAACGTATGGTGGATTTCAAGCACCTGCGACATTAAACAATCGAGATAAATATCCTAGTTTAAACGTTACCTTTTTAGAAACAAATGCTTCTTTTCTAGATTTAATTATTCGTCCTTGGTTAATTACGGTTGGTTATAATGGTTTAGTGGCGCGATCAACTAACTCCGAAAACTATGTAAAAGCTAATTTTGCTGATGTGGTTATGTATGCAAAGACAGGTTCTTATAGAAAAATGGGTATAAGAAAAGTATATCGATTTTATAATTTGGCTCCTGTATCTATTGGCGGCGAAACTTATTCATATACAGAAGAAGGATTAAAATATTCTGAAGTTAAATTTGTGTATGATAGATATGGTATTTTAGATGAAGAAACTGGAACTTTAATGTCTTTACCATAAATTTAAATGATGGTATTATACAACTACACAATAGATTTACCTTTCAGTAAACAAAAAGTTCATTTTAGAGAACTAAACACACAAGAACAAATTTTATTAGCTAAAGCTGGTATAAATTATGATAGTCAAATTGAATCTTTATTTTTATATTTTAATTATTTAAAAAAAATTATATCAAAATGTTTGGAAGATGAATTAATTTTAAATAAAATTAGTATTTTGGAATTTGTTTTATTAGTTTTAAAAATTAGAATGATTAGTGTGGGTGGAAAAATAGAATTTTTATTAAAAAATAAAAAAGATAAAACAAAAGTTGAAATTGATTTAAAAAAATATCTTTTAAATCTTTATAAGATTGGAGAATTTTTTGAAAATGAAAGTAATTCACTTTTTCAAGAAAAAAATTTAGAAATTAAATTAAGTTGGCCTTCAATTAACTCTATAGATTTTTTTTATGAGTTGAACAGTAAAGACAAAAAAAACTATGAGGTTATTCTGGATTCGTTTCATGAATATGTTGAATATATAAAAATTAAAAATAAAAAGATTATTTTTAATCAATTTTCTTCAGAAGATAAAATAGAAATGTGCAATAAAATTAGTGTAAATTTAAGAAATAGTCTTCAAGATAAAATAGTTAATGGGTTAAAAGTTTTATTTGAAAGTTTATTATTTGATATACAACTATTTGAAGAACAAAGATTTAATTATTATAATTTAAATTTTGTCGAACATTTAAAAATGTTTTTTTCTAATGATATAAGATCTTTATACCAAGAAATTTACATTTTATCATCTTTTAATTTACCACCATCATATATATTAAATATATCACCGTCAGAAAGAAAAATATATTTTTCTATAATAGAAGAACAACAAAAAAGAAATCAAGAAAAGGGTAATGGTGGTGTTGGAGATATAACGCCAAAATCAAATCAAAATTTAGAAGATTTAGCTCTTGAATTTGGGGATACTCCTCCATAATTAGTAGTAAAGTATGCAAGAAAAAGAATCTAATAACATATTAAACGTACAAGATGCGCTTAATGCATTAAGTGAAGTTTCGGAACTTTTTAAAATACAAGTCTGGGTTCCTTCTAAAAAACAGAATTATTCTTTTAAAGAAATTGACGCTAAACAACAAAAAGATTTGTTGAGTGCTGCTATGGATGATAATGTTTACAATTTAGATTTTGTTAAAACTTTTTATAATATTTTAAAAGAAAACCTCTTAGAAAAAGATAAAAGCGAAATCGATAATTTATTAGTGGTTGATAAAATAGCGATTGCTTTGGGGTTAAGAATGCAAATTTCTCCAGAAATTTTAGTTGTTTTTGATGAAAAAAATAAAATATCTGAAAAAGTAAAACTGTCTTCAATTGTTGAAAAATTTAAAAATTATGAATGTAATTTTGAAAAAAATGCAGAAATTAAAAACGATAAAGTTGATTTAAAAGCAAAATTAACATATCCCACAATTAAAAAAGAATTAGATTATGATCTATTTTTTGGAAAATCATCCAAGAAAGCATCTGAAGTTAAAACAAGTGAAGATGTTCAAAAAATTATTTCTGAAGCATTTTTAGCTGAAATTTCAAAATATATAGACTCTATTATCATCAACCAAAGTGAAATAAATCTTAATCAAATTTCTTTTGATCAAAAAGTAAAAGTAATTGAAAAATTACCTAGTGCTTTGATTCAAAAAATATTAGAAATAATATCTCAGTGGAAAGCATCTTTAGATGAAGTTTTAACTGTAAAACACCAAAATTACAGTAAAGCTATTACTATAGATAGCATGTTATTTTTGAGTTAATATTAGAATAGTACTAATAAGTACTATATATGGCAAGTATCGATGATTTACTTTCTCAAGTAAGAATTGACGGATCAGTTAGTGCTAAAGATTTTATTAACAGTTTGTTAGTATCATCTGATGATCAGTTTTATCTCGATAATATTAAAAATGATTTTAAAAGAAGTTTTTTAGAACCTTTTTCTAAAAAAATAAAAGATTTAAAATTAAAAGACGTTAAAGAGGTTTTTGATCCTTTTGGTATTGCTGATCAACAAGATGATTTAAAAAAAGACATTAAAAATTATAGGGAAAAAATTAAAAAATTTTTAAATTCAAATTTTTTGTCTGATAGAGAAACTGAGGAAACCAATAAAGAAAAAATTAAATCCTCTACTGTAAATCAAGTTTTACCTGATAAAATTCAAAGATTGCCAGAGATTGAAAATAATGAAGTTAAAGAAAAAAATATATTAGATGCAATTAAAGAAAAATTTAGCTTATTAACAAATAATATTCAACAGTTTGAAAAAGCTAAAAAATTTCAAGAACAACAAACACTAGGAGAAACAATACCACAATTTAACTATGCGGATGAAACTAAAAAATTTTTAACAGATTTGATATTAAACAAATTAATCGAGCGTTTACCTAAAGCAGAAAAACCAAAAACACAAACACCAGAAGAAAATGAGGGTGGATTAGGGTTTTTGGGAATATTAGGATTATTAACACTATTAAAAAGATTAAAAGATGGTTTACATGCTTTAAAAATTGGATTTTTAAGATTTGTTGATGAGTTAATGAAACTGCCAGGTAGAATATGGAACGCCTTAAAAACTTTAGGATTAAAATTAAGAGATTTTAAAGCATGGTTAGAATTAAGATGGGAAAAATATGTTTCTGAACCACTTAAAAGATTGTTCAACTCACTTAAATTTGATGAACTGTTCGACTCACTAAAACTAAAATGGACTCAAATGATTGATGATGTTAAAAAGTTTTTAAAATTTGATGATATTGCAGAATGGATAAATTTAAAATTTGAAAAATACATCAAAGGTCCAATATTATCATTAATAGACAAATTAAGTGAGTTTAAAACAAGAGTTGTGACAATGTTTGATGATTTCATTGATATGTTTAAAGCTGGAGGAAAGTTTAGTTTTGTTGAAACTGCTATAAAGGGATTAGGTTGGCTTTTTTCAAAATTAAAAGCACCATTTGAATTATTAAAACCTTTAGGAAGACCCGTTTTAGGGTTTTTTAAAGGTTTGGGAAAAATTTTAGGTCCTTTGGCTTTGGTAATTGATCCTGTTATAACAACAATTCAAACATTTTTTAATTTATGGGGTGATGAAAATTTGTCACCTTTACAAAAGGGCATTGCTATCATAACAGGAATTGTAGCTAGTTTTGGTGATATTTTATTTTTTGTCATTGATATGTTATCACAAGGTGTAACGGGATTGTGGAATTTTATTACAGGAAATGGTTTTAAAACCGAAAATCCAGTTTCAAAATGGATGAATGAGGAGTTATATAGAGGAGAAGGTGGATTTGGTGCTGGTGCCGCTATGGGTGCTGCTGAAATGATGCGAAGCTATAACAAAGATCCGAATGGAATGTTTACAGACATGGCGGAAGGTGCAATAAAGAGAGGATCGTTTGGTTTTATTGATCCATTTAAAAATAAAGAAGCTGAAAGAAGAGAAAAACGAATGAACGAAATGGAAGAGGATGGTGTTGTCGATGATGCAGAAATGGAAGAGATTGACAGTTGGGGTACTTTACCAGTTGACGATTTTGTAAAACCTAAAGGAAAGGGTTCTTCTTTGATTGTTGATCCTCAAACGCAACAAATTTTTGAAACCTCACCAAATGATGAAATTTGGGCATTAAAAAGTGGAGGAGTTTTAGATAAAGCTTTAGGTGAATTAAAAAATATAATGACAGATGTAAACAAAAACATTTTGTCTATGAATAAAAATTTAGCAAATACAAAATCAGTTAATAATTCTTCTATTAACATATCAGGAGGAGCTTCAAATAATAAAGATTATTTGTTTGAAAATACTAGAGATCCTATTTTTGCGGATAGAACAAATTGGTGGAATCTTTCACAAAGGACTAGATCAACTGTCTAAATATTAATATGGCTAGTACTGGCGCAAATGGAATTAATAATGCTTTTGCAAGAAACAAATTTTTTTCTGCTCAAGAAGGAAAAATGAATGTTTTAGGTTTGGATAATTTGGGACAACCATACACCAAATTAGTTCCAAAGGGATCTGGTATAGTTAATGTTTTAGAAAAAATGCATTGGAAAAATCCCGGTAGCAACAAAGAAGTTCCTAGTGTTTGGGTTACAGAAAGAGAATTATTGTATGGAACTTGGACTACAAATTTATTGCAAATTTGGAAACAAGGACAAAATTTACTTGGTGGTGGAAGTATTGACTCATATCTACAATTATATTCTGCTGAAAAAACAGGATTTGCTTACAATTTACCTTATTTAAAAGGTTCAGGGGAAAATTTAAGACAAGTTAGTAATGAATGGGTTAAAGCATCTGGACTTGCTGATCTACTTAAAAGCAGTGCAGGTAGTGCTGGTGGTGTGGGTGATATTATCGGTGCTGGTGCTGGCGCAATCGTTGGTTCTGTATCGCCTGGTGTTGGAATGGAGGAAACAAAACAATATGGAAACACAGCACCATTTTCTTTAGAAGTTTCTTTTCCTTTGTATAATACAATATCTTTGGAATCTGCATTTGATCATTATTGTTTTGTTCAGCTTATAACTTTTCAAAATTTAAAAATAAGAACTTCTTTATTGACATTTATACCCCCAAAAATTTATACGGTTGATACTTTTTCTTTGGGTGGTGTTTACATGGCTGCTGCTTACATCAGTAATTTAAAAATTGATAGTATTGGAACTACTCGTAGAATGACAGATTTTTCAACATTTGGACCTACTGAAATAATAATACCGGAAGCATACAAAATTACTATAACTTTTACTGATTTAGTTTCTCCTAGTGCAAATATTTTTGCTGGAACTTTAGGAGGTTCAAAAATAGAAGTAACGAATATCGATCCTACAATACAAGCACAATTACGACAAGTACAAAATGGGGTTGGTGGTTTTGTTCGCGGTGGAGCAGCTTTGGCTGGAGAAGCAGCAGAAACCCTTTTAGGATTATAAAATGAAAAAACAAATAGATTATCCAGATTTGCCTAAACTTTCAGTTTATAGATATGAAAATTTTTTAAATATCTATGAAGATGAGAATGGATATAAATTTTATAACTTATTAAAATCAATATCAGTTTTTCCAGCAGAAAACAGTTCTGTTGAAGAAGAATATTACACTAAACCAAATGATACTTGGGTTTATATATCTTATAAGTTTTATAATACTATTGATCTTTGGTGGTTAATTTGCGAATACAATCAAATTAAAGATGCAACAAAAAAACCAGAAACAGGTACAAAACTAAAAATTTTAAAAAGAGAATTTGTTTGGCCTATAATATCAGAACTAAACAGACAACTTAAGCAGTAATAATTCATTCAAATCAAAATAAAATCTTGCGTATATTTTTCTTTTAGATTTGTTACCGACAGTATATGAATATATTTTATTATTTATTTTAAAAATGAAATGCTTAGTCATTAATTTTTTAAAAAATAAAATTTCAAAATCTACATCTGAATTTTTTTTAAAATATTCAATTAAATCTTTTTCAGAAATTTCTTTTAATAAATCTAAGTTTTCTAATATTTTTAATTTATCTTGGATTTTTTTCCAAAGTCCTTTTTTATCGTAAACATCCAAAAAATAAATAGGCCATTTGCTATTATAATTAGCGGTTCGATCATTTTTTCCTAAAATGATATCAAACTCTTCATTTTTTAAAAATGATTTTTCCATTTTTCTTATAAGTATTTATTAATCATGGGAAGAAAAAAAAAGACGGATAATCCTTTAGTAGATGTCGATAGTATAACTCCAGAAGATGTTTTAGTTGATGCTTCCTTTTATAAAGGAAATGAAAATCTTTTAAGAGGAAATTCTCAGTTCAAATGGACTGATGAGATGATTGATGAATTAAAATTATGCAATAAAAGTATTTTACATTTTGCAGAAAATTATTTTTATATTACGACACTTGATGAAGGAAAAAAGAAAATAGAATTATACAAATATCAAAAACGTCTTTTAAAAGCATTTAAAGGCAATCGCTTTAATGTTGTTTTATCATCTCGTCAATCTGGAAAAACCACAACAATAACAATATATGCTCTTTGGATTGTTTGTTTTCAAAGCGATAAGAGAATTACTATTGTAGCCAACAAAGAATCAACAGCAAAAGAAATATTTGCTCGTATCAAAATGGCATTTGAGCAATTACCAATTTGGATGAAACCAAGTGTTAAATCTTGGAGAAAGGATGGATTTCTTTTGGCCAATGATTCAGCAATTACTATTAGCACAACATCAAGTGCTGGTCCTCGCGGATCAACCAGTAATCTTTTGATTATTGATGAAATGGCTCACTGTCCAAACGAATTAATGAAAGAGCTTTGGAAATCTGCGATTCCAATTATTTCATCTTCCAAAAAATCTCAAATTGTTGTTATTAGTACTCCAAACGGTACAGATAATAAATTTTACGATTTATATAAAGAGTCACAAAAAGATAAAGCAGAATGGCACTGTGAAGTCGTAAATTGGTTTGATGTGCCTGGACGAGATGAAGAATGGAAAGTTCAAACTATTGCTGCTATGGGTTCAAAAGAAGATTTTGATCAAGAGTTTGGGAATGTCTTCCATGAACCAGGTAAAACTGCAATTGATCCAGAACTTTTAGCAGAATTAAAAAGTCAATGCAAAGAACCAATTTTAGTCATGGACAACGGAGCTTATAAAATTTTTGAGGAACCAAACCCACAAAGTTTTTATGCTATAGGTGTTGACGTTGGAGAGGGTATTGGAAGATCAAATACCGTAGCTCAAATTTTAGATGTTTCCGATTTAACTAATATTAAACAAGTGGCAATTTATTCTAGCAATCAGATGAGTCCATTTCATTTTGGTACTCGTTTAATGGGAGTTTTAGAAGATTGGGGGCGTCCACCAATACTTGTAGAAAATAACAATAATGGACAACAAGTTTTGGATGTTTTATGTCATACTCATAACTACGAATCAGTCGTTTCTTATAAATTTGAAGGGTTTAGTCAACATTATAATAATGAAAACCGATTTGGTATTCACAATCACACCAATACTAGATATAAAGGAATAACAAATTTTAGATATTGGGCAAATAGTTTAAAGGCTGTTAAACTATTTGATTTAGATACTCTTTTAGAATTGGAAACTTTTGTTCGTCTTCCAAATTATACTTTTAGTAAAAGAAAAGATGATGACTTGGATGATAGAGTATTAGCTTTAATATGGGGATTGTTTATATTAGATCCATCAATAGCGGTAAAATATTATCAAATAATAGATACAGACGACCAAGGAAGACCTTTAAAAATACAACCAATTGTTGATAATAGTGAATTAATTAAAAAAAGTCCATTATGTAGCGGAAAAGCTTCTACATTTAAAAAATCTATAAACCCAAATGCTTCGTTTTCTTTTGTTGGAAAAATTGAAGAAAATAAAGTAATGGGATTAGACGAGGAAGCTGCTTCCCTTCAACAGTGGCTTTTAAATTGGAATAATCCACCACCAAAATCAACAGAAACTGACAATTCGGATAAGTTATATAATAAGGATAACTACCAACCAGTGATATTATTTTAATATGCAACAACCACCACTAAATAGATCTCGTAACGATAAATTTGTTTTAGTTTTGGATATACCAAAAGCACTAAAAAACAAATATGATTCTACAACAGGAGATTTTTTTGAAATTGATTCTTTACAAATGGCTGTATATGGATCTCCTGTTCCACAAATAACTGTTCCTGCTATTAGTGTTCCATATGCAGGTCAAGTTTACAAAGCAACTTCTGCTTCAAGACCTGAATACAACCCCTTAACAATTAAATTTTTGGTTGATAATGGTTATAAAAATTATTGGCTTTTGTGGAATTGGTTAAACTTGTTAAATGATGCTAAAACTTCAAAAAGTGAACAAAATACAATTCCTGACTTTTCAATTAATGATTCTAAAAGAGATATAAGAATTATTAATCCTATGTCTGATTATGTTTCTCGTTTTGCCATTTATGGAATGGATGAATATAACAATAAATTAATTAGTTTTGAATATACTCATGCTTTTCCTACAAATTTAAGCGAGTTAAATTTTTCAAACCAAGACCCTTCTGAAATTAACTGTAATATAACATTTGCCTTTAATCAACTACACGTTGAGTTAGTTAAAAACGTAAACGATACAAATTGTTAATATGGCTACTTCCAATAGAAAAGGATTTGTTCAACAAATTCGTGATCAAAAATTTTATATAGAAATTTGTTTTTTTAATCAAATTGAAGGACAAGTACCAATAAGCATTCCTTTTTTTTATATTGATTCTTTAAAAATAGTTGAAAGTTTACAACATTGGGCAACTTCTGCTGAATTAACATTAAATACAGATTTTGAAATTTTTACCAGAGGTACAACACAAAAAGTTGTAACTGATAATGGAAAGATTGATAAAATCGCTGCTCCTTATATTGATCGAACAGATGGAAGAAACAGGATTGGTGTAAGAATTTATCCAGTTTCTCCAAATAACGATGAAAACGTTTTTCCAAAATATAGATGGGAAATGTCTTATGATTTTGTTGTAGTAGACGTTGAAGATTTACCTACTCAAAATAGTCAAAGGAAAAAAAGAAAATATACATTGATCGATGAAAGATATCAAATATTAAAAGAAAGAAACATTGAATGGTCTACTAGAATAATGGCGGCGGCAACATATTCCAAGTTACCTTATGAATTAACAGATGAAGAATCTTCAATGAATCCTAATGATATTTTACGAGAAATTATAAATTTAGCAGCATCAAATCCCAACCCATCGGTTGGTGTTAATGATCCAATTAAAGTTGGTTATTCTGAAGAAGGTAGTATTGATAAACCAACAGTTCCTTTAAACAATTTTAATTTGGATTTGTGGGATGCTGGAAATGTTAATAATAAATTGCAAGCAAACAATGTCGCAAAAACTTTTGCTTTAGATGATATTGAGTATATTTTACCTTTTTGTACTGGAACTGATGGATATCCTGTGATTTTAGATTTTGGTAGATCTTCTGTAGATAAAGCATGGCACTTAACATCTTTAAAAAAATTATTTGAAAATTCTAATGAAGAACAAGTAGAAAGATTATTAATTGAAGATGGGTTGTCTCCTAGTGATAGCGAACCTTATGTTGCTAGAGCAGATGCTTCAGAATCAAATAATGTTAAAAATTTTACTTCAGGTTTGGCATCTCGAATAAGCAAATATAAATTTTCTCCAATGGTTGCAACTGATGATAATCAGATTTTAAATAGAGCACTTCATTTTTATAATCATTCTACAGGAGAATTTTCAATACTAATGGAACAAAATACCGCTAAAAGTGTTTTAGAAGGATTTAAAGAAATTGCTCAAAACGGACTTTATAGTTTTAAAAATGGATACAGTCCTCAAATCATTTCAAACTTAAATCAAACTAAAGCAAAAGGATTAATGACTACAAACGAATTAAGTCTTTCAGGTCCGTTTATAACAGAAAATAATACTAGAAATCAAATGATGTTAGATTTTTTATTTTTGTCACAATCTGTGACTTTTCAAGCTTTGGGTTTAACATTAAGAGCACCTGGTAAGTTTATATTCATTGATAGATTTGCATCTGCTGATAGCAACCCTTTTGATGATAGATTTTTAGGACAGTGGTTAATGACAAAAGTATCTCATCTTTTTACACAAGAAACATATATGAATGAAGTTGTGGCAGTAAAAATTGATAGTTTTGGTAAGTTGTTCCCAGAAGAAGATAATAAACTTTAAATATGAATAAAGAAAATTTAAAACAAATGATGCAAAAAAACCAAATTCAAAGACTTGCTTCTTCAAATAAGAATAATTTTCCTACTCTTCCACAAATGGCAAAAAATTTAGGAAGAGATGTGGTTAAAAACATTCAAAGCATATCTCAAGGAAATTCAATAAATGCTTCTTCAGAAGAAGTACAAAAAAGAAAATCTATCTGTCAGGGTTGCGAGTATTATAACTCGTTTCAAGATCGTTGTGTTAAATGTGGGTGTTTTCTAGCAGTTAAAACTTATTTAAAAGCATCAAACTGTCCCATTAATAAGTGGTAAATAATACCTTTCAATGATTAATTTTGAATGATGGTCTATTATTTTTCTTTCATATTCAATTTTTTCATTTAACCTACCCCATTTTAAATGGTAGTCAGCAGATTCTTTAATAATTTTATTATTAATTTTTTCTGTTTCATTGGCATCAAAAATTTCTTCTCTTTCTATAAAAATACATAAGCCTTTCATTTCATTTTTAAGCCAAAACAGTTCATCTTTAGGATATTCTGAATATCGAATATCTGGAATAATATTAACGCAATTTTCTTTTAATTCAAATTTTTCAATAAAATATCTACCATTTGTTTTTTGTCTCATTAATTTACCATATTCTACCAACAATGGTCTAACAGATTCTTTTTCTTGGTTATTTTCTGTAAAAGAATCAAATTCAATTTTTTCAAAAAGTATTTTTTGTAAATCTTGTTTAACAATATCTCCAGCAATAGATTTTCTCATGGCTGGTAAATCTAATTTCTCAAATTCTCTAATTAATCCTCGACATAACGTATCTTTGCCGCATCTGGCAGCACCAGAAATGCCTATAATTGGATAATTCATACTAAATATATAGTATACATTTAAAAATAAAATTATCAAGAAAAAATAAGTTATCTGAGTAAGTTTTTATATGGCAACCAATTCAATCACTAATTCTTTATTTCAGGGGGTTAGTCCAGCAACCGCCGATCAAGTTATTAATGGATATAATCCATTTTCTTCTAGTTCAACTTCTGGAAGAACCACTGTTGGTCAAACAAATCCCCCAACTGGTATTACTGTTGGTGGAGGAACTGGTAATGTTTTTCAAACATTAGCTTCTAGCGTTCCTGCTGTGCAAAATGCTGCTGCCGCAGCAGGAGCAGCATCTAAAAGAATAACAACGCAAGCAGGATCTAATCAAGTAAGATTTGGAACTCCTACAGGAAGGTCGCCTTCTATGTTGAGTGGTGAATATAGTGAACCAACATCACAAGAAATTAGAGAACTTGAGAAAAAAACAAATCTAACATTATACCCTTATATTTTTGGTGGAGAATTAGCAAAAATTAAACATCAGTTTAGCGATTTGAATGTTAATAAATATTATCTTTTATTATCTCTTTTAGTTTATGGATTTGATAACGCAACTTTAAGATCTGCTACACAAGGACAAGATGCTTATATTATAGATGAAGCATTTATTGCAGATTTTTTAAATCTTCCTAAACAACCAGGTTTACTAGAAGCATTACAAAAAACACCTGCTTGGCAAAAAGGTTGCTTTGATGATATTGGTAAACTTGGTGTTACTGAAGTGAATGCGGATCGAATGGAAAATAATCCTATCACTGGTCCAGAAAAAACTACACCAAGTTTAGTAGAAAAACTTTTAAATCAAATTCATCCTGATACTGTCGATAATATTGAAAAATTTTGTAATGTTATACGCACACGTTCTTATCTATCTATGCCAAAGGGAGCATTCGGTTCTATTTCAAGAATTGTTGCAGGAATTAATGGTGTTATTGGTGCTTTTCAAAGTATTATCAACGACATCTACAATGGAGTTATTATTTATATTCAAAAAATTTATGCTTGGATTAATGGTATTATAGTTCAAATACAAAGAAAATTATTAGAAGTTATCGAAGATCTAATTCCATTAGATTTATTATGTTTAATATTAGATACGTTGCAAGTATTACTAGATGATATCAACTTTTTTACATCATTGTTTAATATGTCAGGGTCTTTTACTAATATCTTAAATAGTGTACAAAATTTTGTTAACATTGCATCAAATTTTGTTACAAATCCATTTACAACAGCTATGGCATATTTGCCACCAGAAGTTCAACAAATTGTTGATACTGTAAATCAAATTGGTACAGATCCTGGTGGGTTTTTAGCTGATCAACTTTCTAACTATGGTTATGCTTGGGTTGCCACGGCACTTCAAGGAAATTTGATAGGTGCTTTAGTAAATAAGTTTGGACCTGGTTATGCAGCAATTACTCCACTAGGTAATGTTCTTTCAAAAGCGGGTGAAATATATCAAAGATACGGTGGTTCATTTCCTCCGATTGCTGCTTCACTTGGACCGAATGTTTATAATAGTAATAGAGAAGACATTTATGGGCATCCTTTAGATCCTTCATTCATTTATAAAAACATCCAAGAAAATTTTAGATCGATTAGTCCATCAGTAGGACAAATTGGAGAAGGGGTTAAAAAGATTCCTGCTGATGTAAATTCATTTATTACTAGTTTAAATCCTTTTGATGGAAAATGAAAAAAGTTTCTGGTAATCATTTAGGAATTGTAGTTAATACAACTGACCCCGAAAATAGAGGAAGGGTTCAAGTTTTTGTTCCACACATTTCCACAACTTTATATTCTGGTTGGAATGAAAACTTAAAAGATATAAAATTTAAAACATTTACATCTGATGTTTTTACTGACGAAATAAAACAAAGATTGTGGTCTTTGTTACCTTGGGCAGAAGCTGCGGTCCCGTGTTGGGGTGGTGGTACTGGTGCTCCAATTGATGAAAGTACAGGGTTACCAATGCCAATACCAACGGATCAAGCTTTTGCTTCTCAAGGACCTTCTGGCACGATTAGATATAAATCAGGCATATCTGGTGATGGTTTACAGGGATTTGTTAAAGAAAGGACTGCCGCTTTTTTTGGACAGTTTCCAAACGCAACTATAACGAGTACAACTGGTGGAAGGCACTCTGCTGGAAGTCTTCATTATTCTGGAAGAGCGATTGATATTAGAACTTATGATCAAAACCCAGAAACAATTCGTCAAATGGTAAATTGGTGGGGTACAGTTGGTGGCGCAACAGAAATAGGATATGAAGTAAACAGTAGCAGTCCTCACTTACATATTGGTTTTAGAACAGATGGTAGAAGAACCGCTTTTAACGTTGGAAGCACCCCTTCATGGTGGGGTGGTTTTGCTTCAGGATTTAGAAATGGAAGTTTACAACAATCTCCAACAAATCCTGGTACATCACAAGCTATTGCTACGGCATCAGTTAATCCTAGATCTGTTCCAGCAAAAGATGGGTTAAATAATAAAAAAGGAGAAAGAACTGGATCTGAAACAGGTCCTTCACAAGTTTCTGGTACAGGATTTAGTCAAAATTTTTTGAATGCTGTAAAAGATTGGGAAGCTGGACCAAACAGAGAATATTTTAACTCAACTGCAATAGATGATGGTGGAATTTATACAATAGGTTATGGAACAGAATCTAGACCAGGCGCAACAATTACCGAAGCTGAAGCATCCAGAGCATTGATTGCAGATTTAAGTAAAAGAGCTATTGTGGTAAATAATGCATTAAATAATCGAGGAATTACGCTAACACAAAGTCAAAAAGAAGCGTTGATATCTTATACATTTAATAGAGGACCTCGCGGACTTAATGAACTTTTAAATAAATCTGGTAAAACTTGGGATTCTATAGGACCAAACATGTTAAAATATTGGGGAAAAAATCCAGATGCTCAAGCAGGATTAGTTAATCGTCGCCAAAAAGAACTAGCACATGCCAATAATGATGGTTCTGGTGGTGGTGCTGTAGAAGGAGACGGTTCAAATGTTTTTAGAACTACAAATGCTGGACAAAATGCATATGCCTCAATCAACAGTCCAAGAGCAGGAGGACCGATGGGCTTTTATTCTACACCCGCAGTTGGAGCAAAAGTTTGGGTATTTTTTGAAGCAGAAAATCCACAAAGACCTGTATTTTTTGCAAATGCTTACGAACCTTCAAATATAATCTAAACTTGTATATTTGAATGCTTTAATAAATATTAATAATGGCTACTTTCTCTTATAGTCCTACAAAATTAAACGAAAACGAATCCAAACAATATAGTGTAATTGGTGGTGAGGCAGGTTCTATTTCTATGGGACAACATGTGGTAAAAGATCCTTATGGTTCTTTTATTTCGGAAGATAGATCTCATATGATTTTATCCGATAAATTTGGTAGCTTAATACAATTTATTGGAGGAAAAGTAGTATTTAAAACTGCATCCGATTTGTGCATGTTTACAAATCAAAACATGTTTATGTCGGTTACAGGTGATGTTCAATCGAGTATTGGTGGTAGTAAACATGATTTTGTTGAGGGTGATGTTACTGCACAGGCAGGTAATGACAAACAAAGAGCCGCTGCTGAAAAACTTCAAGGATTAACAAGTCAAATAGATAAAGAAAAATTAGATACTATTAAATCTACCGAAGGACAAGAAATGGATTGTCCAGTTTGTTCTCAAAAACATTTGTCAGAAAGAGGTTCTGCTTTAGTTGGAAAAATTTTTAAAACGTTAAGAAGATTTTTACCAAACATGGCATATCCTTTAGATATTGTTCAAAAGATTATAAATTTTTTGGTAGTTCCTTTTTTAAATGCATCAACTACAAATTTATCATTAACTGGAGGAAAAGGCTGTGGTAGTCCTGGCTGTAAAAATGGAAGAATAAAATCGCCAGCAACTGCTGTTCAAGAAGGAAACAGTAAAGCAGCCGATGCATATGAATCTAGAAAACTTCAAATTGCAAGCGCACAAACAGAAATGGGAAAAGGTGGTGCAAAGGTTGTTAGAGAAGGGGGCGATGTAGTTTGGCAGGTTGGTTTAGCAAAAAATGATGCACCAACAGTAACGTACAAAGATCCGGTTCCTACGGCATTATATTTACAAAATTCAAAAATACCTGGTGAATTTTTTGCTCTTGGCGCAAAAGGAACAGCAAAACAAGCTATACATTCAGATCCTTTAATTAATCCAGGTAGCTTATTGCTTGATGTTGCTAATAAGTTTGAAGTTTCGGCAGGATCGCCAGGTGTAGATTTAAAAACTTCTGGTAAAGCAACTTTTTCTGGTGCAGTTACAAATATTGTTGCAAACCAAGGAGAATTAACTTTAACATCAGGTAATAAAACAACTTTAAAAGGAAAAAATGTTTTAATTGATGCTAGAGATAGATCTGGTGATAGTGGAGTTAAAATTGAATCTGATAATACTCTTGTTGCTGGAAAGTTAAGTGTAACTGGAGATCTTGCTTTAAAAGGATCTTTGATGATGGATGGGGGATTGTATGTTACACATTTAACATGCCCATCAGAAAGAATTCAAACATCTCCTAGTGGTGGAGCACATTATGTTCATTCAAATGCAACGTGGAATGATTTTGCTCCAACAAAAGCAAGTGCTTTGGATATATTTGATAAAGTTTTTAAAAAAGCTACCCGTGATGTTTATAATGTTTTAACTGCAAATATTTTAAGTTTTGCCGAAATTCAAACTTTAGTAGAAGAAACATATTCTACTATTATGATGAAAATTCCTTTGGATAATTTTGGTTTACCAACTGGTATTGGTATTAGTGGTTGGTATCCTACTGGAATGAAACCGTTGATGGTTATTGTTCCAGGTGTTATGCCTGGTCCTGGTGCTGCTCTTGGTTTTGTTATTCCTGGCCAAGTAACCCCTGTATTCAATTTTACACATAATCATAACAGTCCAGGACAAAATCACTCACACGACACGACTGTACCAGCTTTTAATGGCTATACGGGTGCAGCAGCAGCAAGAGCAGCCAGACCAGATCCTACACACGTACCAACACCTGCACCTGCTAGAGGTATGGGCGAGTCACCTGGACATAAAACAATGGGTGATATTTCTTCTTGTGGTGGAGGTGGTGGAGCGTTTGTAGGAAGTGGTGGGGGTGGTACTGCTTCTCCTAGTAGAGTTGATACGTCCCTTGGTAGAAGAAATCAGAAATATAACATCAATACAAACGATGCCTTTAACAATCAAAATTATGTGGATATAACACCACAAACTGGAAACTACTCATTTAACCCAGACGGTAGTTTAAATCCACCACCAGACTTTAACGGACTAGGAAATTGTTAACTAACTTTAATACTCGAAACTGGAGCAGCATTTGATGTACTAATTTGTGTTCTGGCTTGTTGAAGAAACATATTAGTCATCGCACCAATCACCGATTGATTGTTTGCGTTATTTGGATTTAGAAGTGTATTATATGATAGTGCTGCATCTCTGGGATCTATTTGTAGATTGCTAATAATATAATTGTAATGATCTCTTTGTGATTTTTCTGTGGTCATTATTTTTTTATAATCAAAAGTTTGTTCAGCAAACCCTTTCATAATTCCGATATTACCAAATGGCATATCATTATATACATCAATATTTTTTATATTTAAATTTTTTGCTACTTTCATCATAACATCATCATAATATTTTAAATATATTCTTTGTGTTGATACGTTTGATGCATTTTTAAAATCTAATACAACAAAATAATTTTTTGTCATTTGATAGAATGATAAACTTGCTTTCCATTGTGGGTTTGAAAGAAACCATTTACTAATAAAGGATGTAAAATCCGTAGCGTGTTTTTCTTTTTCTGTTTGTACAAAAGTAGATACAAATTCTTTGACATCTTCTGGTGTAAATCTTTTTAAAAGTTCATCTACGTTCCATGCGCTAGGGGGAACTGTTAAGGCCCCAAATTTGTACTCTTTTATTCCTGATAAATCTATTGATATCTCAACGTTTTGTGTGGTTCCCTTTCTTACTGGCATACCTTCTGAATCACAAACGACATTATTGATTACTTGGACGCCGCCAGCTTGAAGTACTTCAGTTTGAGTAATAACTCTTGGAAGAAAATAAAGCCATGTTGCAGACAATGTTAATCCTAAAGACACTCTAGGATCACCAACCTCTAATAATCCAGTAAAACTTGTGAATGGGGTTAAATCGAATTCTGGTGGTTCTACAACCACTGGATCGACAGTCTCGTCATTTGCAACTTTTAAAATATCACAAAGAAATGGGAGGATGTTATAATTTGGGTTTAAAAAATTGGCAGAACCCGTTGGGAAATTTGAAGGATTCCACAACGGACTTTTACACAAAATATCTTTATCTACTTCAAGCATAATTAATCATCAAGAAAATTTTCTTGTTGTTGTTTAATAAAAACTATTTTTAAAAATTCCATAATGGCATCTCTATCTCTTGCCTTATTAAAACTTTGTAAAATAACTCTTTCTCCTTCTAAATTATATCCAAACAAAAGAAAAGAATCTAAATATTCTGTAACAATAGATTTCAATAAAGACAAATCTCGCATTGCAATTTGTTGAGATTGTTTATTTTCTTTTAACCACTTATCTAAACTTTTTTGTAGTTCTAAATTATTGATTGCATCAAAAACTTTTTTTTGTAATTCATCGTTTTGTTTTTGAGTCATTTTTTTTTCTATTATATTTTCAAAAGAAGAAAGCGAAGGACTATTTGTATTTTGTAAATTTTTCTTCTTGGAGTACGCCATATTATTACTTATTATACGTATTTGATTTATTATTGATGCTAAATTTTACTAGATATTCAATAACTGTTTCGATTGAACTGGTTTTAAGTTTAAAATTTTCAGGTATAAATTGTCCCCCATCATGGATTTCAAAATATTCTTCACCAAAGTAGTTGTGATTATTAAAACACGTTATAAACACCGAAGAAACTTTAGGGTCTACTACTACAGTCCAAGATCGGGCATCTGAATTGGAATAGTCTGTATACAGTTTATCTGTTACATACCCGCTGTCACGCAATCTTTTAATGAAATAACTAACTGTTGTGATTTTGTTTCTAGACATATATTATAATTTATTTTCAAACAGTTATTTAACAAGGGCAGAAATTATATATTTTAATTCTGTATTTTGTTCGTCTTTAATTTGAAATATAAAGACTTTGTATTCGTTATTTATTTTTACTGTGATGTTATTTTTAAATGTTGCTAAACTTTTAAAAATTTCAATTTTTATTGAAAGAGGATTTGATATAGAATCGCCATCAAATTGATTCGAAACTAGCATTGAAACGTTATCAATATTTTGTAGGGTTTTATCATCAATCTCAGCATACACCTGATCTTCTTTAGTATAAAAATATATCTTATTAACTTCATTTACGAAAGAATAAGCTGACATAATTTGTCTAACCTTTTGCGCCGAAATTTCAAAAATTGTGTTAAACTTTAATTTAGCAATTGTTTCAATATTAATTGTCGATTCTTTAATAATGTTGTCATCAACTAAATGATATTTAAAATGTGTATTTTCTTTCGTGACTTCGTTTGAAGACTTACAAGTTAAGTGATTGTTTTTGTGTATAAGTTCAAAACTACCGCCTTCTCCTAAACACTCTAAACCTGTTAAAAACTTTTTGATGTTTATCAAATTTAACTTCAAGTCTTGAATTTCTATAGGCAATTTTGTTTTTGCGTATAGAATAACGCTGTTATCTATAGAAGAACAAACAGTATAAATGCTGTCTTTATTAGTTTTTAAAACACAGCTTTCAGTTAACCTATTAACTGGGAATAAAATTTTTTCTAAAGCTGATTTTGGAATTGGAATATGTCTTTCATTACTCATTTTTATACTTTTCTTCAAGTAATTTTAGCATATTCTCTAATGTTTTGCTAATACTTTTTAAATGCTTTTCAATATTTTTATCGAAATTTACTACTGATTTATTATCAGTAGTTTCTTTAATTATATTAGCTTCTAGCTTTACTGGTTGTGGTGGTTGTGGTATTTGTTGTGGTTGTGGGACGTTTGGTAATATTTGTGGCATTACCTGTGGTGCATCTGGAACCATTCTCCTAATAACATCCTCTGATGGTGGAGCAGCAAAACCAGAAGGAACTTGTGAGAATTTATTTTGAGTTCGAAAATTTGGGTCTTGAACTGAATTTATAAACTCTTGGATGTTAATTTTATTAGCTGGTAGTGAACTTCGCTCAATGGTTAGCTGATCAACCTTTTTAAGTTGAGAGCTAACCATTGCTGCGAGTTTAGCAGCTTCTAAAGCTTCTAATCTTGGATCCATTTTACAGGTCTTTTAAGATCTCTTGCATTTTTCTATCTTGTTCAGATAGCTCGTCTTCCGAATTAACTGTTTCGGTAATTTCTGGTTCAACTACATCAACTTTGAAATCATCTTCATGATGTTCTGTTTTTTGAACTTCTTCTTTACCGAGAAAGTGGAAATCCAAAATTTCCTTGATCTCATCATAGTTTTTTCTTTGGAAGATTGTATCCAAGCTTTTAATTGAAGAGTATACCTCATCGCTATTTTCAAGACCCTCAATTTGTGAAGGTGACACAAATTTAGAGCTTGTGTAATTTGGATAACCAGCAGCATTCTTTTCTACTTTAATTCTAAGATTGCATCCTTTTTCGGACAAATCAAAAATTCTAAAACCAAATTCTGATGCATCATCTCCATCAATAGCAGATTGAATTACTTTCTGTAATTGTGCTCCTGCATTGAGGATTTTAACTTGTCCTTCGTTTGAAGGATTCGATGGATCACTGATTACATATACATTATAAAGCCACTTTTCTGCTTTTTTCAATGGTTTAACTTGGTCGATAAACGTTTGATTTTTGGTAGCCCACATTTTTGCACGATATTCATCGATTGGACACTTTTCTCCATAAGTGTTTGGGCAAAGAACTGAAACTTTTTTACCAGTTTGAATGCTATCAAAAATGTGTTGATAATAATGGAATCTGGTCTTTTTACCATCTTCCAAATTAGGAAGAAGACGAACCAAATATGTCTTATCTGGTTCAAATTTCATGAAATCTTTGAAACCTGAATCAGTATTGGTTTTTGTGGTAAGTGCTTCCTTGAGGGAATCGAATAGGCTTTCGTTGTATTTGTTATTCATAATTTATATCTTTTATCTTAGCATGTTTTATTTAAGTGTCAAACTATTTTTGACAAAATTTTTGACTTTAGCGGTTGCTGTTTTTGTTAATTGTTGTGTTTTAGGGGATTGTTGATATCTTGTTTTAAAAGCTACCAAATTTTCGTAAAGATTATTGGCAAAAAGATATATTTCATCTTTTGGAATTTTATCTAAAACTCTAATAAAGTCTCCAAGCTCCATAAGGCTATAAGGATTGATTCGATGTTCTCTATAGTGATTCAACCAAGAATACATGTAGCCAGTTTTATGATAGATATAATCTTCAATAAAAATTTTATGTTCTAAACAAAACATTCCAACAAACCTTAAACTGTTTTTTATTTCATCTAATTGTTTTTCAGGATCTCTGTCTTCTTTTTGTTTTTGAAAAAGCGCATAGGTTTTTAAAGCACTTCTTGTTGTAAAATAATTTAAAGTGGGATATTTTTCATTGGGATGAAGTTCATTGAATGCCAAAAAATAATCATTCCAATTAATATGATTGTATCTTTTTAAGAAAGTTTCAATTTTATGAAGAAACGCAACCGTATTGGGATCAATGTCAGAAAAATTTTTTCTTAATTGATAAGGTTGTCCCTTTCTTAAGTGTTTGATATAAAAATTGTAAATTTGTTTTTGTGAATCGTTAAGAGTCATCTTTTTTTATTAAATTTTGACCTAAACATTTTTTTATAAACGTTTGGTGTTGAACTTAAATAGGTTCTAATAATTGATTGGAGGTTTGATTCTCCCAATAAAGCAAAATAAATTTTTTGCGTTTTTTTATCATCTACCAAAAATTTTAAAAAATTTAAATAATTCATTTTTTTGTTTTTACAAATACAAACAAATGCTCCGAATTTCATTGTAATTTGTTCAAATTCTTCGACATCTAAAGCATTGGATGGGTTTGATACTTCTTCTAGTTGTTGTGTTGATGTTATAATCATAGCGGATTTAATTTTTTTGTCAACTCCATAAATAATGGAGTAATTTTGCCACCTGCGGATAATGTTGTTCCGTTACCATCGCAATATTTTTGTGCAAATTTTAAAAGATTGATCATTTCTTTTTGTTTTGGTTGACGAATACTAACATTTTCTGTTTGGGTATTAATATAAAATAATAATTCAGGTTTGTGTTTTTTGATTAAACTATCAACAACGATACTGTTGAATTTATTTGTCATAGCTGCTAACACCTTTTTAGGTTGTCCTTCTATCAAAATTTGACCAGCATAACATTTTGTCTCTGATAATTTTTTTTCAGCTTCTTTTTTAACACTTTGAATTAATTCTTTTTGAGAATCTGTAAATGGTTTAAATCCGTTTTTGTACGTATTAATAAACCTTGAGAAATCATTTTTAAATTGAGTCCAAAAAATAATATTTAAATCATAAGATTCGCTAAAATTAAAATTACCAGATTCGTAATCATTAGCCAAAAGTATTAATTTTTTTTGATCATTGCTCAATTCTACATTTTTTTGAAAGAGTTTTCTAATAAACATAGAACCAGAATCATAATCTGAATAAACAATTTTTGATTTTTTAAATTGATCTACGTATTTTTTTGAATCAACGTGGTGGTCTATAATAACAACATTTTCTTGATCCATGTTGGGAATAAAATCTTCCCTTAAATATAAATTTAATAAAATTGTTTTTGGTGGATTGATAGTTTTATTGATAAAATCTTTAACTGGGTTTATATCTAAATTAGATATTTCTTGATATGTGATTGTATCGTTAGGATGCGACCATAAAAAGGTTAATAAACTAATTGCGCCATCGAGGTCTTTATGAGTAAAGACTTGATACACTTTGTTTTGCATAAGGATATTTATGCACTATTGATTATTTTTCATCATTTTCACTTAAATTTTCTACAAAATTTAGAGTGTCAACAATATTAGAATTTAAACTAGCCTCAATATCATCGGTAAGTTTTGGCATTTTTCCTTTTACAGAATATTCTTCGGAAAACTCTTTTGGTTCTTTCAATGAAAGAGTTGGATAATCAATTTCTAAATGAGTATAAACTTGGCGTGGACCAAATCTATTTTTTTCAACTCCCATATGTATGATACCCAAGTCAGAATCTCCTTCTTCCGTCCAAATGGAGATTTGAGCGTCCACGGTGTGAGAAAGACCCATAGACTCGCTTGTTTTGTCTAATTCTGGTTTGGGTGTAGAAACTGCCGCTCTATTTGCTTGTGTGGCAGAAATAACAGGACACTCAAAATCATAAGATAATGCACGTATACCCTCTGTTACTTGTTTAATTCCTTCATATGAGCTTAAATTGTTAATTGCTGGTGCTACAAGGTTAATATAGTCAATGATGATAACATCTGGTTTGATGTTATTTTTAACTAGTTTGTTTATGTATGCTTTTAAATTTAAAACTGTAACTGATTTGGGTGGAAATTCTTTAATGATTAATTTTGAATTTTTATTCTTAACTTTATATTCATGTAAAAAGTTTCTTAATGGACTAATTTGTAATTTTAAATCATCACAAGGAATTTTTGAAAGTTGAGCGGAAATTCTTTTTGCATAAACTTGTTCTGGCATTTCTAAAGAAATTAAGACAACTGTCTTGTCTTGATTTAAAATATTAGTTGCAATGTTTCCAAGAAATATAGATTTTCCGACATTAGTAATTCCATAGAACACATACAAAGATCTACCTTCTGCCATAAAACCGCCACCCAAATGACTATCAAGCCATTTCCAACCTGTAGATAGTGTTTTAAAAACTTTTTGAAGATCTTCGCAATGCGAGTCAATTTTTTCCAAATAATCAAATCCAATATCATCCATTAATGATATACCACATGCTGATTCAAACTTTTTTAAAATTTTACTACTGTCAATTTCTCCAGATTGAACATCAAGGTGTGTCTCAACAACCGTATTCAACACGGCCTTTTCTTTTAAAAACTTTTCAGTATTTTTAATTAAAACATTTTTATTGTAGTTCTTATCAATAGAATTAAACGAAAGAACCAACTCTTTTAAAGCATCTTTTTGTTCTTGGGTAACTAGATGAGCTTTTAGTTCTGTGATATTTGGAACAGTTTTATGTTCTAGATAAAACTCTTTCAAAACAGAAAAAACGGTTTTGATATTTTTATCTTTAAAAAAAGATACTTCAGAATGTTCTAAAACAGTTTCTAGAAAATTTTGATCTAAAATAGCATTGTAGATAAAAATCTTTTCAAACTGATCATGATCAAGAACCAAGCCTTTATTCACCATCATAAAATTATAATGCTTTTTAGATAAAAAGCAATATTAATCAGCTTTCTTTATTAAATTTTAGTTCGGTTTTAAGCTTTTCTTCTAGTTTTGGTAGAATTTTTGCCCAAACTTCATCATTATCTTTCCAATCTTTATAAAATCCTAAAATATCATCACCTAAAACATGTCGGTGTCCTTGTTTAGTTAGGATTCCATAACCCTCTGCCATTTCCAATAGTCCAGAATATTTGGATATACCAGATTTGAAATTCAAATACATTTCACATTCTAAAAATGGAGGAACGAATCTATTTTTAGTAGTCAGTGCCCTCATTGTTAAACCATTAATATCTTTAGAAAGCGGAGTTGTATCGTCTGTTGCATTTTTGTTATCAGATCTACTAACTCTTTCTTGTTTTGTTGCCATTTGAACTAAAACCGAAGACATGTATAACGGTCCTGATCCTCCCGATTGACTTTTTACCAAAGTTGGATACAGAGCACCAGGATTATCATACGTGTGATTTGTAAAAACGATTGGCGTATTTGCCTTTGCAGCAGCATGTGTAATTGCTCTGAGCATACTTTTTAAAGAAACGGCTCTTGCTCCCATGTCTGCTGAATCTTTTCCATCTTCAATAACTTTAGCTTCTCTTGTAGAAATTAAATTACCTAAAGAATCGATTGCGATGATTACTTTTCCTTGAAGTCCTTTTTCGACGACAGTTTTTAAAAATTTTACCATTTGATTTCTGCAATCTTCGATAATTTCGATTGGACAATGTTTAATTTTAGATGAATCGCATCCCAAATTTTCGGCTGTATCTTTATCTAGAGCATTTTCAGTATCAAAATAAACAACGTGCATACCCTTTTTTTGGGCATTTGCCATTATTTTGTTGACCATTAATGTTTTACCACATGCTTGTGGTCCTGCAAATCCCGTTATTCTACCAACAGGAATTCCGCCGTATAAAGATCCAGATATAATGGCATTAAGTGCCATACAACCAGTATCAATCCAATCGGTTACTGTTGATAGACTGTTTTCGTCTAAAAAAGCAGCATCTGGATTTAATTCATCCAATATTTTGAATGCATCATTAATATCTGCTGAACCAAAATCAGCTTCGTTTTCAACTTTTCTTTTAGGCATAATTATTCGTCAAAAAGGTTCACTACGCTATGAGGTTGTGCTGGTGCTGCTTGTTGTGGGGCAGCTTGAGCTTGTGGCGTAACAAACTGATTTTGTTTGTTAAACATTTGACTGTATTGTGCTTGTAGTCTGAAATCGATTGCGTCAATGTCGTTAGACGTAATAACGCTATTTTTATAGAAGAACGTAACATCTCCCGTTTTATCGGCAAGAAATTCTCTAAAAAAGATTGGCAATAATTGAATTGACATTTTTCCACCACCTGCGTCTACAACATGTAAGATTACTGGATTTGTAATCGCTGTAATATCACTGGTACTTTTTTCTTTGTTGTGTTGTCCTAACACAGTTCTTCCGAGAGTATCTAAAATAATTGTCAATTGGTTGTTTTCGTTATTCATATATAATAATATAGCATTGTTTGAAAAATAATCAAGTATTTTTACCAATTTAAAGCATCAGAAACATTTGGAAATTTTGATTTAAAAATGTTTTTTATTTCTAATGCGATTTCACGATGTTCTTTTTGTGTGTCTTGCGTAGCTCTTAAATCAATATAATGAATCCAAGATCTAATAGAACCCGACATATATAATGTGGTTTTTGTGTTAAGTGGTAATACCATTCTGGCACATTCTTTAGCTATTCCTCTATTAATAAGTTTGTTATACAAACTTAAACTTTGGTGCTGTATCGAATCAATTTCTTCTGACAGATCTATATATTCTGAAATATCAACAGGTTCGTCTCCAACTTGGCGATTTGTTTTTCCTTGTTTTCTTAATTCGAAATGTTCTAAATCAGTTGCTGTGGAATAACGTTGACTAAATTCTTGAAAAGAAAAACTACGATGTCTCAAAATTTGAGCAGCAATCGCTCTCGTTGTTTGAATTTCTATTGTAGCATGAACCATTTCAAATGGACTCCAATGTTTATGTTTAATCAGATAATTCAAAAGTTTTGGTGCGCTTTCCATGTTTAATTGGTTAGATGGGTTGCTTACTCTAGCACAATATGTGATTAATTCTTCGGGGTTACTAATTCCAGTAATTAATGGATTTGTTATAGCTATTAGTTTTGTATTCATATATTTGATTTAGAAAGTAGTTCAATCAAGTCTGTTGCTTCTTCACAACCTACTGCTGGAGTAGGCCATCCGATTACTTGAAAAATTCTTGAAATTATTGGTGTAACATTTTTTTCAAACATAAGTTTGTAGTCTGGTTTAACGTATTGTATCAATTCTTTTGGATAAGAACTAAGAAAACCCATTGTTTCATATCCAAATTTATTTTTAGAACAGTAAAAAGTTTTAATTTTTGCTCCACTGTTAATTGGTGGATATTTTTTGTTTAAATCTAGTTTTATCAAAGCATCATTAAAGTTAATTGAGCTTTTAACGTGGTTGGGTGTACCTTTACCAAAATTTCCATCTTTATCAGCCATGTCAGCATATTTGCTATAATTGTTTACTTTTTTTCTTAAAGCAATTTCCTCAACAGACATTTTACAAAATCTTTCAAATCCTTTTTGAAAAAGACTAGTTGCAGTTTTTCTCTCCTTGGACATAATCGCAGTTTCAATTACCTCTTTAATTAAGTCTTTCACTTCTTTAGAATGCATAGCCTTTGCTACTTCCATTCCTTTATATTCAAATTCATTTGTTTTAACACCTTCTTTATCTAGAATATGTAAAATATAATATTTTTTCTTTTGAAGGAGAGCAACATCACAGATTTTTTCTCTTTTGAAAAAGTATCGGGGATCGTTTGAATTTAACTCTTTATTAGCCCACAAATTAATCTCATCATTTAAATAGCTACCAATATTTTCAATTTCTTTTTTTGCTTCTTCTGTTATCTGATTTTTTTCATTAACCAATTTTATGTTTTTAAAATCAAAATACTTTTTAAAACAAAAATAAACACTATCTGTATCTGAGTACACGCAAATTTCTTCTTTTTTGCAATCGAATCCTTGTGATAAAATATAATTGTGGACTATTGTTGCTCCCATTTTGGCAACAGCTTGTCCAGTTAAGGTGATGCTTTTTGCGTGATCGATATCAAACAATGGTGAATATTCTTGAGAAAAAATACCATAAATAGAATTCAAAAATGTTTTGTACACATTAGAAAGAGTATCATTATCATTGATAGATTCTTCTAATTTTTTAATTTCTTTTTCATCTTTAGTCTTTCGAATTAATTTTTTGGCTTCTAACATTTTATTTTTAGCTGATACTCTTTCATTATAAAGTCGATCAATTAGATTTGGTATAATTCCTTTAAACTTTTGAGTATATAAAATATTAGCTTTAGTAATAGAAAGTTTTTCCTCTTTTATCAAAGTTTTAAATTTTTCATGGCTGAGTTTTACAACTTTATTGTTTGTCAAACGTATTTCAATTTCTTTTTCACCCAATTCTAAAATTTTTCCAATTTTAGTTTCAGGTGAAATATTTAAAGTTATGATGGTATTTGGATAAAGACTATTAGCATCATATGTTATCAAATCTTCATAAAGACCAGGAATAGGTTCATAAACATAACCACCCGCAAAATTCTTTTTTTCGTTTTTAGTATTAAAAGTTGGTATGATTAAATTTTGCTTTAATGCTTGATAAGCAACAGCACCAGTAATCATAGAAACCTTGCCCATAGATTTCTCTAAAGGGATAAATCCTCTATATGATAGATTTCGAACAAGCTTTAAATATTTTAACTTTTTTTCAAGATTAATTAAAAGACGAACGTCTTGGATGTTATATTCAACAAACTTATACCAATCCGTATCAGCCAGTGTTGATAACGATGTTGTTTCGATAGCAATTTTAGACTCGTTCAATTCATACTCTGCTATATAATTTAAAGACATTGATTCTCTTTTTCCGCCACAAAGAGTCTCATAAAGCTCCATATAATCCAAAATGCTTATACCGTATATACTCCATCTGTTGATTGCTCTACCTAGCTTGTTCACTGCTACATTCTCTCTATAGTAGATATGATTAACTGGAGATAAATTTTTGTTATAATCGTCTTCGAATAAATTACTAAGACGATTCATGATATAGGGAATGTCGTAACCATGAACATTCCAACCTGTAACAAGGTCTGGTGGATCGCTTTTCCAAAATTTTACAAAAGATTTAAGCAAATCTTTCTCGTTCCTACATTTGATGTATACTATTGATTCATCTTGTGTATAAAAATCCTTTGTACCCCATGTATAATATTTTTCGCTTAAAGAATCATATATTGTTATAAGGTTTACTGGGTCTGTTGCCGATTCTGGTGTAGCAAAATGGTCTGTCGCATAGGTTTCAATATCCAAATAAAAAATTTTGAGTGGGTTTTGTCCAAAATTTGAATCATCAATTTTGTCTTTAAAATATTCTAATAAAAACTGTTGTTCGACATTAAGATTATAAAACAATCGATTAATGGGTGTATCTTTAACAAATCTATTTCTATCAAATTGTGTTTTAAAAGATTTTTTCTTTAAAGGCGTATTAAAAATTGACGTTGCATCATTGCCTTTTTCAGATTCAAGATACAAAAAAGGCTCAAATGGGATAATTCTTTCTGTTCTTTCTCCAACATCATCCCAAGTCCAAAGATGGACATTTGATGTTTTAATATCATAATAGATATTTCTATAACCCATTTAGAAATATTACACTATTTTAAGAAATAAATCAAGGAGTGTCTTGATCTGGATTGTTTTTAATTAAATTTGGTGCCATCGCTTTTCTAGCAGCAGACCCCCAATCTGTAGTATACAATGCCTCATATTCACCGATATGATCTTCTAGCCAAAGATTTTCGGTAAATTTTCTAGCATTGTCAGATGCTCTCATGTAACGGTCAAAGTCGGATGTGATATGTTCTAATTGATCAATTAAATCACTACCAGAATCAAATTTATAATCTGCTTCTTCGTATGTACACATGTCTTGGTATGCACCAGGAAGACCTATGCCACCCGCTTCTACCATTTTGATGTTACTCTTTGATTTATTAAATGTATTGTTTTGTAAAGAGGCAAACGCAACGTTACATTTTGTATCTGACAATCCTTTAGGATAATCTGGTAATGGGGACCAATCAATATATTCCATTTCACCATTATCAATATATGGTTTAAGAACTAGTGGATAGCAGCCTTTCCATACAAATTTAAATTTTTTACGAGCTTTAATGATAGCATCAGTTACGTGTTTGAAGTCATCGTTAAGACCAGTTCTATTCAAAACGTCGATGTGCGTCCCAGAACCAGAATACAAAATTCTCGGTCTTTTTTTGTTTTTTTCAAAAAGTTTAATAATACGTTCTCTATCATAAAATCTATCAAGCCAGAATTTTGGAGGATAGTTTGGTATGACTGTGATTTTTTTATTACCAGTTTTTTCTTGGTAATATTCTTTCATGAATTTGCATGTGACTGTCATTTCGTCACACATGTTAATGATTTCCAAAATACTATCTATAATTTCTTGTTGGACGAATGCGTCTTTGCAACGATTGTAATCTGGAATATCGTCTTTGAAGACGATATCATCGACTTCATACAGTAATTTAAATCCCATTTGAGGACTTGCTTTTTTAAGTTCTGCAATGAATTGCTTTTGAATTGGGGTAGCTTGTCTTTGCATTCTAATAGCTTTTAATCCTTGGTAAAATCTCAAATCTAATACCATTGCTGTTAAGCCACTTATGCACATTTTTTGATAGCCATTTAAAACAAATTCTGGCCAAATCATTCTCCAGAAACCGCAACCACCATAATCAGCATAATAGTTTAATGCTCTAGGAAGCTTTGTTTCTGGCATTTCTACTGGTGGAGGTTGTGGAACGTGTACGGCATTGAACGCAACGTGGCTATATTCTGGTGCTCCAATTGGTAATCCTTTCGGAGGGTTGGGAATACCCGTTTTCATCGGGCGATATTCAAAAACCAAATTATTTCCAGTATAACTAGGTTGTGGGCTTTGTTCTTTTAATTTTAATGCCATAATAAAACTTAACTATAAATGTTTAGAATTCAACTTAATAAACTTGTGACTCCTTTGCTTTTTTCTAAAAGCAAAACATTATCAACGTTTACCTTTGTGTGATTTTTATGAGATATAATATAAACTGATTCTTCGTATTTCTCAACTTTATTTTTTAATATCTCGATGATTTTTTCAATCCCATTATCATCAATAGCTGAATCAAACAGTTCATCATAAAAATTTAATGAAAAACTTGTTCCAGTGTGAAGTCGCAAAATATCTTGGAACATAAAAAGAATTGCAATATCAATTCTTTTACGTTCTCCACCACTAAAATTAAAGTAAGAGCATTCTTTTCCTTTATCGTTAAAAATTGTTTCTTCAAACAGTTCATCAAATTCACATTTGCATGGTGCTTGTAGTTTTTTTAAATAAAAATTTAAACGCTGATTAAAAACATCTATTAATTTTTTGACAATATATGTTTTAATTCCTTCTTCTGATACAATATATTTTGCGGTATTTAAAACTTTTAATTTATTTTTAATGTTTTCCAACTCACTTTGCGTGTTATCAATATCTTTTTTACATTTTTTAATGTCAGAATCAAAATTTGATTTTTCTATTTCAATTTTATTGATATCTTTTTTATAATCAGTGTTTTGTTTTTTAAGAGTTTGAATATTTTGTTCTTTTAAACGTAAAGATGTTATTTCTTCATTTGTCTTTTTTTGTTTATTTTGAATTTTTTTAATTCCATCTTCAATTTCTTTGAGTTTTTCTTGTAAAGATTCTATTTGATTGTTTAATTCTTGAAGATCTTTTTGTAAATTTTTAATTTCAATTTCTATTGTTTTAACACTTTGTTGGATGTGGTTAATATCTTCTTTACAGTATTCTCTATTGCATGTCGGGCAAATATTTCCTTTACTAAGAATTTTTTGTTTTTCTTTGTTTTTTTGATCAATTGATGATTCTATTTTTATTTTTTCTTTTGTTTTATTTGAAATATCAGTGTGTTGTGTTTTATAAAACTTTTCTAAAAATTTAAGTTTTTCGTTTAATTCAGCAATTTCATTTTTTAAATTATTTCCAGATTTGGTAGTTTCATTTTCAAGTTTATTTATTTGTTTTTGATTGATTTCTATTTTTTGTTGAAGTTCTTTAATTTTATTTTTTTTATTGCTTTCATCATTATTTTTTAATTTTTCAAGCATTTCTAAATTTTTTTGATGATTTATAAAATTATTACTCAAAAGATCATTTTGTTTTTTGCATTCATTAAAATCTGATCTAGTTTTAAGGAGCATTTCTCCAAAAACGTTTAGTTGCAAAATGCCTTCTATGAATTTTCTTTTATCGACTTTTTTTTGAGCCATAAAAGGCAGTGTATTATTTGAGGACATAATAACTGCATTGTTAAAAACTTCTTCGTTTGCTCCTATTAGATTTTTTATATATTCATCACTTTTGGGTAAAGTTGATGGTGTTTCATCTTTACCATCAGATATAATAGTTATTTTACTGGGATTTAAAACTCTGTTAATTTCGTAACTTTTTTTATTTTTTTCTGTATGAATATCAAACTTAATAACCACATTACATTCTTTATTATTTTGATTGTGTTGTATTTTTTCTTTTTTCAGATCTCTAAGAGTGTTCCCAAACAAACACCAGTATAATGCATCTGCTATTGTGCTTTTTCCTATTCCATTTTTCCCGCCAATGTCTTTGTTTTCTCCAGTTATTAAATTAATTCCTTTTTGAAACTTTATTTCTAATGGTTTATCACCAATAGATAAAAAATTTTGAATTTTTATAGAATTAAAAATTACTTTTTTCATTAAACTTTCTTATAATACCAGATTTATAAGAAAAAATCAATTTTAAAAAAACTTAAAGTTTGTATAAAAATTTGAATCATATAAGTAATGATTACGATCCTCGTCATCTGGAAGCTCGATAACTCTTGGTATGTTCAAAGATGTTGCCCAAGCTGAAGGGCCTGTTAAATTTCCAACATAACACTTACAACTGTTTAATTTTAAAAAAAATTCATAAAGAGACTCAACTTTTTTCATTGGTAAAAGATCTTTATATGCAAATTTTTCATATTGTTCCGAATCAAAACAAATAAAAATGCAATTTTTATGCTTTTCTATTATTTGTTTATAAATTTCGTCTTTTTGTGGATGTGCTTTTCTTATAGATCTATTGATCAAAACTGTATCTTTCAAAGAATCGTCTTTTTCTGAAATTTTAATCCACGAATAATTTTTTGGTGTTGTTTCTTCATCAAAAAAAGTTTTAAAATATAAATCAATCCAAGATGTTTTATATAAAAGTGGTGAATTTCTAAAATTTATTAAATTGATATCAATTTTTTGGTTATTATATATTTGTAAAGAGTTAAACCATTCTTGTTTTTTTAAAATTGGAATTAAATCTTTAACAGTAACATCTAGGGATTTTTCAAAAGTATCTCCATTATTCGAAATAAATAAGTCGGCTTTGCTGTTTGTTTTTTCCCAAACATATTTGCAAACACAAAGACCGTGGATAAAATCTCCCAACTTTCCACCGCCCAAATAACTTTTATTTTCCATACATTTTGGTTGATCCTTGTTTATAGAGTTTCTGAAGTTTTCCGCTTCCCACTATTTCATTTATTTTTTCGTCAATTTCTTGGATAAGATCTGTACGATAAGAATTAGCTACGTTTGTGACTCTTGTTGCATCAGCAATTTGTTTGTCCGATGCATTTTTGTCACGTTTAATGTCTTCAGCCATCCATATTCTAATGTTTGTAATTGTTAGTTTATCAATAAGATTTCCGATTGTTTCCATTTTATATAATCCTTTCTATCATATTTTTATAATCTGAGGTCATTCTTTCTGGACTCCATTCATTATAAAGCATTTTTACCTTTTCGCAATTATTTAAAAAAGGTTTTAAGCTATTACACTGTTCATAATAGCCCAAATGATCGTGTAAATGTCTATACATGTGCGTTGAATTGACAGCTAGAGCTTTTTGGGAGCTAATCGCAAGATCTGCACTACCTCCAACTCCAACATATATATCAGGAGCATTATAAAAATAAACATTTAAATCATTTTTTGATAAAAACCCAATAACATCTAATTCTGTTTCAAAATAATGATTTGTAATATTCAATTTTACATTATTTTTTGTAATTTTATTTTTCCAAGACTCAAAAATTAAAGTCTCATCTTTCCCCCCAAAAGTGGCTTTTGTTAAGTTCATGTTAATATTAACTTCATCAAATTCGTGGTGGACAATATCAATAATAACGTCAAACATTTTCCAAGGAGAGACGCTAAATCCGTGTGATCCTATATTCAAAACATTATCAATTTTGCTATTTTTATTTTCGTATCTTCTAATTGGTCGAATGGTTGTATATTTTTTTGAACTGACAATTGGATTTGTGTCATCGTGTATGATCCAAGCATCAAAGGTATCATTGTAAAAATCTATATCAGAAGGCTTTAAAGGATCGTGTATAATTCCTATATGTTTAATTTTTCCAAATTTTGATAAAATTTCTCTATTAATGTAGGGCAATGTTGAACAATAGTAATTGTATAAAATTACGTCAGGTTTATTTTGTTCTATAAATTGAAAATATTCTTCTTTTGAAGAAGATTCTACATATGTTATATCTAATATATTTTTATCTAAAAGTTCAAAGATTCTTTTTCCTATTTCATATACACCACATTGCGATTTTTGGTGATTAATAAATAAAATTTTCATGTTAGTTTTTAACAAAAAAATCATTAACAAATGATCTCTGCTCTTTTTTCCAACCTAAACCATTTAAATATGTTTCAACTTCTGGTGTATTATAGTTATTTTCTATTATCAACAATTTTATATTATAAGAATTAACATCAAAAGATTTTAAAACATCTAATTCATTACCTTCTGTATCTATAGATATAAAATCTATTTCATTATGATCAAAATGATTTTGAATACACCAATCTAATCTTCTTGTTTGGATTTTTATGGTTTTTCTTTCTATATTTGAAAAATGTTTTTGTATATCATTAACCAAAACATCATCTACTTGTAAACCGCTCATAGCAGAATGTGGTTGATCTACATCTTTAATTGTAAAAAGCTCAAAATCTACTTCATCTTTATTTTCAGAAGAAATGGCAAAGTTTAAACAATTTTTTCTATTATTTTTGAGTTTATTAAAAGTTTCTAAAACAGGTTCAATACAAAGACAATCCCAACCATTTTTTTCAAAATGGTATGTGTTCGAATAATAAACACCGTCAGTAGCTCCTACTTCAATACATTTTCCATTTTGTTTGTCTGGAAAATATTGTCTTATAATTTGATCTACTTTTGGATCGAATTGACCATAAAACTCATTAATCATTTTGAAATAATTTCAAATTTAGGACACGGAACAATGAATTTACCGCCATTTGACAAGTAATCGTCTTCTCTTTTAACGAACTCGTTAATAAAATGCCAAGGAAGCACTAACATGTAGTCTGGTTTCATTGCTCGGACTCTTTCTTCTGAGTAAATTGGGATATTTGTTCCAATTGTTTTTAAACCATATTTGTATGGGCTTCTTTCTGCGATGGCATCAATATAAGAATGATCTAAACCAAAATACTGTAAGAGAGTATTCCCTTTAGTTGATGCACCATAACCACAGATGACCTTTCCTTTGGCTTTTTCATTTTTAATGAAATCGACAGTTTCTTTTTTTAACCTTTCTGTTTGCTCAAAAAAGTTTAACCATATTTCTTTCTCATCTAATTTAAGAGTTTTCTCCCAAGACAGTAATGATTCTACTCTTACATTACAAACGTCTCTATATGGGGCCGTTGCGAACGAATGGTTGTCTGAAATTTTCTTTTTAATGTAAAGTCTAAAGCTTCCACCATTCACATCATTTAACTGACAATCAACTACCTTTAAGTTTGCTTCAGCTAAAACCTTTGTCATGGAGCTTAAAGCCCAATAATAAACGTGTTCATGACAAATGTTATCAAATGCCATTTGTTTAATCATTAGTGGCGTATAGCTCATTTGAACAACAAACAAGCCATCGTCATCCAATACTTCATAAATGTCTTTTAAAAAGTCTACAGGCTCATCTAAATCATAAAACATGGCAATGCATGTAATAACTTTTGCTTTAACATCACGAAAACGAGATTTTTGATAGTTTTTCAATGTGAAAAAGTCTTGGATGATTTCATCGGCAAATTTTGATGACTCTTTTTTGAATGAATCATCCGCAGGATCAATCCCCAACTTTTTGATTTCTGTTGGAACATATGATAATAGAGTTCCATCGTTACATGCTATATCTAACCAAAGATCATCTTTTTCTAATTTTTGCAAGCTGCAAATGTTTTCAACGATCCCCTTTAATTCGTTTTTCATGGTGGTGTTAATGCCACTGCGATACCAGTATTTTCCATACATTGTTTCGGTTGGAGTAATTTCTTTTAATCTTGCTGCTCCGTATCTTTCATCAATGACCAACGATAAATCGTGTTTACCCGCTCTTGCATCTGATTCTTGATCAATAAAATCTGAAACATATAATTCACCTAGACTAAAAAGTTCTGTGTTGTATTTTTTCATAAGGTTTATTTATTATATACTATTTTTAAGTCATTATCAACCATTTTCATAACCATTTCATTAAAACTTGTTTTTGGTTTCCAATTTAAAACATTTTGAGCTTTTGTTGAATTTCCTATTAAAACATCAACTTCCGCTGGTCTATAAAAATCTTTGTTAATTTTGATATATTTTTCCCAATCTTTAATTCCTACATAATTAAAAGAAACATTTAAAAGATCTTTTATTGAGTGTAAAAGCCCAGTGGATATAACATAATCATCTGGTGTGTGGTGCTGTAACATAAGCCAAAAAGCCTCAACAAAATCAACAGCATATCCCCAATCTCTTTTTGATTCTATATTTCCAAGAGAAATATGATCTGTTAATCCTAATTTTATCTTGGCAACTCCTTGAGTTATTTTTCTAGAAACAAAAACTGGTTTTCTTCTTTCGCTTTCGTGATTAAACAAAATGCCATTACAAATAAACATGTTATAGTTTTCTCTATAGTTTTTACACAACCAGTAACCATAAAGCTTAGAGCAGCCATATTGGGTTTTTGGACAAAATGGAGTATTTTCATTCGCTGGATTTTCAGTTATTCGTCCAAAAATTTCTGAAGATGCTGGTTGGAAAAATTTAATTTTTTTATTAAAAGTTTTAATTGATTCTAACCATCTTAATGTTCCTAAACCTGTTACGTTTGCATTGGATTCGGTATTTTTCCAGCAATCTTCCAAAAATGAATTACCTGCTAAGTTATAAATTTCATCAGGATTAGATTCTTCTAAACATTTTAAGATTGAAGATTGATCTGCTAAATCACCCTTAAGAAAAGTTATTTTATTTTTTAAATGGGTTGTATTTTCGTTTATGTTCTGATCTGGTTTTTGGATGCCGTAGATATGATATCCTCGATCAAGAAGAAAATCTGCTAGATGGCTACCATCCATTCCGTTGATACCTGCTATTAAAACTTTTTTAGACATAATCAGTTTCGTTTATTAATTTTTCATATTCTGTAAAATATGGAAAATATTTTGTTGAACCGTGAAAGCCAAAACTATTACCCAATATTGATTTTTCGTTAATATAGCTTTCTAATGAAAATTGTTGAGCAATTTGAACTGGTGCATATTTTATCCCTGCTTGTTTTAAATCTTTCCTGTGTAAAACCGATATTATTACATCTTCTTCTAATTCTGGATTTTTGTAATCTATTTTTGATGTTTCAATTAAAAGTTTTTTACTTCTTAAAGAAAAACCACCATTTCCAACAATATTTTTTACATCACCTTGCATATTTGTTTTTTGCAAAACGTCTTTAGTTAAATGTTCGCCCCAAGGAGCACCAATATAATCATAATTGTAAAAAAAATCTGTCCACAGGTAAGGATTAACGACAAACCCATCAGGCTGAACAAACAAACAATACTCACTATCAATATATTTGTACATTTCTTTGATACAAAAAATATTATAATCCTTTAAACTGGCTAATCCATCAATTTTAATAACTTCAATATCAGAATATGATAAATTTTTATTAGTAATGATAATTTTTTGGTAAAAATTAATTTTTTCAGAACTTATTTTAATAGCCTTTGCGCTATTTTCAGGATCTCTACCGTTTATTGAGACGATAGTTACTTTATTCAAATTTAGTTTTAAATTATCTTCCATGTATTTTTAAGAATTGGGGTTGTAAGAGGACCAGTTCTCTTAAAGAAAATTTTTTTATTTTTCAAATTTGTTTGTTCGATTAAATTAGCAAAACAACTGTCGTACATAGCTAAAACTTTAGCATTTTCAAGAACATACATCCAATCAAAAACCGATTTAGAAAAAGGTTTTATCTCTATTAGTTGATAATCTTTTGGATATTCAATTTGGTGTGGACATACACCATCAGAAACTTCTAATTGAACTACGCAATAATTGGGATTTTGTACTAATTGATTATATAAAGCAATTTCTCTTTCTTTTATTCTATTAAATTTTAAATTCCATTTTTCTTCAAATGGAACTCTAGCAAGTTTATATCGAAATTCATCAAATGATAAACTATTTTGAGAAACAAACTGATGTGTATTTTTTCGGTGCCAAGTACCTGGTGATGTAAAAGATAAATCTAGCATAACACAACCTTTTTCAATAAAAATTTTTTCACTATCTTCTATGGGATTTAAATTTTGTGTATTAAGAGGATAGAATGATACATAATCAATATTGTCTTTAAAGTTATCAATTAAAAAATCATAAACTGGCCAATGAATATCATAACCTTGGTCGTGATAATATTTGGCAATAGGTAAACATATTATAATATCTCCTATTCTACCTGGTAATAAAATTCCTAACTTTTTCATAGTTTTAAATATTTTTCTTCAAGTTCTTTTTCGTTTTCTAATGGAATTAAAAATTGCCCATAAGGTTCTCTTTTGATTAAATTTTCAAAAATAAACTGTTTCCATTTAATTGATAATGGATTTTTTTCCCATAGCTTACTATTATACACTGCTTCTGGACTTGTTTCACTCCATTTTATATCATGTTTTTCATGAGCAGCATAAAATTCTTTATTTAATATAATACATTTACTAAGGTTATACATTTTTAATGTAAATGCCACATCCCAAAGATGTTCTGCATAAATATATTTTTCAAAATGAATATTGTTAGAATTCCACCAATCTTTTTTGATTGCCCAAACATCAAAACCAGCTATTTCAATTCGATATGGTACAATATTTTCAAGTGATTGAATTGGGTGTGTGTCATGACGAGACACACAATAAGTTTCATATTCTCCTGCTAAAACTAAATTTAAAAATTTTGGAGATAATAAAATATCACTATTTAAAAAAATAAAATAATCACAATTTTGTTTTGATAAAATATCAAAAAACTCTTTAGCTATTGGTTTTTGTGAATTAGAGTTATGAATAACATCTTTGGCCTTTTCATTTAACAAAGGTAAAGGAATAAATGCCTCGTCCAAATTTTTTTCATTAGGATAGAATATATTGTATAGTTTAACATTAGAATATTTTAAAGAAATTTTTTTTAAAACTTCTATACATTTTTGTTGTCTTGGACAAGTTCCAAAAATATTAATTCCTATCGCTATATTCATTTTTGATTGATTTTAAAAAATTAACTACATCTTCTTGGGTACTGTCTGGTATTTCATTAACCATAATACCATGTTTGTTTATAAAAAGCTGCCACTGTTCTCTAATTCTTTCTTCTCTAGAACCGTCTGGTCTTTCGGATTGTAAACGACTTTTGGCGTTTTGGTTGTTTTCTATTAAATCATCTGAGTTTTTAAGATCAGGAAACCACCAAAAAGGAGGACAGTATTTTGTTTTTGACTCTCGGTAAGCCATATCAATATCAAAGGGATCACGAAATTGGGTATCATATACGCCAACTTCGTCAAAACACGATGAATTGTGATAAGTGAATTCATTGCACATGTTTTTATAAAAAGATATCCCAACATTTTCACTATAGTTAACTGTAAGTCTTGGGGTCCTATTATTTGGACTTCCAGAATCCCATGACATGCTGACAAATGAAAAGTAATTTATGCCTGATGTTTTAGACGCTTCGATATATTTTTCAAATATATGTTCATTTTTAATGATCATATCATCTTCTATTAAGAAAATATGCTTGCAGTTTCTATTTTTTAGAAAATTGATACAATCATTTCTACAAAAAGCTGGATAATAATTTTTGTGGTGTTGTATCCAGTTTGTATCATATAAAGATTCATTATATCGTTCTCCTCCGTTTACTGTTACCAGTTCGTCTATTTTATTTTTAGGAAGCGAGTTATATAAATCTTTAAAATAAGATTCAGAATTGTACGTAACGATACCTACACCTATTTTTTCTATTGGTTGTTTTTCCATATAACTTTTAAGTTATCTAAACATTGTTTTTCTGAAAAATTTTTTTCAACAGGACCATAACCTTGAACTACACTAAACCCGTTTTTAGAAATGAAATAATCTAAAGCTTTAATAAAAGTTTGTTGAAAGTCATTTTCGTTTCTTATTTTACTTTGTTGGTGATCTGGAACTATATCTTTTAAATAGTCGTTAGAATTTTCAATATCAGCAAACCACCTAAACGGTGGGTGATATTTTTTTTGAATTATTTGATATGTGTGATCTACGTGCTCAAGAGCATTATAAAAATTTTCATCCATTAATCCAATTTTTTTAAGTACATCTATATGATAATAGCTAAATGCTCCTAGTAAATTTGGATATAAATTTATTTTTGTGTTGTCTGGATAATTGACGGTTTTTCTAATTATTGGTGCGTTATTATAACCCAAGTTATGGTTACCATGAAGTCCATAATTAAAGTGCTTAATACCTGTTGATTTCGATGCTTCGATATATTTTTCTAAAATTTCTTTATTTATAATTTCAATATCATCCTCCATTAAAAAAATATGATCACATTTTTGATCAATTAAATATTCTAAAGCAATATTTTTTGCTTTAGCTACTCCTGATTTAGGAATGTTTGTATTTTTTTTATTTAGAGTAGAATTAACCTTATTTTCACCATCATCTACTATAATTTTAATGCACTCTAAATCTAAAATAGAACTTTCAGATTTTTTGAAAAAATCTGGGCGGTCACAGGTTATTAAACCGATTCCAATTTTTTCATTGTTCATTTTTACTATAATTTTTTTGAATTTCTTCTAAAGATTTTAACAATTCTTCTCTGGGAACTGGTGCAGGTTCATTTTGTAAAGGTATATATTGATATTTGAACATGAAATAAGCATAAGACATGTGGACACTTTGATCAGCATTTAACATATCTTTGTAGTTTATTTTTTGGATTGTGCTACTTGATGAGTCTATATCTTTTTCAATAATAGGATGATAGTTATTTGGCGGATAAACTTTCTTTTCGCGCATTCTTAAAATATAATCAACAACATCTAAATCTTTGGTATTAAAAAATCTTTCATCAAAATAGCCAACGTTAGAAACTATACCATTAAACAAATATATAAAATCGGCATTTAGTTTATTTGATATTGATAAACTTTCATTTTTTTCTTCATCATCAATAGTTACAATGCTTTCAGACGGTCCCATCATAGCCCATGTTCCGAAAATTGAAGCTTTTTTAATTATGTTTTCAAAAACGTTTTCGTTTTTTATAATTTGATTTGAATTAATTAAGAAAAAATGTTTTAATCCTGCTATTCTAAATTGTGAAATGAGCCAATTACGTAAAGACGCAAACGGAACGCCATTTCCGTAAACTCTATAATTTTCTACGCTTTCAGGTATGTTATTTTTTGTATCAGAAACCACGAAGACTTTTAAATCTTTGGGAATGCTGTTATAACAATTGTTTAAATCCTCTTGCGTATAAACGTCTAATATTCCTATTCCTATTTCTTCTTTATTCATACTAATGAATTATACATTTCTTTTAAATATTCTACAACTTCTTTTTTATGATCAATATCTAAAGTATTGATATATTCTTCAATATCTTTTAATAAATCACCACTATTAAAGTTTTCTTCGTTTGAAATTTTTTGAATATCTTCTTCATTTTCAATATATTCTAAACGATATACTAAGGGATTCATGTTGTTAATTTTTGTGTTTAATCCCAATATAATATCATGTTCTATTTTTAGATCGACAACCAATGCCACAATATTATTGTGTATAATTTTTTTAAGTTCTTCAACTTCATATTCATCATTAATTAGTTTTTTAGCCGATATTTTATAATGTTTTGGTGATAATGTGTTTTCAATAAAAGAAAAAGAATGTTTTTCTAAATCAAATATATAAATTCCTTTATCTTCTGCAACGGCTCCAAAATTTTGTTGATATGGACTTCCTAAATAAACTATATCACCTTCTTTATAGGTTCTGTGATCTCTTTTATGAAAATGTCCCGAAACAATCAAATTAGCTTTATTAAAAAGATTAGAGTAAGACAGTCCGTGATCACATTGTTTATAGTTATTCATATAAAATGAAACTATTTCAAAGTGACCAAAGATGATATCAACTTTTTCTAATTTTTCAATATCATATCCCCAAGGAACAAATGTTATTTTTTTATTAAAATCAGTTTCTAAAATTAATGGAGTTTTATCAACAATTTTTATATTTTTCCAACCATCAAAAATAGATATTGAATTTATATTACTATCGTTTTTTAAAAAACTATCATGGTTTCCGGTGGAAATAATAATATTAAAATCTTTAAAATAATCAAAAAATTGTTTTGCAATAGATAAAGTCTCTACTGATATTTCATTTCTATTGTGAAATATATCACCAGGTATAAAAATATCATCAATTCCTTCTTCTAAGAATTTTTGAGATGCCCATTTTGCAAAATTTAAACTAACCTCATGCCACATTTCGCTGTCTTGGCCTAAACCGAGATGAATATCTGAAAAACTTCCTATTTTTTTGTTTTTTAGTTTCATTCTAACAATCTATCTCTTTCTTTCATGATTCGAATATTATTATTTTTAAGCAAATTACTATATCCTTCTGACATGGACATTAATTCTCTGCGATATTTTTCATGAGTTTCATGTATATGTTTTTCTTTTTTAATTCTATTTCGAAAAGCATTAAAAGCAATTCTTGTAAAATATGAAAACGGATTGGTTCCCTTTTCTCTATTATATTTTTTAGATATTAAGGCTTTCATCATACGAATAATACCATCTCCAACCATTTCTTCTCTATAACTGTAATTAATAAAATTGGGAGCATAGCTTAATTTGTTTGAAATCTTACTAACCATTTCTGCTAAATCATTAGTCATTATACCAGATTCGTAAAATTTTACAATTTCTTCATCAAACTTTTTAGGTTCAACGTAAAAAACTTTTTTATCCGGTTTTTTTTTGTTTTTTATTTTTTCAATTACTGGTTCTTCTTCAACCTCTTCCGCTTCTTCAACTTCTTCATCCTCTTCTTTTTCGTGGTCGCTTACAGAGTCAAACATAGAGGATGCATAACTAATATTTTCATCTAGATCTTCTTCTAAAGAAGAATCTTCGTTTTCATCAATAAAATCATCGTAATCAATAATTTTTTTCTTTCTTTTTTTAAAGAAAGAAGGTTTTGGTTTAATAACTTCAACTTTTTTATCTTTTTTTAATTTAGTTGTCTTGTTATCTTTTTTTAATTTAGATTGTTTTTTCTTCATAGTTGTATTTTTCTGTATTATAGAGTTTTATGCGTTCGCTTAAATGTATTTGTCCATATTTCGTGTTATCTGCTATATCAAAAATAGTAGCCATTGTTTTTGTTGGGTGTAAACGCAATGCTCTACCTATTGATTGCATAATTTTAATTTTTGCTTTTCCAGCAGATGCAAAAATAATGTTATGTAAATTTGGAATATTGATTCCCGTACTAAAAATTTTTGAAACAGCGACTACTATTACATTGTTTTTTTTATTCATTAAATTTCTTACATTTTCTCTTTCTTCGATGTCGGTCGATCCTTGAATAAAATATATTGGTCTATTTTTCTCACAAATTTCTTTTAATTTTGATTCCAAATTAAGCCCATGATCAATTCTATCCACCATTATAATAGTATTGTTTGGTAGTCTATCGGCTAGTTTGGCAATAACTTCGTTTCTTCTTTCATTGTGCATTAAATATTCAATTTCTTGATTGTATGCTTCGGTTGGACGCTCTGTATTTACTTTAAACTTAGGAATATTACAATGTCGAATGTTTAAAATTACAATTTTAAAGTTTGAAACGTATTCTTGGTTTTTTAAATCTAATGTTTTTTCCTCGTAAACAACTGGACCAAGTTTTCCAAAAATATTCCATTGATCAATGTTTGATGGTGGTAATGTTCCAGTAAAACCAAATTTAAAATCTGTATTAATTAAATTAAAAATTTTATTTATTTCGTTTCCTTTTCTTAATCCGTGCGTTTCGTCCATTAATAATAGCTCGATGCTATCTAAAATTGATAGATCTGTCTTATTGCTTAATAGAATTTGTGTACCTGCAACTATAATTTCCGCACTTATATCTAATTGGTTACTTCCTGACCACTTTGTAACATTTTTTAAACCATAAGATATGAAATCCGAAGCCGTTTGTTCAACTAGTTGGATAGATGGTACAATTACTAGTGTTAATGCTTTATCATTTTCGATGTTTTTGCGAAAACTTTTTATAAGTCCTGCCATAATAAGAGTTTTTCCACCCGCAGTTGGAATAGAAATCACACCCTTTCCTTTTTTTAAAGCATTAACAATTGATTTTTTTTGATAGTCTCTGTACGAAATTGATAATGTTTCTATAGTAGGATTTTTAAAACCATTATTATTTTTTTTATAAAGAGATTCTTCAATATTATATTGAATTTGATTAGATTCTAAATATGCACATATATGATCCAATAGTCCTAATTCAAATTTACCTGATGGTGTAATGGCATGTAAACGATTTGGTATAAATTTTTTATTACTTCTATAAGCAGGATTTAAAATAGAAAAATACTCCCTCATTAAACTAAGGGTTAATACATCCGTATTAATTTGGACTTGCTTATTATTTTTTATAAGTGATAAATTGACCATTATGTTGTTTCCATTACCATTATTTTAGTTGCATTTCCTAAATCAAATGTTATCGAACTCATAATTTTTTCTACTTTTTCCAAGTATTCAACTATGAGTTTTAATTCTTCTATATCTTCATCAATTTTTCTAATTGGTTCTGATGATTCTACTTTTAAATTTAAAGATGCTTTTGGAATTCCACTTGGTATTCCGTTTTTTTCTAAACTTTTTAAAACTTGCTCTTTTAAATCTTTTCTTTTACTTTCTAAATGATTTTTTTGTCTTTTATGATCAATAAGTCTAGACACCCATTTATGTTTTAAAGCGGGTAGCATAAGTTGCTTTTCTAAAATATTAATTTGATCGAATTTAGTATCTTCAGCAATTTCTTCTTTGTATTTGTTGAATATATCCATAAATATAGATACTACGATTATACACAATGTTTAACAAATTTCAACAATTAGTTAGTGGATTATTAAAAGAAATGAATGTTTCTGGTGCTGGTGGATCTTTTGGAGCACCTGAAGCTGGATTTGAAATTAGTAATCCAACGTCTTTAAATCCAGACAAAGGTTATACCGATAATATCAAAGCAGCCATGTCTACTGCTCAACCAAATAAAAAATCAAAAAAGAAAAAACAACCTAAAGGTGTTTTATATACAACAAGAAGAACTCTTAATAAAAAAGATTTATAATGAATTTAGGTCATTGGGTTTTAAATGAAAACGTGGTCGTAGATGAAGAAACTTTTGGTTTTATATACGAAATAACAAACTTGATTACCAATAAAAAATATATTGGTAAAAAACAATGTTTTTCTAGAATTAAAAGAAAACCCTTAAAAGGTAAAAAAAGAAACAGAATATCTCAAACCGAGTCTGATTGGAAAAATTATACAAGTTCATCCAAAGATTTGAATGAAGACATTCAAAAATACGGAAAAGAAAACTTTGAATTTAAAATTTTAAAAACTTGCAACTCAAAGTGGGCTTTAGCGTATTTTGAAATTAAAGAACAAATTGAAAAAAATGTTCTTTTGCGTGACGATTATTATAATGGAATTATAAATGTAAGAATTGGAACACCACCAAAAGAAGAATTGAATAAAAACAATCAAAATGGGGTAATTATTTAAGTTATGGGCCACTGTATTTATTGTAATTCGACTACGTATGGACGCCCATGTCTTTTTTCACCATCTAATACCCATGTTCATTTCGATGATCCTAACAAATGCATCTATTGTGGATCAAAAAGTATAGGGAGCGGTTGTATCTATAATCCTCATGGCAAAATACATGTTAGAGGTCCTGAATTTTTAACTAACTCAAAAGATTATAGTAAAAAATCAGTAATTTTAAAATATCTTTTTGAAAACGTTAATGATTTTGGTAATCAACATTATACATCACCGTTAAACAGGTTTTATAAAAGACTTTGCCATATTATTGCAACAGCAAGTCAACCATTGTTAGAGGCTTTAAGTATTCAAATACGTCCTTCCTATACAGCATTAGACAAACAACAAACATTAAGAGTAAATGAAATTAAAAATAGGTTAAAGGAACAGTATGGTGAAATTTACGAAACGATTAAATATGCAAACTTGTCACTTCCACAGGAAATAGTGGAAGAAATCATTATAGATGTTATAATGGCCGACAGTGAAAAGAAATAAAAAACAATATTTGGTATATTATCTTAAAGATAATATTTTAATATTGGATGTTTTTGAATATTTGGAAAGTCTAGCTTCAGATATTGTTGATTATTTGTTTGAGTGGCATTTAGTAAAAGAAAATAAAGTAAAATTTCAAAAAAAGTTAGTCTTTTCTTTTTTAAATCAGAAAATAGAAGATGATATTTTGGTTTTTCAAAAAATAGCCAAAGATATTGATTGTTCTCTCTTATGTTTTTATAAACTTAATAACACATGTAAACAGTGGGAACTTTTTTATGAAAATCCAAATAAAGTTATAAGTGTTTGTAAATCAATGCTTAAAAATAAACTTCCTAATTTTTTTGAAAATAAAAATGAAGATGTTCGTTTATTTGAAAACATAAAAGGAACATTTAAAACTGTTCCGTGTTTAATTCCAACAGGAGAAGATGAATATTTTTTACAAAATTTTTTAAAAAAATTAAAAAGAGTATCTTGACAAAAGATATCCAAGTGGATAAAATAGAATGTCGTCTTTAAGTTTTCTTCTTTATTTAAAATATAATAAAGTAAAAGGTATTTAATTTATATTTAAAATTATTCATAGGTTTTTTAAAAACATGTGTAAATATTAATATATGAATTATTTTTTAGCATTGGTTTGTGTGGCTTTTTTGTCTGGATGTGTGTGTTTAAACCCTGAACACAAGAAATTAGCACCACCTATAGCAAACACAAACAGAGTAATTGACTCGTTAGAACAAACAAAAGATGAGTTAACTAAAGCTGGTGATGCTAATACTATAGTTGGAACAAAGGTAGAAAGAGCTTTAACGTTAGCAGAACGCTTAGAGGTTATTCTTAAACAGATTGAAGAAGAAAAACAAACATCAGAATCAAAAGAAGTTAAAAAACCTAATTAATTATGAAAAAAATATTACCCCTATTAATCTTAATAGTTTTATCTAGTTCTAGCTTTGGACAGTTTTGGAAACCAAAAGCTAAAGCCACTCCAACACCTGCAAAACCACCTGTTACTGTTGTAGAAAAATCAAAAAATCCAATACAAGAAGCAAAAGCACTTGTTAAAGAATTGCAAAACGAGTTAACTGTAGCAAAAACAGAAAATACAAAGTTAAAAAATAACCTCAACCAAGCGAATGAAAACGTTAAAAAAGGTTTTTTAGAAATTACAAAATTAAATGAAGAAATTAATGCATTAAAAGAATGGGGAGTTATTCAACAAGCAGAGGCTCAAAAATTTATGGAGAAATATAATAGTGCTGTTAAGCGTTATCATAGATTAAAGATCATTGCAGCAATTATTGCCGCTGCTGGTGGGGTTTTGCTTGGACTACAGTTTATGAATCTTGCACCACCTCCTTATAATTTAGGAATTCCTGTTGGTGGTGCAGCTTTATTTGCATTTTTAGTTTGGATATTTTTATAAACTATGTGGAACGCAGTCACCAATACCTTTAAAAATATATATGCTTTTTTAAATACTGGTGTTGTGCCGCCAAATACTCCACTACCAGTTAGAGAAGAAATGAAGCGAATTAATCACTTTGCTTCTAGAAAGTTTTTTATTGTTTTTACTTCCTTTTTAGGTCTTTGTTTTTTTTATTTTGCAAGTGTTGGAATATTGTTTTTACTTCCACAAAATGGAACAGAATTGATAAGTGGTTATGTGACTATTTTTACTAAAACAATCGAAGTTTTGGCCGTTATTATTGCAGCATATTTAGGTGTTCAAGCTGTTGTCGATTTAAAGTACAGTAGTTCTTCTAATGTTTCATCTGAAACAGTTAAAAGTATTGAAAAAATAGACGAAAAGGTTATCACAGAACAAACTATGAAATATGCCGAAATTTATAAAGATGATCCGTCATATGCTCCTATAGAATGGGCTTTAAGTTATGACAAATAACATGAAAGTATTAGAAAGAGGGGATTTTGGCGAAGAAGTAAAACAATGGCAATTGTTTTTACAATCTGCTGGTTATAAGATCCCATACGTTGATGGTGCGTTTGGTCCTGAAACTGAAAGAGAAACATTAAAATTTCAAACCAAAAACGGTTTAAAGCCCGATGGTGTCGTTGGTCCTAAAACTTGGAAGTTCGTAACTACTGTCAGTAGTAATACACCACTTTCACAAAAATGGCCTAAACAAAACTATAATTCTATGGTAAATTTTTATGGACCAGTTGGCGAAAACCAAACAAAATTGGATGTTCCATATAAATTAAAAATTGCTTGGGATAAAAACGTATCTTTGAGCAAGATTACATGTCATCAAAAGTGTGCTAAATCTTTATATACAATATTTGAAAAAACTTTGAGCACATATGGGCAAAAAGAAATTACTCGATTAAGATTAGACATCTTTGGTGGCTGTTTAAATGTCAGAAAGATGCGTGGTGGTTCTGCATGGTCTATTCATTCTTGGGGTGCTGCTGTTGATTTAGATCCAGACAACAATCAGCTAAGATGGGGTAAAGATAAAGCATCTTTTGGTAAAAAAGAATATGAAGATTTTTGGAAAATAGTTGAATCTGAAGGCTGGATCAGTTTGGGAAGAGCCAGAAACTACGATTGGATGCATTTTCAAGCAGCAACTCTATAATATTTTGATTATCAACAACTTACAAAATTAACATTTATGTTTTTGTAAGTCTTTAATTTTGAACAATTTATAAAAAAATGGATTTATCAGACATATATTCTAAACAAGTTAAAAAAACATCTGTATCCATGTTACAAGTTGGTGGAAATTTTCCACAAATTGAAAAAGATCCAAACATCAGAAGATTAGAACAAGAAGTATATGCTAAAATGCGTAGCATAATGCCAAAAGAAGAACCACAACAAGCACCTAAAGACGAAGTTGTTGCACTATCATTTCAAGACGCATTAAAAGAACTTGCTGAATTTCAAAAAAAATAGTATAAATAAACATATGAGTAAATTTTCCGAACTTTTTGAACAAATGTATCTTCCATTACAAGGCTTAGTAAATGAACAAGAAGATATGGCAAACGAAATACCTGAAGCCCAACCAGAAGTCGGTGTAGATGCCGAAACAATGAGTGAACTTCCAATTTTATCAAATGATGAAATAGCACAATTTATTGCAGGATTAAAACAATTTTATTCTCAAGAAAATCCAGCATTAACACAAGACCAAATTGATCAAATTAAAAATGTAAACCCAAGAGACTCTAGAGAAGATTCTGCTATCAAAGCATCGATTGATGTTTTAATGAAAATTTTTAATGTTGGTGGAGTACAAACATCTCCATCAACTATTCCTGATTCAACGTTTGAATAAAAATTTGATTTATTCTAATATACTAGTAATATAGTATACATGAATAACGTAAGTTTTAATTTAAAGTCTTTAACCAAAGAAGAAGTATCAACAATTTTAGAATCTTTATTGTTCAGTTCTTCTGTTGATGTTTGTGCTAGTTGGTATAAAGAAGATTCTTTAAACATGTTTAATTTAGCAAAAAAAATTCGAAATATTTTTCCAGAAATTTTAATTGATAATGTTTATATTATCGAAGATAAACAAAACAATTTTGAACTTAATGATAAACATACGAAAAAAATTGTAGAATTTTTTCCTGAAATCAAAAAAGAAAAAATAGAAAATTTATGAAAATTGCAGTAATTGGAACAGCTAACATAGGAAAGTCAACTTATATAAAAGACTTTTTAAAAAAATGGCCAATGTATAAATTGGTCGATAGCGAATATCGAAAACTTTTAAAAGAAAAAAATCTTTCTCATAGCAAAGATGGAAATGAAGAAAGTCAAAGAATCATTCTAAATTGTTTAGTTGATGAAGTAGTCAAGTATTCAAAAGATGAATTTGCTATTTTCGATAGATGTGTTGTTGATGTATTGGCATATTCAACTTGGTTGCATTTAAATGGGAAAATTTCTGAAAAGTTTTTAGATGAACAAAGAATTTTAATTCGAGAGACTTTAAAATTATATGATGTTTTATTTTTTATACCTTTAACTAAAGTTGCTCCAGTAGAAATAGAAGATAATGGAATTAGAGAAACCGATCCAGTTTATCGTGAAGAAATAGATACAATATTCAAAGCATTTCAAGAATCTTATCATCGTGGTGATGGTAGAGTTTTTCCAAAAGATGATTGTCCAGCAATCATTGAAATATTCGGAAATCCAGAACAAAGATTGAAAATGACAGAGCTTTATCTGACACAAGAAGGTAAATGCTATGGAGAAGAAGAAAGTTTAATCTCTGATATTATCCCTGCTAAATTTTAATCTTGATATTTTTAAATTTATGGGTTAAGATTGGGAATAATGACCATACCCCAAACTTACATTCTTAATAAACTTTATTCATATGCAATGGATCCAGTTTTTAGAAAACATGATGGAACTTACAATGCGGGTTGTCCTATTTGTCGAGAGGGTAAAAGTCTAGGAAAAAAGAAAAGACTTTTTTATTATCCAACATCAAACACATTTCATTGTTTTAATTGCTCAAAAACTTGGTCTGCTTATTCTTGGATTTTGAAAGTATCTGGTCTTTCAAAAGAAGAGATGCAGTATGAAATAAATAACAATACTTTTTCAACAGATGTTGGATCAAAGCCACTTTTTAATCCACAAAAAAGAAAAAAAGTTACAGATCTTCCATATGATTCAATAAACCTTTTTGATGAAACACAACAAAAGTATTATTTGGATAATCCGTATTTTAAAAAAGCTTTGACTTATATCAAAGAAAGAAAATTAGATCAAGCTATTAACAAATCTCCGAATCTTTTTATAAGTTTAACAGATTTTACACACAAAAATAGAATTTGTATACCTTTTTACGATAGAAATAAAAAAATTTGTTTTTATCAAACAAGGGCTATTGATAATACAGAACCTAGATATTTGGGCAAAGAGAATTCCGATAAAACAATATTTGGGATTGATAGAATTGATACATCTTTAAATTATATTTTTATTTTCGAAGGACCGATTGATGCAATGTTTGTAAAAAATGCTATTAGTGCAGCAGGTTTAAGTTTGACACAAACACAAAAATCACAATTAAGTGAATTTCCATTTTATGAAAAAATTTGGGTTTTAGATAATCCTAAATTTGATGAAACAGCTAAAGAAAAAACAAAAGAGCTTTTATTAAAGGGAGAAAAAGTTTTTAAATGGCCATCTGGCATGTCCTATAAGGATTTCAATGCAATGGCTATGTTTGAAGATCTTAACGAAATTCCTTATCAAAGGATTATCGATAATGTTTTAAAGCTTTAGCTACCTGCTTTTAATTGTTCCGTATCACGAAGTTTTTTAGGAGCCGTAATGATATAGGTGTTAAGAATTTCTTTTAATTTTTCAACTTCACCAGCAATACGAGTAATACTATCCGAAGCTTTTCTTGTTACACCACGTAACAAACTACCTGCACGATCACCGTCTGCCAAAATTTTATGCAAAGATTCAGAAGAAGGATCATTTAAAAAACTTGCAAATTCATCTAATTTTGAAGACCAGCTTCTAATAGAATTAATAGTTTCTGATGTCATTTCTGCTGGATTACCCTCCACATCAAATTGATCAGGAGCAGTTTCTGCTTCTAAAGAATTTTCAAAATCTTTTTTATTTGTTTCTGGTGTAAATTCTTCTGGTGACTTCATATCACCACTTGCTGGTTCTTCTGATGGTGTTATAGTGACTTCTTCTTGTTCTTTTAACAAAGCAGCCATGAATCTAGCTGAAAAAGCATCATACGAGGAAAGATCCAAAGAAATTCTTTTAGTATTATCTTTTAAAATTCGATTTCTTTCTTTCTTTTGGCAGCAACAGTCTTTTTTCATAGTTGTTTTTGGGCTTTTTTTCTTGGATTTCATGTGTATGTATGATATATTTACTCTTATCTATGTCTGAAATTTTAAATAATTATCATTTTGTTGTTGCAACTCCACAAACTAAAAAAGATTTTCACAGTAAAAGTCAAATTGGTTTGTTTTTTGATAAAGCAAATATTGAAAATTACACTGTAGTTTATGAAAATAAAGAAGGTTTAGCTAAAATATATAATAAGTTTCTTACAGAAGATAATAGAAACAAAAAGATTGTTTTTGTGCATGATGACGTTCTTATTGAAGATTTGTTTTGGAAAGAAAAGTTGGATATTGCTTTTGAAAAATATGATATTATCGGTTTAGCTGGTTCTAAAAAATGTAATTTGTCATCTGAGATTCCTGCATGGCATTTGATGTGCGAAAGAAATGATTTAGTTGGCGAAGTTTCGCACTCAAAAGACAAACAAAATTGGACTACCGTTTTTGGTCCATCAGATTCCAGAGCATTAATATTGGACGGTCTTTTTATTGCTGTTAAAGTTTCAAAACTTTTAGATACAAATACTAAATTTGATGAAGATTTTACTTTTCATCATTATGATATAACATTTTGTTTAAATGCAAATAAAAATAAATTGAAAATGGGTGTTTATCCAGTTAAAGTTACCCACTTTGGATTAGGAGATAGTATGAATTCCGATCAATGGCGTCAAAGCGCAATACATTTTAAACAAAAATATAAAATATGAAAAATAGAGATACGAGATTTTTTGATTTTTTAAATTGGGTTTTTAAGAAAAGTAAAAATAAACCCGAAAACTATCAACCATCAATATTTTTATTGAATCGTTGGTTGTCTATGGCTGAATTTCACTTTGCTAAAATTGTAAATTTGACTACAAACAAATGGGCCAAGAATTTTTCTGAAATTAATTATGGAGATTTTTATTATACAATGTTTCCCAAATACGGAAAAAATATAAATTATATTAAAAAAACAAAAAACGAAAGAAGTAAGGATAACGAAGATTATAAAAACATAGCTAATTTACTGGAATGTTCTGTTAGAGAAGTGGAAATGTATAAAAATACACTTGAAGAACTGAGGATACAGTCTAATTAAACTTATATGATAGCAAGACCCAAGCAAGAAGACCGCATTGGCGGAAAAGTACAATTAGACAACTACATAGGACATGAAATGAACCTAGAAGGTTGGTCTTTAACAAAAGTTTTAGATGACATTTTAATGTGTCAATATATCGATGTGAACGAAGATGGAACTGAAATAAAAAGAGGTTCTATTTGGGTTCCAATTAATACAGTTAATTTTACATGGCGTTTAGCAAAAGTATTGATCGCAGGACCTGATTGTAAAACTGTTAAAAAAGATGATGTTGTTATGTTTCCTAATGACAAAGGAATACAAGTAGCAAACATGAATGGTTTAAAAAATGTAGTATTTTTAAACGAAAGTCGTATTTTTGGTGTTTGTGAACCAAAAGATTAATAATGAAAGTTAGTTGGGGCGATTTAAGAAAACTTTGTTTAAAAAATGTTGTTGAATTAAAGTTTGTTCGTCGCAACAAATTAAGATATCCAGCAACTAGAAGAATGCTTTGCACTTTAGATACGGTTCTTTTAAATTCTGATTTTGGAAAAGAAACATTAAATTTTAAACCTCCTAGATATGCTCCACCATATGATGCAAAGTCAAAAAGTTTATTAACAGTTTGGGATATCATCATGCAAGATTGGAGAAATGTTCCAGTTGATGCTTGTGAAATGGTAGTAGCAGTCCCTACATCACCACAAAATAAATTTTTAGAATTTTTCGATAAAAAAATAGGAAAAATGTCTGCCTTACAAAAGAAATCCTTTATGGACAAATAATATGACTATTCACGGTTCAAAACTTGAAACTGCTTGTAAATTTTTACTTCAAAAAGATTTAAATTTAGAATTTAAAAATAAAACTTATAAACAAGGAAAATTAATTTTATTTTATCAACGTAATTTTTACATTACTTTTGTAATGAATACTCTAAAAAAAGATAATGAAAAAATAGAAATACCAATTCCATACGAAATAGAGCTTTACGAAGAAGATAATTTGGTGTACTTTGATTATAGACTAAAAACGTTGGCAAAACATGCACCAGAAATTGAAACAAATATTATTCTTTACCCAAAAAAAGTTAAAAACAGTAAATTTTGGGATAGTATATTATTAATCAATACAAATGAATAACAATAGACAAATATATAGTGTATTTTCTGGTACATTTTACGAAATTCCAGAAAAAGATATCAAATTAATTGATATTGGTCAATTACCATTGATTAAAAAACCAAGTTCTAGCTGTAATAAATGCTATGGTAGAGGTCATTTAGGGCGCGATGCTAAAAATCTAACATATCAAATATGCAAATGTATTAGAAAAAACATCGATTTTGAAGTAATAGAGAACTTAAAGAAACAAAATATTCCTTTATAATACTTGTAACCGCGCATAAGTAATTTCAATGAAAAATTACACCTTTGCGTGGGAAATTCAAACTTTATTAGAGCAGTTTGTTTCGGCTTTTAATGATGTAATCATTAAAAGATATGATAAAAACAAAAATGCTATCGCTCCAACGAGCGGTTTTAAAGTTAGATATATTTATGCACCAAAACAAAGGGTAATAAATAGTCTAACAACACCCGCACCGGGTGGAATTACTGCACCTGTCATTGCTGTTAATATAACAAGTATTTCAAGAGACAATAGTCGCGTGTTTAACAAACATGAAGGGTTTGATGTTGCTTATGTACCCAACGATGGAAGCGGAACATACGTAAAAAATATACACCAGCCAGTTCCAATTAATATTAGCGTCAATATGACAATATTGACAAAATATCAATCGGATATGGATCAAATTTTAACTAATTTTATTCCATATTGTGATCCTTATGTTATTATTTCTTGGAAATTACCAGCAGTATCTAAATCGTCTATTCCATATGAAATAAGATCAGAAATTTTATGGAGCGGAAATGTTAATTTAAACTATCCAACTGATATATCTCCAACTCAAGCCTTTCGTCTAACAGCAGATACAAGTTTTACAATTAAAGGTTGGCTGTTTAAAAAGATGGATGAAACTATCAATAAAATTTACACAATACAATCTGATTATTACGATGGAAGGTTATTGGTACAAGATCCTGCAAAATCTCTCATACAAAGTTTTGAAGATGTTTTCGGTCCTTGGGAAAATTACCCAGGTACAGAACTTCCACCAGAAGAAATATCTGAACTTCCTCCATTAATTGATGATAATATCTCAAATGCATTAATAGCATTCGACGGAGCAATATTAGTTGATATTGAAGGGAACATTTTGATAAATATATAATAATATATGGCACAAAGGAATTTTACACAATTTAGTCCAAGAACTTTTCCTTTAACTGGTGATTATGTCGTTGGTTATAAAAATGATGGTTCAGAAGAAATGCGAACAACCCTTCAGAACATTATTGATTTAGTTTATAACTCAGAACCAAGAAACTCAAGTGGATTTAGTATTGTTAAAGCCAATTCTTCATTTTGGGCTTATAATGGAACAGATTTAAAACAACTTTCTGGTAATTGGCAAAGTACATTCAACACAGTATGCTCTTTATCTACTCTTTGGGATGCACAAGCAGAATTTATTGACTTAACTAATTTTGTAAGCTCTAATTCTGCTAATTGGGAATATCAAGGAACAGATATTAAAGCCTTAACGGCAAATTGGCAATCAACTTATATCTCAGTTCAAAATAATGGAGGAACCACTTGGGCTTATAATGGAACAGATGTTAAACAATTAACAGGTAATTGGCAAACAACATATTCAATTGTTAGCAGTAATTCTGCTTTATGGAACTTGGGTGGTTTCGGTTCTGGAGCAACAGGCGCAACTGGCGCAACAGGTGTCGGAGTAACTGGTGCTACTGGAACACAGGGTCCAATTGGTTCTATCGGACCAACGGGCGCAGCAGGACCATCTACTTCATATTATGAATTTAAAGCAGATGTTAATGCAACAAATACACCACCAAATGCTGGTACTATTAGATGGAATAATTTAACACAGTTAAGTGCAACACAAATTCATACAAGTCATTTAACTGATACCTTTCTTGATGTTGATATATTTTTAGCCTTACTTAAAGAAAATGATACATTAATTATTCAAGATAGAAATAATTCTGCAAATTATCAAAGATGGAGAGTTAATGCAGCACCAATTGTAGCTGATAATAGTTTTATTACATTTCCAGTTACTTTAATAAATTCAACAACAACATTTACTAGTAATCAATCTTTAATTTTAGCAGTAGTATCAGCAGGTATAGCTGGACCTACTGGTCCAACTGGACCAACTGGAGCAGGACAAACTGGAGCCACAGGACCAACAGGAGCTACTGGTTCAAATTTTAATTATACATCAATTACATTAAATAGAACACTTTCATCGAATGCTGGTTATATTTTTGATACAACAAGTAGTCCATTAACTGCAACATTACCTTTAAGTCCCGCAATTGGTGATTTTATTAATATAACAGCAACGATTCAACCAGGAAATCTATTAACTATCGATAGAAATGGTAGTAATATAAATTCTTCTGCTAGTGCTTTAGGTGTTGATATATCAAGTAATTTTTCTTTGGTTTACACAACATCATCTATTGGATGGAGGTTTATTCCATATTCAGGATTAACAAACCCAACTATTAAAATTTATAAAGCTGTTTGGAATACTCTTCTTACAAATTTAACTGGTACTAGTAGAATACCATTTACAACAACAGTTGTTAATACAGATCCAGAAATATTTGGTGGAATTACGAATCCTGGCATTTTAGGAGCACAATACATTACCATCAAAAAAACTGGTTATTATATGATTAATTCTAACCTTCACTTGTATGATTTACAAAACGGTTTGCAATTAATGGTTTCACTTTGGAAAAATGAACCTTCTACTGGATACGCAACACCAGTAAAAGTCCAATCAATCGTAGATTTTCAAAGTGGAACAGTTTCACAAGACCAAATTTTATTTGGTAATGCGTTGTTAAACGTAACTCAAGATGATACTAGAATTTGGTTACAAGTTGAACACAATGGAACAAGTTTAGTTCCACCGATACCTAATGGTGGACCATTCCCATCTCTTAGAGACGTTTTAGTTGATCCTGCTCCACCAAACCAAACAACTTCAACACCACCAGATATTATCATAACAAAATTAGCATAAATAAAAAATATGATTACACTTTCAAATTTATATCCAATACAAAACATAGGTTTTACTGGACCTACTGGTGGAATCGGACCAACAGGTGCTCAAGGAAACACTGGTAACATTGGGCCAACTGGATCGCAAGGAAACACTGGTTTAATTGGTCCAACAGGTGCTCAAGGAAATACTGGTTTAATTGGTCCAACAGGTGCTCAAGGAAATACTGGTTTAATTGGACCAACAGGAACACAAGGAAATACTGGTATAGTAGGACCAACAGGAACACAAGGAAATACTGGCTTAACAGGACCAACTGGTGCAGGAAATACAGGATCAACAGGACCAACTGGTATTCAAGGAAACACAGGTGAAACTGGTCCAACGGGTGCTCAAGGAAATACTGGTCCAACTGGTATTCAAGGAAACACAGGTATAATGGGTCCAACTGGATCGCAAGGAAACACAGGAGCAACTGGAGCAGGAACAACAGGACCAACTGGTGCAACTGGCACAACATTTGATTATGTATCAATAGAAACAAATAATACGCTTTTAAGTTCTAACGAAGGTTTTATTTTTAATACATACACATCACCAATCACCGCAACACTTCCATTAAATCCATTAACTGGTGCATTTATTAATATTACATTTGAAAAATACAGTTCAAATAATTTAACAATTGAAAGAAATGGAAGTAATATCGATGGTGTTGCTGAAGATTTAATTTGTGATGTATCAGGAAACTTTTCTTTAATTTATACAAATATTGTAGTTGGTTGGAAATTTATTCCATATTCAGGATTAACATTTGCACCAGCAACTCTAACATTAGATACAGTTACTACAAGTAGATCTTTTGAATTAACAGATAGTAGTGAATTTATCACTGCTAATTCTAATAATGCAATTACATTAACTATTCCAGATGATAATTCTGTTAATTTTACCAACGGAACACAAATTAGTATACTTCGTTTAAATACAGGAACAGTTGCATTATCTGCTGCAAACGGAGTAACATTAAGAAGTGCAGAAAATAAACGCAGCATAAGAGCACAAAATTCTGTTGCTACTGTTGTTAAATTATCTGCCAATGATTGGAGTCTTTTTGGAGATATATCATAATGAGAGTATTTTCGGGATCTTTAGCAGGATCAAACTCTTTAATAGGTGAAGATCGCGCCATTAATTACGGAGGTTCTTTCGCTGGTGCATCTAATTTTGGCTATGGTTTTGATGCTTGGGATTTTACATCAACAGGTAATGCGGGTGCGTTTATTGGACCTTCGTTTGGTGGTTTAATAGATACAAACGGTTCTTCTTTTGGATTATATGGTAATGGAGCAGGAAGTAATTTTATTGATGTAAGAAGAAACCTTCCTGCAAATTTATCGGTAGGATATGCATTATCCGCAGCAATATCTGTCAATTTTAGAAATGGAAATAAAGGATTTAGTGTTTACCATAATAACACTTGGGATCCCAACCAAGAAGTCTTTAACTTTAATGTAGGATCCAATGATTATATTATTAATGGAGTAGGAACTGGACAGGCATATTCTTCAACAATGGTTGCAAAGATTGTTTTGAAAAAAACTAATTTAAATTCTTATAGTTATTCTGTTACATTGGGAACAACGACATATACTGCAAATGATATAACACGTAACGGTTATAGTAATATTAGAGGTTTTAAATTTTATATTTCAAATACTGAAGGAGCACCAAATAACGATTTATATTTTAACAGTATAAAAGTTTATAAAATAGACGAACCTATCAGTACAATACCAACATCAACATTTACAACTTTTGTGTCTTATGAATAACATTAAAGATATAGAAAAATTAACACAAAAGCTTTTAGCAGAAACTCCAGAATATGTTCATTCGGTTGGTTATGGTTTTAAAGAAGTTGATGGAAAATTAACAGACGAATTTTCTATAGTTTTTGGTGTTACAGAAAAAAAACCATTATCATCTATTCCACAAAATGAAATTTTACCATCAACAATAACAACAGAAGATGGTAGTATTTTTACTACTGATGTTATTCAAATACCACAAGCTGTTGCATACCCATCTTGCTATGAAATTAGTAATTCAGTTGAACCCGTTTCATTACATAGATCATCTCGAACAACATATATCGGTGGAACAAGAATATCAATAGATAATCCATTAAATTTAGGAAACAGTGCATTTACAGGAACTATGGGACTTATCTGTAAAGATCTCACCGACAATACTCTTGTTGCATTAACAAATGCACACGTTGCTGCTTATACAGAAAGAGACGCATCTTTATTGTCTTCAAGTTTTAGCAATAGACAAACAACAGTATACCAAGCTTTCCCTTGGTCAAATCAATCTACAATGAAATTAAAAAGGTATGTTCCGCTTTTAGCAAGTGGAAACACAATTGATGCAGCAGTTGTAGCCATAACAAATTCAAGTAGAGTAAACACACTTACATCTTTTAAACAATTAAATTTAAATTATGGAAATCTTGAATTTGCCACTACCTCTGAAATTGATAATTTGGTCATAAATAAAAATCCAATTTTTAAATCAGGTGCAACAACTGGTCCTGTTGGATGGCCAGGTTCTATACCTTGGGGTTCTGAATCGTGTTCTCTTACTGCTACCCAAGTCGGAGTTTCTGTAGGTGTTAATTTTAGTGGAAATATTTTAAATTTTACATCATGTTTAACTTATAGAGGAACATTTACTGTTGCTAGTAGTGGTGGAGATTCGGGTAGTGCTGTTTGTGCATTAATAAACCCCGAAAGTCAATCTTTAAGCGCATGGAAAGTGGTTGGTTTAACTTTTGCTGGTTCAGATTTAGGAGATAATAGTCCATCGTATGCATGTCGCATCGATAATATTTGTTCTACTTTACAATTAACAGCATGGGATGGTCAAACCACCGCTTTAACAAATTTGGGAAATGAAAGAGTTAAATATGTAGAAGGAAAATCATCAGAACCGTTTGTTATAGAAAATGGAAAAAGATATTGGCAGACAGGATTAACCGTTATTTAATTATGAAAAACGTAGAAATATATGATCAATATGCAAATGTTTATTTGAATAATCAAACTAATGAATTAGTTGTATTAAATTTAAATTATAATGAAGAATTAGATACAAGTTTATATACTTTGGTTCATTCTAGTTCTGGTTTTGTTATATCAAAAGGTGAAAATTTAAACACGGAAAGTGCATTAAGTTTAGTCGAAGAACTTTATGTAGAATCCCAAAATTTAGGAGAAAATTATCAAGAAAAAAATATAAATTTAGAAAATGGCTACGTGGAAATGATTATATCTTTCAATGACGGTAAAAAACTTAATAGAGTTATCTATATTAAGGATAATTTATAATGTAAAGTGATAAATATTTAGAATATGGCTTTATTATCTGAAAAATATCCAATTACTCAGTCTACAGGACCAACAGGTTCAACAGGAGCAACTGGTGCTGGCCAAACTGGTGCTACTGGAAACACTGGTATAGTAGGACCAACTGGAGCACAAGGAAATACTGGTGATATTGGACCAACAGGCTCTCAAGGAAACACAGGTATAGTAGGCCCAACTGGAGCACAAGGAAATACTGGTGATATTGGACCAACAGGCTCTCAAGGAAACACAGGTATAGTAGGCCCAACTGGAGCACAAGGAAATACTGGCCAAACAGGTTCGCAAGGAAACACTGGCGCAACTGGTAATGATGGATCAACTGGTCCTACAGGTTCAGGAAACACAGGAGCAACAGGTCAAACTGGAGCACAAGGAAATACAGGTGATATCGGTCCAACTGGAGCACAAGGAAATACAGGCCAAACTGGTGCTCAAGGAAATACAGGCATAGTGGGTCCAACTGGAACACAAGGAAATACAGGTGCAACAGGATCCACTGGTTTAGCAGGAGACAAATATACTACAACATCAACTACTAATACAAACATAGCCACAGGGTCAAAAACATTCACTGTTGATAGTGGTCTTGCTTATAGTATAGGACAATCTGTAATAGTTTCTTTTGATTCTTCTAATAAAATGGAAGGATCTGTTACAAGTTATTCTGGTACAACATTGATTGTAGATGTAACAACAATTACAGGTTCTGGAACATATAATAGTTGGAGCGTAAGCTTGTCTGGAGCACCTGGACCCGCTGGTTTAACAGGCGCAACGGGAGCCACTGGTACTAATGGTACGAATGGAACAACTGGAGCAACAGGTGCTACTGGTACGGATGGAACAACAGGCGCAACGGGAGCCACTGGTACTAATGGTACGAATGGAACAACTGGAGCAACAGGTGCTACTGGTACGGATGGAACAACAGGCGCAACAGGTGCTACTGGTACGAATGGAACAAACGGATCAACTGGATCAACTGGAACAACAGGAACTACTGGTGATTCCGCTTGGAAAATATTTGATATGAGTTTTGATTACGGTGAATATGATGTAAATAACGTTGTTACAAATGCAATTATTAGCAATGCTATAGTCACAATTCCATCTTGTGTCTTAATGGATAATACCAGCAATACTCATGCAAGCGCAAACGTAAACATAAGACTTGTAATCTTACAAGAGTATGGAGGAATTACAAACATGACATATGATATACTTGCATATTCTGGAGGAAGTCCAACTGTTTATACTCCAACACTAACACAATTTACAACAAATGGACCCAATAATGCTGCTACAGAGCATGTTATTGGTAACTGGTTTACCCATAACATATCTGCACAAGGTACAACATTTCAACTAAGAGCATCTCGAAACGCTAATGGTTTTACAAGAATTAAAAAAGTTTATTTACAAGTTAGGAAAAACTGATAAATTAATAATATGGCATATTTTGATACAGAATTAAATGAAGCATGGGCATGGTTTGCGGTAAACTGGGAATTGTGGATAAATTTAAATACATCACTAACTGATGGTTTAAAATTTGTGTTTGATAATACTGGTGGACCATCTGGACCGCATAAAGAAACACATTGGCAGTGGGTTAGAAATAATAGAGAAGAATTATTAAATTTATACAATTCTTTAAAGAACTAATTTTTCTTTAAAAAAATTTATATTTTGTTGAATTCTTGGTTTTTGGTCTTCAGGTATTTTGTGAATTAATTCTTCACAGATCCTTAAACCTTCTTCATAATGTCCTGTCCAATAACAAGAGACAGAAAATTCATCATCTAAACCATAATCCCATATCCAACTTTCAACAAACAAACCTGTTTTATCAATCTTTAATGTTTTAGCATATCTACCAAGAATATAAGCTTGATGATCTCTTTGATGCATTCTACAAAAACGAATAGCACCATGCAATGCTTCAATTCTTGATGTGCATTTTTCATATGCTCGAAGATAACTTTGTACAATATCATCTTCAGGATATCCCATGATTTCTTTTAATCGAGCTATTTGATATAAAGACCAATAAACTTCTTGATCCCAACCTCCCAACTCTGCTCTTTTATTGTACCAATATATTGCCTTTCCTTTTTGTTCACAATCTTTGTATGATTGAGCAAGATAAAAAGTATATCTTGGAATTAAATGCGGGTCTTTTTCTGTTTTTAATGCATCTTCTAAGACTTTAGCATCTTTTTGATACTTTTCATTATCACTATTTCTCGCAGAATCTTGTATAGGTACATTATATATTCCTTTTGCAGTATCCCTGCTTAAAATTGGCTCTGCACACTCAAGATATTCGTGTAAAATGCTTTTATAAAAATATTTTTTAGAATTTTTAAATAAATTTGTTCTTGCATATTCAATATTTGCATATTTGCATGTTATATAATATAAATCTGCTGTTAAATTGTTTTTAAAATCGTTTACATTAAAGTTTTCATCAAATTTTAATATTTCATCAGCATCAATTGTTAAAACATAATCAATATCAGCATGTTTTCGAAGGTTTTCTAATGACTTAGTTCTGTTAAATGAAAAGTTTTCCCATTTTTCTTCATTTACTTCTCCATCAACGTTGTTATTTTTTAACCAATCTTTAATAATTTGAATTGTATTGTCTGTTGAACCAGTATCCGATATACAAACATAATCGATTAGTGGTTTTACACTATCTAAACATCGCTGAATCACTTTAGATTCATTTTTAACTATCATACACAAACCTATCTTCATGTTTTAATTAACTTTAATACATTTAAATATACCATTTCTACACTAATTCCAGCCATACAAGCATGTTTTGGATCTTCATAAGTTTGATCTGGTGGATTTTGACATGGACCCATCGACATTGTACTGATTTTAGGATCTTCTTTAAAGCATGGTTGACAAGGCAAATTTAATGATATGTTAATATTAAAAGGATAACCTGTTCCGTTATATTGAGTTGAACCAAAAAGTATTATTGCTTTAGTTCTTCCCTTATTTCTCCATTGAATGTTTGATGTAACCTGAAAAACAGAATCCAATCCAATGTGACCTAGTGCCCATGCTTGGGCCGCAACTTTTTCTTCAAAAGAATCACTACAAAATGAACCATCTATGTTATTCATGATGATATCATGAGGTCCTCCTATTTGGTATATTTCAATTTCAGGATGATTTTGTTTTATTAAATCAATTAATTTTTGCCAACCCCACCATTCTTTATATGCAGACCACCCAGTTTTGTTTTGAAATGTAATATATCTTGGAGTATTTCGATTCTTAATTTTTTTAGGTAATGGTGGAAGATCAAGTTCAAAGTCATCAAATGTAAAATTTACACCCAATTCATTTGCAAAATAATAGAGTATATGATTTTGCATTTTTTTATGAGGATATCCTTCGTGCAATGGATACCCAACAAGATTTACAGTTTTTGAGAAATTATTTGAATCATATTTTTCTAACGGATAAAAATGTTCTAACAAATTATTATTTTTTACAAAATTATTTAAAATTGAATGAATAGATTCATGACAAAAATAATGCACTTCGTATTTTTCTTTTAACTGTTTTACAAAATTAAAATTTAATAAAACATCGCCAATTGCACCTGGTCGATATAAGGCTACTTTTTGCATTTATATAGTATATTTTAATATAAATAAAAATCAATAAGGACTATTGGATACTCTTGTAATAAGCATATATGGTTGAGTACCAAAATTATTATTAAATACTGGATACCCTTGATTACCGTTTCCGCCGTTTGCACCGCCATGTAAAACTGTTACCGCATAAAAAGTTTGTGGTGATAAAAGTACACTAATAGAACCTCTTTGAGAAGATTCTCCATTTCCTGTTGTATCCGTAAATCCTTGCGCTATATTTCCAATTAAAGTTGCAAGATTTACGTTTGATGTATTAATAAATTGATTGTTTTGATATAAACGAAGTCTCATAAAATCTGTTGGATCTGTCATATCATACGAAGCATATCTTATTTCAATATTATATAAACCACCTTCAGTAACAGTAAAATTTGTATGTGTTCCAGTGTTGTTTCCAGTTTCTAAAACAGGAGATATATAAAACGTCAGAGGAGTATTAAAAGAAATTACATTTTCTAAATTATACAACCATCGATTCCATCGAATAACGTTTTCAATTCCATTTGTTGTGTTTGATAATCCATTATTTAAATTTATATCAAATCTTAAATAACAAGGATTAACTGAACCAGAAGGACCAGTTGGTCCAGTTGGTCCTATTGGCCCTCCTGATGGACCAGTTGGTCCAGTTGGTCCTATTGGCCCTCCTGATGGACCAGTTGGACCTGTAACCCCTGTTGGTCCTGTGTTTCCAAAACCTGTAGCTCCAGTTGGTCCCGTTGGTCCAGTTACTCCTGTATTTCCAGAACCCGTAGCTCCAGTTGGACCAGTTGATCCTGTGTTTCCTGTAGCACCAATTGCACCCAAATTTGGGATATCAGAAGTTTCTATTACATTAATAGAACGAACCGTAGCATCTTTGGGTTCTATATGCTTTCCATAAATGTTAAATTCCAATGCCATTTTAATTAAATGTACCAGTTATAGGATCGTATGTTTTATCTAAAAGACTTATATCGTAATCACTTTCTATGCATAATGCGTTTTGAGTATTTGCGCTTCTATTATTATTTTCATCAATAGAAATATTAGTAACTTCAAAATTTTCATCTTTAAAAGATGAAAATTGAATTGGTTTATTTGTAAATGGATTTATTAGAATATAGTAGTTCATAATTAAGATATTTTTATTACATGAAAATAAGGTCTGGTTCCATATGAATTTTCAAAAACAGGAAAACCACCAGTTCCAGGAGTAGGTGTAGTAATAACTGCTGTTCCTCCAGTATGGAAAAATGTTGCAACTATATAATAAGGAACTGCATTAACATCCAATATAAATGTACCTCTTCTTTGGGCAGCAGCGTTATTAGATGTTCCGACAATGCCATCACCGATTGTATCAATTAAAGTTCCGCCGACTGTTGTAGTTATTGGCGTTGATTGTTGTCCTCTTAATCTTAATCTTAGTGTTGCTCCAGTTGGATTATTTAAATCATAAGAAGCATATCTAATATCTATTAAATATCTTCCAGTTTGTTTTAAAATCATGTTATTTAAAGTAGCATCTGCTTCAATGATATTCGTATTTGTTTGAAGTGTTACTGCATTCCAATCAACAATATATTCAACACTATTATATGTATTTACTAATCCAGCATTTGATGTTATTTCCATTTCGGCGGCTGGAAATGATACAGCACCACTAGACCAACTAGCAGAATTTTGTCTTACGAAAGTTGTTACAGGTAAACCATTAGAAAAATTTATATAATTAATTTTTTTAGTTGTGCCATTATTTACAATAGGCAAAACATCAGTATTCGCGGGTTGACTTATTTCTAATAATTGAGATATTTTTTTATCAGCCATAATATTATTTATTCGTTTTTTTCATTTTTAAAGAACAAATCAAGGAGGGGGTAATACAGGTGTATCATCTTGCATAAGTCTGTCATTATCTTCAGTTAATATATATCCAAACATATTATCTAATAACAAACCAAACAATGTAGTTGATACATATTGTTGTGGTTGATTTAAATCAAACAACTCAGTAGAACCAAAAAATGTATTATTAACATTAGTCAGTGTAATTTTTGTTATTTTTCCAGTAATTGTTAAAACGTAATTTGATTCTCCAATATTATTAAAATATGTATTTGTTGGAAATTGATGTAAAATATCATCATTTGAACCCCATATATTTTCACCACCACTTAAATAAAAAATAATTGTTTTTCCAGTTGTAAAATTAACATAAGAATATACTTCTCCTTGAACGACACTCCGAAAAAACACATTTCCTTTGGAAGCATCAATAATATATGATCCTCCTGAAGATAAGGAAAAAGAAGTAACTACATTAGAATAAGTCCAAAAAGATGAATTAGTGTTTACTAAAGAATAAACACTGTTCCAATTAGAACTTAATGCACAAACAGTACTTGTCGAAGATGTCCATTGTGAACTTAAATTCCCAACTAAAGTTAAATCAGCACTATTACCACCAGTACCCGTTGATTTTAAAATTAAATCGGTGTTTTGTATACCATTTTTATACCAATATTCAGTTACACCAACACCAACAGCAGAAACACCTACCGTTAAACCAATTCTTCTGACATTTGGGTTAATATTATCATTGGCATCATTAATAGAAGACCAAGGACCGTAACGCGAATCTACGTTCGCATATGGATCAACTAAATAAATTGGTGCTGATAAGTTAAAAGTACTCATTTTATGCTAAAGTAAAATCAATTCTAAGATTAAATGGAACTGATGTGGTTTGTACATATCTTTTATATGGCCTATCGACGCCACTTGCATCTTTCACGCTAGTTGCACTTAAAGTAAATGCGCTCGTAACGTTTTGGAAATTTTCTGTTCTTGCTAATATTAAAGATTTATTATCTGGAATAGTTAAAACCGTATTATTTTCTGTCACTTGTATTGAAAAACTATTTACGTTATCAAAACTACTCAAAGGTAAAGTTCTTAAATTAATTGGTATTATAGCAACAGATCCATAAAATTGAATATATCTTCCCGTGTAAGATCGACTTGTTTCTACCGAATCTGCTAAAATTCTACCTCTACTATCAGGATTTCCCAAAATATTATTTAATATCGGTCCATTATTATAAGACACAACATTTTTAAACGTTGTTGTTCCTAGTTCTACAACCTCGTTTAGAGGATAAACAAAAGAAGCTGGTAATTGTGCTTGTAAAATGTTATTTCTATATAAAGTAAAACTTATTGCCGAACCTGCTAGGTTTTGATTCCAATTTAAATTTAAATTTTGTACAATAACCTGTCCAACTTCATAATTTGTTGTGTTAAAATTTGTTAAACTTGCTGTTGGTGGCAAATAACCAGTCGGAGCAGGTACTAACAAGTTTAAATTGTTTTCAATATTTTGAATTTTGAATGCTATAGCACTATTTTGAACCGCATTAGTTGAACTTAAATTTAAAGCACTATCATAAATAGAAATTGTACTCCAACTTGATGATAAAGCACACACACTACTATAAACGGAGTTCCAATTTAATCCGTTAATATTAATTAAATTTCTTGCACTTAATTCAAAACCACTTGTACTTTGCCAAGTAGAATAAACAGAATTCCAATTAGAAGATAAAGAACAAGTTGTATTAAATGTACTCTCCCATTTTCCACTTAAACTGTTTAATTGAAAATTAGCATTTCCAGAATTATTGTTAACCCAAGTGTTTACTTGATTTATATTTGCACTATTATTGTTTACAAATGTTCTTGCAGATATATCGAATGCACTATTGTTATTCCAGCTACTGTAAACACTGTTCCAATTTCCACTATTTGCATTAACATTAGTTAATACGTTTTGTATGTTAGCACTATTTGAATTTACATTACTGAAAACACTTTCATATTTTCCACTATTGGTATTGTATATCGTATATACACTTTGATTATTACTACTATTTGTGTTTACATTACTGAAAACACTATTCCAATTACTACTATTTGAATTTACATTACTGAAAACACTTTCATACTTTCCACTGTTTGTGTTAAAAATAGTATAGTTGCTTTCATATTTTGCACTGTTTGAATTTACATTACTGAAAACACTTTCATACTTTCCACTATTGGTATTAAAAGTAGTATAATTGTTTTGATTATTAGCACTATTTGCATTTACATTACTGAAAACACTTTCGTATCTTCCGCTATTTGTGTTAAAAATGTTATATACCGAATTTAAATTTGAAGACAAAGAACAAACTGTAAAAAAATTAGAATTCCATTGATCAGAATTTCCAGTTTTTGCATAAATTATGTTATTGGTGCTAAAGGAACTAGTGGTAGTCAAATTACCTGTTAACGCTCCACCACTCAAAGGAAGATATCCACTTAAATCAACGCTTTTTATAATTAAGTCGGTGTCAGTTATTCCATTTTTAAAATGATATTCAACAGCACCCGTTGATATTGATGATATAGCAACGGTTAAGCCTAATTGTCTCAAACCAGCCGTAACTTCTAATGCACGTTGAATGGTTGGCCAAGGACCATAGCGATAATCTAAGTTAGCCGCTGGCTGAACTATTCCTATTTTTTTGGCTAATGGAAATGTATCACTCATGATAAGGTTATAGTAAAGTTGCTGTTATATGGATTAACAGTTGTATATGTATACAACTTATAATCTCTTGGTGTTCCACCAGCATCTGGAACTTGGATTGAAGATAAACTAAATTCAGTTGTAAGAGTTTCAAAACTTCCTGTGATAATACTTACGAGTTGTTTTGAAGATGGTATAGCTATAGCAATATTTCTAGTGTAAACATAAAATGTAAAACTATTAGTGGTTGTGTAGTTCGATCCTGTTAAATTTCTAATTAAAGATGGTGTAGCAGGAATAGAATTAACCGATCCAAAAAATTGTCGATAATATGCATTATAATCACGATTGATGCTCTTTGTTCCAGCAGGAATTACATCTCTTGCATCTGGTAAACCAAGCGCATTTTGTTTTACTGCGCCCGATAAGTGAGTTACAATACAAGTATATCTAGTCAATCCTAAATCTGCTGGTTCACTTACATTACGAGTAAATGGAGTAGATTGCTCTTGAACTAATGTAGAATTTTTTTCTAATCTATAATTTGTAGCAGCACCACCATCGTTTTGCGTATAACCTAAAACCAAACTTCTTGTTACAGTTTGTCCAACTTCAAATTCTGTTGGACTAAATGTGGTAAGAGTGGCGGCTGGTGCTGTATATGTTGGCGCAGGAACTAATACGTTTAGACTATTTTCAATTTGTAAAATTCTATTTGTTACGGCACTGTTTGTTACTGTATTTGTAGATGTAGCATTTAATTGTTGATCAACACTGCTTAAAGGAATGAATTTACTGTTACTAAACAATATAGTTGCATACGTAGAACTATTCGAACATACACTACTATAAAGACTGTTAAAGTTGGAAGAATTTTGATTTACAAAAGTTCTAGCATTTAAATCCAATGAACTATTTGCATTTGAATTTGTATAAACACTCTCCCATCTTCCAGAAAGTGCTTTTAAATCAGTTCCTTGATAATTCCAAACTGTCCCTGAATTATTTTGTACTGTAATATAAGTTTCTTGCCAATTACTTGAATTTGAATTTACATTACTAAAAACGCTATTAAAGTTATCTGATAAAGAACAAACAGTTGAAAAATTACTAACCCAAAATGAAGAATTGTTTAATGTGTTTGTATAGTTACTATTCCAATTAGCACTATTTGAATTTACATTACTGAAAACATTTTCATACTTGGAAGAGTTTGAATTTACATTACTGAAAACACTTTCATACTTTCCACTGTTTGTATTGTATATCGTATATACACTTTGATTGTTAGCACTATTTGAATTTACATTACTAAAAACACTTTCATATTTTCCACTATTTGAATTAAACGTAGTATAGTTGCTTTCATATTTCCCACTATTGGCATTAAATCTACTAAAAACACTTTCATACTTGGAAGAGTTAGAGTTTACATTACTGAAAACACTTTGATTGTTAGCACTATTTGAATTTACATTACTGAAAACACTTTCATATTTTCCACTATTTGTGTTAAATGTAGTGTAATTGCTACCATACTGTGCGCTATTTGAATTAAACGTAGTATAGTTGCTTTCATATTTCCCACTATTGGCATTAAATCTACTAAAAACACTTTCATATTTTGCAGAATTTGAATTGTTAGTCGAATAAACACTATCCCAATTTTGAATATTTAAATTATTTCCTAAAACTTTTCCTGATGCACTTAAATCACCAAATATTAAAGTATTACCGACCAAATTACCTTCAATATTAGCTTTTAATGTATCAATTTTTAAAGTAGAATCATTAATATCAACATTTTGACCAGAAATTGAACTTAAGTTTGAAAACAAAAACCATTTTTTTGTAAAAGCATCTCTAACTAATCCTGAATACCTTTGACCTAAGTCAATTGCTGATGTATAACCAACAAAACCAATATCAACAATATCCGCAGGATTTCCAGAAGCCAAATAAATTAAAGAATTGCTTAATACTAAATCTTCAGTTGTAATTTGGGTCGAAGATCCTAAAAGGAATAAATTTCCACCAATACTAACATCACCTAAAACATAACCACCACTTAATGCTAAAAAATTATTAGCAGTATATTGTTTTGTGGCAAAACTACTACTGTTTGAATTGTAGTTTGAATAAACACTGTCCCAATTTGCGCTTGTAGTGTTTACTTTAGAGTTAACATTATTGAGATTGGCACTATTATTGTTTACAAAAGTTCGAACATCAACAAAACTAGAACTATTATTGTTAAAAGAACTATAAACACTATTCCAAATTGCAGAATTAGAATTTACATTACTAAAAACGCTTTCATATTTTGCAGAATTTAAATTATTAGTCGAATAAACACTATTCCAATTATTAGAATATAAATTGACAATAGATTCAGTGTTTTCCCAGCCTGAAGAATTATTAAGCGTGATTGTATAAACACTATCCCAATTTGCAGAGTTTGAATTTACAAAATTATAATTTGAAATCCAATTAGCAGAATTTGTATTAACTGTATTAAAAGTATTTTCCCAATTAGCGGATAATGTTCCTGTTTGTAACGGAAGAACAGACTTATCTCCTCTTATTATATAAGCAGCATTTAAAGCTGTAACAGAAACAATCTGTCCAACATATGCCGTTGGATTTGTCGCTGCATATGCTGTTAACTGCTGATATGTAGCAACAACAAGAGTATCATCAATTGGAAAATTTCCCAATCTTAAAAAATTTGTTGGTAATGATACAGGATCTGCCATATTAGATAGTTATAATATAAGAAGTTGCCGATCCAAACGGAATTAAAGGTGTGAAATAATACACTCTATAATTAGTTGGAAAAAGATTGTTTGCAGCAGATACGCTGACTGTTGTTTGTGTAAATGTAGTTTTTACATCGCTTTGAAGCGGTGGATAGAAAATTGTAGTTACTGCTTGAAGAGATGCAGGATATGCAAGTATGACTCTGTTTGCTCCTGCTGGAACATTTATAGTGAATTGACTTCCATTTTGAGGGTTTAAAAGATTTTGAGTTAAAGCTCTTACTTGTGGTGAAGTTGTTGGTACAAAATTTTGAACATCGGCCCCAAAAAATGCTCTTCTTCTACCGTTTAAAGTCATGGATGTCGATACACTATTTTCTGGATCTGGAGTTAGATATATATTATTTCTACTATCGTATGGCTGATCACCTTGTCCATAATTACAGGTAACATTATAAACGTTTGATCCATCTAAAATAATTGCTTGAGCAGATGTAGTTGTAAATGTAGAATTTGTTGTATTTGTTGCGGAGCTAAAAGCAACATAACTCGTTGCTGGACCCGTTCTAAAATTCTGAAACGTATTTGGTTCCCATATACTATTAACAGTTTTACCAACAATTTGTCCGCGAGTATAATTTAATGTTAATTGAACTGATGTTGTTCCTATTTCTACGTTTGTTCCATTACCACCATGATTACTTGTAACTGTTAACGTTCTGTTTGTAAAAGTTGGATAATAAATTTTTGTTAAAAGTGCTTGAACAAATTGTTGAAAAGTTGTTCCTGCATTAAAAACCTGTGCAGCAGTTATTGCACCCACAGACAAATCACTTGTTACGGTAGATGTTAATTTTCCTAAATTTGACCAATCCGAACTTAATCCAGTAGCCAATGAATATATTGAACTCCAACTGGCACTGTTTGTATTAACTGTTGTATTTAAGCTAATAATATTAGAACTATTATTGTTTACAAAAGTCCTTGCTGCTAAATCCAAACCACTATTTTGATTCAAAGTCGTATAAGAACTATTCCAATTTGCAGATAAACTAAAAACAGTATTATAAACACTATTATCGGCACTAGTAGTTTGTACAAAATTTTGAACTTCTAATAAGTTTCCACTATTTTGATTCCACGTAGTATAAGCACTATCCCAGTTCGCACTAGTATTATTAGTGACAGAATTTACGGCTAAAATATTTGAACTATTACTGTTTACAAAAGTCCTTGCTGCTAAATCCAAACTACTATTTTGATTCCAAGTAGTATAAACACTGTTCCAATTTGTTGATAATGAACAAACAGTATTATAAACACTATTGTTAGCACTTGTAGTTTGTACAAAATTTTCAACTGCTTTTAAATTTGAACTAAGATTATTCCAGCTACTATAAACACTATCCCAATTTCCACTTGTGGTGTTAACTTTAGTGTTAACATTAATAATATTTGAACTGTTTGTGTTTACAAAAGTCCTTGCTGCTAAATCTAAACCACTATTTTGATTCCAAGTAGTAAAAGAACTATTCCAGTTAGCACTAGTGTTGTTAGTGACAGAATTTACTTGTAATATATTTGAACTGTTTGTGTTTACAAAAGTCCTTGCTGCTAAATCTAAACCACTATTTTGATTCCACGTAGTATAAGCACTATCCCAGTTCGCACTTGTTGAGTTTACTTTAGTGTTAACATTAATAATATTTGAACTATTACTGTTTACAAAACTTCTTGCGGCTAAATCAAATGCACTGTTAGAATTCCAGCTACTATAAACACTATCCCAATTTCCACTCGTTTGAATGACTTTACTATTAACTTGTAAAGAATTTGAACTATTATTGTTTACAAAACTTCTTGCGGCTAAATTCAAACCACTATTTTGATTCCAAGTAGTATAAACACTGTCCCAGTTCGCACTCGTTTGATTGACTTTACTATTAACTTGTAAAGAATTTGCGCTGTTATTATTAACAAAAGTTCTTGCGGCTAAATCAAATGCACTATTAGAATTCCAGCTACTATAAACACTATTCCAGTTGGCACTAGTATTGTTAGTAAGTGAATTTACTTGTAATATGTTTGAACTATTTGATAAAACAAAACTTACGATTTCATTTTGATCTTCTTCGTTTGCACTAGTTTGATTAATATATGAATAAACACTATTCCATAAATTGGAATTTCCACCTAAAGCATAGATGACATTTGTTGAGCTTAAAATTGCACTAGTAGAAAGATTACCAATTAAATAACCCCCACTTAGTGGCAAATATCCAGTAACAATATTGACTAAATTACCACCTGCTGCATAAGATGCTGAATTTGCTAAAAGATTTGTATAAGCTTGTTGCCAAAACGATGAGTTACTACGAGTTGTACTATAAACAGAATTCCAAATAGCAGCACTGACTGTTGAAAGATTAACATAAAATGAAGAACTTTTGGAAATGTTTGTAAATGATTGATTCCAATTTTCATAATTTGAAAGAACTTGTTGTGAAGTAAAAATCCAGTTTGCGGAGTTGGTTATTACTAAATTTCCAACAGGTCCAAATTTTAAAATTTTATTTGCAGTGTCAACATAAAATGCATCCTGTGCAGCACTAACTAAAGATAAATCACTTTGGTTGGCTTTTAATGCCAAAGCTGTAATTTGTGCTAAAGAAAGAGGCTTATTTAAATCACTGGTATTATCAACTTGATCTAAACCAATTTCATCTTTAGTTATGATTACATGACCAATTTTTCCATTAACACTAAAAACAAAACCACCTTGATTTATGTTTATTGTTTCGTTTATATTTAAATCCGTTGGATTAATTGAAACGTTTGGTGAAGAAATAGAACTAACGTTTATTATAGATGTATCAATACCATCATTTACATTTACAGATTGATTGGTTGTATTTGGGTTTGCATTTATTACAACCAAATCTGTAGATGATGGATTAACATTTACTATAATTGAATCACTCATTGTGGAATAGGCGAATGTTCAGGTATTTGTGTCATTACCTCCCAATAATTTTGAGGAAGATTTGAAACAATTGGCCAATGACCCATGAGATATGTTTTTACTTCATTGTTTTGTAATTTTAATCGAATACGCCATTTATACAAATCAACAGGAATGTTTACCGTGGTGGCTGGAACTGATATTGTTCCATTTAATGGGTTTGTTATTAAAACACCGCTATTTGAAGAATTTAATGAAAAAACAACAGGACTGTCAATTGATCTTAAAACTTCCATTTCAACAAATGCATTTGTAAGATTTAATGCAGAGTTGTTTCTTTGAAAAGTTATACTGTTAATACCTTCCCAAGTATCACCAGTTATGTGTGGCGGAATATCATAAGTCATATTCTATACTTATGATTTTAAACTGTATATTTGATTAGCTTGCTGTAGGAATTGTAGGAGTTTCTGATGCTGCCGTTTCTGGTGCTGCTGTTTCTCCTCCACCTTCCGTTCCAGCTTCTGCTTCAGGGGTTTCTGCTGCTTCTCCACCGCCAGTTTCACCAAATTCTGGTATTTCGGATGCACTTGTTCCACCACCACCAGAATCAAGTCCACCGCCTTCTGTAGATGCATCTTCTGCTGCTTGAATGTGTTCTCTCCAATTTGGACCTGTTGTTGCAATTTGTTCCAATTCCCATTTCAATGCTGCATCCTTTCTTAACCATTCCATATTTTCACTTATACGAGAATCATTATATTCCAGATAATGTCTTTGAGCAAAAGTTTTTGATATAGATTCGTTTTGACACATATCATTGAAAATTTTGAATTTTAATTCAAATTCTTGATTTTTGCGAATAGCAAAGAAGTTTGATGGTGGATTAAATTCTAAATTAAAGTAAGATTCGTGAAGTTTGTAATCTTTCCACCAGTTTCTTATTTTTAAATGTGTAATAAATGCGTTTTTAATTCCTTCTGCAAATTGACTTTGTAAACGGACAATAAATTTTGCAAAACGGAGTTCCTCTCTTAAAATTTCTGCACCATCTTTGTAACCTTCTTCAGGATTTAATCTGGTTAAAGGAACTTTTAAACTTTTATAAAGTTTATTGACAAAATACATCAAGTCTTTAAGCTCTCCAAGGTTTTGTCCACCTTGCATTAACTCTACGTCTGATCCTTGTTCTCCAGAACGCTTGGCAAACCAATATGAGTCTAACATTGATTGTGGATCATATATATTTGCTGCTCCCGATTGTCCCTTATTACTATCGTAAGATTTTTTATTCCAATAAGATTGCATTAACTGGCGCAAATATGCTTCTGCTTTTGCTGGTGGCATATTTCCGACATCAATTTTGAATTTTAATCTTTCAGGGGCACGAACCATTCTATAAATAACAATAGAGTCTTCAATCAAAGAAAGTTGTTTATATGCTCTTCTTGCGTTTTCAATAAAAGGAACTCGCATCGTCATATCCTCATTCCATAAACCAGAATTTACATATGTTACTTGGTTTCCTTGAAACGTCACAATTTGTTGTTGTAAAGCATTTGCTGGAGTTGGTGGTTGGAAGTTGGATTGGCTTAATTGGGCCGCTGGATTTTGTTGTAAACTAATTGGTTTTTGAAAAACAAAATTTTGTACAACGTTGTTTTGAACATTATCATATACCGGATTTATTAATTCAGAAGGAACACTCAAAACACCAATAATACCAAGTTCTTTTTTTGCTTCATGGATAATATTTTCAAAAAATACTTCTCCTTCTACTAATAATTGACGACAATATCCCCAACCTTTATTTTCAAAATCAAAAACATTTACGAACTTGTAAAATTCTTTTTCGAGTTCGCTTCTTTCTTTATTTTCTAATTTAGAAAAACTAGAAAATTGAATTTTTATAACTTTTCCATTTTCATCTTTATTGACAAATTCATCACAAATTTCATCTAAACAATCGCCAACTTCAGCATAAGCTGCCATTCTTCTATATTCAGCCAATCTTCTTGTCTTATCAGTATCTACTTGGGCATAAATGTATTTGTGATAAGCTTGATCTGAAACAAAACTATTTGGACTATATGAGTCACCAACATCCTTCATATAAGGACCTGTGATGACAGATTGTTGCATCAACCTTAGTTCTTTTCTTTTAGAAAGACGGTCAAATAATTCATATCTTGGATTATTAACGTCAGCTTCTATTGTTTGTTGAACATAAGGAAGTTTTGATAAAATTGAAGAAACAAAACTTCTACCAGTATCTGGTTGACGGTTACTTGTTTGGAAAAAATCTGCCATGATTATATTATATTTAGTCTGACTTATAAGTAATCAATGTTTTTTGTTTATTAAAGAATAAGTATTCAAAATTAGCATGGCAAACACTTATATTCACACATTACCAGATGTTTTAGCAACTGATCCTAATGCATATACTATTTTAGATTATGAAAATCAATTTGAAGAATATGTAACAGCAAAAGTTACTCTTGCATCTTTAGCTAATTTTACAAACAATACATTTTTAAATAGTACACCATATTTAAATAGTCTTTCTGCTACAACATACGTAGAAAACAATAGCGCAAACATTCAAGGAATTTCAAATGTCGTAAATTCGTTTAGTTCAAACAGTATTAATGTTAATACTTTTGTTAATAGTAATAGTTCAAATATACAATCTGTTTATACTCATTATAATTCACAAAGTGCTAATTTTGCGACTAGAAACTATGTCAATGGCGGGTTTTTACCGCTGTCTGGTGGAGATGTTATTGGTGAATTGTTTGCTACACAATATGGAGTAGGAAACACAGTAATTGTCGATGGAACGTTGGGTACGGTTGTTAGAAAAATGCAAATATTTGATATAAATGGCGCTTCTATAGGATTTATCCCAATTTATAATTCTATAACTTAAACCAAATAAGAAATTGTTATTTGTTGGTTTGTATCTGAAGTTAAAATAAATTTATTATCAGAAGCAACTAAAACAAATTCAACCATAAAATCCAACGGATCAATAACTTGGACACCGGAAACACATGGAAGCTGTATATCTACTGCTCCAACAAATGAACTAACAAACGGGACACGACTATCTCTACTAAGTTTACCATATCCTGCTTCGTTTTCTATAATAATATCAAAAAAACCATCTCTCTTTGGGGTTTGCGGTATTGTAAATGCTAGATATTTTTCTTTATAAATATAAAAAGGAACTTTAATTCCTTCAAACGGTAAATTTGATGCAGATAAGTTTTTAACAGCAGAAAAAGGATTCCAAATAGTTGTTCCTTCAAACATAACTTCATTATCAGGAACTAAATACACTGCTCTTATATCAAAAAAATTATTACCTTTAACTAAAATGTTAAAATTTTGAACAGATGTCAAAAGCGGGTTAGTAACTACAAATTTATAAGGCTTAACATCGGTAATTTTTGGTTTTCCGTGAATAAAAAAGCGATCCATTGTTAATATTACTTATTAAAGATCTATTTGTTTTTATTTAAAGAAATAAATAAGTATAGTCTAAGTATATTTGAATGAGTTCTGTTTTACCAAATAAATTTCACGGAAGTACTACCTTTAATTCCAAAATTAAAAGCTATAATCACTTAGCCCAAAGAATTCGTCGTACTTTGGGTGAACCATTAGTTGAAATTGAAATAAGCAGCGAACAAATGTATGAGATAATTGATATTGCGGTAGAATATTTTACAAAGTTCGCAGGTGAAACTGAAGAATATCTTATATTTCGATCAGATCTCTATAAAAGAGGGGTTGGACTTCAAATTGATAAACTTTTCAACGTTTCTCCAGAAATGTACAACACAATGACAGATTCTTTGAGCGGTGGGTGGGATTCAGATTTGGATGAGTATAGAAGAGTAATAGATGTCTTTTCGTTTGCAGAGGGAAATAACTCTGGTGTTAATACACTCTTTACAATTGAACACACAATAGCTCAACAAGCATATTTTGGACATCTTTTAGGTAATGTTGGTTATGATTTAGTTACTTGGCACACTTTAAAAAATTGGATTGATGTCAGAGAAAAAATATTGGGACTTATGCCTTATTTAAGATTTGATCCTGATACACAGATTTTAAAAATTATTCCAGAACCAAGTAATACAGTTTACTATGGTTTAATAGGTTGCAAGCTTCAAAAACCACTTAAGCATTTAGTTTCACAACTTTGGGTTTATAGATATGCCTTGGCTTTATCAAAAATAACCATAGGTCATGTTAGAGGAAAATATACAGGTACTAATTTGTTTGGAGGTCAAACTGTAAATGCATCTGATCTTATGAGACAAGGTGAAAAAGAAAAAGACGAACTTGAAAAAGAAATTATGACTGATCTCGTAGATCGTTCCCCAACCCGATTCTTTATCGGTTAAAATGAATAAAAATTTAGGTAAAAAAAATAAAAATTTTGTTCAAGGAATTTATAATCCAAAAAATCCTCAAAAGTATTATGGGAAAGGACAAATCATTTATCGTTCCATGATGGAACTAAAAGCTTTTCGATATTTAGATAATAACCCCAATGTTCTCACATGGTCTTCAGAATCAGTAGTAATTCCTTATATATCACCAGCAGATGGTAGAATGCATCGTTATTTTGTTGATTTGGTAGCAAAGTTAAAATCAAAAGATGGAACAATAAAAAAATTGCTTATTGAAGTAAAACCAGAAAGGCAAACCATGCCACCTACAGAATCTCCAAACAAAAAACAAAAAACATTAATATATGAAAAATATCAATATGCGGTAAATACTGCGAAATGGCAAGCAGCGCAAGCATGGTGCAAAACAAAAGGTTACACCTTTTTAATTTTAAACGAAAAACATTTAAAATGAATAAAGTAAGTGTAAGTAATAATTAAAGATATATGAGTAACGTTTACAATCTGTTGGTTGAAACTCCCAATTATGAATTAAAATATTTGGTCGAAGAAAAAAATAGAAATTCACCATCAAGCGTTTGGCTTAATGGACCAATGTTAATGGCAAACAAGCCAAATAGAAACAATCGAGTTTATCCATTAGAAGAAATGGTAAAAGAAGTAAATCGTTATACCGATGAAATGATTAGAAGTAGTCGAGCAACAGGTGAACTCAATCACCCAACAACACCAGAAGTTAATTTGGAAAGAGCTTGCCACATGGTAACAGAATTAAAACAAGATGGCGATATTTTTATTGGCAAATCAAAAGTTTTATCAACACCAATGGGACAAGTTGTTCGTTCTTTGATGTTGGATGGTGTTAAATTGGGTGTATCATCAAGAGCACTTGGAAGAGTAGATGATAAAAATGGAATCGGGCATGTTTCCGATTTTCGTTTAGTTGCTATTGATGTTGTAGCAGACCCATCAGTTCCAACAGCATTTGTAAACGGAATTTTAGAATCAAAAAAATGGGTACTTTCTAATAATGGAGAGTTTGAACCATTTTATGAAAAATTTGAACAAAGTATTTCAAAATTACCTAGAAATAATAAAAAACAATATTTGCAAGAATGTATCATTCAATTCATTAACGAATTGAAATGTTTATCATAAATGTAATTTAAAAAGATAAATATATAATATGGAAGCTCGTAAATTAATTTCAAAATTTTTAACAAGTCTTTGTGAAAAGAATTATTCTGAAGCACATAAAGATTTAGAAAAAGTTGTTGCTCATAAAGCAACAAAGAAAATTGCAAAAACTGCCGAAAAAGTAAAAGGCAAACCTGCCACAAAAACAAAAAAAGGAAAAGCAGGAAAAAATTCAAAAAACGTAACTAAAAAAGGATAAGTTATATTATAGATAATATGAACATCAAAGCAATATTAGAAAAATTTGATAAAGAAGTGCTCTCGGAAGAAGCAGCAACCGCCATTGCCGAAGCCTTCGAAACCGCAGTCAACGAAAAAGTTGAAGCAAGAACAAAACTCGAAGTTGAAAGCGCAGTTTCAAAAATCGATGAAGATCATGCTTCAAAATTAAAAAAACTTTTGGAAGCCATCGATACCGATCACACATCAAAATTAGAAAAAGTGGTTGAGGCTATTACAGAAAATCATACAGAAAAATTAAATCAAATTGCTTCATATTATCGCAAAGCCTTAAATGAAAAAGCTAATCAATTTTCAGAAAAAGTTATCAATGAGTTAAGCAACTACTTGGATCTTTATTTGGAAAAAATGCTTCCTCAAGACCAATTGACCGAAGCTGTCAATAATACCTATGCTCGTAAGAAACTCGATGCAATTCGTAATTTAGTTGGCATGGATGCCGAATATATAAACGAAAGTGTCAAAGAAACCATTTCTTCTGGCAAAAAGAAAATTGATGAATTAACAGAAAAACTTAATGAATCTTATAAAGAGAATGAATCTCTTTTACAAAAAATTAAAAAAGCTGAAACAACAGTATTTTTGGAAGAAAAAACCAAAGGAATGCCTTCAGCTAAAAAAGATTTTGTTTTAAAATTATTGAACGACAAAAACAGTTCTTATGTTCAAGAGAACTTTAACTATGTTGTTGAGATGTTCGAACGTAGCGAAGAAGATGCTACAACTGAACTTGTAGAAGAAGCAAAGCAAAAGGCTGTAAGCCGTGATGCTAAAGTTCCTTCTAAAGAAGTTGTAACAGAATCAAAAGAAGCTACTCCTAACGAGGAATATAGTCTCGTTAGCGGATATCTGAATGAATTAAAAAGAAAGTAATTTCTTTTTAATTCGTATTCTATCCATAGGAGAACAATATGAAAAACGTTAATCCAGCCACAGGCTACATTGACCGTTCTCGCGCTCAACAGCTTGTTGAGAAATGGGCACCAGTACTTGATTACACATCCGATAAGGTTGCGCCAATCGAAGACGAACATGCTCGTTTAACAACAGCTATTTTGATGGAAAACCAAGAAAGATGGTGCATCGAAGAAGGATCTGGTGGTAACTCAGCAGGACCTCTCGGAGCATTCGGCACAGGTGCAGGAACAACCTCACTCTACGCCCCTCCAGGAACGGTTACATCAGGAGATAGATATGCAACAGGAGATGCTCGCTTACCTAAGATTCTTATCCCAATGGTTCGCCGTACCTTCCCAGAGCTTATCACAAACGAGATCGTCGGTGTTCAGCCAATGAGTGGTCCAGTCGGATTGGCCTTCGCATTGCGTTATCGCTATGAAGCAGACAGTCTTGGTGCTAATGGCATCGACGGCTATGCTACAGGGTCAACCGATAAGGGACCAGGTGGTGTAGATCGTGGTGTATCAGACCAAGCAGAACTCGGATACAACTTCCTCGACACTCGTTTCACAGGAACAAGCTCATCATTCTTAAGCGGAAACACTGATTTCAGTCTTATCCAATCAGATCGTGGTGTAGCAGCAATCTTGAAAGATTTCGAATTAACAGGAAACATTCCTCAAGTCACAGTAGAATTCAGCAAAACAGCCGTCGAAGCTGGCACACGCCGCCTCGCCGCTCGCTGGAGTGTTGAACTCGAACAAGACCTTAAGAACATGAACGGACTCGATATCGATTCTGAATTAACAAACGCTATGTCGTATGAAATTCAGGCCGAAATCGACCGCGAAATGGTCATGAGAATGGTTCAAGTCTGTCTCAACGCTAACCAAGGAAACGGATACAGCTTCTGGTACGCAGCTTCAGCCGATGCACGTTGGCTCGGAGAGCGTAACCGCGACTTCTACAGTAAAGTGATTGTTGAGGCTAACCGCATCGCAATCCGCAACCGTAGAGGAAGTGCAAACTTCATCATTGCCACACCTCGCGTGTGTGCAATTCTTGAAATGTTGCCAGAGTTTCAATGGATGCCAGTGAATGGCAACATCAATACGCAACCAACAGGCATTGCCAAAGTTGGTACGCTTGGTGGAAGATTCACTGTCTACCGTGACACTCGCACAGATGCTCAGTATCTCGCAGGTCAAAGACAAACCGCACTGGAATATGCTCTGTTAGGTTACAAAGGAACTGAATACTATGACACAGGTATCGTATACTGCCCTTACATCCCAGTTATGATCCAACGCACTGTCGGTCCTAATGACTTCGCTCCTCGCGTAGGTCTTATGACACGTTATGGTGTTGTTGATCATATCTTTGGTGCTAATCTTTATTACCACCTTATCATCGTATCAGGTCTTGGAACAGCCAATGTCGCTCAAGACAATGGCCGTCTCTATCTGTAATCGAATAAGATCGCTCACAAAAAAACCCAACCATCGAAAGGTGGTTGGGTTTTTTATTTAAAAAATAAAAAAAAATTATTGAATAATTTGTTTTATAAGTTTATCAACAATGGCTTGGTCGTTTAAAGAACCAAAATTATTTGGAAATTTGTGTTTTAACGGGTTTAAAAATAATTTATTTCCTACTTGGTGTTTAAGCTCTTTGATAAATTCTTGTTTTTTATTATCATCTGAACTATTATAATATTCTTTTGCATTCATTATGAATTGATCATAAGTTGAATCATCATAATCCTCTGCTTCAAAGTCAAAACCTGCTAATTCCGTGTTTGTGTTGAACTTAATCCAAGGTGTTTCGTTTAAAATTTCGTTTATTTTTTGATCAAATAATTTCATCATCAATACTTATTTAAAATTATTCCAATCTTTCGTAATTACCTTCTATGATATCATCTTTGATTGATTTTTTTGCACCTTTATCAAATAGCTGAGACATTATCTCATCTCTTGTAGCAATTAAAACATTTGTTTGTTGTGGAAGTTTTGGAAGTTTACTATTTGCTTCAATTTCCATTTTTTTAATTTCTTTATTACTTTTTTCTTGTTTGTTTTGAAGATTAATTTTGTTAAGTTGATCCAATGCTTTTGTTGCGGAGTTTATCAATTGAGATAATGCTGCAATTTCTTTTGGATCACTACCTGTTAAAACATTATCTTTTAAAGATTGAACTGCACCTAATGTTGATTCTACTAATTCCGCAGATTTTTTATAAACGTAATCACCAACATTTTCATCGGTAACAGTCTCTGCATTATCATTTTTATAAACCTTTGGTTCTGAAGGAACTGCATCGGCTTTTAATTCTTCAATAATAGAATCAATTTCGCTGTTTTGGTTTGACATTGTGAATATATACTTACTTTCATACTAACAAGATAAAATACAAAATCAACTTTTTAGTATTGTCTTGATGTTTGTGGTTTTTGTGATAGAATTCATAATAATGAATAAATACCAAGATCTTTGGGTTCAAAAATATGCGCCCCAATCTTTAGATGAAATTGTTCTATCAGAAGAGAACAGGGAGTTTTTTTCTTCTATAAATGAAGACACTCCACATTTATTGTTTTATGGTAATGCAGGAACAGGCAAGACAACTTTAGCTAAGATTATTGTCAAAAACATTTTAAAATGTCAATATCTTTATATAAATGCTTCTGATGAAAACGGTGTCGATACAATTAGAAATAAAGTTATATCTTTCTCACAAACGAGAAGTTTAGATGGTAAAAAGAAAGTTATCATACTTGATGAATTTTGCGGAACAACACCAGAAGCTCAAAGAATTTTAAGAAATGTGATGGAAGAGTATGCCAGCACAACTCGTTTTATTTTAACAGCAAATTATATCAATAGAATTACTGAACCAATTCGTTCACGTTGTTTGATTTTTAACATACAACCGAAAATTGAAGATATCTTAAAAAGGTGTTCTTTCATTTTAAAAAGTGAAAATGTAAAAGTTGAAGATACTCAAAAAGAAAAATTAGTTAATCATATTAATTTGAATTTTCCTGACATGAGAAGAATCATTAATGATTTGCAAAAATTTTCTATTCAGGGTCATCTTAATATATCAACTAAAAATCAAATAAAAGATATATCTCAAGAATTGTTTAAAAAGTTATTGGAAAAGAAAGGTGTTTTAGAAATTAGAAAATTTGTCATTGAAGAAGAAAAAAACTTTGCTTCAGATTATCAAAATTTGATGAAAGAGTTATTTGATTTGATATTTTATTCTAAAATTTCTGAGGATAAGAAAAAATCTTTGTTATTAGATATTGGCGAACATATGTATAGAGACAATTTTGTAATCGACCACGAAATTAATTTCTTCTGTTGTTTGATGAATTTACATAAAAGTTTTTGATTGTAAATTAAATTTTTGTATTTTTTACAGGAAGAGAATTGTCTGTAGGTTGATTACCCAAACTTACATTAACTTGAACAATTTGTGGTTTTTGATCACCAATTGGTTTTTCGTATTTGTTTGGAACACCTTGAACTGGTGGAAGGTTTACACCAAAATTAAGAACTTCTACATAATCCCAGTTACCAGGCACAGTAAACTCTGCCAATTCTGTTGGTGTTGAAACTGTTCTTGGATCCATTTTAAGAACCAAGTAAACATCACCAGTTCCTTCATTACTATTAGCGTCTTTTATATTTTGTTCAGAACTTCTACCAGCAACTCTTTTAATAAAGAAGAAATAGTCTCTTTCGATTAAATCAGTCAGCCAATTGATAAAATCTGAGTCTCTTCCATAATGTTGCTGACAATAAGGACTTTTTAAAAATTCTTTTTTTACTTTTATAGGAGAACCTTCACGAAACCCTCCATTTGAATAATGAGAAAAAGCAGTTTCTAACAGAGTATTAAATTTATTGAACTTTGACATGGTTTATAATATTTACTTCAAAATAAGCCCAAAACCATAAAAGATTTAACAGATTTTGAACATAAGTATTTATGCCGTGGCAAAAGTAGATTTAAATAACTTAATTAGACCAAAACAACAAAACAATCCTTCTACAGTATTGTCTAAAAAAGTAGAAGTAGTTGGTTCGGTTTATACAGATTTACATTTAGACTTACAATTTAGTAAAAGCATAGGATTAGGAAATTCACCAGCAAATTCTAACGATATTATGGTCGATACCGATGAAGAAGCAATCAAAAATTCTATTAGAAACATTTTTTCAATTAGAAAGGGTGATAAACTTTTAAATCCTGATTTTGGTTCTTCTTTGGAACAATATCTTTTTGAACCAGTTTCTGAAGTATATGCCAGAGCAATTGCAGACGATATACTGAATACTTTAGAGACATATGAACCTAGAATCGAAGTAACAAAAGTTACAATTGTTCCTAAACATGATGATAATCAATATGAAACATATGTAAAATATAGATTTTTAGAAATAAAAAAAGAAAGTATTTTAAGTATTATTGCCAAAAGAGGAGGAGAAATCTTAATATAAGATAATTATTACAATGACAAACGACTATTTAAACAATAATAACTCATATATCAGTTTTGATGCAACCAGTATTAGAGATTTAATAGTTAACAGATTAAATCAAAGTGAAATCTTTACCGATCAAAATTATCAAGGATCGAACATGTCTGCTTTCTTGGATGTAATAGGTTTTAGTTTTAGTACTCTGCTTTATTATTTAAATAAAACTGCTTCTGAAACTTTATATTCCGAAACTCAAATATATGAAAATATTAATAGATTAGTAAAAATTTTAAATTATAATCCTATAGGTAGAATTGGACAAAATGTTCCTTTCAAATTAACGGCTGGAGAAAATTTAAATATTGGAAACTATGTTATCCCAAGATTCAGTTATTTAAGCGTTGGAGGAACAAATTTTTCTTTTAATCGTGATATTCAAATTTATAAACCAACAGTTGGTAACGTATCAATTGATGAAGTTTCTAACAAATATCTTTTATATCAAGGATTATTTCAAGAGTATCCGACTTATACGGCTATTGGAATTGAAAATGAAGTCATGTATCTTTCTTTTCTTGAATCTGTTTATATTGATCATTTTAACATTTATGTTTTTGTAAAAGAAAAAAATAATAACCGCTGGCAAGAATGGGAAAGAGTTCCTGAAACTTTCTTATATGGATCTAATGAAAACGTTTATCAAATAAGATTAAACGAAAATAAAAGATATGAAATAAAATTTGGAGATAATATTAATGGTAAAAAATTAAAAGAAGGTGATGAGGTAGCTGTTTATTTTTTAAATGTTGATCCCGAAGCTTCAAATATTGGACCTAATTCTTTTGGAAAATCTAAAATTGTTCAATACAATTCAATAAGATTTGAACAAATATATAATAATATTAAAAATAATATTTTAGGAGAAGTTCTAACTTCAGAAAATTTACAGTATTTATCTTTAGATAACGACTATCCCTCAACTTTTTACACCGACGAAGAATCTGTTGATTCTATTCGTTCAAATGCAGCAAAAAATTTCAGATCACAATATAGATTAGTAACATCTTTAGATTATGAAACTTATATTAAAACGAATTATTCAAGCCTTTTAGCTGATGTTAAAGTTTTAAATAATGAAGATTATTTAAGAACTCATATCAAATATTTGTATAATATTGGTTTAAATCAACCACAAAAAGATGATAAAATTTTGATAAATCAAATTAAATTTGCTGATAGTTGTAACTTTAATAATTTATATGTTTACACAGTTCCAAAAAGTGAACTTCAAAATTATTTAGCACCATCTCAAAAAGAAGTTATCATTAATGGTTTACAAAGTAGCAAAACTTTGACATCAGAAATTGTACCAATGGACCCTATTTATATCTATGTAGATTTTTATGTTAACAGTCCATTTACTTCTCCTAGTCCAAATGATTTAGCAGAAAACTATTTGGTTATTACCAAAACCCCAAACAGTAGAAGAGCCAATTCAGCAATTCTTTCTGATATTGAAAATTTAATTAAACAAACCTTTAATAGAAAAACTAATAAACTTGGAGAATTAATTGATATATATCAATTGTCTACAAGCATTCTTAATATTGAAAGCGTAGATAGAGTTCAGACATATAGGGCCGATATAGATGCTTATACAGAAGGAGTTTCTCTATTACTTTGGAATTATTATTACCCATTAGCAGATTCACAAGTTTATACTCAAAACGTAGAGTTGGAATTTTTTCAATATCCAATTTTTAACAATATTGAAAATGTTTCTTCAAGAATAAAAATAAATGAACCAACGGGAACAATCAAAGTTGCTGATTTTTAATAAAATATGGAGGAAGAAAAATTTATAGTATATCCAAATAAAGGATATGTAGATATTACTAATTTTAGTTTTAATGTTGATGGTTTATCAGCATATAACTACACAAAATATCTTTGGGATTTTGGTGACGGTGTTCGTTCTAGAGAAAAAAATCCAACGCATGTTTTTGTTACTCCCAGTTCATTTGAAGTAACTTTAAATGCTTATTATGGCATAAGCTCTTATGATGTTTATACAAAAAATATAAATGTTGATCTATATCTTAATAATTCAATTTACTTTGATTATGTTCCACCTCCAACTTTTGCAGGACATTTAAATAGATATCCTTTTAAAATAAACATAACTTCACCCGATTTAGATCCGCATGTTATAGATTTATACGCAAATTTTTCTCGATCATATTCTCCACAAGACCCAACAAACAAATGGACATTTTTAAGACCCCAATGGAGATTTATTGATAAAAACGGAAAACAAATTTCACAAATTATTACTGAAGATACCGTTATAAAAGTCGATGAAAATGGAAAAATAAATCCAAATGGAATTGTTGCAGGAGTAACTGGAACTGCCGAATTTTATTTTGTAGATGATATCTATAATTTTGATTTAGCAATAAAGGGACAACCACACACATCGATCATTGCAACTTTGGCGACTAGTGCTACTAAATCTTTTGGTGATCCTAAAAATTTAAGCCCAAATATTCCAAGCTATAGCAATAGTTTAGCTCAAGTAATATTACCTTATATTGTTTTGTGGAGAACACCAGACCAGTTAAGAATTACAGAAAATGGTATAAGAGAACATAGTAACCCACGTTGGGTGAACTCAAAAATACCATTGATTATAAATCCAAATTTTAAATCTTTGGAGTATCCCGATTTACTGAGTGATGGAAATGGCGTCAAATTGTGGCAACCTGATTCATTTTTTACTGAATATCTTCCTTTTGACAATACTAGTTCTATTCCTTTAAGCGTTGGGTTTCAAAATTTAAGTTCATATATATCACCACAACCTTTAGAATTTAAATATGTGGATGATACAACATATAAAGTAGCAGGATATTATAAAGGAACGATGGTAGTAAAATCTACTGCATTAAACGAAACCTTAAGTGCAGCTATTAATTTTAATATTCCAGAACTTTCTGGTAACTATTTTAATCCTTTAATTTGGATACCAAACCAAGCAGCAGGTACTATGAACGTGGTCCAATACATCAAAAATCCACACACGGGTAAATTGTTTTTCAATAGTAATGCAGCAAAAAATCAAAATAAAGCAATAGTTAAAAGTTTTGAAGTACCAATTTGTTTCGATCCTGACTACACAACAGACGTAATGGCAATTACAGGCAGTCACGGAATTAATTGTATAGCAGCACTACCTCTTCCATGTTATCATGCATGGGCAATCGATTCAGATTTAAATAAACTGTATAGATTTTCTTCAAATGGAAATACATTGTGTTCTATAGATTTAAGAACAATTTTAGGAAATGCTTCAAGTAAATTTGTTTCTCCTGCTTTTTGTGTTTTAGATGGAGAACAAAATTTGTGGGTTACTTTGTACGACACAACATCAACTTTAAAGTTAGATAGTCAAGGAAAATTAATATTTGGCGTTTCTCCATTAACTAGTTTTTATCATTTAACTTCACACAATAACAAATATCTTTTTGATAGTCAATTTTATCCCATAACAGCAAACAACGGTTCACAAATTCAGAATTTTATTAACCCAACAGGAATAGATACAGATTTGAATAATAATGCATGGGTTACATATTCAAATCCATTTAGTAGCTATGTGTGCAAGATATCATCTAATGGAGTAACTCTTTCAACAATACAATATCCATTATATTCTTCTCCTACAGAAATATTGTGTGATAATCAAAATAATGTTTGGATCGCTTTAACAAATCAAATTTACAGAGAAAAAAGTTACTTGGAAAAAAGAAACACCAATGGTGTTTTATTAAGTACGTTTGGACCTTTTAAATTCATAAATCATTTGACCTTAGATAATTATCAGAATATCTGGTTTACTCACAGCTATCAATATATTGGATCAATTGTTAACAATGTTGTATCTTCTTACAAGATACCAATGGAAGGAATTTATGCAAATATTCCTGATTGGGTTGATACTAAAAATTTTATATTTCAAACATCATCCACCAATTACTTGCTTTGGAGTAACACACTATCAAGTAACTATTGGAGTAAAAATAATGTATTAGCTTTAGAAAATGCTGGAATAGCTCCCAACAACACACCAACAGCCGAATATATTTTAGAAGATAAAAATAATCTTTCTCAGTATTTTATTTTTAATAGTACGGGTGCTCAAATCTCTGGCCAACAAACTGCATCTGTATATGTCAAACCCGACACACGCCAATATATACAATTAAGTTTATCAAGTCCTAACAGTTCAAATTATGCCAGAACTATTTTCTACGTTCCATCTGCGGGATCTCCATCTTTAACAAGTTTATCAGGAACTGCGGGGATTGATCTTTCGGGTAATTGGTATCGTTGTTACATTACAGGAACAACTACAGAACTACAAAACGTATTTACTATCAATCTTCATAATGGTGTTTCAAGCAATTATATCGGAACTTCAAGTTCATTTGCACCATTTTTGTGTGCAGTATATAACAATAAACCATCAAGCGAATTTAGTCCATTAAGTAATACAGCATTTTCTGGTTTTGATGTTGGTTTATTTGATCCTGCTGCTGCTAGTGCATTGTCAGCATTTAGTTTGAATGGGTTATATATTTGGGGAACTCAGTTAGAATTAGGATCGCAACCCACACAACAACTAGAAACACTATCTACAATCAAAGGACAAAATGCTATAACATTTGAAGTTATAGGAAATATAGATGAAACCGCACTAAAGGGAATAGCTTTTAATGGAAACAAATATCTTTATATTTTAAATTCTTTTGAAAATAAAGTTGTTGTTTTTAATACCATTAATAAAAACATTGAAGATACTTTTTATGTAAACCCCAAAGGATTTAATTTTTATCCTGATGATAAAAATGAAATAACAATAAGAGACATTACACAAATTTTACAACCAATTGTTAGCATTAGTCCTCCTACAAAAGTAGAATATCATCCTTGGGTAAACTCAATAATGGCAACAGGAGATTGGACAAGTTGGAAATGGTCAAACAAATATCGAAATATATCAACTTTAAATAAAACCATCTCTGGGGTTTCTCGACATTTAGACTTTTATGATAAAAATCCGTATGAAATCTTTAAAAGAAATGAAGATCACGATTTTTCTGAACAAATGAGATCCGTAACATTTGTTGAAAGTTTGAAAAATAGTCAATTTTTATATAATAAATTTTTAAAAGCAATTTTTGGAAAAGATTTACACGATGATTTGGGTGTACTTTCTTATGAAAAAGTAGCCAATTTTATTAAAAACCAAGCAGATATTGATGAGTGTGATATAAACGCATTATATAACTTGGCAGCATCCGTTGATTTAGATTCTGATGACTTTCGTTTGAATTATCCATTTTTTATTAAAAGATTGATGGATATCTTTAGTATTAATAAATCAATTCTTTGGGGAGATAAAGATAAAAGTGCTTATAACTTTTCTGATGGTGGTAACTATGGAATTTTAAATAGAGGAAATAAAATTGATATCAACGGTTCAATTTATGCTGGAACTCCAGTTTTATTAAAAACAAAATCTCTTCAAAAATATAACCTCATACAAACTGGAAATATCAACGGAAATTCTTTTTATGATATTAACATATTAGCCGATTTCTTAAAATTAGGAGAAGATTGGGGTTCTTATTATGAATTTTACGAATATATCCCTACAACATCGAATGAACAAGTCGAGGGTGTTATTGATTGGGATAATCCAAACACCACTTTACAATATTATAATTCTTCTAGTGAATTTTGGTTTGGCGATGAAAAAGCGATGGAGACATCGTTTGCTTATGAATTATACAAAGGATTAAAATTGTTAGAGTCTTCTTGAAACTAGGTTTTTTAATCTAAATATATAAGATAAACATGGCTGACTCATTTAGCATAACCCATACAGGCAATTGGCCTAATGAAACATATCAAATTGTTCCAAACTATGATGCTATTAGCCCAGATTTTGGGTATGTCATTTTTCAAAATAATTTTAAATATTTTAACACGCCAATTAAAAGCGTTGACTCTAGATTATTAACAAATGTTTTTAGTTACAAGAACACTGTCACGGCACTAGGTCCCAAAAACAATCCTTTAGAAAATAATCAGTTAGAAGAAGATTATTATCAAATGTCAGTTTTTAATAATACTTTTTTCACGTTTTCTCCATCTGCATTAAGATTGATAGATGCTGGTCCTACATTTAATTATTTTCAAATTGATTTAGATAACCCAGAAGGTTTTACAGAATTTCATTCTTATATATTATACCCTTTTTCTTTATATCTAAGGCCAATTAGTGCTAAAAAAATTAATGATAATAGTTTTGAATTTGTAACATCAGCCGTATTATTAAGTGCTCAATCATTTTATTATTTAACAACCACTGGTGATGTCGATGCTTATATCAACCACTTAAATTATAAACCAAAATATAGAAATTTACCAACCAATATTAATTTAAATTACAGCATAAGTGGGTTTGAATTTTATGCTGATAGACAACTTCCACAAATATATTCTTCTCAAATTTATAATTTTGATAGGAATGCAATGCTTTTAAACAATCCAGTAAACATAAGACCAGATTATACATCTTTTAATTTTGATGTTATATATCCTCCATTTACTTTTCAAGCAGGGTTTCCAGAAGAACAACAATATGCTGGAATAGCTCAAGAAAATCCAGAAAATTATCGATATGTCAACGGTTTTACTTCTGCTTACATTTCTCGTTATGATCCTAGAATTTCTTCAATAGAAACATTTCAATTAGTGCAAAGCTCTTTAAATGAGCTTTCTCTTGATAATATTTCTAATTGTATATTAAGGTGTGAATTAAATGTTTCTAATTCTAATTTAAAAACTTTTATATACAAATATAGAAATAATATAGGTAATTCAATTCCATTGGTTTCGGCTGTAACAAATACAAATTTGGGTATTCGATATGCTGCTGATTACGGTAGAATTTTAAACACATCGGTACATTCTAATATTTTTTCATTTAAAGTAGGGACAGAATTTCAAAATGTTCAATCTTTAAGTGGTTTTAAAATTGCTTCTAACGTGCAAAATTTTGATACCGCTGTTTGGAATTTAAAATATCCACCACATTATTATTCATATAAAACATATTTTGATGCAAATTCTTTAGGCTTTAATAAAAACAGTGATACGTCTTATTTAAATTTTTATTTATCAAGTCAGATTATTTCAGAAGATGATTTAAATTGTGTTTTTAAAAATGTATTAACGACAGATTTTAATACACTGGTTTTGGATTTAACATCCTATGCTACAAAAGATTCAATTAAATTTACTCCTATAAATGTCAATTTTGCCTCAAGAGATATTTCTTTATTTAGAGTTGTTTTATCTTCAATAACTGCACAATATAGTCCAGATAATGTTAACTTTTTTGATTATAATTTAAACTCTACACCTTGGATAAATGCAGCATCCGCGCAATTTTTCAAAATTTATTATAATAAACAATATGGAGAAATGGATTTTGTATTAAATCCATGTTTAAGCACATCAATTGGTACAAACATTGATTCAAAATATAATATCAAGAAAGATTTCGCTAAAGGATCTATACAAACCATAGATACTGATTTATTTTTAACAGTATTGGATGAAAAAGAAAATCAAATTGATTTGACAGTAAAATCAATAACATCCATGAATGAATTTCCTTTTAGAGATTTAACAAATACAGTTATAAGCTGGAATGTTAGCCCATCTTCAAATTTAGTATCAATTAATGCTATTGACTCTGATGGAAAATTTCTTCAAAAAATAACACCGAACCAACCTGTATCGTTTGATTTTAATACCTACACTGTACGTGTATCTGGTTATGCAAAGGACACTACAACGATTACGTTTTCTTCACAATTTTGGGGATTATTTGATAGTATCCAAACAAACCAATCACTTTTTAACATATACAAAAATAAAAAATTTCAAATTGGATTGTTGAATCCAGTTTTTAATAATTTCGATACTAAACAATTTAGATTGACAGCTTTTTTGGAATATGAAGGTCAAAAATTTGATATTCCAAAAACATTTAATGATGAAGATGTTTACATGTATTGGACTTGGAAGCATGATGAAGATTTTGATGATAGATTTATTCCAGTAAATGTTTATGATAAAAATTTAACCGCACAATATCAATATGGTCAATCGGGACTAGCAACAGTTTTAAGTTCCATTTATGTTGAAGTTAAAAACAAGTATGACATGGATCTTATTTCGGACCCATCTACTCCTTTTTCTCACGAAATAACATTTTATTTGTTTTCTAATATTTCTGTGCCGCCTGTATCGGGACAGTTTTCTTTAACATTAGATGCATATCCAGCAAAAAGTGTTTTTAATACTGATTTTAGAACAACTTATAACGGATTTCCTAATGTTACTGTATCAGATACAAGAAATAATCAATATGTTATTACAAGACCAGATAGTGATAATAACAATTTTGTATTTTTTGCCAATACTGATATTTTACCAACTTTAAGTGCTCAAAGTTTTGCTTGGTTAGCTTCGAGTGATAATGGGACGTTATCCGCTTTATCATCCACAAAATTTTCAGATATTTCGGCTTTTAGATATAGAATATCAAATCCAAACATTAAAGTAACTACCATAACATTATCAGCTATAAAAGCATTAATACCAAATTGGACAGAAAGATTTGATACACAAACTAAAATCACCATTTATACAGAACCTTCTGCTATATTTTTTGATCCTTTAAAATTTACAATCTATCCTCCTTTTATGTGGGGTCTTAGTGGTAGATATGTGAAACTCTTACAAGACAATGATTATACATTAGCTGCGAATCCGACAGCCTATGCAAATACTATTTCTGAAACTCATGGGTTTTACATATCTGCCAATAAAGTTTATTTTGATAGTTATAAAGTTTATTCTGGTAATGATTTAACATACGTCGATACTATTACATCAAAATTTGAATATGTAGAAATACCGTTTAGAACCGAATTTTTCCAAAATACGGGATTAAGAATAACTTTAGCAAGTTTTGGTGAAAAATATCCAGAATATAATGGTTTTACATACCAAACATTATCAGGAAGTAGTATTGTAACTTTACCATTTAATAATTTTGCTTTTACTATTCCCTTTAGTTCTACAGTACCAGTTTCAGCAAAATTTACACAATCTCCAAAATTAAAACAATACGATACACTTTATTTGACGTTTAGTTCAACCATCACATCAATTGATATTGATGAAAATAGAATTATTACGGTTGATCAATTTTTTACTGGAGAGGGGGGAAAACCTCTTTCTGGATTTCCAACACAAAATCTTCAAGAAATTTTATCAGGCAATGTAATAGTTTATACTCTTTCTTCTCCAACATGGAAAGTAAATCAATTTATTCCAGCCCTACAAGGAAGATATCAATTATTTATTTTGGCTGTTGGAGATCCTGCACAACCTCTTAATATTAGCAAATACAAATATAATAGTTTAAATTTATCTGCATCGGGAAACATGCCAGTATGGATACCACCATCTACATTTGATTTGTATCCAGTAACACCATTAACCGCAAATTGCATAGCATATTGGAATTTTAATGAAGTAAGCGGTAATCGAATTGATTCAACTGGAAATGGCTACAATCTAATGTTGTCGTCTATCCCATCTATAAGCTCACTACCACTAACTAGTATTGGTTTTATTGGATCTCGATCTCTTTCAGCTTCTGTTACTGGTGTGTTTTTACAAACAACAGGAATAAATTTTGAAGGAGATTGGTCAATTTCATATTGGCAAAAATTAAATGTTCCCGAATCAGAAGTAGAAAGAGTAGATAATTTTATTACAAAATCTTCGGAAGGAAATAGTATTAATCCATTAAGTGGAATTATGATTACAACATCTCCAATGATGATTTATGAAAATTATCCTCTTTATGAGCAAGCAGCAATTTATAACGGACCTTATCCAGAACCTTATAAATGGAATCATATTGTTTTTTCGGCCAAAAATAAATTGTTGAGCGTTTGGATCAATAGTGTTAAGGTTGTAGATGAATTATTTTTATCTGATGCTTTGTTAGATTATATGTCAATTTCTAACAATTACCCATTTAGAATTAATGGCCAAAATCGTTCTGTAGAAATAGACGAAATGGGTATTTGGTATAGAGCATTGGAAGGTCCCGATATATATGCTTTATATAACTATAAATTAACCTATCCGTTTCCTTACACTTTACCAGAAGCATATATTGAAGAGAGACAATTGTGGAAAGTTATAAACCAACCAGTAACTGCTAATCCACTAACATTAGTTGCATATAGTACAAGCGTTATACCAGAAGTTTATGTTTCGACATATTTTGCTTTAACAGGACAAGAAATTTTTATTCAATTTGAAACACCTGAAAATAATCAAAATCTTTATATTACATCTTATCGTACAAATTTTGGAGATCTTTCAACTTCTGAATTTGATCAACCGAATGAAATTGGATCAAATATTGAATATTCTGACATCAACGATACGGTAAGACACAGTTATAAAGAACCAGGCATCTATAATCTTTCATTTGATGTAATTTATAATACGGGAGAAATTAAAAAGTTTAACTTAGAATCTCCAATTACAATTTATACAGAATGGCCAAACTACGATCAACAAAAAATAAGATTTTTAAATGAAACAGTTTTAAATTTTGGTGATGAATTAGAAAATACATATACATTAGATCAAATAGACATTCAACCTAATGAGTTTGGGGATGTTGATATATTTAATACCAGTATAACAAGATTGTATAATAACTTTGAATATTTAAAATTCAATTCACAAACAATTAATACAAATTCTCCAACCTTATTTTATGGTTGGTTAGGAACCGAAGAAAACAATACTGCAAGAGGTATTCAGTGGAACACAAAAGATTATGGATTTTTCGAATGGGATAAACCATATTTGGCATCACTTAGAGTTACTTTTAATGAAAATTTAAATAATGTTGAATACAACAAAAAATTCTTTTCAAATATTATTTGTGTTTCGGAAACAAAAGACCACTTATTAGTTATTGATGGAACAGAATTTAGAGCTTTTTCTTCTGGAAAAATTCCGCAAGAAAGATTTTTTGAAAATATTGAAGATATACGTCCACTAATTCCAAGTCCAGTTAGTATTGATTCTTTTACAGATTCAGACAACTCTTCTTATGTTTATGTTGCGGATAATGTTAGAAATAGAATCTATAAATTTAATTTAGATTTTTCTTTTGTTCCACAAATTAATGTTCAATTAGTTGTTGGAAACTTTGGAAAAAGAGAGGAACCTAATAAATTTAATGCACCTTCAAAAATAATTTATGCTAATGATTTTGTTTATGTTCTTGATTATAATAATCAATGCGTAAAACAATTTACTTCTGACTTAAATTGGACTTTTACATATTTTGACGATGCTTTTGATAACGAACAACCCGAAGCTTTAGCAGTCCACCCAAACATTGAAATATCATTTTTATATGTTTTGACAAACCAAAGAAGAGTATTTATTTTTGATCAGTTTAATACTGTACCGTTTCAAATTATAGATTTACCAGAAACTTTTGATTCACAAGAATTAATGGAAATTAGTTTTGATGAAGCAGGAGAATTTTTCTATGTTTTAACAAGAAAAAATATATACAAATATACTATAAGTGGAACTTTTATCGGAGATGTTGACATACCAAACAGTAGTGAATTAAATTATAACTATATCAAACAATCACAATTCCACTCTATGTTGATATGTTCTGATAGATGTATTTTAAAAATACAGGATTTAATTCAACTATATAGAATCGGTGATGGATTAGAACAACGCTATTGGTCACTAGATCAGCTTCTTTTAAATAGAAATGAATTTGCAGATGATACAAATTATAATCGCTGCATGATTCGTTTAGTGCAAAACATTAAAAACTTTAGAAATATTTTTAATTCTAAATTTGTCGTTGCAACTGAACAACTTCCATCAGGAACCGTTTCTTATTTTACATTAGTTCCAATTTCTACTGACGAACTTCCTAGTTTTTCTAATGATATCGAAAATGAAAATATTGGAGTGGGGGTAAATGAACTTCACGTTCCACCTGTATTAAATAGAGAATTCAAAAAAATATACGAATCTTTGGATATTTTAAGAGAATATCTCACAGTTTCAGATATTCGAATTCAATCGGGACTTAATAAAGGATGTTTTTCTCCTTTCTGTTGGTCGTGGAGAGCAATGTCTTGTTACAATTTAAGTTTACCCGTTATTCGAATTTGCAATATTAACCCAATTACATACATCGAACTAGAAAAAGATTTTCCTGTTAAATATGCACCAACAACTATATGGGGAGAAGCATCAGCTTCTTGTTGCAAGGATTTTAATCAAATAGCAAATCCTTTATATCAAGAATAAATAGCTTTGATTAATAAAACTTATAGATAAATATTTAACAACAAATGAATAGGTTTCATTCTAAATTTCATAGAAAAAATCATCACACAAACACAGATCCTTATAATCCAGACGCAGGACATGACCCTATAGCAAGTCCAGATGCTCCTTTTCAAGGTATTTTCTGTGTTAATGGTAATTTGAGTTCAAGTGGAGGTTTGACTGTTAGCGGATTTAATATTTCGAGGGGTTATAGAACAGTGGGATTTACTACCCTTGTAGCAGGTTCTTCCGCTTTGGTAACCACAACAGCAATTCAAGCTAGTTCGATTGTTCTGTTAACCCCACAAACTTCATCTGTAAATATTGGAACACCATTTATCAGAACAAGAATACCATCAGTTAGCTTTACAATATCATCTACACATGCAAATGATAGAAGTACGATTGGTTGGTTTATCTTACAAACACAATAAATATTAAAAGATCATGGCAGAGATTAGAACAAAATTAATAACACAATTGCCATTAGGAATTTTTTTGGATGGTGAAGAAATTCTCCCAATGCAACAACAAGGAGTTACAAGAAAACTCCAAACAAAAGACATCATTCTTTATACCAAAAAACAAGATTATGCTACTTGGGTAAATCAAGCATCAACTAATCTCCTCACAATAGATCTTTCTTCGCGTTTTATAAGATTATACAACCAACAACCAAATGACAATTTAAATCCTGAATTTTTTATTGGTGAATTTGACACTTTAACAAATACTACAGAATTAACTAGTTTAACAGGATATACTTTTTATTATAACGAGTCATCAAATAATTTTGTATTCACGGCTCACACATCAAGTTCAAATCATTCAAGGGTTTTAACTGCATATTATATTGATCAAAATGCTATTACATATATTAATAATCTTTCAACATCTAATGTTTTAAGTGCTAAACAGATATTTGTTACAGATTCAATAACTATTTCTGCAAATACAAATTCTGATGGTTTGTATATTGTTCAAAACGGAACTGGTAATGCAGTAGAAGTTTTTGATGAAATCAATGACACAACACCATTTGTAATCAACAGTTTAGGAAATGTTGGAATTAAAACGTCAAATCCTCTAATTGACCTGACGATCAATGGTAATTTAAGTTCAAATTCAAATTTAAGTGCCAGAAATGTACACGTAACCAATTCGGTTATAGTTTCAGCTAACACAAATTCTAGTGGCCTATATGTTGTTCAAAACGGAACTGGTAATGCAGTAGAAGTTTTTGATGAAATCAATGACACAACACCATTTGTAATCAACAGTTTAGGAAATGTTGGAATTAAAACCACAAACCCTCTGGTTGATCTAACAATTAATGGTAATTTAAGTTCCAATTCAAATTTAAGTGCCAGAAATGTATTTGTTACAGATTCAATAACTATTTCTGCAAATACAAATTCTGATGGTTTGTATATTGTTCAAAACGGAACTGGTAATGCAGTAGAAGTTTTTGATGAAATCAATGACACAACACCATTTGTTATTAATAATATAGGAAATATTGGAATTAAAACTTCAAATCCTCTAATTGACCTGACGATCAATGGTAATTTAAGTTCAAATTCAAATTTAAGTGCAACCAATATACATCTTTTAAACTCTCTCGGTATTAATGTTAATAATCCAATGGAAAGATTAACCTTATTAGGTAATCTTTCCACAAACGGTAATATTATAGGAACTAATAATTTACATTTATCAGGTGTAATGACTATACCGGGTGGCGCGGGTGGAGATAGTCGTAACTGGGTTTCTAACTTTAACAACGTGTGCGCTTTATCTGCAAGATGGGAGAGCATTTATAGCTATTGGAACCCATTAACAGCAAATACAGCACAAGTCGTATCTCATGTTAATGCAAATTCTGCAAACTGGAATTCGACATTTTCAACATGGAATGCTACAAGTGCCTTTGAACTTTCTGCAAGAAATTTTATAAATCAAAATAATAGAAATATTGTTAGCAATTATAGTCATTATAATGCTAATAGTGGTTTATTTGCAACATATGCATATGCCAATGGGTTTTTACCTATTTCTGGGGGAGCCGTAACTGGAAACGTAACCTTATGTGCAAATTTAATTGTGGTTGGTGCTTTAACGGCACAAAAATTTACCGTTCTGGAAACTCAAACTCTTCCAACCACGGCAAGTCAATTAACAGTTTCATTAGATGGAAACATTGGAACATCATTAACTGTTAATCAAGACGTTTTAGTTGGAAGAAATATGTTTCTTTCCGGTTACTTTTTAGTTCCAGGTGGCGCGGGTGGAGATAGTCGTAACTGGGTTTCTAACTTTAACAACGTGTGCGCTTTATCTGCAAGATGGGAGAGCATTTATAGCTATTGGAACCCATTAACAGCAAATACAGCACATTCAACAACTTATGTAAACAATACAAGTTCAACAATTAATAGCGTCAATTCTTATGTTAATACTAATCGTATTAATTTAAGTGAAGTGGCAACAACTGTAAATTCAAATAGTTCTATTTGGATATTTAATGGTGGAAATACGGGTGCGGTTACAGTAGGAACAAACAACAATACAAATCTTTCTCTTGAAACCAACAATATAACAAGAATGACGGTGTTGAGCGGTGGAAATATCGGTATCAACCAATTAACTCCAACCAGCAGACTCCATGTGACGGACAATTCTTCAAACCCCACAGTTCTTATTACACAAGCTGGTGCTGGTGAAGGATTAAGAATTACACAATTAGGAACGGGATATGCTTTATTGGTAGAAGATGTTGTATCAGACACAACACCATTTGTCATTGATGCTGACGGAAATATTGGTGTGAGCACTGCTTCACCAACAAATAAAATAACTATTTTAAGTAATTCTAATAATATTAACGATTATCCAATTAGAATTAATAATAATTCAAACAATTATGCATCCGGTATTGGCGCATATGGCATATCAAACAGAATTGGCACATCCACAAATATTGATTATACTTTAGACATAGGAAACGACATTTTCTTTAAAAATAATAATTCAAATACAGTTGTTATTAAATCTGGTGGAAATGTGGGTATATCTACAACAACACCAAATGAAAGATTAACAGTTTTTGGAAATGTTAGTGCAAATGGAATAATTTACGATTCGACAAGTAGTTCAACCGATTGGAACATATCTTTCAACAGAAGTACATTTTTAACAACAGCAAGTAGTGATTGGAACACATCTTTCAACAGAAGTACAATCTTGGCAGCAGCAAGTAGTGATTGGAACACATCTTTCAACAGAAGTACAATCTTGGCAGCAGCAAGTAGTGATTGGAACACATCTTTCAACAGAAGTACA